ATGAACCACTTTTTAATATAGCTGATGAACCTGAATTAAAAAGCTTATTTGATAGTAGTATTAATTACTTAATAAGTATTGATTATTTTTATTATTTAAATCATTATACAAAAGCTAATTCTGCGTATATTAATACTGAAGACTTTCAGGTTATTAGTAATAATTTAATAGAACAAGAGTTTAACAACCAATCTAACAGACTAATACTTTAATATGAAAAAAATACTATCTTTAATTTTATTGAGTCTAATTTTTTATAGTTGTTCTTCAGAAGATGCTTCTAATAATAAAAAAACTTACTATAAAGTAGAATATTATGGTTCTTTATATGAAGGTTTTATTATTGATTCTAATAGAAATATTCAACCAAAACTTGTTTTTAATAGTTTAGTGGAAGATGATTTTTATTTTGATTATATTGCAGGTAAACAAAGGATATGTATACAAACAAATTCGGCAAGTTTTAAATTTTACGAAGGTACTTATAAAATAATAAAACAATGATACAAAAAATAATTTCTTTTTTAAAAAATATAGATTCTTTTATTAGGAAAGTGAATCTTAATATATTGATTTTAACAATATTAACTATTTTTCCTTGGAAGATAAGTATCAACTCAATAGAGTTAAATCTTTCTATGGGAAAAGGTTTACTTATTTTATTAAATAATTTACCTTTAGTAAATATTTATTTATATATTTTTTACTTATTAGTATTATTTTTTGTAGTATATTTTTCTTATTATTATATAAATTATCTTTTAACTAGTAAACCTAAACAAAACAATGAGTAAAAATTATACAAAACCTAATGTTGAAGGTTATGTTGATACGGTAAGTGATTATTTAAATATTATTAATTACCTTAATAAAGGATTTCTTTTCTTAGTAGAAGAATCTTTTATAACTCAAGTAATACTTAATGAAAATATTAAATCACCTTTTAATGATGATAATAGTGTTTTCTTACTAAGATATAATAATGAAATTTCATTAACTAATGGTAATGAAACTTATGGAGTTTTATCTTCTTCAAAAGAAAGACTTTTATCAACAGTACAAATTTTATCGAGAGGGATAGGCACTTTAATACCTGAAAATTATGGTTTACCTATTTCTATTTCAGATAACAATAGACTTATTATAGTTAATAATAATAACAAACAAATTTCATTTTATGAATTTGATAATGATTTAGTTAATGATGGTCAACTTATTCTAACCGTATAAAAGAAAGAAAATATGGATAACGAAAAAAATATTATAACATCTTCTGATGGTTACAAGTACACCCATCATGAGTTTTACGCTAATAGAACATCTAAAATTTGGTCTTACCTTGAATCAAGAGGTTCTAATTTAGCGGGTTGTGATTATACACAATTTTTTGGTCTTCAAGCTATGCTACAAGAAGATTTTACTGGTCAAGTAGTCACAAAAGAAAAAATAGAAGAAGCTGAATTTATCGCAAATAATTCTATATCAAAAAATACTTTTGATAAGAAAATGTGGAATTATATATTAGATAAACATGAAGGGAGATTACCTCTTTTGATTAGAGCTGTTCCTGAAGGTTTATGTGTTCCAAATAAACAACTTCTTATGTCAATTGAAAATACTGATAAGAATGTAAATATTCCTATTGCACCTTTGGTTCAATTTGTAGAAAGTAGATTATTAAATATATGGTATCCTATAACAGTTGCTACCATTTCTAATTTTTGTAAATCTATAATTAAAGAAGTTTACAAAAGAACTTCTGATAACGATTTTAATTTATTTTCTCTAAATGATTTTGGTGCTAGAGGTGCAAGTACAGCTAGTTCAGCACAAATTGGTGGGTCAGCACATTTAATTAATTTCTTAGGTACTGATAATATTCCAGCTATTAAATATTTAAAAACTTTTTACAATAGAAATAGTTTTTATAATGAAGATGGTTCATTAACAAGTTTTGGTTATTCAGCTAACGCAACCGAACACTCAATAATGACTCAAAGAGGCGAATCAGGTGAACCTGAAATTATTAAACAAGCTTTAAATAAATTTCCTGAAGGTATTCTTGCTTTTGTAATAGATTCTTTTAACTTTATTAGGTTTATTGAACAATATATTTGTAAAGATTTTAAAGAAATTATTCAAAATAGAAAAGGTACTGTAGTAGTTAGACCTGATAGTGGACACCCTATACAAACGCTTTATAAGATATTTGATTTACTTTTTGAAGGGTATGGTTATACAGTAAATTCAAAAGGTTTTAAAGTACTTCCTAGTTGTATTAGAGTACTTCAAGGTGATTCAGTTAATGTAAACTCTATTAGAGAGATACTTCTTGCTTTAGAGAAAAGAGGTATTTCAGCAGAAAATATTATTTTTGGAATGGGTGGAAAACTCTTACAAGCTGAAATTGATAGAGATACTTTTAAATTTGCTATTAAAACTTCTTATACAGTAATTGATGGTAAACCAATTGATATAATTAAAAATCCTATTGAATTAAATCATTTAGGTGAAATTGTACCAAGTTTTAAGAAATCCAAACAAGGAAAATTAAAACTTATTATTGATGAGAATGGTAACTTTAAAACAGTTCCTCAAACGCAAGATAATTCTGATGATATATTACAAGACGTTTTTAGAAATGGTGAACTTGTTAGATATCAAACATTAGAAGATATTAGAAAAATTAGTTATAAATAATGAAAAAAATAATTACTTTATTATTACTACTTTCAGTAAGTCCTGTTTTTTCACAGAACAGGACTTTTATTACTGATATTGATAGACAAGAATATATTAATAAAGAAAAGTTAGATACTTTAAAAAACCTTCTTATTAAAGAGATTAATTTCCCTTTAAAAGCTTCTTCTCTTAATGAAATAGGTTCTTTTTCAGGAAGTTTTATTATTAATAAAAAAGGAAAATTAATAGGTCTTGTTTTTACTGAAACTAATATTAATTATGATTTTGATAAAGAAATTAAAAAAGTATTTAATAAAATTAAAAAGAAAATTACTTTTATTAACAATACAAATCAATTATTATATTATGAATTTAGGTTTAATTTCTTCATTGAGGGAAGTACTTTAAATGAAAACTAATTATGATAATAGAAGAATACGAGGACTTTTTACCTTTTTATTCATCTAATAAATTAGATGAAAATACTTTTGAATTATTAAATAATTCATGTAAAATATACGAATCTATAGAACATAAAATTCGTAATTTACTCTATAATAATGAACTTCATACCGAACATGATTTCAAAGTTCATGTAATTCATTATGATGAAGATATAACACCTATAACTGATATTTATACTAGTAGAGGTAAAGAACTTCGTTTTAGAGTAAATCATAAATATTTTGTAGCTTTACGTTTAGAAATTTTATTCTCCAATAAAGAAGAAATATCTAAAATTATTGATGAACATAATAAATCTATACCTATTAAGTTAGAAGAAAAGTATAATTCAGCAAAAGAATCTCTTTTAAAAAGAAAAGAAAGTAATATACAATATATCTACAAAGATGTAGATAAAAAAATATTAGAAAATGTAGCTAAGGTCGAAGAAGAATATAATAATAAACTTAAAGAAATAAATAAAAGATATCATAAAGATGAATAATATTAATATTGAAAAAATAGAACAAGATTTAGAATATTTTAAATCTGTTAAATATAGAATACGAGAAGAAGGTTTTCATTATTGTTTTGAATCCTATTCAAATTTTGAAGAAATAACTGATGAATATTTTCATGATTTAAGAAAGGAATATTTAGAAAAAGCTAATGAACTTGAAAATTATGTTCATTCAAAAATACAACACTTAGAAAATATAATTCAACAAAATATTTAACAAAATATATAATATTCAATATTATATATAACTAAACAAAAACAATATGAAACTATTTGATAATACACCATCTGAAAAATTTTTTATTTTTCTAAAATTCTTTTTTAAAATATATGTTTTAACACTTTTAGCTATGGCTGCTTTTAGTTACCTATCTACAATTAATTTAATTATTGTAGGTATTGTTTATATAGGTTTTCCTTTATTTGAATTTTTTCATTTTGGAAAAAAAGTAGAATTAAAACAATCACAAGATGATGACGATGAATAATTATGAAAATAAAAGCAATAAATAAATAAATATAGATATGATTTAATTAGAGATATAAAGTCTTTGTTAAAAAGTAAATTTAAGTATAATACTTTTTCTTTTGAAGAAGGCGATATTTATGTTGAAATAATTGATAATGAAGAATTAGAAATTTCATCATTGATGTCAATTACTTTAGAATTTAATAAATTATATTTTAATTTTTTTAGTTTTAATACAAAGTTTGATTTAGAACTACCTGACGAAACTTTAAGTTACATTAAAAACATTTTAACTTCAGAAAAAGCCACTTCATAATGAAAAAAGAAAAACCTTTATTTTTATCGTTTATTAATAATGAAATAGATTTAAGTAATAATACCTTCTTTAATAAAGAGGTAATTAAACCAATTTATTTCTCAGATAATGAACATAAGATTGTTTTACCTTGTTCTGTTAATAATATGGAGGTTTTTCTTTATAAGAAATTCACACCCAATTCTGATAAATTATACGCTGATGTATTTGAATTATTAAATACAATTGATGCTCTTAATAGAAATAACGTATCAAAAATACATTTAGTAATTCCTTATTTACCTTTCTCAAGACAGGAAAGAAAGAATAATGAAAGAAGTTCTATAACAGCAAAAATGCTTGCTAAATTATTAAATGACCAAAATATTCAAACATTATTTACTTATGATTTACATACTTCTGTAATAGAGGCTTTCTATGATTTTCAAGTAAATAATCTTTCACCATTAGGATTAATGCCTCATAGTAGTATTACTAATAATGATACTATATTTATTTCACCTGATTTTGGTGCTTTAAAGAAAACCAAAACGTTATTTTCTTCTTTTACTCAAGAAAATACTGAATATGAAAGATTTCTTTATTTAGATAAAACAAGAACTACTCATAATGAAATTTCTCAAATGACAATAATGTCAAATAACACTAGCATTATTGAAGGAAAAGAAGTATTTATTTATGATGATATTATTGATACAGGTGGAACAATTTTTAAAGCTGCTGAACTTATAAGAAAGTATAACCCTAAAAGTATAACTTTTTTTGCGACACATGGCATATTTTCTAAAGGAGTAAATCAGACTTGTGAAAAACTTTCACAATATATAGATAATATAATAACAACTAATACTTTAAATAATAAAGAATTTAAAGACGAAACTAAATTACAAATAACAAATATTGATTCTCATATATTAAACATATTAGAATTACATAAATCCCAAATATCTCTTCATGAATACAGAATGTAATAAAACAAAAGAAGAACTAATATTTAATGCTGCTTTAGAAATATATAAATCTAAAGGTTATTTTTCTGAAAAAATATTAACTGATTCAGTAAAAGAAGCTCATAAACTGTATGAACTTTGTTTTGCAGAAAAAGAACTAGAAGAAAATACACTTAATAAAATAAAAACTATTTTAAAAGATTAAAACAATCAATAAATTATGTTGACAACTCTGCCTTCTTATTATATTTCTTGCCCTGATTTCACACCAAAATTTGTCTTTCAAGAAAAATCTTTATATTCAGATGATTTTATTAGCGGAATGACAGGTTGTTTCTATGGTAGAAGACATATTTTTATATTTGATTTTATTGAATTAGATGAATATTTAAATATGGATTTTGAAACATATAAAAAATTAATGCTAGAATTTAATTCTGATTATTTATCAAAAGTAAATAATCTTGTAATAGATGTTCTTCCTGAAATAGAACATAAAATCGAAATGTATTCTTATTACTTGGAAATGAAAAAATATGGAAAAAAATAAATATATTCTTGAATCATATTATTATGACAAGAGAACTAATCAAAATACTATCTCTTATGAACCTTTTGAACTTGAAAAAGACCAATTCATAGGAAATAGTATTTTGTTTAGCATGTTAAAACCTGAAATGAGGTATTGTATACATAGAATACTTGATTGTCAAACAGGTACTTATGTAAATTCATATTTACATAAAGATGAAGTATTGATTATGAATTAATTTCCTCATCAATAGATTTTTCTTGTTCTATAGTTCCTGATGAACTCTTTTTAAATTCTATTATTTGTTGGAATGTAATTAAACCTAATAGTAATAGTATTATTATACCATCTAAAGCTAAGGCTAATAATAAATAATAAGGATTTGTTACATAAATAAAGAAACTATATCTTGCAACAATATAGCAAGTTAATAATATAATCAAGGCAAATACTTTTCTTAAAGAAAAACTTTTACTATAATTATCCAAAGTGTTTATTAATTTATTAGTGAAATCTTTCATATTACTATTTTATTTTAAATAGTATTGTTTGCTATTTTATTAATTAAATCTTGTGGAACAGCTGAATAATATAATCTTTCTTTATCTTTTTGATAGACAATTTTTAAAATATTAATATATTGTCTTAAATTCATAGTATCATAAACTTCTGTTCCATAAAATTTTATTAAGTTTGGGTATATTTTTTTAGTAATTTTTATTGGCATTGGAACATAACGAAAAGTATTAGGATTTTTACTAACAGCTAATTTACATAGTTTATAATTTCTTCTATAAGCGTCAATATATAATAAAGCGTATGGAAATGAAGAAATTGCGACACTAAGAAATTCATAAGTCATTAATTGTTCTGGTAAATTTTTTACTAAATCTGGATATTTTCTTAATATTTTTTTAACTAAAACTTTATCTAAATTAATATTTTCTGTTATTGTAATATGATTATTATCTAATAATCTTGGATATTTACTTAAAAAATAATTATATATTTCACTAGTAACATATTCTTTATTTAATTTTTTTATTGATTCAGGATTAAAATCAATACAAGCTTTAACTAAATCTTCATAATAAGGGACATCATTAGGTGTAAGATGACGTAAATGACCTAAATTTTGTAATAAAAATTCTTTATCACTTTCAAAATCAAATTTACTTTCTATATTTTCTTTTAATAACTTTTTTACCTCTTTTGAAATATATTCTTTAAGTAAATATTTTTCAAGTTTATTTTTATCTTCTGGAAAGTCTTTTATTAATTGAGGAATGTATTCTTTAGGAAACCATTTTGACATTAATATAAAATATTCATTATTAATAAAAGCTTTTACATCATGTATTGGTACTAAATTTCTTTTTTCAAAATATTCTTCATTTTCATAAGCTATTTTTAGTAAAGAATAATAATTTTTTACCGTTTTTGGTACATATTTTATAATAGTCGGATTATTTAAAACTGCTATTTTACATATAGTATAATCTCTTAATTCTTCTGGTATGAATTCTAAAGCCTTACCATTTTCATATACTGCTATTTTACAAAGTAAATAATAATTACTAATATCTTTTGGTATATATTCTATGTTAGTACCATCTTTAGAAACAGCTTTTTTAGATAATTTATAATCTATTAATTCCTTAGATACAAACCTTATATTAGAACCATCTATAGAAACAGCTTTTTCACATAGATTATAATTTTGTAAATTTTCTGGTACATATTTTAATGCACGAGGGTTAATATAAACGGCTTTTTCACAAAAATAATAATAATTCCATAATTCTTTTGGTAATGCCGACATATCATAATTCAAAATTGTTAGATAATAATCTTGTAATTTTTTATTAGAATAATCTTTTTCTTTAAAATTATTTAACATAAACAATAAATTCAATGTATCATCACCTTTTTCAATTAAAAAATTATTTAAAGATTCTAAATCTATTTTATTTTTATCATTTATTTGATTAATATCCTTCATTTAAAAATCATCTTTTCTTTAAATAGTAATTTTATACTATTTAAAAGAAAAATATATAATATGAGTTTTATTATAAAAGATTCAAATGTAACTATAAACACTAAATTAACTACTATTGGTAGGTTACAACTAAGTATAGGTAATTTAAATTTTTCAACTATTGAAGTAGGTGATTCTGAAATAGATTATAATTATATTAATAAATATGATTTAGAGAATGATAGTACATTTTCTTTTAATATATTAAGACCAAAAGATATTAATTCTATAATAAAAAACCCTATCCCTATAAATAGTGGTTTTATTGAAACAAAATCTCCTATTACAAATATTTCTCCTATTGAAAAATATATAACTAATACAGCTGATGTAAGAGGGTTTTTTACAGGTTCTACATTAAAAAGTAATTTAATAAAATATAGTTCTGCCGTTACAATAAATACTTTAACAGCTCAAACTAATACACTTGATTTAATTTCATATACAGCAAATACTGGTGATTATATATTATTTGATATAAATAATAAAAATACAACTCAAAACCAGCAATATACTTTTACTTCAGCAACACCTTCTTATTGGTATAAAGTAATTTCTAAAACAGGTACTAGTGTTACTTTAGATAGAAATCTTCCTGTATTATCTGGAAATACTAATAAGAGTTATTTTTATGTATTTAATAGTGGTAACTCTATTAATAATTTTTATGGTAACAGTTCACCTATTCAATATTGGGATGAATTAACTTTAACTTTTGATTCAAATACCAATGTATCTAATGACGATGTAAAAGTTTGGAATTTCAATATTGTATATTCAGACTCTTTACTTGGTTTAAGTGGTTATACCGATAATTATTATAATTCTCAAAATTATCTTTCTTTAAAAAGATATATTAATGATTTTTATAATACTTCTAATAACATTTATAGAAATGCTTTAGGTATAGTTCATTATACAAATAACAGTATATCTAATTATTATGGTGAAGGTTTTGATAAAGCAACTTTAAAACTTACAATTCCAAATGTATTATATCATAATGCAGCTTCAACAGATTTAACAGGTATCACTACTGGACTTATTTTAACTACTGAAAACGTTAAAAGAACAATATTAGATAGTGTTAATAGTGCATTTACTTTAACATACTATAATCTTATTGATAGTGAATTAAATGTTGTTGGAAAGGTATTTAATGATTTAAAAGTAATTGTTATTGAAGACCAAGAAATAATTACAGCATTATCTTATAAATCGAATAGAAATTATACATTACCTAATTTTAATAGTGTATCTACAGTTCCTACAACTAGTAATAATTTTGTAATTACAGCAAGTACTACACAACCAAAAGATGTATACGTTACATATCAATTAATAAATACTGGTACTACAGCTAACTATATAGATTCTTATGGTTACTTAAATGGTATTCCTTGTCAATATATAAATAAAATTAGTGGAGTTACACAAAATAGAGATATACAATTTAGTTTCTTATCAGGTGATTTTCCTTTTTTAAGTAAATCTACTGATATATTAAATAATGGTTTAGGTGTACCCTTTAATCGTTTTAAATTGCTTGTGCAAGTAGTAAATCAAGGTGAGGAAATAGTAAATACTAATTGGAAAGAAATAGATTTAACATCTCAAGTTTTAGATACAACGAATTTGATTATTCCAACTTCTATTGGTGATAAATTAATTACTTTAAATGGTAATACTTTTGTAAGTAATTCTACTTCTTTTAGTATGAATACTCTTTTAAATATTCCTTCTAATGAAGAAAATATTTTACTTAAAAATAATTATCTAGGTTTGGGAGAAGAATGTTTCTTCTTTGGAAATATCGAAGTAGATATTAACGCTATCGCTTTTGAAACATCTTTTAATAATGTATTATCATTTAATCAATACAACACTTCAAATAACCCTACTTGGGTAAATACTTTACCTGTTTATATATCAGAAGTTGGTATTTATGATAGTGAAAATAATCTTGTTGCAATAGGAAAATTAAAAAATCCTATTGAAAAGAAAAATGGTAAATTAATTATTCTTAGTTTAAGTTTAGATTTTTAAATGAAAGATATTAATCTAATAAATGATAAAAATCAAATAGATTTAAATTCTTTGAGTAATTTTTTACTTGATAAAGAGGATGATTGTTTAGAAGTTTTTTTACAAATAAAAGGTTTTAAAGAAATTAATTATATTTCAGAATTCTTTTTTAAAAGAATATTACCTAATAATTATTTTAACAAAGGTTTAATACCAAAAGAATTATGGTATGATTATTCTTTTTGTGAAATAGCTGTTTCTCATGAAGGTAATTTTTTAATGAATGTATCAGAAAATATTGAGAATTATTATTCTCTTTGTGAGAAAGCTGTTTCTCAAAATGGGGGTGCTTTATATCATGTGCCTAAAAATATTCAAGACTATTCTCTTTGCGAGAAAGCCGTTTTACAGAATAAAAATGTGATAAGATTTATAAAAGACCCTTTAATAAAACAACAAATAAAAGAGAAGTTTAATTTAATGGAATACATTTCTAAAGAAGTAAAGAAATTATTAAAAGAATACTATTTAAAAGAAAAATAACATATAATGGGATTCATTAAACAAAGTATTACTAATAATCAGGTAGATTTAACTGCATATTTAACACAAGAAGCTAGAAAAAATATATTAGATGGTGATAGAGAAGATTTTCAAATATCATATTTTTCTTTATCTGATTCAGATACAAATTATTTCACTTCTAAAGAAATAGTTAATTCAACAAATAATATATTACCTTCGGGTATGGTTCCTGATATTACAGGTGATTATAATGGTGTTATTAAAAGTATTGCTGGTGGTACTTTGAATCCTAAATATTTTTTAAGTGGTTCTACAACTAATAAAGTAGGTATTCCTGGTACATCAGGTTTAGTAGGTGACCAAATCCTTACTGTTAGTTTTATTAATAGACCAATAAATGAACAATCTTTTATTGATGTTTATCCTACTCTTACTAATGTAAGTAAATCTTTTAGATATTCTATTCAAACAGGATTAGTACCACTTTCAACACCTGAAACCAATACTTTACAAAATATTAAATATTCATTATCTATTTCAGATATTAGAATACTTAATTCTAATGGTACTCCAGCTGATACAACAGCTTTATTAAATCAAGATATAAAAAAATTAATAGAAAATTCATTATATTTTTTTGATATTAATAGAAATTGTAGAAGTAAAAATATTATAGTAGAAAATAGTGTTAGTACAATATCTGAAATTAGATTAGATTTCCCTATTAGGGATAATAGATTTACTAATACATACCCTAATATATCTTCAGGTAATACTTTAAATAATATACGATTTACAGCTAAAATAAATATTACTTCATTATCATTTTTAAATCTATCACTTAATAGTAATGAGTTTCTTTTTTCAGTAAATAACCCATTAATTAATCAAATTAATGGTTCTGGAGGTGTACCACAAATTAGCTTATCACAAAACGCTAGAATTAGAATAAATAATTTAGTTTTACCTGAATCAGTTAGTCTTTCAAATATTATAGCATTAAAAGAGATAGAAAAAAATGAAGATGGTACTTTAGGTTTTCAAAAAACTCAAACTAGACAAGGAACTACAACTGTAGATGGTCCAGATTTAAAATTTACTAAAATTAATCTTGATAATATATTAAATCCTAATGCTAATTTAGCTATGAGTTTTAATATTCCTATTACTACTCCACAAATATCTACATATTTATCTCGTTTTAATAATACATCATTACAAAGTTTAATTCAACCAACAGCAAATACATCTACTTATAATAACATATTTATTTTAGTTGAAATACCTCAAAATAAATATGGTGAAATTATAGATGGTAAAACTATTGAATTAAATATACCTGTAAAATCAGCTTCTACTGTTCAAAATTATAGTTTATATAGTACATATTTCCGTAGTGAAACATTTCCTAATACTTTAAATTATAATACGTTATTAAGCGACCCTAATTCTTTTTCATCTTATTTTAGTGATGTAAACCCTTCATTAAATAATGATAATAATTCAAACGTATCTTATTTATTTTCAAATGAAATAAATAAACCAATATCAACTGAACTTGTTTTAGGAAATAGTTTATTTAGTGGGAGTACAATATTAAATTCTAATGGTTATAATGTACCATTTAGTAGTAATATACCTAATAATACTTTAATACAAGTAAGAATTAAATTTAATTCAGGTACTAATCAAAATATAAATGATTTATTAGTATTTAATTCTAATAATGAATATATTATTGAAGGTCAAACTCTAACAAATAGAACATTTATAAACCCTGAATTAGCTACAGAAGATGAACCAGGTTCTTTTGTTAATAGAGCTTATTATTTTTCATTACCTACTGTTAATAATGATTTAATTTTAAATATAAGAAATTTAAGAAGTTTATCTCAATTAGAAGGTTTAACTATTTTTAATACTGGTCCTGATGTATTTAATACTGGTTCATATAATTTAACAATAACTGTAAATCTTTTAAATTCAGTTACAAGTGAATCAACTTGGAATAAATTTACTAATGTAAATAAATTTTCAACAAATTCATTAAATAATACAGGAAATAAAAAATGGGCTAAATATGATGGTGCGTTATTAGATAAACCTGTAGGTATTGCTTTCTTAGATAAAGGATTTTTACTTATAACAGACCCAACAATAGTTAATAACTTTAATTATACAGGTGCAACCTCATCAGGATATAATAATATTACATCAGGTTTAACTTATAGTGGTGGAACTTCTGAATTTACTAGAATATATTTTACTGATACAGATGCAGCTAATATTTCTTTTGATAGTATAACTACTGAATATACACAAAATATATTATGTTTAGCTTTAAATAATGAATTTATTACAACTAATAATCCTACTTATCAGTTAGCGTATCAAGATGAAAATGTTAAACCATTATATTTTACTCAAATTAATTTACATAATAAAAATGGTAAAATAGTAGGTATTGCAAAAACATCTGAACCAATAAAAAGAACTTTATCTTCAGTAAATATTTTTAATATCAAGTTGAAATTGTAAATATTTTGACTATTTATATTAAAATATTTATATGATTAAAAGTAATGTTATTTTAGGTTTTGATATTTCAACAACATGTATTGGTTTATCTATATTTGATGAGAGTGGTACATTTTTAGAATTAAAACATATTAAATTAGATGTTGATAAAAAGATTTTACCTGAAGATAGGTATTTAATAAAAGCTGATATTTTTTCAGAATATTTAACTTTTATAAAAGAAAAATATAATGTAATAAACATTATAGTTGAAGACCCATTACAATCATCAAATAACAAATTTACTGTTAATGCTTTATTAAGGTTTAATGGTATTTGTTGTTATATATTGTATAATCTATTTAAATTATCACCTTTATTTATACCTATTCATGATATTAGAAGAGCTTTATGTCCAGAATTATTAACATTTAAAAATGGTAAAGGTACATTAAGTTTTAAATCTAAAAATTTAGACCCTAAAGAATATATTTTTTCTAAAATAAACAATCTTTATCCAGTATTAAGTAATCATTGGTTATATAATAAAAATGGTAATTTAAAAAGTGAAAATTATGATATGACCGATGCAATGGCTGTATCTTTAGCTTATTTATTAATAAATAATATAATACAAATTAACGAATAATAACATGAGAAGAAAAAAACCAACAGAAGGAAATGAGTTTTTTAATCAATTTATGAATATTTTAATGTATAATAAACATATTGAAGAAACATTTTTTTATAAATTTGAAGAAGAAGAATTGGAGGATATTAAAAATAATGAACCCGAAATTGCTCAACTTGTAGACCAAATTAAAAACAAAATGCCTTATAGTTTTGGTTTTGAAATGTATTTTTATGATGATGTTGGTTATTATATATTTAAAAATATGTTAAATAAATCAATAGGTGTTGATATGGATATTTCCGAAGAAATTAATGAAAATGAAATAGAATCACATTTTTGTTTTCCATTCCCAATAGATAAAAATAGTATTTTAGTTTTAGGTCAAGAACATTTTGAAAATTTAGATAAAACTAAAAAAGAAGCTGTGCTAATAGTAACAATTTACAGACCTTCAGCTTTAGAATCTTTGGATGAATTTTTATTAGAACATCAACAAGATGAACAAACACAAACAAAACCTAAATCTAATAAAAGAAAAACATTAGAAGATTTAGAAAAAGATTTGCAAGATGCTTTAAAAATTGAAGATTATGAGAATTGTGCAAAAATTCAAGTAAAAATAGATAAAATTAAAAATAAAGTAGTAAAAAGACCTTCAAAAAAATAACAATTTATATAATAGTTTATATTATAATCACTTACAAAAACAGTAAGTGATTATTTTTTTACATAAATTATTAAATAAATGAATAAAATAGAAATTTTTAAGGAAATTCTTAAACATAGTATCGAAAATAATAAATCAATTAGACAAACATCACTCTTTTTTAATAAGAGTCAAAATTTCTTTAAAAGAAATCGTCATTTAATTGAATCTTCAACTGAATTACAAGAATTATATCGTGAATATTGTAATAATCATTATTTTAATACTAAAAGCAATCAACCTATACCTTTAAAAGCGACAACTATATCTACAACATCTGAACAAGATGATGATATTGATGCACAAGGCAGTACAACCTTTATTGAAAGGGATTCTGAGAATAAAATATTATATTATCATTATAATATACCTATTAAAGATTCTTTACCTTTAGTTGGTAAATTTTCTCGTATTGAATTTGAATTGTTATATTCTAATTATCCTTATATAACAAGAAATTCACTATCACAATTTTTTCCTTATTTGAATTTTCTTGATTTTAAACGTATTCTTAGAGTATTCAATATTACTAAGGATAAACTATTTCCTCAACATATTCTTGAAGAACATACTGAAGAACAAATAGCTGAATTTGCTTTAAAAGCAAAAGAACATTCTTCTCATAAAAAGTTTATTGAGAATAAAAATAGTTTTTTTGAACAAACAACAAAGACTTTACAAAAAGAACTTTTTTCAATACAAGAAAATAAAGATTTTATTTTACAAAATTTAGATTCTTTATTAAAGAAATATAGTACAGAAGGTTTATTAGTAAAAAAACAGAAATATACAGGTGATAAAGATGAACCAAAATCATTATTTATTTATATTTCTGACCAACACGTAGGTGCTTCTAATAATTATGAATCACTTTATGATAATGAATATAATGAAAAAATTTATATAGGTAGAATAGATAAGATATTAGAAAATATTATTCCAGTTATAATGGATAATAATTTTGAAAATATTTATATTAATAACTTAGGGGATAATTTAGATGGTTATAATGGTTTTACAACTAGAGGTGGTCATACATTAGAACAGAATTTAGATAATAAAGAACAATACAAAGTTTATATAAATTCAATGATATATTTATTTAATGAATTATATAAATATTCAAATAAATTTAATAATTTACATGTTTTTTGTGTTGGTGATGATAATCATAGTGGTGATTTTGGTTATATGGCAAATTATAGTTTAAAAATATTAAGTGAAAAAATGTTTGAAAATTTAACATATACTATTTTCGATAAAACATTAGGTCATTATCAATATGGTGTACATACTTTTATCTTATCACATGGAAAAGATAAAAAAGTAATGAAAAGTAATATGCCTCTAATTTTAGACCATAAAACTGAAAATTTACTTACGCAGTACATCATGTACAATAATATACCTACAACTAATAATAATATTTCTTTTGTTAAAGGTGATTTACACCAAAGTTGTTCACAAACAGGTAAATTATTTAGATATAAGAATGTAGGTTCTATCTTTGGTTCAAGTGGTTATATTATGTTAAATTTTGGATTTACAAAACCATCTTTTTCTTTTGATATAGTTTATAAAGAAAAAAATATTATTTATGAAAGATACGTTAATTTAAATTAAAATATGAGTACTAATAGAAATTATAAAACACTAACAGAAGAAGAACTTAATAATATTGAGAAATTTTTAAATGGTCATAACGATAAACAATATGTAACAGCTGTAGAAACATTTTATAATTCTAATATAGCGAAATTAATAATAAAGGATAAAAATACTCGTAAGGTTTCAATTGAAGATTACGAGTATAAACCTTTTATATACCTAAAGGATTTAAAAAGTTATAATATATCATTATTCGATAATGATAAAGAGCGTTTAAATAAAGCTTTAAAAAAATATAATATTACAATCAATAAACTTCAAACCAAAGACCATAATGGAGCTGAGGTTGAAAGATTATTTAATGGTTATAAATATTTAGTTGAAACTAGTTCTAAATATGGTTTTAATGCAATAGCAAACTTTTTTAAAGAAGGTGGTATTGATTTATTTAGAAAAGCTACTAAAAGTAAAACTTATAATGTTTTAGAAGTAAAATCTAAAAATGAAAATGATTTATATATCAATATCGAAGATAATCTTTATTTAAATCTTAAAACTAATAAATACGAGATTATTTTAAAAGATTATAGATATATTGAATTTAATAGTATTAAAGTATCTATTAAAAACAAAAAAGTAAATCAAGAAGCTGAAGATTTCGATTTCGATGATGATTCAGATAATATTAACAAAAAAAGATATTATATTGAAGAAGATAATAATTTAAGGGTTGTTATTGATGAAGAAATAGAAGTTGGTGATAAGTTAGTTTTAAATTATAATATTTCAAATAGAAACTTTTATTTTAAATTAACAAATGATGAACAATTTTTAATTTCAACAGGTATTCGTTTATTTAAAGGTTATGAAACTTATAGTGATGTACATAAATTAACACTTGATATTGAAACTACAGGTCTTGACCCTAAACGTAGTGAAATATTTTTAATTGGTATTAAAGATAATTATGGTTTTGAACAGGTATTAGAGGGTAGTGAAAAACAAATGATTATTGATTTGTTTAAAACCTTAATTAAAATAAAACCAAGCATTATTTTAGGACATAATAGTGAAGAATTTGATTTTAATTTTATATTAAAAAGAGCTGAACTATTAGGAATTGATTTAACTCAAATACAAACAACTCTTTCTAAAGAAAAAGTAATTTATAAGAAAGAAGGTTCTTCTGTTAAATATGGTAATGAGACTCATTTTTATTCTCAAACTATAATGTATGGATTCAATGTAATTGATACAATGCACTCTGTAAAAAGAGCGCAAGCAATTAATTCAGATATTAAAAGTGCAAATTTAAAATATATATGTAAATTTTTAGATGTTGCTAAACCTAATCGTATTTATATTAATGAAGGTTCTGATATTTTTGGGTTCTATAAAGAAAATAAAAATTTTATCATAAATTTAGAAAATTCTGAATATTTTATTTTACCTGACGAATATCAAGAAAACCCAAACCAATATTTATTAGATAAAAATTTAGATAAAAACTTTCAGGTAATCACAGGTAAAGAAATAACAAAAAGATATTTATTAGATGACTTATGGGAAACATTAGAAGTTGATAGAACTTATAATGAATCTACATTCCTTTTATCTAAATTATTACCAGTATCTTTTGCTAGAACTGCAACTATTGGTGGAGCTGGAACATGGAACCTTATAATGACCTCTTGGAGCTACGAGAAAAACTTAGCTATTCCATATACACCAAAGAAACCAAAGTTCACTGGTGGTCTTTCTAGGAGCTTTAAAGTTGGTTTTTTAACTAAGATTGCTAAAGAAGATTATTCAGGTCTATACCCATCTCTTGAACTAGAATTTGATATTTTTCCAAAACATGATATAACAAATGCTTTATTTGGTATTCTATTATTTTTGAAACTTAATAGAGATAAATTTAAAAAACTAGCAAAAGATGAAACATTAGAAGACCAATTGAGAAAATTCTATGATTCAAAACAACTTCCTTTAAAAATATTAAACAACTCAAATTTTGGTGCTTTAGGTAGTGAATTTTTTAATTGGTCAGATTTTGACTGTGCAGAAAGAATTACTTGTTGTGGAAGACAGTATTTAAGATTAATGGTTGATTATTTTATGCAATTTGGGGCAACTCCAGCTGTATTAGATACTGATGGTTGTAACTTTATTTTACCTAAAATGGTTGATATTGACGAAAAATTTAATAAAGTAAAACCTTATCCTATTTCTGAATTTATTTATTTTAATGGTAAAAAAGAAGAAAAAGGTGTAGATGGATTTTTAGATTGTTTGGTTGATAATTTTAACAATAATGTTTTAGCTAGTCCATATATGAAATTAGATAATGATGGTTTATGGGAATCTGCTATTAATGTATCTAAGAAAAATTACGCTAATTTAGAATATGATAAAAAGAAAAATAAATACAAAGTTAAATATGTAGGTAATACAATTAAATCAAGAACAATGCCTGAATATATTGAGGAATTTATCAATGAAGGTGTTATGATGATTTTAAATAACAAACCTAAAGAATTTATCGAGTATTATTATCAATATTTAACTAAAATTTACTTAAAACAAGTACCTTTAAAACAAATAGCTTCTAAAAAAAGAATCAAAGAAAGTATTACAGAATATATTAATAGAGGTGTTGATAAAACAGGTAAACCTAAAGCAAAGAAAGCTTTTATGGAATTATTGATTGAAAATAATTTAACAACCGATAATATTGATTATGTTTATGTTATTAATAATGGTACAGCTAAAAGTCATGGTGATTCAAAAGTAAATAAAAAAACAGGTAAATTATACTCATATATGTTAACAAAAGAAGATATTGAGGATAATCCTGAACAAATAGGAGATTATAATGTTGCTAAATATATTGATAGTTTTAATACAAGGGTTGAAAAATTATTACTAGTATTCAATAAATCAGTATCAGACACTCTTTTAAAGAAAGACCCTTCTCAAAGAGAATATTATAGTGATTCACAATTAGAATTAACCAATTATGATTTAGACACTGTACAAGAATTATTTACAATGGAAGAAAAAGAAGTTCTATTTTGGAATAGAACTGGTCTTAATCCAAGAGAAATATTTTCTAACTTTGAAACAGTTATTCCTTTAGAAGTAGATTTATATATTGAAAAACTAAATTTAGTTAAAGAAAAATTAAAGGAAACCAATACTGTAGTAAAAGCTCATTATGAAAGATATAATAATGGTGATGTAGTTTTAACAATGTCCGATAAATATTATATAATAGAAAATGAAGTTGAAAAAGTAATTCCTGAAAAATTCTATCGTTATATTAATAATGATTTATATTTAATACCAGCTTCAATTACTGAAAGAGAAGAATATTTACAATTTACTCAAGATAAAGAAGTTTTAAATAAAAAAGAGTTTTTCCTTTGTAGAGTAAAAGAAGGTGAATTAATAAAGATTAAACAAATATAATTTAACTATGTTAGAAACAATTAAAAATCTTTTTAAAGATAAAACATTTAATCTAGTAACATTATTTGTTTTATATATAAAAACAGTACAATACTTATTATTGCTCATTTTATGAAAAAATACGAAGTTTATAAAAATTTACAAACAAACATAATCTTTCAAATTCAAGAAATTGATTTTGAAAGATTTAATCAATTAGGTGAAGTTTATTTTAATTATATTGATACTGAAAATAACAAAGACTCAATATTATATGATGATATTGAAGAATTTAATTCTAAAAATGAAAAAATAGAGGATAATGAAATAGTAAATAAGTTTAGAAAGTTATATAATATAAATTACTTTACTTCAAAAGTAAGTACACTATCTTATTCTGAAGCTATTTCTCTTTATAAAAATAGTTTTTCTAAAACAGATAAATTTCTTTATATAAGACCTTTTTTAGAATTAAAATATAGTAAATATTCTATTGATTATACTTTAAAATATAATACGAAAAACAATAAATTATTACAATCAATATTAGATACTATCGAAAAAAATAAATTTTTTTGTAGTAAAAATCAATTCTTAAAATTAATTGAGATAATTAAAATATGATAAATATAATAGAATTAGATGATATTGTAACAAATACTAGATTCTTTGACGGAACTAATGTATTAAAAAAGAGAATCATTCTCTCAGATACATTCTCTTCATCAATAGATGATTATATTAATTACATAAAATTATTTCCAACGTATAGAATACCTAATTATATAGTTGGGAAAGACGGAAATATTTATCAGATATTAAAAGATAATAATTATAGTTTATTTATTGATGATTATAATTTTCATGGAAAAGATAAAAAATCTCAACAAGAATTTAATTCTCAAAGTATTATTGTTTGTTTAGAAAATAATGGTTATTTATCTAATAGTAATGATTTATATTTAAATCACTTAAACCAAGAAGTAAACAGGTCTTCTGTAATAGAAAAAAATTTTAGAGGATATATTTATTGGGATAAATACAATGAAATACAGATAGAAAATCTTTTTTTATTATTAGATTTTTTATCAGAAAAAACAGGTATTCTAATTAAAAATCCAAAAAATAATTCTTCATTATATGAAGGTTTTTTAAATTATAGTGGTTTATTATTCACTTCAAATATTAATGATTCATATTTATCACCAAACCCTTCCTTTCCATTTTCATCTTTAAAAGAAAAATTTTCTCCTTTAAAAAAGAAAAGTTTATGATAATAAAAATTAAAATTAACAATATTGAATATACTGAAAATTTAATTAATCTTGAATTATTTTCTATTATTAGAATAAAATATTTATCATTATATTTTAATATTAAAAAGAAAATTTCTTCTTATTATACTATTCTTAAAGACACAGGTTTTGGTGATTTTGAATTTTATTATAATTTTTCTTATTATAATTAATATAATATAATTTATGTTGTTATGTATTAAATTAAATAATGGTTTTAGATATTTTGAATATTTATATGAAATTTCACAATGTGATAAAATAATATTTGATAATGGAATAATATATTACTTAGAAAGTAAGATAGATTTTTTTAATATAGATAATCGTGAAGCATGTATTCTTTTATCCTTTAAAATAAATACTTTATTTGATTATGATTTTAATTATATTGATATATATCAAGAAGAATCTTATGATAGAGAAATTAATTCAATTTATTATAGATAGTTTATTATGGAAATACAAATTCATTTAAATCTTATTTCATATATTGAAAAATTATTTTCGGATAAGTTTTTTCACTATAAGAAATATACTTATTGTGAAATTTTTAATATAGATGTTCTATTTGTGGAAATAGATAATTTTAACATATATTTTAATTATTTAGATTTTTTATCAGAAAATAAAAAAAAATATTTTAACTACTACAATATATGAATGAGCTTTCTATCAAAATTGAAATCAAATCTTTTGAATATATTGAGTTTATTCAATCAAAAGTTACAATATATTCAAGACACAGTACCAATGAAAAATTTATTTTATTTGGTATGAGATGTACTAAATATCTTCCGTTTGCTGCCATTTCGTATTATTTTAATAAAATCGAAATGGAAAATTATTTTTTTAATTATTATAATTACTATTTTTAAATGAAAAATCTTTTTATCAAAATCGAAATCAAATCTTTTAAATATATTGAATTTGTTGATTCTCATCAAGGCGTATATTCAAAACATACAATAAAAGAAAACAATTTTATTATATCTTGTTTACCTTTAAGAATATATGACCTCAGATATTATTCATTTATTTCTTATTATTATAATTCTTATGAAAAAATATATTCATTTTTTAAATATTACAGTATATGAAAATAGAAATTAAGATAACAGATATTTTTTCATATAAAGAAATGTTTCTTAGTGATTCATTCATGTCTAGTATATCTTTATATCAATTAAAATTTAAACAATTATTTTATGTAGATTTTAATCCTATTTTTTATTGGTGCGCTGATGGTTTTAATAATAAAATAAGAAGGAGGTTTAAATATTATGGAATTTAGTATTTTTATAAAAATTTTTAATTTTGAATATAGTGAACAAATATTAGGTTATTTTCCTATAATAGAATTTATATTAGAATTTACTGTTAACAAAAGATAATAAATTTTATTTAAAATTATGTTAATTTTAAATAAAATTTAATTCTTTTTGACTATTTATATCTATAATACTAATATTACTTTATTAAAATTAATTTTTTATGATTCTTTCTGAAAGACATATAATTTCAAAAAAACATCGATTCTTTAAGGAATGTGATTCTGTTTGTTTAAAAAGTAAGAACCTTTATAATTATGCTAATTCTTTAATTGAAAGTCATTTTAATAGTACAGGTAAGTACCTTAATTATAATGGTATTAATAGGATAATGATTGATAGTAATAACCTATTTTATAGAGATTTACCTGCCAAAGTATCTAACCAAACACTAATGCTTCTTGATAAAAATTGGGTTAATTTTTTTAAGGGTATCAAAGATTGGAAGAAAAACCCTTCAAAATATAAAGGAAAACCAAATCCTCCCTTAAATAAGGAGAGTAATGAAAGGTTTATCACTATTTACGATTCACAAGCTATAAATAAAAAACTTTTAAAAAAAGGTGTTCTTAAATTATCTAAGACTAAAATAGAGATAAGTTCTAAAAGAAAGAATGTTAAAGAAATAAGAGTTGTCCCTAAGTTATATTCTTATGTGATAGAGATAATATATGAAAGGGAAGAAAAACCAAAATTAGAAGATAATAATAAAATATTTTCTATTGATTTAGGTATAAATAATTTAGCTACAGTTACCTCTAACCAAAAAGAAATAACCCCTTTTATAATAAATGGAAAACCTTTAAAAAGTATAAATCAATATTATAATAAGAATCTTTCTTTAATAAAGAAGGATTTAAAAAGGAGAAATAACAAAGAGAGTAGTAATAAAGTTAAGAAATTAACATATAAAAGAGAAAATAAAGTAAGAGATTATTTGCATAAAGCAAGTAGGAAAGTAATAAAATTAGCAAAAGAAAAAGATGTTAACACCATAGTAATAGGGAACAATAAAAATTGGAAACAAAAGACTAATATGAGTTCTAAAAATAATCAGAACTTCGTTAACATACCTCACAATACATTTATAAAAATGCTTTCTTATAAATGTGAATTAGAAGGGTTAAGGATTATATTACAAGAAGAGAGTTACACAAGTCAGGCTTCTTTTTTAAATTTAGATTATATACCTACATACAAACCAAATTGTAAAGAAGAATATTCTTTTAGTGGTTATAGAAAAAGTAGGGGATTATATAAAGTTAAAGGAAAAGAGAATAAAATAATAAATGCTGATGTTAACGGTTCTTATAATATATTAAGAAAAGCATTTCCAAATGTATTCACAAATGGAATAGAGGGTTTATCAGTGAATCCAATAGTTATAAATGTAGGTAGATAATATTTACATGATTTACCATAAAAACAATACTGTATATTTTCCTTATTATTATAATGAACGATTTTAGAATAAATATCTTTCTTGAAGAAAGTAATTTTCAATATATTGAAAATCATCGTATGTCTATTTGTTGTTTAATATTTTATTATAATTCTGATAAATATGATGGTTTATATTTAGAAAATTATATGAAAAATAATATGTTTACATGTAACAAATCATCTTTAACTAAAAAAGGAGTATTTCATACAGAAAATAAATATTATAGGGTTAATTAAACTATGAATATTCAGATTTATATCAATACATATTATACAATATATAAAGAACGAGGTGATTATAATTATAATGAAGTTTTATCTCAAATTAGAATAAAAATATTTATTATATATTGTTCTTGTAATAATTATTCTATAAATACAAGTAGAATAGTTAATAATAGTACCAAGAAAATTATTGCTTTTAAATACTACCACTAAAACTTAAAGAAAGCTCATCTATTTCTTTAGTAGATTTATATTGAAAAATTATATTTATTATAAGTCTACTTTCTACCTGTTCATTAGTTATTGATAAAATAGTTAATTCTGGAATAAATTTTTCACTTTTTACTTTAATTTCTTGTTTGATTGTATCAAATGAAATATTATCATTTTGTTCAAAAAGCATATATTTTAAACGAGTACCATAATCTCTTCTATAATATCTTGTACCTTCATCTGTAGTTAATAAAAGAAATAACTTACTTTTTAATTGTTCTTTTGTTGTAAGATTTACTTTTAATGTAGATGAAATATTATCATCTTCTACAGGATATGATAAAGAGAATGTTTTATTTACTGCCATTATATTTTTTTATCTATTTATATTAAATAGTTACTTATTAAATAATGGCAACAACATTCGATTATTCAAGAAAAAGTTTTACTGAAATAAGACAACTTCTTTTAAATTATATAAAAGACACTTATCCTGAAATATATAATGATTTTAATCAAGATTCATCTATTAATTCAGTATTGCTTGAATTAGTGGCTGCATTAGGTGATAATTTATATTATGCAATAGATAGAAGTGCAAATGAAGTTTTTGTTGAACAAGCACAAACAAGGAAAGCTTTATTCAACTTATCAAAAACTCTTGGGTCAAAGATTCCGAATATAAAACCTTCTATTACTGTTTGTGAATTTACAGTATCAGTTCCAGCAAATGGTGATACTTTTTCTACCGAATATTTACCGATTATAAAATATGATACCACAATAGAGAGTAATGGTATTACATTTCAACCTGTAGGTGATATAGATTTTTCAAGTAATTTATCATTTTTTGGAACAAATAATAGAAAAATTCTACCTAGAATAGAAAATGGTCAAGTAATTGATTATCAAATTACAAAAACTGAAATGGTTATTAGTTCATCAATTAGAACTTTTACTCAAACAGTAAGAGAAGATAATATACAACCATTTTTAAAATTAACTTTACCTGAAACAAATATTGTTGATATATTAGCTGTTATTGTAAAACCTAATATCAATAATACTTCTTTACCTACGGAACAAGATTATATTAATGAAGATTATTTATTTTATGAAGTAGATTATTTAGCTGAGAATCAGGTTTTTGTTGAAAATACTAATTTTAGAGAAGAAGAAATTAAATCAGGGTATTGGAAAAATATAACTAAAAAGTTTATTAAAGAATTTGATGAAAACGGATTTTGTTCAATTACATTTGGCGGAGGTAACGGTGATTTAAATTATTTAACAAATAGTTTAAAAAATATTAATGGTTTTGATAAAACTAAACAATATTTGTATAATACAGCTCTTGGTGAAATACCAAATATAAATTCAACAATTTATATTAAATATAGAATAGGTGGTGGAAAACAAGCAAACGTTTCAGCAAATTCTATAAGAACAGTTGTAAATAATAATATGTTTGTTAACGGTACAAACCCTGTTATAAATCAAAGAGTAATTAATAGTTTAAGAGTAAATAATACAATACCTGCTTTTGGTGGTAGAGATAGTCTATCTAATGAAGAAATTAGAAATTTTATAAAGTATAATTTTTCTGAAAATGGAACTTGTTTAACTACCTCTGATTATATGTTGAGACTTCAAAAAATGGAGGGTAAATATGGTTTACCTTTCAGGACAACAGTTTTTGAAGAAAATAATAAGATTATAATAAGTATTTTAGGTATTGATAGTAATAACAAACTTGATAATCAATCTACTTCTATTTTAAAAGAAAATATTTCAGAATATTTATCAAAATTTAGACCAATGAATGATTACGTAGAAGTTAGAGATGGTCAAATTATTAATCTAGCTTATGATTTTACTTTATTGATTGATAATAGGTCAAATCCAACAGAAATATTACCACAAGTAATACTTGCAGTAAATGAATTTCATGATATAAATAATAATTTCATGGATGATGATTTATTCTTAGGTAATCTAATAGAAAAAATAAATAATATTAACGGAGTATTAAATATTAATTCATATGTTGTTTATAATAAAGTAAATGGTCAATATTCAATAAATACTATAAATATGCCTTTAACTAAAGTAGATGATAGTACTTTTAAAATTGATGTACAACAATCAGTTTTATTATCTTCTAAAGATGCTATGTTTGAGGTTAAGTTTCCTGAAAAAGATATAAGAATTAATTTTAAAAGAATTACAATTTAAAAAATGAGTAGTTTAGGTAATAAACAAGCAAAATTAAAGAATAAATTACAATCTATTCTTTCATTTAATGAAAATATTGAAGTTCCTCAAGTTAATTCAGAGATAAGTACTCCTATATTTTTTATTTTAGATTTATTGTCTATTATAACACCTAGTTTAGATAATATTATTAATAAATTATTTGATGATAATTTTAAGAACATTAATCAACTTGTTAAAATAATTATATATGAAAACCTTATTCTAAATATAGAGGATAATTCCGTTAATAATATTTTATTTAGTATAGAAATATCTGATATAGATGTTTTAGAATTATATAATAAAGATTATAGAGATTTAGTACATAGTAAATTTTATGGTAATGATGTAGTAAATAAAACTATTAGAGATATAATATTTACTAATTCAGAAAGTAATATTTTAAATAAAGGTCTTTTTATATCAAGAGATAATAATAGACTTAACGTAAGAATAGAATCTTCTCTTGATTATAAATCTTTTCTGTATAATATTATTTTTGATAACAATTTTGTTATTTTAGATAAAGATATGATTCTTTCAGAAATAACAAAATTTACATTCAATTATACACAAGAAGAAAATACTGAATCTTCAATATTAACTTATTTAAAATTTAAAGAATTAATAAATAATATAGAATCTGATAAAGAAGATATTTTTAATTTAAATAAATATAATAAATTTGATGATAAAGTAAATGAAATTATTAAAGGTACTTTTACTAAAAAATTAGGTGTATTTAATATTGAAAAAAAAGTAAATAATATTTATTTTTTTAAATTATTTAATAGTAATGATTATATAAATTCTTTTATAAATATAGATACGAATTCAGATTTAATAAAAGATTTAAATAAAATAAATAAGCTAACTTCTAGTCTTAAAGTTAATATACCTAATAATACAAATATAGATAACATAAGTAGTGATATTAACACAATATCTAAATATAGTAATGAAGGATTAAATAAATTATCTAATTCTAATATGACTATAAATAATATTAAAGGTACTACTAGTAATAATACTAATGTTAACAATAATATTAATGATATAAATAACGCAGCAAATAGCGTTGGTAATGCCACTAATATTGCTGTTAATAATTTAAATAAAGCAAACCAAAGTTTAAATACTTTATCTAATTTTAATGTTCAATCTAATTCATTAAATAATTTACAAGATGATACTATTAATAAATTAAATGATTCATTAAATGAATTACAAAACTCAGCCATTACTAATTTAACAAAGGTAAGTGAACCTTTAAGTATTGTGTTTAAATATAAAATACTTACTAATTTCATAAATACAATCACATTAAGAAGTGTATTAGACCCTAAAATAAAATTATTATTCTCTATGAATCAATATATTCGTAATGGTGAATATATATCTCAAAAAGATATAATCTTGTACTCTCAAAATTATGAAACTTTAATTAAAAAAATAACTAATGAATTAAACAAGAATTTTATTTGTTTTCTATTTAAGATTTTAAAAAAAGAAATACTTAAAATTTTAAAAAAAATTTTAACAGCTATAATTAAAGAAAAATTAATTGCTTATAAAAATATATATTTGTCCCTTCTTTTACCAAGACGTGATAGTACTAATAATTTTCAAATATAAACATCTTTTAATATGAAACAAATATTATCTAAATCAATAACAGATGCTTTATCCAAAATTTTATCTCTTAAAGATACCACCAAGACACCCAAAATACCTTCACCTATAATTCTTAACTCTCAAAATAGAAGCGGTCTATCAGCCCTTAAAATAGCAAATAAGGTATTACAAAAGAAAAGAGAATTAGGGTTACCAACAGGAAATTACGAGGATGGTACAGCGAATTATAATGATATTATTATAAAAGAAATTATTGAACAAATATTAATAGCTATTCAAGAAGATGCTAAAATAACTGTAGCAATACCTTTGGGTATTCCTGTTACAGCATCAGGGATAGGTGGGGATGGTGTTCCAGTTGTTGTACAAGGTGCTACAACAAATATACAATCAGGTGGTGCAATAATACAATAAAATATGAATATTATATTAATTTTATTAACTATTATAATTATTATTAGTATAGTAATTTATCATATGAAAATAGAATTTATTAAAATAGATAATTCTATTGAAAGTAATCAATCTTTAAAGAAAAAAACTTGTAATTGTGGAAAAAAACCAAAAAGAATTAATTAAAACAGTTTGCATCATTTTATTAAATGATAAAAATGAAATTTTAACTGTTTCAAGAAGAAACGATTATGAAGATTTAGGTTTAATTGGTGGTAAAATCGATGAAACTGATTATTCACCTGAAATGGCAGCAATAAGGGAAACTAAAGAAGAAACTAATCTTGATATATATAATTTAAAATTGGTTGATGAAAGAATATATAACGATGAATTAATTTATTGTTATGTTGCATCTTATAAAGGTTTTATTAAAGAAGAAAAAAATGGTGGCAAAGTAAAATGGTTATCACCTGAAACAGTAATATGTGAAGGCTGTACTTTTTCTGATTATAATACAATTATTTTAAAAAAATTAAATCTTATCTAAAATGGTTGAAACATTATTAGTATTTATTTTTATTATATTCCTTGTTTATCAAGGAATATCTTTATTATATAATTATTTTATTATCAGACATTATCTTAAAATTATGAATAATATTCATAATAATGGTAAACTTGGTAAATTAAAATTTCTTTTTAAAAAGATTGAGTTTATTTTAAATTCACCTATTTTAAAACAACATTTATATTCTACATTACTTTCTTTAAAAAATAGTCCATATCTTTTAACTAAAGAAGAAACAATGTATGTAGATAGGTTATTTAATAAGGTAGAAAAAGATAAAGAATAAAAATGGTTATATTTATTAGTTGCGCTAGTGCAAGATATGTAGAAAAATTTTATAATAGAAGTTTATTTTCTGAATTATTTTTAACTAAAATATATATTATATTTTATTGTAACCTTTCTTTAAAATCAAAACTTATTTCTTTTAAAGAAAGACCTGAAAAAGAATATTTTTCTTATTATAATTAAACTTTTATGAAAATAAACTTAATTTTAAAAGATTGTGATTATAGAGAATATTTTGAGTATGTTGGTGAAAAATTATGTTTTATTGTATGTCATATTATTTACTACGATATTATATTATTTAATCAAATTCAAATAGGTTTAAATTATCTTATTAATTTAAATATATTTGAATGTTATGACCAATATCGATTTAAAACAAATAGATTTAAACAAGATGTTTATGATTATTATTAAACTTTTATGAAATATCTTATTTTTATAGAAATAAACAATTTTAAGTATTTTGAACATATTACGCATGATAATATTTTTTCTGAAATAGTTATTAATATTACACGTTTTACTCAAAAAGTAGATATGTTTGTTACAGATATGAATTTTATTGAGACATTTACATCTTATAAATGTTCTTTTTATTTTAATGATTATGAATATAAATTTTTTGATTATTATAATGATAACTAATATTATGGTAGATTATGAAAAGTTAGTGATAAAAATTCAAATTAATTATTTTAGATATATTGAAATGTATTTTGAATCTTCAGAAAATATAGGTTCTATGTTTGAATGGTTATATGGTATAAAATTAAGAATCGTTGCAATTTTAAGTAATAATTATTCAAATTCTTACATTGTAGATTATAAAACATATATGGCAACATATTTTGGTTATTATAACATGAAGTACTCAAAATTAACTAAAATAAAAACAGTAATTTAATTATGAATATATTTATAAGTCCACAAGAAAATAAATATTATACTGAATTTAATTCTGACAATGAATTCGCTTATCAAATAAGATATTATGATATAAATTTAATTTATACAAGAGAAGATTTTGATTTAAAGAAAAATAATAATTATAAAAATAGTATTATGAAAATTTTAGATAATGATGATATTTGGAATTATGAATATTTTGATTATTATAATAAATAAAATTATGTTTTAGATTATGAGAATAAATTTAACTTTAAAAAATGGTATTTTATATAATGAATTTTTATATTATGGGCAATATTATTTTCAAATAACGAAGTTACACACTATACATATAGTCGAAAATTTTATTTTTACCAAATATAGTTTTTTTTCGTATGTTATTGAAAGTGGTATTAAACCTAAGAATTTTATATATTATAGTTAACAATGGAAATAGAAATTAAACTCGAAATATTATTTTATTATGAAAATTATCAAATTGCTAAGGAAAATTATATTTTTAATAAAATCGTATTTAAAAATTCTGTTATAAATTTTTGTTTAGATAAAAAAATATATTCTAATAAAGTTATTACAAATGGTTGGCATAGTAAAATACTTGAATTTAAATATTACGTTATGAAATAATTAAACATGGAAGATTTTATCAGAATAGATTTGTATAATTTTTATTATGCTGAAGGTAGGATTAAACATAATAAAAATATATTATACGTTGAAATAGGTTTTACACAAATAAGAATTATATTCTCAATATCTATATCATATAATATAATACAAGTTTCAAATGTTATTAGTGATGATGGGAAAAGAATGAATTTAAAATATTATAATAATGGCTATAAAAAATTAACCAAAACATGAGAATAGATATTATTTTTGATGATTATGATGAATATAGTGAATTTTATTCTAATATATTTTCTATGAAAAGACAAACTTTTTGCTTTAAAATAATTTATGATTTAGGTACTGTTCTTAACGCTGTTTTTGAATATTTTAGTTTAGATATTAAAATACAAAACTATAAAAAAACCTTTTTATACGATAAAACATTATTTTCTTACTACAATTAAAATAAAAAAATTCCATTCTAAAAAGAAAGGAATTTAAAATATACAAATAAAACAACTAAAAATTATAAATATCATCTTCTTCACTTTCTTCCTCTTGACTTGCAAAAATATAAAGGTCTTTAAATTTTAAAATAGAAGCTTTTATATCTTTGTTTTTTATCTCTGTCATTGTGTTTATCATATTAAAGACTTTTTTCTTTAAGTAATAAGCTGATAAAGATTTATCTGTAGGAGGAAATAAACTATTCCAGTTTTCAAAAATAGAAATCAAACTATTAGCAACTTTAATATCATTAGAATTTAAATTACTATCGCTTTTTATTTGTTTTTCTATTTTATTTTTTAAGTTAATCATTATATTATCATATTTATTTTTTTCTAATATGATTTTTTCATTTTCTTCTAAAGTATAATTTAGATTAGTATTTTCTAAAGTATATGAAATACTTGAAAAATCTTCACTACTAGTTTCTTTATTATACAAAGATTCAGCCCATTTACCAACTTGATTTTTACATATAGTATTTAACATTGAGAAAGCTTTAGTTCTTTCACCAGCTTTATTTAATCGTGTTTCATCGAAAGTTTCAAGTAGATTAAATATAAAAATAAAAGCTTTCTCATACATATCATCAAAACCTTCTCTACCAAAGTACTTGCAGTATCTTTTAGTTGATTCATACACCAATTTTCTTAATGGTGTATGAATCTTATCAGTATAAATTCTATTTTTAACATTAATATCATTCTCATATTTGTATTCAACCAAAGCTTTTTCTGTTTCTTCATTCCAGTATTTTTCTTTAGGTTTTCTACCTCTTTTTTTCTTAACTACAATAATTTCTTGTGTAACATTTTTTTCTTCTGACATTTTTTATTTGTTTAACATAAAATTATTTACTAAAAGTTTTTATCTCACGTTCTTCTGTAAAGAAATATTCTTTTAAAGCAACTTCATACATTAGATATTCAAATTCTTCTTTTGAAATTTTATGTAAGGAATTACTATCTTTTAACAATTGATATAAATAACTATCTTCTCTTGTACTTCTATGAATATAACCTATTTTTGGAATAGTATATATTTTTAAAGATTTATGAGCAGCCCTTAACATAAATTCATATATGAAAGTTAATTTAAAATTAGTTTTAATTTTACCTATTTTAAGAAAATCTTTTTTCTTAATTAAAGCACCTGACAAACTAAAATTTGGAATAGATTCGATTGTTTTTAAATTTAAATAACCTTCTTCATCAATTGTTTCTAATTGTGCAAAAGATAATTCATTTTCAAAACGAATTAAATTTTTATTCATATCAGTTAAACCGACCATTGGCAAGAAAATAGATACATTATCTTTCCTTTTTCTATATTGTTCAAATAAATTAAACCAATAAGGCATGTATTCATCATCAAATTCTAAAATGGAAAACCATTCAGTTTTACAATGTTCTACACCTAAATTAATTTGGGATGCAATATCAGTTTTTTCATTATTTTCAACTAATGTAGTTAAAAAAGGATATTTACTAAAATCATATTCTTTTAAAAAGGTTGTTAATTCTTTATCTTTAACATTATAAACGATTAACAAATTTTCAGGTGAAAATATTTCTTCATCTAATTTATTATCTAGTTTTTGATATATTGAATTAATAGCTTTATTAAATAAAGATATATTTACTTCACCTGATAAAGTATGTATTGGTAATATTACTGTAGTATTTTTACTTATATTCATTTTTATTATTTTTTAGTTGAATTAATTTCGTGTGTTAAAGCATCGTTTATTGCGTTTAATCTTTTATTTATAAAATATTCGTATGCAGCTAAACTTGTCTCATTAAATTTTTCCATTGTGTAGTTAGATGCTATTTCATCGGTATTTTTAAAATGATTATCATAACCGATATTATTAAGTAACCAACTATTAAATACATTACTTACTTCTGTTACTAAATCAAAAATATTACTACACCATACACCACTTTTATCTACAACATATTCAGGTAATAAATCAGGAATTAATCCACATACAACAGACTGATTCATCATAGCTTCAATTGGTACAGTACCAAAACCAGCAACCCTATCTAACCATACAACAAATGAACAATCTTTCATTGTTTTAGCAAACTCTTTTCTTGATTGAAGTCCAGTTTCACCTCTAAGTTCTACAAATTTAACAAAACTTAATTTTTGATTTTTTTGATAAAAAAGTTTTACAAATTTTTCTACTTCACCAGGATTTCTACCGTAAATACCAATTTTAGGTAATTTAAATTTAAAATCTCCTTTAAAATAAGAAGGAATACCTATTGTAAAATTTTGCATATCATAAATTTGAGAACCGTTACCATGATAAGTATTTAAAAAATCTCTAATATTATCATTAGATACGATAACATCACTAACACCTAGATTAAGCCAGTTCATACCAGAAATTAAGCCTTTAACAATATATTCATAGTTTTGAGCAATAATTATTTTACCACAATTAATATGTTCAAATGATTTAATAACATTTGTAAAAAATTCAGGTATAATAATAAAATCCGATGCAGTAATATTTAATTTACTTACTTTTGAAGGTGTATAATGTTTTAAATTTTTTAATTCATCATCTAAATAAGTAGGTGGTGTAAATTTCTCATCATTTGTAAAAAATGAAACATTATATCCATTATCTTTTAACAATTTTGCTTGTAAATATATATATTCTAATTCAGATGAATATATATTATTTGCGTCTGTAACATAGAAATAAATATTATTAGTTTTTTCTTTAATACTAGTAACTAAATTTTCTATTGTTTTTATTTTATCTTTAATATCCATATTTATTAATATTTTGTTGTTTATTATTAAGAGTAAAAAAACTAATAAAATGGGAAGTTTCTTAAAAATTAGTCTTCTTTTTGAAAATAATTTATTTTATAGAGAATTTTATGATTCTGATATAAATAAAAGATACTTTCAAGTTGATTTACCTTTTGGTATTACTTTTATCATTAGTGATAATTGTCTAAATATAGAACATTTTCCTTTACGAATAAATAATATTCCAAAAATATATTTTGATTTTTATTATTATATTAGATATAAATCTTTTCGATAAAAAAATATTTATGAAAATAATTATTCACCTTAGAACAGATGTTTCTTATGAAGAAATATATTACAGTACAAATTTATTCTATTCTTACGTGAATATAGTAAATTTATGTATAAAGTTTTGTACAAATCTACTTTCTGGGGAAAACTATTCATATATTTTTGATTCAGGTTATAGAAAATATTTTTCTTATTATAATTAAAAACTTATGGAAATATTTATTTATTTTGATTTTATCTGTTATAAAGAATCTTATTATGATGATAACTTTATAACGGCTGTTATTACTACTATTTTTGGAATAAAACGTCATGAAGAAATTATTAGATTATATAAAGATTATTTATATAATCGTCATGTTTATCAAAACAGTAAATTTTCTAAGATAAAATTTTATTGCAGTCCTTAATTATGAGAATAGGTATTTTATTAAAAGATATAGATTATTTTGAAAGATATATAAACATCACATCAGAAATATATTTTAAAATAAACTTTAATCAAACTAAAATTTGGTATAGATTTACAAGTGAAATATTTAAGATTGATTTATATTATGATTACTATTGTTCTGTAATAATAAAAAACCAAAGAAACATGTTTTATTCTTCTGATTATTATAACTTTTCACCAAATTATTAAAATGTTAAAAATAGAAATTTATTTATTATATAATGTTCTCACATATATAGAAGAATTTTTTGATGTGTTTTCAACGGAGTTTAATAAAATTTTAAATTCAGTTGAATCAAATTTATCAATTAAATCATATAACACAAAATTTTATTATTATGATTGTTTAAATTTAATCACATCTTATTTTTCACGTAAAAACAAATATTATTAAAATAATGGGTATAGAAATAAAAATATTTCTTGAAAATAATACTTCTTATGAAGAAAATATGCTTTTTGATTATATGAATTCCGCATTAATTATTAAAAATGTTACTTCGTATTTTATGCTTGTTTTTGGAAATGTTACTGTTAATTATTTACATAATAAGACCATTTGTTATATAATAAATACAGACTTTAATGGTCGTGTTGATGCTAAACATTTCTCATATTATAATAATGTTTAAATAATGAAAATATTTATAGTGTTAATGAATGTTCAATATCTCGAACAAAATTATTTAACTTTTCCTAATGAAATATTTGTACTTTTAATATTAGATTCGCTTAAATTATCTATTGAATTTGATTTCATTAATTCTGAAGATATATTTAGAAACTATAATTATAGATTACCTTCACATATTCAAATTTCTGATTTTATCTTTTATTAAAGTTAATTATTATTATGGTAAATAAAAATACTAAAATTGAAATATGTATTTGGTTAGATAGTAATGATTCTTATGTAGAACAGGTTTATAAATATAGCATGTTTTTAACAAGTATAATATTTTATTGTAATATTGACCTTTATATTAGAAGTGATTTTAGTTATGAACATAATAGAATTTTTCATAAAATTTATTCTTTCAATAAAGAGATTGATTATATATTTTATAAATGGTAACTTTATGAAAATAATTATAAAATTTGGTCCTTTTGTTTATTCTGAAATTTATTACATCATGTTAAAAATTATTGAGGTTGATTTAGTAATAAAAAATCTTTTCACAAACAATAAATATATTTGTTTTGATTTTAAGGTTAATGAAAAAAATACTAGTCAACATATACTCTCATCTATTGTCAAGTTTAAATATTATTCATAATGGAAATTTTAATTATAAATGAATATTTTTCTTATCAAGAAGATTTTAATCCTAAACTCAGTAAAAGATATTCTAGTTGTTTTATGTTTAGAATATTTCATTTATTTGAAGATATAACTTTTTTTTATAGAAATAAATATATTGCAACTTATAAAACTTTTAAATATTATGTTTATAAAAATTTTTAATAATAATATAAAATTTTGTTATGTTGAAAGATTAAATAATTATAATAATTATAATTTTTATTATAATTTACATCTTGGTAATTATAATGAAGTAGTAGATTATTTATTAAATAAAAAAACTATATCTTATTATGACGCTTTAAATAATTTAAAACATATAAAACTTCAGTATTATAATTTAACTTATTATGATAAAAATTTTGTCTATGGATAGATATTTAAAAATAGAAATACATTTAGAAGGTTATGATTCACGTTATCAAGAAAAGTATTACCTACATAATAAAAGTTTAATTACCGAACTTTATTTAGGTGTTAATAAAAAACTTTTATTTATTGAGTGTTTATATTATCTTAAAAATATAATCAGTTTTAAAACAGACATTTTATACAAAACTGGTAAAGGTTATATAAAAAATTTCAAATATTACTTATATGAAAAATAAATACAATAAATCACCTATGAATTATATAGGTGCAAAAACAAAACTTCTACCTCAAATATTACCTTTGTTTCCTAGTAAAATAAACAATTTTGTAGATTTATTTTGTGGTGGTTGTACTATCGGTATTAATTTACAAAACGCTAAGAATCATTACTATAATGATTCTTTTTCTCAAATAATAGAAATATATAAAAGTTTAACAAGTTTTGAAATAGATTATATTTTAGAATATATAGATTCTAAAATTAAAGAATATAATTTAACTATTCTTAATAAAGATGAATTTTATATTTTTCGTGATTATTATAATTCACAAGAAAATAAAAATCCTTTAGATTTATTTATATTACTTGCTTTTAGTTTTAATCATGATTTAAGATTCAATTCTGAAGGTGTTTTTAACCAAACTTTTGGTTATAAAAAATCCCATTATAACCCTGTAATGAAAAATAATTTAATTGAATTTCATAAACAGTTTAAAGAAAGAAATCCTACCTTTTCAAATAAAGAATTTACTAAATTTGATTTTTCTTTTTTAAAAGAAGGTGATTTCGTTTACTGCGACCCACCTTATTTAATAACAAACGCTAATTATAATAAATCTTGGGCATCTCAAGATGAAATGAATCTTTTAACATTATTAAAAGATTTAGATAATAGAAATATCAAAGTTGCTTTATCAAATGTAATTGAACATAAAGGAAGAAGTAATGATTTCCTTAAAAAATTTATTGGTGATAATGAAAATTTTAAAGTTCATTATTTAGATAAGAATTATGATTATTCAAATTTTGGTAGCAAAGATTTGGATAAAGGTAAAACAGTTGAAGTTTTAATAACAAACTATTAAAGTAATTATGATAAATGATATTCAAATAAAGACTGATTTCTATTATTATAGGGAGGTTTCTTCACGTTTTAATTTCTTTAATATGTATTTTTATGATTTTAATGTAGTGCCTTCAACATATAAGAAGTTATTAAATAATATTAGAAATATTAAATCAAAGTATTTTATTTCAATGTTTAAATTTATATCAGAACATGCGAATAAGACTCATATAATTAGTGATATATATAACTTTCTTTTAAATAAAGAAATCATTGAAATATTAATAAAAAATAACCAAGTTTTATATGTAGAAAATATTCCATTACCTTTAAATACAAATAAATATATTTCCCCTTTCCATATAGCTGATGAAGATAAAAGTATTACAGATGAATTTTATCTATATGCTGTAAAATATGTACTAAAAAATCATTATGTTTTTGATGACAATTATTTTTTACTGATACCTGAAAAATTTATAAAAGATATAATAAATGAAAATTATAATTGATTTAGAAAATGTTATATATCGCTATTTTGGTAAAAATAGTACTTTTTATTCACATGAACCTTTTGAAAGAATATTATTTTTATTAGATAATAGTAATGATAAGTTAATATCTATTTTTGAAAATTTATATACTAATAATATATCTTTAACTATAATATTTAAAACCTATGATTGTATTTTAGTTTTCAATAATGAAAAAAATACTATTAATCCTAGAATAATAAGACAAAAAAGGTTTTCTTTAGAAAAAATAAAACATATTCATAAAAATAATTTAAAATCAAGAATTTTTCATTATTCACATACATCATTATATTCATTAGTAAGTATTCGTTTATAAATTTTAAATAAATATGATAAAAATCATTATAGTAAATGAAAATTTTAGGTACTATGAAAGTAGTAGTATAACAACTATTACTTTAAAGAAGATAAACTTTACAATTGAAGTATCAAATCAAAATTATTTCACTTTATTTTTAACAAAAAATAATAAAAAATTAGATTATTATTATGGAACATAAATTTACACATGAAGGTAAACTTGGATTTGAAGCTTTTAATGATTTAGTTAAGTTTCTCGATAATAATAGTCCGTTTACGTATTATTTAAAGCGTGATTATACATTAAAAATAATAACATATAATCTTTATAATAAAGATAGTAATGAATTTATTATAAAGATTACTTTAAACGATACGATTGAGATTAAAGATAAAAAAATCTCGATAAAAATTTAACAAATTAAATATATATTCATAGTAGTAAACAATTACAACAAAACAATAACATAAACATTTTTAAAATGGCACAACAACAAGACGATTACAAAGAAGGCTTAAATAATAAAGCCATTGCTGAAACCCACCCTTTTATTTCAGTTAGACAGGCTCTTTCAGTAGCTTTCTTTGAAATTAAAGAAAATTTCCTTAAAGGTGATGGTACTTTTAAAGTAAAGTCTATTAAAGAAATCTTAGAATCTCACAGAGAAAGTATTATTTCATATTTTAGAATTTTTCCTGAAACAAAGAATTTTAAAGATGAAGATGATTTGCTTCAAAAAATTCAAGAATGGCATTATGATTTTGTTGGTACTCGTACACCAGCCCCAACCGATGATATGTTCATTAACTTTGTAATGAATGATATTTTGAATGATATTAACCTAGGTTATGAAGAAGCTGATTGTGAAGATTCTATTGGTCCACTTTGTTACCTTTTATACTTTATTTTTCAAATTCCTTACAGTTCACTCAAGAACTTAGAAGCTGTTAAGTTTTACGAATCATTGCGAGGTCCGATAGAAAATTATGTAAGCGACAGCGATGCTGTAGTTTTAGAATCTCAAGACCTTACTGATTTATTGTAATTTTTGTATTTTTATTTATTTTACATGCTCACTAATTAATTTTAGTGAGCATTTTTTTACAAAATATCTTTAACTTTGTAGTATAAATATAACTTTAATAATTTTCACTTTATGAAAAACATTTCTTTACTAAAAGAAAAATATAAGCAACACGTATTTAATTTATTAGATATAAATACTTCTGTTTTCAATTTTGTTTATGATGTAAATTTATTTCGCAATAGTAAATCTATAAGATTTTTAGAACAATTTTATAGAATTGCATCTAAAAATAATAGTTCTGAGTTTAGAGGATTAATTCTTTTAGAAAAAAGTAAGTACGAAAAATATAATAAAAATAAACATTATATTTCATTTATTGAAAATGATTATAAAGTTATAACTGCCGACCAGTTTAAATTTAATAATACTGGCAATAAATTAATTCAACATTATTCTACTATCTATTCACCTTTTGAGATTTTTGTAATTAAACCAAATATTTCTTTAACTGAAGAAAATTTATACTTCTTAATTGAAGAAGGTATTTCATATAAATTTTATTTACAATCAATTAAAGAAATTACTGATGACTTTATTTTAGAAAATTTAGATTTTATTAAAAATAGTTGTATTGATTTTTATTTACACCCTTTAAGTAAAGATATTTATTTACCAATATCTGATACTGAAATTACTAATTTTACATCAGAATTATCTGAATATTTAGAAAATAATTATTATTTACCTGTTACATTATTTGATTGTTTAGACTTAATAAATCAAAAAGTACATAATATTTCTATAAAAGAAAAATTATATTTTAGTTTTATAGAATTAGTAATTAAAACAAAATATAATTATTCAAGGGATTTATTAGAAAATATTAATGATTTCTTTAAAAATGAACAAAGTATAATAGACCTTGTTGAACTTGGATATTTTTCAGTAAGAGATATTTTTTATTTTAATATTATAATGGAAAATTTTGTTGATAAACTTGTATTTACTAATGGTGAATCAACTAGATATGGTTATGGTAATAAAGAAAAAATTGATTCTTTAATATTTAAACATGAAAATAAAGAAGAAATCAAAGAAATTATTTATGATATTGTAAAATACAAACTTACTAAAAGTAATAATAAGTATAACTTATTTAAGATGAATTTTTGTTTTAATGGTGTTTTAACTAATATTCATAATATCTCTGATTTACAACCTAATATTTTCAATATTATATTTGAAATACTAGTTTTTGAAATATATGAGAAAAATAATACCAGTATTTTCAGATGTTCACAGATAACTAATAATAAATTATTATTTTTATATCTAGCAACGCAATTAAATATTACTAAAGATGATTTAATGAAAAATTATGATAGTATTAATAAAATTGATTCTTTAGATGATGTTTTTGAAAACTTAAATTATTTATCTAATAAAGATGAATATTTATTATTAAATAATTTAAATATATTAGATAATAAAATTTTATTAAATGAAGTAATAACAAAATTAAAAGAAAACAATTACGAAATATCTTTAGTGGATATATATAATATACCTGAACATTTTTTAGATGAAAATATAAAATATCTACTTAATTTAGATATTAATAAATTTAATTTATTTGAAAGATTTTATAGTCCTGATTTTACTTCATTAGTAATTCAACATATTTCTGATGAAGATGTAATAATACAAAATTTTACTAATTCATTAAAATATATTTATGATACTTCTTATATAGACAATATATTGTTTTATTATGAAAGTAATAAAACTGTAATTGAAAAGTATGTTACTGGTTTACTTTCTTTACCTATATCAGAAATTAAAACTTTATCACTTTTATTTAAATTTTATAATTGTTTAAGTTTTGATACTATGTTTGAATATATAACCAAGTATTCAGAAAATCTAAAATTAGATATTAAAATAGTAGTTGAGGAATTATTATTTAATTTAAAACTTCCTAAAGAAATAGTTAAACCTTTAGTAGTTAAATATTTTGAATTCTTAAATAGTTTACCTGAAAAGTATGATTTTATATTTAAGTTATTCAAGTATAATGATAACTCAGATAATAGTTATTACCATATAAATATAATAGATATTTTAAATCATTTGGTTGATATTAACGTATTTACTGTTAATGATACTCATATATTAATACATAAGTATTATAAAGAAAATAGACAATATTATAATATTGCATATTTTAAATTATTTGATTTTAGTATTAAGTATTATTATTTTGATATACTTTTAAATCTATTACATTTAGAAGATAAAACGAAATATTTAAGAGAAACTAGAGATGATTTAAGTCTTGATAATATATATACTATCATTTCTTCTAAAAATGAGAACATATATCATTTATTACTTAATCCAAATGAAAATCTTCCTTTCAGAAAAAGAGAATTCAATGAAAAAGTAATTGAAATCTTTATGGAAAATAAATGGAATTTATTACATCTTTTAGCTTATATTACATATATAACACCACCTAAAAATAGTAAACAATTAGCTGAATTTGTTTTAGCTTTACATAGAAGTAAAAATTTTAATATTATTAACAATTTTAATCATTATACGTATATAAATTTAGAATATATACAATTATCAAGTAACATTGATTTAAATATAACTAAAACTAAAAAATTTAAATCAATAAATCATTTATTTGGATATGGTCCAAATATTTATGGAACTATTGTACCTGAGTACATATACAAATTTAATGAAATATTAAACAAAGTTGTAACTTCAAACAAAAAATAACAATGAAAAACAGAGAACTTCTTACTTACAAGTTAACCAATTATTATCAAGCCTTACCTACTCAAGAAACTATTTTTTCTTCATTAAAGAATGATTTAATCATAAATTTATTAATGAAAAAAAATAGAATTTATGAATATTGTAAACTTTTGAAAAATTGGTTTTCAGATAAAAAAGATGAGCTAGAAATATATTATTATGTTGAACATTTAGAAAAAGATATTATCGCAGATTCAAAAGAATCTTATGATGATACAGATGATTCTAATAACAAAAAACAATATTTTAATTATACTGTAGCTTATAATAATCAAAAATTAAGAATTAAAATTCTCTTTATAGAAGATAGTAAATAATATGAAAAAAAAACAAATTATAATTGATTTAGACACTATTAGAGACATGTCTAAAAGATTCTTTATTTATTTAAATAAAGATTATCCATTAATATTCTCCACTTATTTTGAGAATATTTCAACAATAAATTCATTCAATTTTATTAGTGAAACTGATTCTATAATAAAATTAGCTAAAAAAGATAAATCTATTACAGATAAAAAATTAAAAAAAGAATTATCTTCTTTTAGTTTAAGTGAATTTGTTGATGAATATATTTTACAAATATATGGTCATTCAGATAATACTGATATTGATGTTAAAAAATTTATGGGAGAAATAATTAATTTTAGATTAAACCATAATAAATATGAACTCACTATTTTAGTTAGGAATTACGTATTTGATGTAAATACAATAAATACTAAAGGTGCAATGGCTAGTCTTTTATTTATCTCCACAAATTTTAGTACAGTAAATAACGCTAGAATTATTTATTCAGAAAAAGCATTTAAGAAAGAAATAAAATCTTTATCAAAAGATAGTTATTTTATTACTAGTGATACAAGATTAGAAAATATTTCACCTAATATTAAAATTATTTCTAACGAAAGACCAATTTCTACAATTTTAAACGAAATTAACTAATGAAAATAGCTCATTTTGCCGACTTACATTTATCAAACGATGTAAGTCGTTTGCATATTCAAAGAGATATTCTTTTGGATTATACTATTGAACAAATAAAAATATCACAACCTGATATTATAGTATTTGCAGGAGACACTTTTGATAAACATTTACCTAGTAATGAAACAAAAATTGTTGCAAGTAATTTTTTTACTGAATTAAGTAAATATTGTACTAAAATTGTTATAAACAAGGGTAATCATGAACAAAATCAAAAGAACTTATTAAGAGTTTCAAGTATTGAATCTTTTTTAAAAGTATTAAACAACCCTAAGATACAATATTTAGATAAGACAGGGTTTTATTACGATGATACCAATAAAATTATTTGGTCTAATTGGAACTGGGGTGATAAAACATCACCTTATTATGATAATGTAGAAGAATATGAAAATATAAAAAATAATTATTCTAATTACTTTATTATAGATGTATTCCACAACCCTATAAATGGTACTGTAACCTATTCAGGTGAAGTCTTTAATGATTCCTCTTATAATAATTTACAATCGTTTAAAGGGGATTTATTGCTTGCTGGTGATATTCACCAATACCAAACATTTAAAAGAGATGGGAAAGTTTTTGGTGCTTATCCGTCTTCTACTTTTCAACAAAATTTTGGTGAAAATATTGAACAACATGGTTTTATTTTATGGAATATAGATATTGAAAATAAAAATATCATATCACATAAATTAATTGAAACCAGTAACAATGTATATGCTTACCATAATATACATATACCAGTAAATTATGATTATGATAATATTGATATAACTATTGATGATAATTATGATACAAATTATATTAAATTTCATCTTCGTGATTATAAATTTAATATTAACACTATAAATAAAAATAAATTAAAAACATATATTAAAAAGAAATATGGTTCTAAAATTTATGCTAATATCTTTTTTAAAGATATAATTATAAATAGTGATAATACTGTACAAAGTCATGTTAATAATGTTGATAATGTTTTTGATAAAACAAAATTAAAGGGTTATTTTGTTGATTATATTACTAAGACATTAAGATATGATGAGGCGTTTGCAAATGAGATTTTAGAAATTGATGAAATGATTTCTCAGCGTATTGAATCATCTATTTCTAGGGTATTTAATAGTGAATGGAAGATAAAGAAATTATATATTGATAATTTTAGGACATTTGGTGAACCTGTTACTATTGATTTATCAGATAAAAATGGATTATTTCAAATAATGGGAGAGAATTATGTTGGTAAAAGTAAATTATATGATGCTATTTGCTACGTAAATTTTGGTAAGACTCTTGATACTGTTAAAACCATGAAATATGGTGATAGTAGATTTATTAACTATTACAATGATAAAAAAGATTATTGTTTAGTTGAAGAATATTTAGAAATTAATGGTAAAAACTATCTTATTGAAAGAAAAACAGAAAGAAAGTGGAATAGGAATGGAACAGCATTAACAGCATGCCCTACAACTGTTAATTTTTATGAATTAGATGAAAATTTAGATATTATTCAAAATAATAATGAAGATGTGAAACAAAAAACTAAATTATTATTAGAAGAATCAATTGGTACTTTTAATGATTTTTTAAGAGCTTCATTTATTAATTCAGCTACTTTAAATGATTTACTTTCTTCAGATAGAAGTGTATTTTTAGATTCAATTCTTAAAGATTTAGGTTTAGATATTTTTGATGTTAAACTTAAAGAATTTAAGAACTTAAAGAAAAATCAATATACTCAAAGTGAACGTATTAATATTGATGTACCAACTGAAGAAGTAAGAATTTCTACTTTGGAAAATCAGATTATTGAAAATAATGATACTATTTCTCAAAATAAAATTAAAATAGAGGAAATATCATCTTCAATAAATAAAGGTATTAAATACAAAGAAGATGAATTAAAAAAACTAATTCCAATTAATGAAAGTTTAAAAGGACTTACTTTAGAACAAATTGATTCTAATATACAAAATATTTTAAATCAAAAAGATAAAGTTAATGAAGAGTTAAATGTATTGATAAATAAAATTAATACATTACCAATATCTTTTGATGAAAATATTCTTCTTACTTTAGAAAAAGAAAAATCAGATAGGAAACTGTTATATTATACATATAAACAGGAGATTAATGATATTAATACTAAAATTAGTACTAACGAAAATAATAAATCAAAAGTAAGAGGTGATGTAGTTCTTTTAGAAAGAGAAATCACAAATTTAGAAAATAAAATTTCTAATGAAATAAAACTAATTGATAGTAAAATCCAAAATGAATTAAATGCTATTAAATTAAAAACAAATAGTAAAGTATGTCCAACTTGTAATAGAGAAAAAGATTCTAATTCAATAAAAGAAATAGAAAAACAAATATTAGAACACAATAATAATATTTCTTCTTTGGAGTTAGAAAAAACTTCATCTACTGTAATTATTTCTTTTCAAAATAAAATAGTTGAATTAAAAGAAACTATTATTGAAAAAAATAATACTTTACCTAGTTTTGATACTTTAAATAACTCTTTAAGAGAAAATATTAAAGAAATTAATACTAAAATTAGTGAGAATGAACTGTATATTACTGATGTAATTGACCCTGAATTATCTAATCTATTATTAGAGAAAAAAGATTATCTTTTAAGAGAAAAACTTCTTATTGAAAAAGATAATTTTCCTTCAAAAATAGAGAATCTTACTTTAAAATTAGAGAAAGAAAAAAATAATAGGGAATTACTTATCTCGCAACAAAAAAATATTGAATTAAACAATAAAATTCAATCCATTATTGATAAAGCTGATGAGAAAATCAAGCGTTATCAAGATGAGAAATTAGAGTTAGAGAGAAGTAATTATACATTATCTAATCGTAATGATAATAATCTTAAAACTATTCAAGAAATAAAAGATAAGATTATTAAGTATAATGAACAAATTAGAAAAGAATTAATTAATAAGACCTATGAGGATTGCGTGTCAAGAGATGGTATTCCAACCATGATACTTAGAAACTCTATTGATATTATTAATTCTAATTTAAATGATTTATTAACAGATTTACACTTTAATTTATATTTTAATGACGATATAGAATTTCTTTTTTCTAAAAAGATAGATGATAGTAAATTATATAATGCAGTAGAAACATCTGGTTTTGAAAGAACAATGATTTCTATTATATTAAGATTTGCTTTAAGAAAAACTAATATTAAGAATAGAAATAATATATTATTGATTGATGAAGTATTTGGCACTATTCATGAAAATAATATTGATTTATTCTTATCAGTTATTAATGAAGCGAAAAAAGATATAGAAAAAATCTTTATTATTGAACATTCACATGCTGATTTAATAAATCCAGACCATTTAATTGAAATCAAATATAATCAAGAAAAACAAACTTCAGAACTTACTTTTAAGTAAAAAAATAAAATGTTAAACAAAAAACTTCTTTTTAAAAAAATTGGCGATTACATGCTTTTATCATATAATTTCGCAGGTCAAATATCTACTGACCTGCGTTATTATCTAAATGATAATTATACTATAAAAGGTGTTGCTGATAAACATTATCAATTAACAAATTATGATAGAGTTGAATTTGTTTTTAATGAGAAATTTATTATTAAAGATAGGATAAAACCTATTATTGAACATATTGAAAAGAATGGTTCATTAATGGTTAATATCTTTTTTAAAAATGGTAAATTCTTACAATATGATTTATTATATTTAATTAAACATAATCTTTATTTACATTATAATTTAGAATCTTATAATTCACCTATTAAAAATTTAATTACTGATATTAGGTATTATATCAATCTTAATGGTAATATACCTTTCAAAGAAAATTCTTTTTTAATTAAAGAGTTTTTATTTGATGGATGGTCGATGTATACTGATAATGTGTCAATAACCTTAGATAATTTAAATTCTTATGCTCGTGAGAATAATATTAATAAATTATTTCATTATATTAGTGAAAAAGATTTTCCTATTTCAAATGAAATAAAACAAGAAATAGTACTATCTTTAAAAGATAATTCTTTTTTAGAAAAATTTATTTCTTTAAATAATAAGAAACTCTTTAATATATTTAATTTATATTTAAGAAACTCATCTAAAGAAGGTAATCTTATTGCTCTTGATGATTTGTATAAAGTATTAATTAATAAATTTAATGTTGACACTGTTAATTATTTATTACATATCTATACAACATCTTATAGATGTAATAACATATTAAATTATTATTTAAATGATGATAAAGATTACACTAAAATAAATTATAAATATGATGTAGTGGTTTCTAAATTTAGTTTTAAATTTAATGATGAATCTATATTTTATGATAACGCAACTATTAGTTCATTACTTTTTACTGAGTATGATTTAATTGATTGTACTAAATTATTAGCAAAATTATATGAAAAATTAGATTTAAATAATTTAAACATTACTGATAGTGCTTTATTATTATATTACAGTACAAAGTATAATTATTTTGAAAAGTACGTTTCTTATTATTCAAATAATAAATTATCATCTATATTAGCACTTAATATGAATGACAGAATTAGGGAAATAGAAGAATTTAAAATACATCAATTAGATAACGCTGATTTAGTTGAGAAAATAATTGTTCATCTTTATTCAAATAAAGATTATATTAATAATACTGATATAAATGGAATGTTTAATACCTTTTCATTTATAAAATTTTATAATTATGGTTTTAACAATAAAATATCTTCTATTTTAAAAACAAATAATATATTTGAAAATATTTTTTCTTTAAAAAATATAAAAATAGAAGATTATATTATGAATTGTAAAAAAGAATACATTTTAAAGGATATTTATTATTATATTAATGATATTTCACAATACGTTAACAAAATTAATGATAAAAAACTTCTAATAGAAAAAATAAACCTATTAATAAAAGATTCATCTAATTCTTCTTATAAAGAGCCAATATTTAAAATATTATTTGATAGTTTTATTAAAGATTATGATATAAAACTACAAGAAATCTTTAATAAAAGATTAAATCGAAAAGAATTATCAACTCATGAATTAAATCTTTTCCAAAGAGAAATTTTTAATTTAATAAAAGCTTATAAAGTATTACCTAATATTTAAATGAAAATAACTGAGCGTGAAGTTAAAGAGATATTAATAAAAAATTTTGGTCAGCCACTTGATACTAAAACAACACAATTAAAATTCAACTGCCCTTCTTGCAAGGAAGAGAACTTTAATTGTGTTGATAATAAGTATAATTTAGAAATTAAAATTGTACCAGATTCAAATAGGGATAAAAAGAAAATAAAAACACATTGTTGGAAATGTGATGAGGTATCTTTATTTAGATTATTTAAAAAATATGGTAATATAAAAGATTTTAAATTACTTCTTGATTATGAACCTAATTTAGTAAAAAAGAAAGAAAAAGATTTATTTGTTAAATTACCTAAAGAATATATTAAAATTACTTCTAAAAATTTTAACAACTCTGAAGTTAAACCTTATTATGTTTACTTAATTAAAAGAGGTTTAAATATAAAAACAATAGAAAAGTATAATATAGGTTATTGTGGAAGTGGTTACTATTCTAATAGAGTAGTGTTTCCTTCATATGATTGTAATAAAAAATTAAATTACTTTACAACAAGAACTATATTAGATAATGTTAAACCCAAAGGTTTAAACCCTCTTTTAAGTAAAGAAGAAATCATTTTTAATGAAGGATTAATTAATTTTAATTCAACTGTTTATTTAGTTGAGGGTATATTTGAGTATTTTTCTTTACCTATTAATACTGTAAACCTTTTAGGTAAAGCTATGTATTTTTTATTATTATCTAAATTAATAAAATATAAACCTAATGTGGTTATTTGTTTAAATAGAGATGCTCTTTATGCTAAAAATAAAAGATTCTCAGCACCACAGTCATCTATTCAGATAGCTGAAAATTTATTAGATAATAATATTACTAATGTTAAAATATTATTAATGCCAACAGATAATGATTTAAATGATACCTTTATTAAGGGTGGTAAATCTTCAATAAAAGATTTATTAGAAAATAATTTGTTTACCTTAGAAGAGGTAAAAAATAAAATAAAAAATAATGATTATTGATTTAAACTTTTTAACAGAAAATTATTATAGTAAGATATTAACATTTTTTAGTAATAAAACTAAAAATTATAGTGAGGCACAAGATTTAACTCATGATTTTTTCATATATTTAAATGAAATGAATCTAACTAATAAAAATATTATTAATTTAAACACATATATATTTACATGTGCTAATAATTTTTTTAAGAAAAGTCAAAGTAAAATTAAATTTTACGATATGTCTGATGATTTTGATATTAAAACAACAGTAAATATTGACTCAATTTTTATAAATGATTTATCTTTAAAATTAAATAAAAAAGATAAAAATTTTTTAGATGTTATATTAACAACTAATTCATTAAAGATTAAAGATTTAGCTAGTGTATGTAATTTAAGTGAACGCCAAATCAAAACAAAAATGAAAAAACTAAAGACTAATTTGGTCTTAAATATGTAAGGTAAATCTATTTATAATAAAACATATTTATATGGCGAATCCAAATAAAAAAACTAAAGTACAAAATCAAATCGAAAATCAGGGATTTTTTAATGGCAGCACCAAAGATGCTGCTTTAAATATTTTAAATCGAACTGAATTTAAGATTTCAGCTAAAAATGATAACCAAAAAAAATTAATTGAGGCAATATTAAACCCTCATATTGAAATGATTTTTGTTGCGGGTTCAGCTGGTTGTGGTAAGACTTTTTTGGCTTTAACACAAGCAATTAAATTAGTAGCTAATGAAAAAACAAAATATGATACTATAAATATTTTTAAATCTGTAGCATCAATACCAAATGAAGAAATAGGTTTTTTACCAGGTTCTATGGAAGAAAAGTTATCAACAACTTTAACTTCTTATGATATGCAATTAGAGAAGATATTAAAAGCTGACCAACTTTCACAACTTAAAGAAAAAAAGATTATTCGTTCATTTCCTTTAGCAAATATTAGAGGTTTATCTATTTCTGAATCAGACATTGTAATATTAGATGAAGCTCAAAATATAAATATTGAAACAACAAAAACAATATTAACAAGAATGGAAGCTGGTTCTAAATTAATTGTTTTAGGTGATACAACTCAAAAAGATACTAAATCTTATATTACAAATGGTTTAGAATTCTTAATGGAAAAATTCACAGGTATTTCAGATAAAATAGAAACAGTTACGTTTACAAAAGATGATATTGTTAGAAATGAATTATTCAAAATTATAATTCAAGTTTACGAAGATAATAATTATTAAAAAATTAAAATCCTTTCCTTTGTGAAAGGTTTTTTTTTAACAATATAAGATATATTTGATAATATAAATCATTCCTTTAAGAAACAATTTTTTATTAAATATCATCTTTCATTATTATGAGCGAAACAACAGAATTATTACCTAAGAATTATATTAAATTCGATGCAAAGAATATGACAGTTTCTGAACTAGAAAAGTTTTTAGCTGGACCTGATATTCCTTATGATGAATTTGATTTTATTTCTTTTAGAGTTAATAAAGTTATAAGAACTAAAAGAATAGCACAATCAGTATTTCCTATTTTATCTCATTTTATTGAGGATGTACAAGTATTAGTAATTTGTGATACTATTGATAATACTAAAGCTAATTTAAATGGTAAAACTAATAAAACAGCTTTTACTGATGGGTTAGATATTTACTTTCATAGTAGATTTGCTGAAGCTTTAACAAGTGAACAATTCACAGGTATTTATTTCCATGAATTATTTCATATTTTATTAAATCATACTAAAAGATTAAGAAATCGTAAACCAGTATTACATAATATTGCTTGTGATTACTTTATTGAAAGAGTTTTAAATGAATTTACAAGTAAAAGAGAATATGAAAAACTCATTCAAAGTGCATCTTTTAGTTGTTTAGATAGAAGTAATACATTTGATGCAATGTCAAGTGAAGAGATTTATGAATATTTAGTAAGTAATAAACCTAAAATGAAGAACGATGAGTCTACTTCAAATTATGGTAATAAATCAAAAATAGATGTTGGTGCTGATGGTGGTATTTCTATTAATGGTGATATTATTGGAAATGTTGAAGATTTAGTAAATACTAAAGTTTATAATTCTAAAGGTGAATTAGTTGATATTAAATCAAATATTGAAAGTTCAGGTAAGCGTGAAGCTAGTAATCAAAATCAAAGAGTATTATTAGAATCAAATAAAGATACTATTTTTGGTAAAATGGCTGCTTTATTTGAAAGAGAATTTGATATTAAAATTGAGGAACCTAAAGTTAATTGGAAAAAAGTTTTACAAAATTTTATTGTAAAAAAATTCTCAGCTGATTATTCTTGGCATAGCAAAAGAAGTACTGAATATGGTAGTAGAATGACTTTACCAAACATTGTAGAAGATGGTTCTACAATTAAAATAGGTGTAGTTATTGATACATCAGGTTCAATGGGTAAAGAAGAAATGGATAATGCTATGACTGAATTATGGCACATTATGAAATCTTTTAAAAGTTTTGAAATTACATTAATGTGCTGCGATGCAGATATTGATTATAAAAATATTAAAAAAATCAAAAAGAAAAATGAATTATACGATTTTACCATAGGAGGAGGTGGTGGAACAAGTTTTATACCACCTTTTAAATATTTTGATAAATTAAAAAAATTAGATTCACCACACGTCATTTTATATTTTACCGATTGTTATGGTAGTTACCCAGAAATTAAAAAAAGAAACTATGAAACTATTTGGGTAATTACTCATGATGGTATAGACGAAAAAAATGATTATTATCCTCCTTTTGGTAGAGTAGCTTATTTAACAGATTAATCGTTTTAACAAAATAGAAATTTATATATAATAGTAGTACTTTTAACAATAAAACTTATTTTAATACTTTATGTCTAAAAACAAAGCAAGTTCCGCAGAAGTTAAACAAAATTTTAGATTCAACTTCAACGATGCTAGAAAATTTCTAAAAAGATTACTTTTAGCTGACGAATACAGTACAAGTAATATTACACCGATGTTATGGGGTCCTCCTGGAATTGGTAAATCAGCAATGGTTAAATTATTGCAAAAAGAAATGGGTTATGATAGAGTGATTACAATGCTCGTAGGTTTAAAAAATCCAATTGATATTTCAGGTGTACCATATGTTTTACAAAAAACTATGAAACCTGAAGATGTTAAAATTGAATATCTTTGGAAAGGTGAAAAATTTGCTTATATTCCTTTAGATATTTTTGCCGATATTAAAAAAGATGAAAAAGTAATTCTATTTCTTGATGAAGTAAATACTGGAACTCATTTAAATCAAGTACAAGCCTTCCAAGTTGCATTAGATAGACAAGTAGGTGAACTTAAACTTGGAAAGAATGTAAGGGTTATTATGGCAGGAAATAGAGTACAAGATTCTTCAGCTGTAATTAATATGAGTAATCCTTTAAAAACAAGACTTACTCACGTTGAAATGTTTGCTGATGCCGATGAGTTTATTGTAGATTTTTTCAAAACATTACACCCTTCAATTACTGCTTTTTTAAGAAATAACAAGGATTATATTCATTTAAATGAATTTAATGTTGATTCTGAAAAAAAGAACATAAAAACAGATATTGAGGAAAATGATAATACATTCCCTTGTCCTAGAAACTGGATTATGTTAAGTGATTATTTATATGCTAATCCACCTCAATTTGGTAAAGATAAACAAGGTAAACTTGTAAATTTTAATCAAATTGAACCTAGAGAAATCGCAGGTATTGTTGGTGAATCTGTAGCAACTAAGTTTCACGTTTTCTATTCTTATGAAAGTAGAATACCAAATACTCACGAGATTATTATGGGAGTTCAAAAATATGAAGAATTTAAAAAACACCCTATGTTTAATGATAATAAATCAACTGATTTAGGTTTTGTTAGTTTTTATTATTTAGCATCTCTTTCTAAAAATTTAATTAATGCTTTAGAAAAATTACATCTAAAATATGTAAATGGGAATAGTAATGATAATGATGAAGCAACTCTTAAAAAGAATATTAGAGCCTTTTTAGTTAACTTTTATTTTGGAGTTCTACCAGTAGAAGCTGAATTTTCAGCCTATGTTAATGGTTTAGTAATGGATAAAATAAAAGAGTTAGATAGTAATTTATCTAAAATAGTTTCAGATATTCAAGTGGATGTTTTAACAAACAAATCATTTGAAAAAATGGCAGGTAAAATATCTCTTTTAGGTGATACTAAATCAGAATAATTTTAGTAATTAGTTTTTATTTGTGGTCAGGATATAGTAATTATTCTGACCACTTTTTATTAAAAATAAATAAACCAAAATATGACAGAAGAAATTAAAAAGATTTTAGCTCTTTCTGAAGAAGAAATTAACAAACTTTCTATTATTCAAATACAAAGTTTAATGGATAAATTACTTGATTTTTATAGTCAAAATAAATCCGAGCTTTTAGAATTAACAAATTTAGATAAAAAAGATATTATAAAAGAAAATTCTTCTATATTTGAAGAGGAACAACAGATAGCATCTTTTACTAAAAATCTACAAAGATTAACTGATATAGATGAGGAAGTTGATAGTAAATATTATTTATTATTGTATATTGCGTTAGAAAAAAAGTATAAAACGCAAGGTTTAAAAAACTAACTTTAAAACATAAAAAATGAACACAAAAGATTTTTCTCTCTTAGATTTTAGAGAAACCAACAATTTAACTTTAAACAATGAAAAAGGGACTTTTGCAAGTCATATTTCAATTTTTTTAAAGGAAGATTTTAAAAATGTTTATATTATAAACTCTGATAATCCTTTACAATATATTAATAAAATTAAGGAATTATTTTTATTAAGTGATGCTGTATTTTTTTATAACGAACTTATTCTTAATTATGATAAAACATCTGATTATGATATTATTGCAAGTAGAGATACAGCCGAACATAATTTAAAAGTTAAAATTGATGATGAATCTTTTGTATTAGAATATTTTAAATTAGAAAATAAATTTATTTTCAATATTAGATATAATCAAAAAAGTATTGATTCTTTACCTAAATTAGTTTCTGAATATATTGATTCTTTACTTTCAGAAGAAATCTTTTCTGAATATTCAGTATATAGAACTGATGAAATGTATTTTACTTTAAATGAATTTTTAGTAAAGAATAAATATATTCTTGAAAAAAATGATATAGTTTTAGATACGACTGGTTATGTAACAGAAAATACTTATAACCCTAACACTCTTTTTCCAAGTAAAAATGTTTGTGTTATTGAAGAGGTTAATAATAAAAGTGAAACTAATGAAGACGATGAAGATAATGGTCTTTATGAAGTTTTATTTGTATGCTCTGAAGATGGTCTTTCATATATTCTTAATACAAGAGATATCTCTTCTTTTGAAGAATTAGATTGTTTTGAAATAAAAGAAGTAACAGAAGGTGGTTTAAAAGTTAAAAAAATGCTTCATCATGAAGATATAAACCCAAACGATGTTTATATTGAATTAATTAAAACAACCGAAGAAGAACTTGCAAATAATTATGAATTAATTAGTAATGGTATTACCACTAATAAAATTATAGGTCAAATTGAACATATAGAAGAAATATTTGATGATAATTCATCAGATTATGATGATACAGAAAATCATGAAGTTATGTTCTCTAAACGAGTAAGTGATGAACTATGCCTTGTATACTGGTTAAAATTTGAAGATTTATCTCTTTTTGGTGTAGAAAATATTGAAGAATTAAAAAACCAATTTTATGAAATTTCTGAATCAACAGAAAAAGAAGGTGGTTTAAAAGCTTTAAAATTAGTTTCATTTCATGGACAAATACCTACTGAAATATATATTAAAATCAATAAAGTAACTCAGGAAGAATTTATATTAGATTTTAATAATTTGATTGATACTTTAAAACAAAGTACATTTCAAGGTGAAATTGTCTTAGAAAGTGATACACATTCTTATAGTTTTAGTACTGATAATGCTATTTCTTTTGAAAAGACTCATAAATATAGAATAATTGAAACTAGTAATGAGGCTGGTATTTTAGTTAAGAAAAATACACTAAAAAATAAAATGCAGCCATATATAGATTCAATACATTCTATGTGGAATAATATATTTCCTCAAGAAAAAGATGGACCTATAATGCTTGATGATTCAGGAAATAATATGTTATCTAAAAAAACAGAATCTAATAAAGAAGAGGAAGTTTATGTAGTTTTAGCTAGAATTAAAGAAGATAAAAAAGAATCTTCTCAATTAAGTCTCGAATTTGAAGAAAATTCTAATGGGGGTAATATAGTTTTAAAGGATAAAGAATCTTCTCAAGCACCAATAATTACTGATGAAACAAGTTCAGTTGAACAAACCGAAAATGTTGAATCTAATTTTATGTTAATCTATCCTTTTGAACAGTTACCAGCATATGTTTCTACTTTTGTTAATGCTTATTCAAAATTAACAACTCTTTTAGAAAAAGAAACTTTTGTTGAAAGGTATTTAGATTTGTTAAAATGTTATAATATTTTAAATAATAATAAAATAGAAAGTTATTTAATTCCTGAAGATAATTCAGTTGCTAATAACAAAGTTTCTATTAGATTATATGAAAATCAGGATTTATTCTATTTGATTCAGTTAATAACCAAAACTCATAAAGAAACCATATTAGAAAATATGATTTCAAGAAATCAAAGAATAAATAGATTATATGAAAGCATAGCTAGGGGTGTATTTATGAAATATTTACACTTTGATATTGAGACTCCTGATGGAAAATCTTTTTCAGAAAAGGTGAAATTTGAAGCTCATCAGTACTCAATTGATGAAATGATACAAATATTAGATGATAATTCAATTCCTTTCAGAAACGATAGTTATAATATACAAGTTTCTGATTTTGAAAAAGATGTTTTACCTAATATTTATTTTAATGAATAAGGTTATTATAATGTTTTTGTTATTATTCTGTCTGAATACTTTTAAAGTATTTGGACAGAATTTAACAGAATTACAAAAGAAAGATAGTATATTATATTACTTAAATAATTCTAATATTAAATTCAAAAGATTTGTACTTAAACAAATAATGTATGAATCAAGTTTTTTAAAATCTAAACTTGCTAGATTAAATAACAATGTAACAGGTTTTAGATTTCCTAGAAGTAGAAAAACATATGCTATTAAGAAAAAGTATGGTTATGCAGTTTATTTATCTATAAAAGATTGTATTTTAGATTATGAACTCTTCCAAAATAGATTTAAAGGTTCTACTTTAAAGGAATATGAAAAATTTTTAAATAAAATTTATTCTAAAAATAAAAAAACATATTCTAAAAAAATACATTCTTTAGATATTGATAGAATTTACAAAAACTTACAACTTAATTAAAAAAAAAACAACTGTTACAATGAACCAAGAAATCAAACACAATCAACCAGATTTTAAAGAATTTGTTAAAAACTTATCTCTTTCACAATTAAATACTCTTTCAGAACATATTAGTTTTGAAATAAATAAACAATTAGAAGTAGGTGCTGTTGTTGAATTAAGTGATGGTACAAATGATACTATTACTAAAATTCATACAGAAATTACAGCTGTAACTTTAAAAAAGTCAGGTAAAAAAGATATTAAACAAATAAAAAAGATTAAACATACTAATGCTGAACGTATTAATTTTAACAACTTAAATTTTAATAACCAAGAAAATGATGACAACAATTAAAAATAAACTTGATTTACTTAAAACTGATTACATGCGTAATCGTGATGTTTCTAATTTAAATGCTATTAGAAATATCTTAACCAGATTAACAGTAGCAGAAAAAAATAATTCAAATAATGAATTATCTGATGAACAAGTAATTAACTTATTTATTTCATTAGAAAAAGAATTAAATAAAAATATACCATTATATATTGAGAGTGGTAGAAATGATTTAGCTGATAAAGATAAGGTAGAATTAAATATAATTTCAGAATTTTTACCTAAAAAATTAACTGAATCTGAATTAATTAGTATTATTGAAACTATTAAGAATAATAATCCTGATTATAATAAACCTATTATTGGTTTAGTTATGAAAGAACTTAATAGTAATTATAAAGGACAATTTGACCAAAAATTAGTATCAACTTTAATTTAAAAAAACAATGTTACAAAAAGTAAAAAACCTTTTAGAAAATAATTTAATTTACAACCTTATTTTAATGTTTGGTTTTATTTTAAATATTACTTTTGGAAATCCTGTTTCTCTTTTTATTAGTTTTCTTTTTGGTTCTCTTATTGCATATAAGTTAATTATTTTAGAAGAAAAATCTTTTGAAGAAAGAAAAGAAGCTATTAATAAAGATTTTGAAAATTTAAATAATAGCACTTCTTCTATTAAAGAGAATGATACTAAAACTAACTCTTTATTTGATGAGTTTACTGATAAATCCACATTTGAGGATTTCTTTAAGAAAGCATTAAATTTACCGCCTGATGCTAAAGTACATATTATTGACGATATAAATTTGATGGGTGGTGGTTCTAATATTCAAAATAATCCTTTTGCAAATAAAAAAGGTGTTAAACCAAAAGAAGAAGATTTAACTGATAGAGTTATTTATTTAGATAATAAGTTAGCTGTTTTAACAGGTAAAATAAGTGAACACGAAATTAAAGATATTAGGAAAAAATATGAAATGTTAAGTGAAACTGGTCAAAATGAGTTTTTGGTTGAAAAAATATATAACGAGTTTTTTAATACTGATTTTGAACCTACTTTTGAAGAAAAACTTAATTTCTTTAAAAATAAGTTAACAGATGTAACATTACATAAAAACAAAATGGAAAATGATAAACTTACTCTACTTTTCTTAGTCGATATTGAAAAGAACGGTGAATCTAAGTTTATGGAAGATTTAAGAGCTGAAGCAATTAAGAAAGAAATGTATGAATTTCTTATTGAATTAACCGAATATGAAGAAAAACAAAGAAACAAGTCCCTATAAAAAAATTAAAAGAGATTTAATGAAGAGGGATAACCTTACTAATGATAGAAGATTCGTTAGTAAGGTTGTTGAAAACAAAAAGAAAAAAGAAAGTAAAAATTTCTGTAAGAATTTTAAATTGAAAAAATATGAGTAAGAAAAAGTCTGTTAAGCAAGAATTTATTTTTGTAAATGAAACAACTTGTGAAGCGTATGTTGGAATGAAAGGTGGTAGATTTATTTTCAGCCCAAACTTTGCAGATGCTAAGATATTTGATGATATAAATCAAGTACATTATTTAGAATCAGCCATTCAGAAACCTTCAATTTTAATATTATAATAGTTATGTCAAAAATAAAAGTTGAATACTTTGATGAAAGTGAAGTATTTACTATTTTCAAAAACTTTATTCCTTCATATATTAGTAATTTAGATGATGATAATTCTTTAGAAATTATTGATTATTTAAATAAAGAATTACTACCTAAAAGTAAGTCTTTTAAGAGTGAAACTGATTTATTTCAGTTTGAAACTAAATTAAGGTCTATTAATTTAAAGGATAATGAATATGAAAATTATTCTTTATATGAAATAATAAATACATTTATAGATGAATTTTACTATGAATGTGATAAACAATTAGAAGACCAAGAAAATATTAACGTAAAAGTTAATGAAAATGGTAAAAATTTAAAGAAATTTAAAGAAAAAAATTAACATATTAACCAGTAAAACGTATTATTTAAAACAAACATTAAAAAAAACTTTTCTTATGCAAAATACAGAATTATTATTTAGTAAACTTAACGATTACGCTATCGAAGTTTCTCAAAAAGAGTCAGTTAAATGGTCATTTAACATGTCTTGGTTAAAGTATCACATGGTAAACGATATGTTTGAAAAACATATTATGAGTAACCGAGAAAAGGGTATTGACCAAAGAGATTTAATTATTTACTTTGGCGAATTTGATAACTCACCTAACTTAGATTTATTACATAGATTTATGTTAAAGTCTCATCAATCTTATCCAGAATCAAGAGGTTTTTTACATTTCTTATTCTTACAAAAGATTCCTCAATGGTTAGAATCTGTAAAGAAAACAAGACCTAATTATGATTATTCAGCCGATAAAGAATTTGGTGATTTAATTAGTTCTTTCTACATGAGAAAAATGACCTTAGAAAATTTTGTTGTTAAATATAAAGAACTAACAAACTTAGACCTTTCTCATTTAATACCTGAATTTGCTCCTATTCTAAACGCTAACTTAGTAAAAGAATAATTAAAATATTTGTTCAATTTTAAACTTTACAAAAAATGTTAACAGCCACAACAACAGATACTAAAAAACTTTCAGAAGTATTAAATAAAAATCAAACTGATACTTATTTAACAGAAGTACAAAATCTTTTTGAAGAAATTGTACTTCTTTCAGAAGATGCTTCTAAGAAAGGATATAATGGTATATATTTCACACCAAATATTAATATAAGACACTTTATGTCTTTAAGTACTGAATTTTTAGATTTTTTATCTGAAAAACTTTTAGCAGAAGATTTAAAACTTTTTGTAATACCAACAAATAGTTCAATTAGTGATGATACAAAGATTTATGTTACTTGGGTAGGTGATAACCAATTTCATAAAATGAATCTGATTTACTGTAATTTTAAGGGTAAAATTAAGAATAAAACAGAAAAATCAGACTCAATAAGTAATCTAATAAAAGATTTCTTTTCATCTTTTAAAAAGAACTGGTAATTTTTTTAGGTGCTTATATTTTCTTTATATAAGCACCTTTTTTAAATAATTAAAACAACTAAACAAAAAAAATATGCTTAAAGATTTAAAAAGAATCTTCATTAAAGAAGATGAACCCGAAACTAAAGTTACAACTACAAATAAAGTAGTTTCACCTCCATTATCTACTGATTTTGGTATTGATAATACAACACCGATAAGTAATAATCTATTTCAACCACAACAAGTACCAAATGTAAATGTACTTTCTTCAAATGAAAATATTTTGAAGTTTCAAACTATTGTAGAAGAAATTTTAAAAGAAAATAATTTACAAGGTTTTGATTATCATGAGTTTATGTTAAGTATAAATTCAATGCAAAATTCAGGTACACCTGAAAGTGTAATTTATAAATTAGCATTTAATTCTTTATCTTCAGTTGATTCTTCTTTAACTAAAGAGCATATCATTGCATCAGCCAATCATTATATTGATGTTTTAAATAAAAATAATCAAGGTATTTTTAAAGATAAAATGGATGAAAAGTATTTCAAACCATCTTCTTTAAAAAAGGAAAGAGCTGCTGAATTAGATAATCAGGTATTAAAAATACAAGAACAAATTGTAGCTTTACAACAGCAAATTAATTCTTTAAATGAAGAAAAAAATACTGTACTATATGAATCTTTAGAATTACAGAATAAGGGTACTGAAAATATTAATATTTTTAATATGGTTGTAACTTCAAAAATTGAAGAAATCAATAAAAATATTGAAAAAGTACAAACATACATTTAATTAAAAAATTCTTTTAAACTTAAAACAAAAAAACAATGTTAGGAAACGATAATCAAAACATTACAAAAAAGTCTTATTGGGATAGACCCGATGGAAAAGTTGGTATCATTGCAGGTATATTTTTAGCAGGGTACGCTGGTTTAAAATTATTACCTATTTTAACCGCAATAGTTTGGAATACAATTAATTTTGGTATAGCGTGTGGTGTAGGTTTTGCTTTATTTATGTTAGTTTCTAATAGGAAATTTAGACTAAGTGTTGGTTATCTTTATGAAATATTTTTTAAAGCTTTAACAGGTTTTGTTATTCAATTAGACCCTTTTATTATTGCTGAATCTTATATTCAAGATATGGAAAAGGAACAAAGAAATTTAAAAAATAAAATAGTTGAAATTTTAGGACAAAAAGAGAATTTAACAGATACTCTAAATAAAAACAAAAAACAAATTTCAAGAAAAGAATCCGAATACCAATTAGGCGTAGAAAGAAATGATAGAGTTTTAATAGAAACTAGTCAAGTTGAAATTGGTGAACTTATATCTTTTAATGACAGTATTACTTTAATTTTAAATGATATTATTGTAGTATCTGAACAATTACAACAACTAGATGAAAACGCTACTATTGCAATAAAAAACGCTAAAACTACTCTAAACAATACTAAAATTAAATATGATACTTTACTTAAAGGTAATAGTGCTTTAAAATCAGCTTTATCCATTATAAATGGCGACCCTGATAAAAAACAAATGCTTGAAATGTCAGCTGAACAATTACAAATTACTATGTCTAACCAACTAGCTCAAATGAAATTGGGTATTAAAGAAGGTGAAAAACATTTAAAACAAGCAGCCCTCAATAGAGCTATTGATGCTAAAGAAGGTGAAAAATATATGCAGCAAAGGCTTCAAGAAAAGAATAACAATTCTATTAGTATGAATCAGTTAACTAGTAAAGTATCTAACCCTATTAAGAATACTAGTACTGATAATAAAACTTATGATAAGTTTGATGAACTTTAATCAACACTTCTTTAAATAAACGAATATACTCCAGTTAAAATAATTACTGGGGTATATTTTTAAATTATATAAAATGAAACCAATAGTAATCAAAATTTATTCTGATAATTTCTTTTATTGTGAAAAAAATATTTCAGTTTATAAAAAATTTAATAATTTAGCGTTTTTTTATTTTAATTCATTAAGTTTAAGTTATAATTTTGAACCGTATTATAATTTTATAAATGAATTTCGTATTTATATGGATAAAACCGTTTTTAATCTTTTATTAAGAATTATTTATTCAAATAAAAAATATTTAAAATCAGATAATTTTAATAATTATTATTTTATTTTGGCTAATAAACTTTCTCTTGATAGTGATACAGTATGTTTATTATTAAAAAATAAAATTATTAGGTTTAATGAGACTTCAGTACATAATCGTAGAAGTTTGCTTGTTTGTAAAACTGCACTAGAATATGATTTTAACAATTTTAAATATATTCCAAATGAATTACAAAAAAATACTGAAATTTTAGCTTTATATAAATCTGAATTTTTCAGACAATCAATAAAAAAATTTAATATAAAAAATTCTAATTTTTATGAAAATAATAATTAAATTTAAATAAACTTAACAATATGAATAACATATATATTTCTAATGACTTTTTTATTTATATAGATTATGACTTGGGTTATAATTTATTTTTAATAAATTTTAAAGAAACAAATATTTTTAGCGAATATAGTCTTTATTACAAGCGACAACTTATCAAACATAAAACCAAAGATGTTTATTTTTTTTAATATTATTGAAATTATTGAAAATATAGATATTTCAGAAAAATTTTTAATTAATATAATAGAATTTTTCTATAGTAATGAATATAGTATTCATCTTGGTATTAATAATATTAAATATTTACCTAAAAAATATGTAACCGTTTATGAAAATATTATTAAATATTTCCACTTTAAACCTTTAAGAATTTAACCTCTTAACTGTCTCGGTATTACGGATAATACCTCTATCTCCTCATGTAAACAATCGGAGATTGCATTTGAATACTTCTTCATTATATTATAACTACCATTTACATCAGCATTTATAACTATCCCTTTTGAAGATTTAAATAATTTTGTTGTAATCCTACTACCCAAATAACTATCTTTCTTACATAAAGACTCATTATCTAAAAAAGAACACTTACTTGTATAAGATTCCTCTTGTCTTACAAGTTTGATTCCCTTTTCAAATAACTTGTACTCTAACATAGAAAATAATTTATAATAAGGTATCATTACAAAATTTTGATTATTTTTCTTTCCATTATTAATGTCTTGTTTCCATTCTTTATTTCTACCTACTACTAAAGTATGATAGTTTTTTGAAACTAAATGATTCACTAATAATTTACTTATTTTATGTAAATAATCTTCTATTTTGTTATTTCTTCTTAAATTTAATTTTTCTATCCTTTTAGAAGTATAAACTCCTTTATCTAACTTACTTCTAAACTCAGCTAACTTCTTATTATAATATTGATTTATATTCTTTAATGGTTTACCATTTATTATTAAAGGTTGTTTATTATCAGAAAAAGTTAATGTTAATAAATTATTAACACCTACATCCGCTGAACACACCCTTTCTTTAGAAGATGGTTTAACAAAAAGAGATGTATCTATTTTTTTAGAATAAACAACTTCTATTACATAATATCCATATTTAGGAACAATTCTTACTTGTTTAATATTAGTTTTATTCACTATCTTACTTTCTAATAAAATAGAAGTCATACTTAACTTAATCAACCCTTTAGAAAGAAATTTCTTATCTTTAGAAATAGCACCTTTTTCATAGGTTGTGATGTATTTTCTATTTTTATCTAAATATTTAGGAATATTAACCTTTTCATTATATTTTCCTTTTAATTTAAGTTTTAATAAAGAAAAGAAAGATTTAAAGTTTTTATCTACTAATTTTAAAGTTTGTTTAGATACTTTATCAGGTAACTCTCTATAATCAAAAGAATCTCTTACTTTATAATAGAGTTGTAAATAAGAAAGATATTTTTTTGTTTCAAAGAAATGTTGTCTTACAATAAAGAGGGCATAGTTATAGAGATTTCTACTTTTAGTACAAAGAGTTTCACATTCAGAAAAGAATTTATGATTAGGAGTTATTGTATATTTTTGTACTCTATTAACTAACATTTAAAATAAGTATATTTATATATAAATAGTAAAAATAAATTATTTTTATTAACAGAAAGGTGTATAAAATATAATATAAAAATATTAACATTTTCAAAGTCTGAAATTTTAACAACATATATTAAAGGATTTTTGAATTCTTCAGAAAAAAAGTATTCTTTAAATAAAAAAGACTTATTAAAAATAAAAATTGATTTTTATGAAAATAACGATTTATAATAATAACTTTCTTTATATAGAGTGTTTAACTACAGCAGTATGTTATAATTTACATATAGATAATTTTTTTGATTCATTTAGGTATAATTACATAAATTATTTTAGTCAAAATAAATACCCTATTAGTTATGATTTTTTGTTAAGTCTTGAAAATTATAAACAATACATTTTACCTGAAAATATTTATATCTTTCTTATAAAGAAATATAAAGATAACATCAGATATACATCTTCTGAATTATTTAATAAATTTGGAATAATTTATTCGTCTATTACATATAATATATGTTTAGAATTAATTAAAAATTATAGTGATTTTAAATTGAGTAAAATACCATCTAAATTTAGGGACATTAATTTATGTAAAGAAGCTTTAAAAAATAATTACTTATATTTAAGTTCAGTACCTAAAAAATTAAGAAATAATAAGGAAATACTTAATGTATATTTAGAATCTTTTATTAAATATACTAAAGAAAAATACGGTATTTCTGAAGAAAATATAGCTAAATTAAAAAACTTTTCTCTTTAAAATGGAAATAATACTTACAAATAATATTAATTTTCTTTATATAGAAAAAGATGGTTTCCCAAATATAAGTATTTATAGTTTATATTTTGGAAATAATCTTTCTTTTTTAGAATCTTATGCTGAAAAAAATGAATTTCGTTATTTAACTAATATTACTGCTGGTTATTTTTGGGATGTTGTAAGATATCTTACAGATATTAAATATATTAATAAATTAGCTGAATTTTATTCTTCTATTAATGATAGTAATAATATTTCTTTTATTCATTTAAATAGAACTTTTATAAATAAAGTTAATAAAAAATATTTAAGTACTGAATTGTTTGAAATTATTACATCTAATAAATATTATGGTAACTCACTGAGTGATATTCCTAGTGAATTTAGGTCTTTAAAAGTATGTTTAAAATTTATTAAATCTGAACCTGAACAAATATATCATGTACCAAAACATTTAAAGAATAATAAAGAAATTATTAATACTTATATATTTCATACAATGGAAAATGCTTGTAGAAAATATAAGTTCTCAAAAGAAATATCAGAACAATTAAAAAACCTTTCTATATAAAATGAATCAAATAATAATATATACTGAAACTAATTTTTATGTTGAAACATATAAAACTTTATTCTTAAATAAAAAAACAAACTTACATATATGGTTTCTTTGTAATATAAATAATTTTTCTGATAATATAATTATTAGAGATAAAAAAACTGATAAAAGATATATTAATTTAGAAATTAAAAGAAGAATATACGATAGTATTGAAAATATATTCCCATTTAAACATGAAAAAATAAGTTTATTAATAGTAAAAAACTTTTTTGATGTAATAAAACATATCAAAGCTTTTAAATCTGTGAAAAATGTTACTTATGAAATAAGTAAATATTTTATTGAAAATAATAAATATCAAAGATTACCAAGCATAAAAAAGAAATATAGAACGCTTGAAATTTGTAAGTTAACAATAAAAAATAATTCTACTTATATAAGTGATGTACCTGAAGAATTATTAAATAACGAAGAAATCATAAATACATATCTACAAACTTTAATTAATGAAAATATTAAACGTGCTAAATTTTCTGAAGAAACTATAACTAAATTAAAAAACCTTTCTATATAAAATGAAAATTTATTTGAATTTTTATAATTATTTCTATTTTGAATCTTCTGTAAAAACGTACTCTCTTTTGAAAAATACAGTTTATTTTCAATTAGCACTGGAGATTTTTTTCGATAGAAATTTTTATAATAAGATTTTTTCGCCACTTACTAAAAACTATTATGATTATTCTATTCGTTATAATAAGAAATTTTCAGAAAAACTTAGTATTATGATTAGTAAGTACATGATAAAAGATAATTATGAAATATATCGTGATTTTTCTTATGAATTACAAACTTTAGAAAATACCTTACTTTATTTAGGTATTATAATTGAAAAGTACAATCACGTAAGTCATTATAATTTATCTGTTATTCCTAGTAAATTATTAAAAACTAAAGAAATTACACAAAAAATAGCAATGGTACGTATTAAATCTTTATCTTTTGAAGAAGAATTTAACCAAGAATATATTGAATCAGTTTTAAAAATTTTAACATTATAAAATAAATTAAGTATTATATTTAACATTAAACAAAAACAATCAAACAATTATGTTCAACAAACTAACAACAACAGGGAAAGCGTTAATTGCCCTACTTATTATTGGTTTACTTATTTGTGGTAAGTTCTTTATTTTCGATAGATTACCTCAAGAAGTTCAAGAATCTCAACATTTTGGTAAAGTAAGTTTACCAGATTCACCTGAAGCATCTTTAACAGGAAATGCTGCTATTAAATTAGAATTTCCTAAAGAAACAGATGCAAATAATGGTGGTACAAAAATCATTTGGAAAATGATGGCGTGGCAAAGTCAAAATGGAATTGTTTATTCAAATGGAGGTTCTACCACTAAAGAAAATAGTCTATTTGATAAAGCTAAATTAGATGTAACACTAGAAAGACAAGATGATTGTTTTAAAAGTTGTGCAGATTTAGTAGCTTTCACTAAACAATACAAAGAAAACCCTGAAACACCAGCTGTTTTTATTACATTTATGGGTTCTGGAATTCCAGCCTATATTTCAGGAATTTCTAAACAAGTGGAAGATTTAGGACCTGAATATCAACCAGTAGCTTTTCTAACAACTGGAAAATCTTATGGTGAAGACCAAATTATAGGTGATAAAAAATATAAAGATAATAAACAAAATCTAAAAGGTGCTACGGTTGTAGGTGTACGAATGGATGGTGATTTAGATTTAGCTTTAAAACTTTGTGGTGATAATGGAATAAAAGTAAATGTAGATGATAAAGTTTACGACCCTGAAGCTTTAAACTTTATGTATTCAGGAACTTTCATGGATGCAGTTGTTATGTATAATAATAATTATTCTGAAACTCGAAAAATCGCTATTAATGGTAAAACAATTGGTAGAGATACAACAATTAGTGCTGATTTAGTTGCAACATGGACACCAGGCGATGTTAAAGCAAAACAAGGTAGAGGTGGTGTAACAATTATTTCCACTAAACAATATGCGAGTATTATGCCAAATATCACAATTACTTGTAAGAAATGGCTAAACGACCACCGAATACAAGCTCAAGAAATTACAAAAGCATGTGCTATCGCAGGAGACCAAATCAGGACATTTGACGATGTTAAGAAATATGTATCTCGTTTAAATACTGATTTTTATAATGAAAAAGATGCTTCACCTGAATATTGGTACAAATATTATAATGGTGAACAAATTGATGAAGATACGAGGTTAGGTGGTTCAATGGTATTTAACTTAGGTGATATGGCAAATATGTTAGGTATCTTCATTGAAGGACAAACAGACCATACAGATATTTATAAATCAGTTTATAATACCTTTGGTACGCTTCAAAGCAAATATTACCCTAATGATTTACCTAAATACTTAGAATATACTAAGGCTTTTGATAAAACAGTTTTACAAACAGTAATTAATGAAAATCCTGAATTACTCACAGGTAAAATCAATTTAATTGATTATAGTAAAACAGAAAAAGGCGACCAAATTGGTAATAAATCTTATAATATTGAATTTGCATCAGGTTCATCAGAACTTACCGAAAGTGGCAAACGAGAATTAGATGAAATTTATACTAATATTGTTTCAGCTGACGGTACAAAAGTAGAATTGATTGGTCATACTGATAATCAAGGTATTTCCTCTGAAAACTTATCTCTTTCTGAAAGAAGAGCCAAATCAGCACTAGAATATCTAAAACAAAAAGGTGTGGAATCTCAAAGATTAGTATCTAAAGGTAGAGGTGATAGTGAACCAGTTGCAGATAATTCCACAAGTGCAGGTAGAGCTAAAAATAGAAGGGTAAATATTTCACTCTTTGCTATTAAAGAATAAAATATAACCTTATTTAAAATAAAAAAACTCTCAATTTTAACGATTGGGGGTTTTTTTTGTAATATAAATAAACATAAACAACATTATAATGAAACTAACTTATTCTATTTCAGAAAATAATTATATTGGAATTAGCAATCAAATTTTCTTTTATGAGTTACTATTTGGTTTATCTATATTAAAAAATAATACAGTTTATTTTAGCATACCTTCTTCTTATAGTGAAAGGTTATCTGAATCATTAAAAATAATTACAGGAAATATTGAATCTTTAATAAAAGTTGATAATAAAATTAAATATGTTGATGTTATATTTTCAAGTTCTATTGAGAAAGCTGAAATATCATTTTCTTCTCATCATAAATTTAGTTTAGATATAAATGATAAATTAAATATATCTTACTTAATTGAGAGAATACAAAAATTTTCTAATTTAAAAGCATTAGAAAATATCAATGTTACTGACGAAACAATGGAACTTTCAGAAGGCTCCGTTGCTTTATTAAAAACAGCTTTAGAAAAATTAGAACCTTCTATTCAAGAAGCTATTTTATTAAATGATATACCTACTTTATTGAAAATTGCTTTAGTAAATAAACTATATAGATTAGTTGATACTAATTTAGAATTTGATAATATTCTAAAAGTAGAAGATATTGCAACAGCTTTACAATTTTTACCTAGATTAAATTAATATGAAGGATGATATTTTTTTACAAATTGATATAAATACTGGTCACACAAAATACTTTGAACGTGACAGTAAATTTAATTTAAAACTTTCTTTAATTATTATTTATTTTACAGAAGAGACTTTTTTGAATAAAAATGGTTTGTATCTTTTACTTATAATGAAAGATGGTAAAACCATTTTCTTTAAAGATTTTAGACATCAAAAAATAATTTATTATGTTGGAAATTAGTATATATTATAATTATACAACTTACAATGAAATTTTTGATATTAGCGTATTGAAATCATGTCTTAATATACAGATAAAAGAATATATAGTTTTCCATGAATATATACAATCTTTTTCTAAGTTAATTTCATATTATAATAAAAATCTTCGTAACTTAAAATATTATGTTAATAAAAATTAAACTCTCAGAACATTGTTTTTATATTGAGGATTCTTTATACTCAAGACCTTTTACAAGAAGGAACTTTGCTTTTGATTTAATTTTAAATAATTTTAATGAAATAACATATTTTTTCAATAATAATTTTTATTTAACATGTAATATAAATAAAAATAATATTGAATATTTTGATATTTCACTAATGACTGGTATTAAAAATTTTCTTAATTTAACGCATTATATACCAACATAAATGTTAGACATTATTTTATATATAGATTGCTTTCAATATATTGAGGCAACAATAGTGGATATCGGTTCACCAAAAAAAATCTTATTTAGATTAGATTTAAATAATAAAAATAGAATTTTTATTGAAATAAATAGATTTTCTTTAAAGAAAGGTTATTTTTCATTAATTAACTTTATAAAAGAACGCAAAATTTTATTTAATGATTTAGATTATATAAATATTTTAGATTTAAAATATTATTTTAAAATATCAAATTCTATCAAAGAGAAAGATTCTCACCTTGCTTTTCTCTGAATTTAACTGAAAAACTTTATAAGAATGTAAACATTCTTCAATAGAAACTCTATATCTCATTTTAGAGTTTTTTATTTTAAGGTAAACTTCCTTCCAATCCTTACAATTAATAAAAGTTTCCTTCCATTGGTCTTTTATTAACAGATTTGGATAAAAATTTCCCTTATTTCTTTTAATTATACATTCTATTCCCCTGCGTAAAATTTCTATTGAGGCATTAACAGCATCGCTGTAATCATATTGCAAATTGCCTATAATAGATGAATACGCAGGATTTATTCTGTATAATTTAATATCTTCAATAAATAACCTTTTTGAAAGATTTTCTATAAAAAGATTTCTTTTCCAAAGGTTATTATTTTTTCTATTATATTTTCTTCCTTGACCAGCATTTTTACTTTTAAAAGATAAGTCTTCAATAAAAACCGCTTTACAATTATAATACTTTGCAACTAAAGAAATCTTCTTAGAGATTTCAATTACTTCATGTTTAATTTTATTCTGAAAGTACTTTGCTTCTTGAGAATCAGTTGATAATTTTAAGGAAATAAATTTATCAGTTAGTTCTTTTAAAGAAAACTCTTGGCAATGAATAAGTTTATCATCTTCCATAATAGAAATACCTATATTATTAGGATTCATATCTATCCCTAAATATCTTTCTTTTGAAGGGAGAAATTTCTTTTCTTGAGATTTAAATTCTTCAAAAGAAATATAAATGTATTTTAAATCAAGTTTTACAGAAAATTTATAACCATTCTCAAAACAATCAATATCATTTAATTCCTCAAGTTTAAATAATTCCTTTTTAATATTTCTTCTTAAAGAAGGGAGGTATAAAGGAATATGTAAATTTCTATTTACTTTAAAAGTGATTTTATTGTTATCAATAATATCTAATTCAAAATAAGTATTTCCTTTATTAGATGTTGTTCCTTGACAAGTAATAGGTGATAATTTATTTATTTTAAATTCATCATTACTTATCTTACCTTTACATCTTTCATAAAAGTTATTCTTTCCACCAAAAATAACTTTTTGATTTTGAAATCTTGTATGAACATCTTTTCCTTCTAAAATAGCGTATTCTATTTGTTTAGAATTAAGCTTTCCAATATTATTTAAACCTTTAAGTAAAGATTTCATTTCTTTAATATCTGTTATCCCTTCAAAATATCTATTATATGAAAACCTTATTACAGAAGAGAATTGTTTCATTAAAGAATGGATTTCTTTTAATGAATTTACATCAGTAGTATAAGGCATTTTAATAGTTTTCAAAAGTCTTTAATGTTTATTATAAATAGTAAAAATAAATTATTTAGTATATAATTTTATAACGAATTTAATATATAAATGTATTTATAAAATAAACTTTTCAAAAAATGAAAATATTTATAGGAAATTGGTTGTTCACTTATGAAGAAATTAATTTAAAAGGTAAAATTGAAGTTTACTTTTGTATTCATTCTTTATATAACAGTCTTTTTATTTATCAACAAAAATCAAAAAAATTAACTATTTTAACTATAAATGATAATATAAAAAGAATAAGTTTTAGTCGTTATACTCTTAATGTTCATAATTTAAACTATTATATAAACTAATGAAAAAATTATTATTACCATCTTTTATAGAAAAACCTTCTTTTAAAATAATACTTATCTCAAGTATTATTCAGTTTGTTTTAGCTATTTTATTTCTTGAATATAATGGTAATGAGGTATTACCTAAACCAAGTAAAGTTTTACATTCTTTGTATAGTATAGTTATTAGTAAAGATTTTATCTTTGATTTTGTTGCAACATTATCTATGATATTTAAGAGTATGTCGATAGCTATTTTAATATCATTATTCTTTATATATTTAAGTTTAATACCTATATTTAGAAATATGGCACAATTCATTTCTAAATTAAGGTTTTTAACTTACACAGGTTTAGTATTTGTATTTACTGTTATTTTTCATAATGGTTCAGACATTAAACTATCTCTATTCTTATTTGCTATTATTCCTTATTTTGTAACATCTTTACTTTCTTATGTAAAAGATATACCACAAAAAGAATATGAGTTAGCTTATACTTTAAAATTTAATGAATTTAAAACATTATATGAAGTAGTAATAAAAGGTCAATTACATACAGTATTTGAAGTAATAAGACAAAACTTTGCAATAGCATGGATGATGATTACAAGCGTTGAAGCATACTCTATGAGTGAAGGAGGTTTAGGAACCATGATGATTAAATCAAATAAATATTTAGATATGAATAGTGTTTTTGCTGTATTAATAATAATTTTAATACTTGGAATATTCTTTGATTATTTATTTGATGTTTTAAAAGTGTTCTTCTTTCCATATACAAATATAAAAAGGTATGAAAATTTTTGGATAAATAAACTTTTTAAGAAATGATAAATATCTTTACAGAAAACTTCTTTTATTTAGAAGGTGGTGTCGAAAACCCAATACTTCATATAAGAAAATATACTACTTTCTTATATTTTAATATAAATATTGTAGATTATTTTATAGAAAAACTACGTAATTTTAAAGTTGTTTTATATCATTTTGGTGAATATAATTTCTTTAATTTAAAATATGATGCTCAAGTAAACATATTATATTATTTACAAATTAGTATAAAAAAATCTATTCTTAATAAACTTTCTTTTCCTTTAGCTAAGTTTATCTATGATTCTGCACAAATAGGTGGTAAACTTAGTGGTAAAATAAAAGCTAGTCATGTACCAAATAAATACCTTTTTCCAAAATGATACAAATATTTAATGAAAACTTCTTTTATTTAGAAGGTGGTTTACAAGATAATGTATATGATAGAATACTAAGTTGTTTTATCTACTTTAATTCTTTCATTCACGATTATTTTATTAGTAAATTTGATAAAAATAAAGTAGAACTAAATTTATATCATTTTGAGATATATAATAAGATAGAACTAAATAGAAGTTATAAAAAAATTCCTTATGAAATAACATTTACTTTAAATAAATTTTTTGTAAAAAAAGCTTCTTTTTCTTTAGTAACAAATATTTACAAATATGCAATATCTTGTGGAAATATTAAGAAAACTAACTTACCAAAGAAATTTCAAAATTTATGTTAATAAAAATAGAATTTTCAAACAACAATAATTATTTTGAAACGGAAGTAGGAAGGTTTTATTTTCATTTTACTATAACCTTTTATTATGAATGTGTTCATATTCTTGAAAGTACATTAAATTATATTTATATTAAATATAATAATGAATATTTATATAAAAATTTTCAAAATATTAATAAACTTAATTTAAAATATTATTAGTAATTATGTATACTTATATTATAATAATAGAATTATCAAACGATATTAATTATTATGAAAGAGAGCAATTTGCGAGTTTTTATTTTCATTTTGTAATATCTTGTATTTATTATGAATGTATGCGCTTTAATGAGAGTTTAATATTAATTTATATTGAACATAACGATAAAGATTTATATAATTATTATAAAAATATTAACAAACTTAATTTAAAATATTACTTGTTTTAAAAAAACCATTTTCAAAAAATGATTACTTACAAAAAAGAAGAACTTATTTTATCAGTAAATGACCTTTCTGTAAAGTATGGTGATAAACAAATATTAAAAGATATTTCTTTTGATATTCATAATATTACAAGACCAAATCTTACTCAAGGACAAATCATATCTATTTGTGGTAGAAGTGGTTGTGGTAAAACATCTTTATTTAAAACTATATCAGGTTTTTTAAAACCAACAACAGGAACTATAAAAATAGGTGTTGAACAAAAAGATGTAATTATGGGTGAGGTTGGTGTTATTCAACAAGATTATCCTTTATTTAATCATAGAACTGTTTATGAAAATCTTTCTCTTAGTTTAAAAAACGTTAAGACAGATAACGAAAAGAAAGAAAAAATACATCATTATTGCGATTTATTTAATCTTTTGGAACATTTAAATAAATACCCTTCACAACTATCAGGTGGTCAAAGACAAAGAGTATCTATATTACAACAGGTATTAACTGAAAATAAGTTTATTCTTATGGATGAACCATTTTCAGGATTAGATGTTTTAATGAAAGATAAAGTTATTGAACTTATGTTAAAGGTTTCAAATCTTGATGAAATGAATACTTTAATAATAGTTTCTCATGATATTGAATCATCTTGCGCTATTTCTGATACTGTACATATTTTAGCAAATAAAGATAATACAGGCTCTACAGTTGTTAAATCATATGACTTTCTAAAAGAAAATCTTGCTTATAGAAAAGATATTAAAGATGATTATAATTTCAAAAGAATTATTAATGAAATAAAAAGTTTAATCTAATGCAGATACTTATTTATTTAGAAAGGCATTCAAAATATTTTGAATATTATTATGATAATTCTTTTGAAGAAAGTTTAGTATTTGAAATTAGAACATCTTTTTCGTTTGAATTTGTTAAAAATTTTATAATAGAAATATGGGAAAAAAATAATGATTCTTGGTATTATTATAATAAATTAAAATATTACGTATGTTAAATATAGGTATTATTATTTTAAATAATGATTTTCGTTATTATGAATATTTTATTGGTATATTTGTTTTTGAAATTGATAATTTTGTTTTTTCTGAAACTTTTGAAATTGGTTATCATATTAGACTAGAAAGTTTAAGAAAAAACGGTAAGCGTTATTTTATTGCAAATGTTTTTAATTTAAAATATTACTTATGATAAGAATAAATTTTAATAATGGTCTTTATGAAGAATGGTTACATAATTGTAATATATATACTTTTGTTACTTTAGTGTATTATTTTGAATGTGTAAGCTTTTTAAATTCAAGTTTTCAAATTAATGAATTAAAATTTAAAGGGAATTATTTTTATTATAAAAATATTAATCTTCTTAATTTAAAATATTACTTATGATTCATATTTTTTCTCTTAATAAAAACATTTTTTATTCAGAAAAATTTATATTTAATGCTGATGTATTTCTTGTTCGTTTAAATATTAATAATTATGTTGAAAGTATTATGTTTGATTATAATTTTATTCTATTAGAAATGGAATATTCGATGTTTATAGAAATTAATAAACTTCTTAAATTAAAATATTATTTAAGTTATTACTTATGGCTGTAAATATATATTTAACAAATTCTTCTTATAGGGAAAGACAACATGAATATTATATTAGTAATATATTTCATAATGAAAATACTATTTTCAGTTCGATATATTCTTTACAATTAGCATCTTTAATAAAAAATAAAATCTTTTATTATTCAATAGTACAAAAATATAATACTGTTTTAAAATTAAAATATTATTTATGGGAATAAAAATTTGTTTTAACAATACTACATGGAATTTTTATATTGAATTTTTTTCTTATAAAGAGTGTATTTTCACTATTAAAATTTTATCTAATTTAATAACATCTACATTAATTGGAAATAAATTACAAGATGTTGTTTTAAAAATAAAAAATAATACACTATTAACAACTGATTCCATTAAAAACGTTACCACTAATGTTCTTAATTTAAAATTTTATATATGATAATAAGTATTAAAATTTCTAATAATAATTTTTCTTATGACGAAAATATTTCCAGTATTTATGATAATACTATAATAACTAACTTATGGATTTTTAAATGTTTTGAAGATAGAATTTTTATTAACACAATAAATCAAATAATAGAAATGATTTACTATATTACAATTAATAATTTCACAGTATACAGTAATAATAAATATTATAAAACTTAAAGAACTAAAATGAGAATAAATATTAAAATAAAAACATATTTCTTTAAATATGAAGAATTTAATTTAGTAGATGAAAATATGATAACTCATCTAGACCTTTCAAATATCTTTTATTTTGAAAGAAGTTATTTTTCTTTAAATGTAGATAATTATAAAATATATGCAATTTATAAAAATAGATTTCTTTATTTTGAAAATCGTGATGTTAATTTACTTAAATTAAAATATTATCTATGAGATTACAAATTGTTTTTAATTTTGGAGGTTATTATAGTGAACTTGATAAATATGTAATTGTTTACATTTATCCAAAATATTATGATATTTATTTTAATGATGTATTTTATTATATTGATTCAAATATAAAATTAATAGAAGTAAGGCATTTAAACAGCAAAAAATATTCTCGTGAATATAAAGATTTCATTTTAAAATACTATACATAATGAAGATAGAAATTAAATCAACATATTTTACGTATTATGAAAGACTTGGTTATGATGTTCAAAATTATTTTTCTTTAAATTTAGATTGGATTTTTTTTAGAAGATATAGATTTATATAAAAATGAATTTATTATGAATTTTGTAGGTTTTGGTCAAAAATGTTTTTATTCAAAAAATAGTAATTTACTTAAATTAAAATATTATATATAAAATATTAAATTCTTTCAAAGACAAAAGTTTTCACCTTGCTTTTCTCTGAACTTAACTGAAAAACTTTATAAGAATGCAAACATTCTTCAATAGAAACTCTATATTTCAATTTAGAGTTTTTTATTTTAAGAGAAATTTCTTTCCAATCTGTACATTTAATAAAAGTTTCCTTCCAACGGTCTTTTATTAACAAATTGGGATAAAAATTTCCCTTATTTCTTTTAATTATACATTCAATTCCTCTGCGTACAATTTCTATTGAGGCATTAATAGCATCAGTATAATCATGTTGCAAATTGCCTATAATAGACGAATACGCAGGATTAATTCTGTATAATTTAATATCTTCTATGAATAACCTTTTACTTAAATTTTCAAAAAACAGATTCCTTTTCCAAAGGTCATTATTTTTTCTGTTATATGTTTTTCCCTTACCAGCGTCTTTTTGTTTAAATGATAAATCTTCAATAAAAACTGCTTTACACTTATAATATTTTGCAAGTAATGAAATCTTTTTTGAAATTTCAATTACTTCATGTTTAATTTTATTCTGAAAGTACTTTGCTTTTTCAGAATCAGTAGATAGTTTTAAAGAAATAAATTTATCAGTTAATTCCTTTAAAGAAAACTCTTGACAATGAATAATTTTATCATCTTCCATTATAGATATACCTATATTATTGGGATTCATATCTATTCCTAGATACCTTTCTTTTGAAGGAAATTTCTTTTCTTCATATTTAAATTCTTCAAAAGATATATAAATATATTTTAAGTCAAGTTTTACACAAAATTTATATCCTTTCTCACCAAACTTTATATCATTTAATTCTTGAAGTTTAAATAATTCTTTTTTAATATTCTTTCTTAAAGAAGGAAGGTATAAAGGTATATGCACATATTTATTTACTTTAAATATAATTTGATTATTATCAATTATATCTAAATTAAAATAAGAATTTCCTTTATTATTAGTTATTCCTTGACACGTAATAGGTGAAAGTTTATTTATTTTAAATTCATCTTTACTTATTTTAGCTTTACACCTTTCATAAAAATTATTCTTTCCTCCGAAAATAACCTTTTCATTTTGAAATCTTGTATAAACATCTTTTCCTTCTAAAATAGCATACTCTATTAGTTTAGAATTAAGTTTATTTATATTATTTAAATTAGAAAGTAAAAATTTTATTTTCTTAATATCAGATATCCCTTCAAAATATCTATTATAGGAGTACCTTACTACAGAGGAGAATTGTTTCATCAAAGAATGAATTTCTTTTAATGAAGTATCATCTGTAGTGTAAGGCATTTTAATAGTTTTCAAAAGTCTTTAATGTTTATTATAAATAGTAAAAATAAATATAATTTTTTTAACAAATCATTTTAAATCAAGTATTATATAAACAAACACAATGGACCTATAGCGCAACTGGTCAGAGCAGCTGACTCATAATCAGCAGGTTTCAGGTTCAAATCCTGATAGGTCCACTTTAAAATTTTATAAAAATGGTGTTAATATCAAGTAAAGTTATTTCTGTAACAGAAAGTAATTGGCAAGAACTAAAACCAAAATTAGTTTTAGAATTAAAAAATATTATAACTACTTGGGAAATCAAGAGATTAATACAAGCAGACAGTTTTAACAAATTTTTTGATGTTTTATATAGTAATTATGTACCATTAAAATTTGAATATGCAAGTATTATTGAAATTGAAAATATGAAACAATCTAAATATAAAGAATCAGAATTTATTATTTGGTTGTTAGAAACTTATTGTTTAAAAATTGAAAATTATAGTTTATCTAAATTAAGTAGTAATAATGAACTTACTGAACAAGTAATTAAATTACATAAAGATTTAATAGCAGGTAAATTTGATGAATTTAAATGGAAATCTCTTCGTAATAGTACTGGTTTTTGTAAAAAACCAATAAATATTGTTGAATATATTTGTTATTGCTCACTTAATACTGATGATTTTTATTTTATTAGTATAAACCATGTTATACGTCTTTTTTTCCATTATTTAGATGAAGACCGTAGTATTGGTGATAGTATTGCAGACACAATTGCACAAGAAATTACTAACAAACTAATAACCTTTTTATAAAAAAATGAACTCTATTTTAATAAAAGGAATTTATACTGAGTATGATGATATTTTTTTAATAGAATATCATTTTAAAAAATTTAAAGTTTCATTAAAAAATGATAGTTTTCATCTAACTTTAAAACTAGGTTCATTCACTAAACTTTATATTGAAGATAGTTTTAAACAAGTACATAGATTTTTTAAATTAACAGAAAAAGAATTACGAGAACTAGTTAAAACAATAACATTAACATCTTTTAAACAAAAATAATGGAAAATAGAAATCAAAAATGGGTCATTGATGATAATCAAGCTATGTGCTTTAATGGTTCTATCGTTAAGGATAGTTTACCTAAAGCGGTATATCTTTTAAAATATGAAAAGATGATAGGTATGTTTTTAGAAAAAGTATCTGATAATTTTATATTTAACCATGAATTATATAATAGTGGTTCTGATAGAATTATTAAAAGATGCGTTAATTCTTGGAATAAATCAGAAACAAACTTAGGTATTCTTTTTAATGGTCTTAAAGGTTCAGGTAAAAGCGTTACTGCAAAACTTATTTGTAATGAAATTAATTTACCTGTTATATTAATAAATAAAAATATAGGTGATATTTCTGAATATATCAATAATATACAGCAAGATATTATTATTTTTATAGATGAATTTGAAAAGATATTTCCTTATCAAATGCACAGTAGAAATAATGAAGATGATAAAGCTAATAAAGATAGTAATATGTTACTTTCTTTAATGGATGGTGCATTTACTTCTGAATATAAAAGATTATTTATTGCAACAACTAACACTCTTATAATAAACCCTTTTCTTTTAGAAAGACCTTCTCGTTTTAGATATACTTTTAATTTTACAAATGTTGATAATACAACATTAAATGAATTAATAGATAAATTATTAGTTAATAAAGAATTTGAAACGGATTTAATTGAAACAATTAATACATTAGAAAATTATTCAGTTGATACTGTAATTTCTATTATTAAAGAAATGAATTTATATAATGAAAAAGCTAGTGATTTTATAGATTTCTTTAATGTTAAAAGAAAAGATAGTGAAACTTATGATATATATGAAATGAATGATGATGGTACTTATGAGTTAGCTATTAATCATACAACATCACTTGATTATTTTTCAAAATCAAGAAACGATAATAAAAGAAAAGATATTATTTATGAAACTACTAAATTTGGTGGTTGGCTTTATGAAATTATTCATTACGAAAATGGTAATATAAAAGCTTATAAATATGAATACGATGAAGATGATAATAATAACAGAATTAAAGATAATGATGGTAAAGATATTATCTTTAAGTTAAAAGCTGTTAAAAAATCAAATTACACTCGTTATAGTGGTGATAGTAGTACAGTAGCTTTTTAAACAAAACAATTAATAATATGTTCGCAGAAGCAGGTAAAGGAAAAACTCACGATTTAGTTGAAAGTATAAATAAACTTTCTAATAAAAAAGATAAGGAATTTTTAAAAGATAATATCCTTAAAAAAGGACTTCCTTTAAAAGTAAATTATTTTTCTATTAGTTTAGAAACTATTGAAGAACTTAAAGCTTCAAAAATGAAAATTGATTCTAAACAAGAATTAGTAACTGAATGGGATGGAAAAAAACCAGTTAAAGGATTTTTAACTTATCTTATTATAAGTAAGTAAAATTATAACCATAAGAATTAATTTTCTTATGGGTTTTTATTTTAACAATATATCAAATATAATAGTATTATAATTGTTCTTAAACTTTAACATCTATAAAAAATGGTTCTTTCTGAAATAACAACTTCTTTAATTAAAGAAAATTCTCTAATTGAGAATCCTGTTTCTGTTAATAAAATTGATTTATCAAAACATAAATCAAAACAATATGAATTATATGATTCACTATTAAGTTCATTAATTGAAAATGATATAATCAACTTCAATATAATTGAACCAAAAAAAGGTTTATCATATTTTAATTTATTTAAAAAGACCTTAAATAAATTAAGGGAAGAAAATAGATTAAACGCTTGTATTCCAAATTTAAAGATACAATTTAAATTTCTTTCTTGCAACGTAAATGATTTATATAATCTTTTAATAGAATTTGCTGATACAAATCTTTTGGTATCTCATCCAACATTATTAAAAGATTTCACACCTGAATTACTAAAAAAATATATTACATATTGCTTAGATAATTCTATCGTACATTCTATTGTTAGGATATTATATGTCTTTGACAATAAATTATCTCTTGATAAAGATTATTATGAAGATGTTATTGTTAAACTTTTGGAAAGTAATTCCTTAATAAACAATTCTTCTCTTAGAGAAATACATCCTTTCTTATTAAAAAATAAATCTACATATACTAAACTATGTTATTTATTTTTAAATCAAGATAAAAATAATATTAAATATGTAATACCTCAATTAATATCTTCTAAAGAAGATTATCAATCATTAGTGGATAAATCTATTGAAGGAAGTTTTACTAAGTTTAATTTATCTTATGCTGATAAAAGATTCCTTTTAAAAGAAATAGATGTTACTTTAAGTAAGAATTATTACTTTAATATAACTGTTCTAATAAATGATAAAAGGTATGTGGATAATTCATTTAATAATGATACAGGTTTAATACCTCATTTTGATAATAAAGTAAATAAACTAATGCTTTATCTTCATGATGTAAAAGAAAATAAAGTAATTAGTTCAGTAGATATTTTTAATACAGATGAACTCAAATCTGGGTATGACTGGTTTAAATACTTGGATGCTTCAACCTTTGTTAAATTTGATAAAGCTCAAAATGAACTTGACCAAATGAAAAATAGAGCTTTAAAAGATAAAGAGAAAACCAAAGGGGGTATTCATGGTATTAAACGTGGTTCTAACGTTACCAAATCTAAAAAACGTAAATAACTATTAACAACCTTCAAAACCGTTTTAACTTTGATTAGAACGGTTTTTTTAAAATAAAAACTTTATGGTAAACAATTTTAAACAAGTTAAAAACATATTATCTTTTGAAGATAAAAATGATTTCTATTTAGTAGAAATTATTAAAAGAAAGAAAGATAATTCTCATGATTCTTCTTTTAAAAAGAATGAAAAACATATAAAAAGGTTTTATATTAATAATTTAGAAGATTTTGATGAGAAACAAAACTCAATAATAGAAACTTGTATTAGAAATAATGCAAGGGCGTATATCAAACTTAATAAACGCAATCATAAACATATAGCAAAAGTTATGAATGTAAAACTCGCTGAAATTTTACTTCATGATAATAACGATGAATATAAAAGACTCGAAACTTTATATTCAAAAGTAACAGGAAAATATTTTGTAAATAATGATAAAAAGTTTATTATAGATTTAGATGAAAAAGACCTTCATTTAAAAGAAGAAATACTTACATATTTAAAAACTCATAATGACTTTAAATTTTCTTTACATAAAGAGGATTTAGTAATAGATACATTCCCATCAAATACTGGTCTTCATATTGTTACTAAAAAATTTAATTTAAATATATTTAAAAAGAAATATCCAAATATCGATGTACATTCTGATAATATGGTCTTACTTTTCTTTAATAATCAACCTTTATAAGAGATAATTTTTTAACAAAAAAGAATCTTTCTTGTAATATAAATCAATTCAATGTTCAACTAAACAAAAAAAACAATGAAAAACTTTCTAATTCTTTTAATGCTTGTATTTACTTTCAGCATTACAACTTTTGCACAAACTCAAACTACCACAACACCTGATTATGGTTTTGCTAAAGGTCAAATTACTATTGGTGGTAATCTAATGGGTTACGCTGTTAAAACTAGTAGTCCCTCAATTACTGAATCAGCTTTTGGTGGTGGCTTAAATTTAGGTTATATGTTATCAGCTAAACATAATATTGCTTTAATGACAGATTATGTGAGTACATCTGATAATTCAAGACAAAATACTTTTGGTTTAAGTTATACTTTTTATCCACTAAATCAAAGAGTCGCACCATATTTACAAGTTAACGCAGTAAGATTTAATAGAACAGAAAATAGTGGTCTTGTTAGTTCTATTACTTCAGAAACGGAAACCACAGTTAGAGGTTATTCAGCTTATCTAAGTGCTGGAGTTTGTTACAGGGTACATACAGACTTTTGGATTTCAACTCAGTTTAACTTCTTACAATACCAAAGATATGATGATAGTGATTATACTGTAACTGAATTTGGTACATTACAAGCACCATTTACTTTAGGAGTACAATATTTCTTGAGTAGATAATACTTAAAAAACAATAACTTACTTAATAAAAAGTCTATTTTAAAAGAATAGGCTTTTTATTTTTAAATAAATATTTTATGAAAATAGAAAACAGAATAGAAAAAGCTATTTCTTTATACGGAAATAATTCAACTGAAAATTTAAATGATTTTAATTTTTTTAATTGTAGTAGAGAAGAATTAATTTCATCAAAAAAACACTACGAATATATAAGTGGTCGTGATAATTCAATTCCAGAAAATGAAGTTGAATTATATATAAAAATATTGGGAAAAGAAAAAATAAAATCTTATATTTTAGAAGATTTAAAAAATATAGATAATTTAAATTATTATTTCAGAAGGAATTTAGAAAATTTAGATTTTACTATTTCAGATTTAATAAACAATAGACAGTATTTACCAGAATTGTTAGATTATGATAATTCATATAGATTTTATAGTTTATTATCTAATAGTTTAAAAGAAAATAATTTTGATGAGGTTGTTTTATTTTTATTAGAATATATATTTATTAATAATGATTATTGGCAAACATATTATACTTTTTATGATACTTTTTTATCTAAAAATCCAGATTTATTTAAAAGAAATAAAGATATTCTTTTAGAAAATCTAATACAATCAATAAATAGTCAAAATATTTTAAATATTTTTTCTTTAATTATATGTAATATTGAATTAGATTTATCTACTGTAAAAGAAATTTATAACTTAATAAATTTATACGATTTAAGTTTACCAAAATTTATTTACGATTCATTTGATAACTCACGTTCTTTAGAATATGATAAAAGAAATAATAACCCATTAAAAAATAACTTAACTTTATTTTATGATTATTATCTATCATTAGATAGAGATAAAAATATTATAAAATATTCTGACCATATTTTTTATGACAATCATATTGTAAATCAAATTTTTATCGAAAAATTAAAAGAAATTTACACAAAAGAGTATATTATTGAAAATCCTAATTCTTTAAAAAATAATAAGATTCTAAATATGTTAATTAATAATAAAATATTAAATACTGATATTTATAATCTTTTATTAGAAAACAATATTGAAAATGTGTTTACTGTTGGATATAGTTATCGTTTTCATGATAATTATAAATTTATAAAAATAAAAATTTATGAAGTATTAGATATTTATGTCAATAATAAATATTATATAAATTCATTTAAAAGTGAAACTATGTATAGTATTTTAAATAATACATTAAATAAATTTTCTAAAATTGAATTAGTTTCTATTTTAGAAAAATATTTTATACCAATATTTGATTATTTTACTGAGATTGAAAAGAAAGAAAGAGAAAATAGGGTTTATTCTGATGAGCTTTTATATGATGATAGAGTTGATGTTGAGGAATATAAAAATGATTTTTACAATTCAAAAAATGATTTTATTTTTTTAGTTGAATGTTTCATAATCAATATATTGAATATTAAACAACAATATGAATTAATAACCAAATATGATTATAAATTAATTGATGTTATAAAAAAACCAAAAACAAGTTTATTTTTAAAACTTGCTTCCTTTGATAATAATTATTTTATGAGATATTTATTTCTTTTAAAACTTAACAATTATGAGAATATTTCGTATTATAGAAAGGAACAAAGAAAAACTAAAAGTAAAAGTTTAAAACATTCAGGTGATGCCATGTTGGTAGCAAAATCTTGTTAACAATAAAAATCTTTTTATGGAAAAAATAGAACTGCAAGAAGTGGAAATTATGGATGAAGATACTATTTCTTCAAAACAAATAGTCCTTTATAATGACGATTTCAATACATTTGATAATGTTATTAAATGTTTAATGGTTTATTGTAAACATGTGTATGAACAAGCACTACAATTTGCTATGCAAGTGCATGAAAAAGGTAGATGTTCCGTTAAAGAGGGTTCATATAAAGAATTAAAACCTATTTGCGAGGCTTTACTTGAGAAAGGTTTATCAGCTCAAATAGAATAAAAGATATATGAAACATAACATACAACAAGAAAAATTTTCTTTATTTATTGAAAAAAATTTCATAATAGAATATGAAAAAAATACCACATCATATAGAATAGATGTTTATAATGATGTAAAAAAATATGATAAATATCTTATTGACAAATATATTAAAACGGATGATACTTTTCGAGTACTAAACTTATTTCAAAATTTAAAATTAGAATATTATAATGGTTTATTATCATTAAATTTTGAAAGAAAAGAACATATTTATATAAATTATAGTTCTCTTGAATATGGTACTCAACATAATAAAGAAAAATTCCTAAACGAAGTAATTAAATATTTACCGCAAACAGATTTAACTAAAAAAATAGATTTTTCTAAAAGAAATATTTTTGGTAGTACAAATCATGTATTTATTAAAGACATACCTTTTTTTAATGAAAAATTTATTCCATTAAATGTAGAACCTTATGTAAAAAATGCTATTACTAATAATAATTTTTTAATAAATTATATATAGTAAGGATATTATTCACCGTTTTAACAAAAAACATTATTTCTTGTAGTATAAATCAGTTCAAACAAAACAACAATTAAACAAAAACAATTTTCTCTTATGAAAAGATTCCTTTTCCTCTTATGTACAATCATTACTTTAGTATCGATGCAATCATGCGAAATGATTGAATCTGGATATGTTGGTATCAAAGTTAATAAAACTGGTGATAATCAAGGTGTTCAAAACATAGTAGAAGTTACTGGGTGGTGTTTCTATAATCCAATTACAAGTAGTATTTACGAGTTTCCAACACACGTTCAACACGTAGATTATGAAGCTTTTGAAGTAGGTGCTAAAGATGCTGCATTATTTACTATTAAACCATCATTAAATTATATGGTTTCACCAAGTAAAGTACCATTTATCTTTGTTAAATATAGAAAACCTTTAAATGAAATTGAACAACAATTTATCAGAACTACATTATTTGAAGCTTATAAAATTTCAGCAAACAGGTATAGTTCAGATAGTTTACTTAAATCAAGACAAATCTTCGAGGATAATGTAAGAAAAATCTTGGTTGATTCTTTAGGAAAAGATGGTTTTATTTTAAATCAACTAACTTGTAATATCTCAATTCCAAAAAGTTTGCAAGAATCTATTGAAAGAAAAAATAATAGCGTTCAGGCATCAATGCAAGCAGAGAATGAAGTTAAAACAGCTGAGGCTAATGCCAGAATTGCAATTGCCCAAGCCAATGGAGAAGCACAGGCTGCATTAATCGCAGCGAAAGCTGAGGCTGAAGTAAATAGACTACGTCAACAAAGTTTAACACCTTTGCTTATTCAACAGCAGTATATTCAAAAATGGAATGGTGTTTTACCTCAATATGGACAAGTTCCTTCTTTAATGAAACAAGTTCAATAAGAAGAAATAAAATTATATTAAAAGACTTCTATTTTAAAAGATAGAAGTCTTTTTAAATAAAGATAAATATGTTTATAAAAATAATTATAACAACAAATACATTTTTCTATTCTGAATGTATTACTAGTATATATGGGAATGGTAGTAGTTTATTATATTGTGAATATATCAATAGTCAATACTGTTTTAATTTTGAAAAAGCTACTGAATGGAATGCTTATTTCAAAATTAATGAAAATTTATGGATTACTTTTCAATTACCTATGTCAGATTTTCATTTAAATGATGTGTATTTATTTTTAGACTTTCGTGATAAACATTCATATAATAATTTATCTAATTTTTTTAAAAAATTTAAACCAAATGAATATAAATATTAATACAGAACATTGTTTTTATCAAGAAATTAATTATTATTTAGAATATAATATTAAACCAATTTTTATTTTAATAAATAAGTTTTTTTCTGAGGAATGGTTTCTTCCTTTAATTGGTATAACTTATTTTTATAATAATTTATTTCATAATAAAACAGTTAAATCTTTAAGAAAAACTCATCTTTATGAATATATATTATTAAGTTTTTTACGTATTAGGATGAAACTTGATAAATTAAATAAAACCACAATAAAACAAAGTGTTGATAATTTTATTCATCATACACATATAACATATTATACAGAAAATATTTGTAAAGAATTAATAAAATATTATGGTATTGAAATTATTAAATTTTTACCAAATAAATTCTTTACTAAAAAACTGTATATTTTTATGTATGATTTATTAGGCAATGAATTGCTTTCTTTACATAAAATATCAAATTCTTTCAAAGACAAAGGTTTTCACCTTGCTTTTCCTTGAATTTAACTCAAAAACTTTATAAGAATGTAAACATTCCTCAATAGAAACTCTATATTTCAATCCAGAGTTTTTTATTTTAAGGGAAACTTCCTTCCAATCCTTACATTTAATAAAAGTTTCCTTCCAACGGTCTTTTATTAATAGATTTGGATAAAAATTTCCCTTATTTCTTTTAATTATACATTGAATTCCTCTGCGTACAATTTCTATCGAGGCATTAACAGTATCAGTATAATCATGTTGCAAATTGCCTATGATAGATGAATACGCAGGATTTATTCTGTATAATTTAATATCTTCAATAAATAATCTCTTTGAAAGGTTCTCTACAAACAAATTTCTTTTCCAAAGGTTATTATTTTTCCTGTTATATGTTGTTCCTTTACCAGCATTTTTATCTTTAAAAGATAAATCTTCAATAAAAACAGCTTTACAATTATAATATTTTGCAATCAAAGAAATCTTTTTTGAAATTTCGATTGTTTCAAATTGTATTTTATTTTGAAAGTACTTTGCTTTATCAGAAGAAGAATCTAATTTTAAAGAAATAAATTTATCTATTAACTCTTTTAAAGAAAATTCTTGACAATAAATAAGTTTATCATCTTCCATAATAGAAATACCTATATTATTAGGATTCATATCTATTCCTAGATATCTTTCTTTTGAAGGGAGAAATTTCTTTTCTTCATTTTTAAATTCTTCAAAAGAAATATAAATATATTTTAAATCAAGTTTAATAGAAAATTTATAACCTTTTTCAAAATTAGGTTTTACATCATTTAATTCTTGAAGTTTATACAAATCTTTTTTAATATTTTTCCTTAAAGAAGGTAAATATAAAGGTATATGTAATTTTTTATTTACTTTAAAAATGATTTGATTATTATCAATTATATCTAATTCAAAATAAGAATTTCCTCTATTATTGGTAACACCTTGACACGTAATAGGTGAAAGTTTATTTATTTTAAATTCATCTTTACTTATATTTCCTTTACATCTTTCATAAAAATTATTCTTTCCACCAAAAATAACCTTTTGATTTTTAAATCTTGTGTGAACATCTTTTCCTTCTAAAATAGCGTATTCTATTAATTTAGAATTTAAATCTTGAATATTATTTAAACCTTTAAGTAAAGACTTTATTTTTTTAATATCAGTTATTCCTTCAAAATACCTATTATAAGAAAACCTTACTACAGAAGAGAATTGTTTCATTAAAGAATGAATTTCTTTTAATGAATTTACATCAGTTGTATAAGGCATTTTAATAGTTTTCAAAAGTATTTAATGTTTATTATAAATAGTAAAAATAAATTATTCTTTTAACAAATAGAAGTCTTTTCTGTATTATAAAATAATAAACATTTATAAAAAAATGATATACTTTACATCAGACCTTCATTTCCACCACAAAAACATTATTAAATCCTTAACTAAATGGGATAAGAATACTCCTTGTTTAAGGAATTTTTCCTCTATTGAGGAAATGAATCTTACTTTAATAAATAATATTAATCAAACAATTAAAAATCCCCAAGAAGATATACTTTTTATATTAGGTGATTTTTCATTCTCTCGAAAAGAAAAAGATTTAATTGAAATAAGGAATCAAATTCTTTGTAAAAATATTTATTTTGTTGTAGGAAATCACGATTGGCAGTTTGAATCTCCTGTTATTAGGGAATTATTCACAAAGGTTTCTACCTTTAATCAATTAATTCTTTATAAAGATTATACTTTTGATTTGTATGATATACCTTGCTATTTGAAAAAACATACACAAAAGGAAGTACTTTCAAAAATAGAATTATTTCATTACCCAATAAACGTGGATATTTATAGTGAATATAAATATTTACATTTACATGGACACCTTCATACCACACTTTCTTTACAAGAACAACTTAATTCTAAATATAATAATGTATTGGATATTGGTGTAGATTCTCATCCTGAGTTAAAACCTTATACTATAGATGAAATCCTTTTAACTAAAAAGGAAAATTTCTATAATATGTATAAAGCAGGTAAATGTAGTATTGATGATTCTGATGATTATGTTGATAAATGGCACAATTCAAAAGAAATTGGTATTCCATTAAATAAATTCTTAGGATTTCCTACAAATAAAGAATACGAACTTTACCTTAAAGGATTAGATTTTTAAATTATCTTGTTATGACCATTTACATCTTTAATAATAATCTTTTTTATTTAGAGATACATAAAGTATTTACTCTTATAAATTCTAAATTCTATGAATTTGATAAGGGTATTATACCTGCATTAAAAAGATTACTTGATATGACAGCTAATGATAGCAAGTTAAAAAATTTTAAGATGTATAAATACTTCTGTAATTTTTTATACGAAGTATGTTTTGAGAAATCTAGGATATTAAATACTATCAAAGATAATGAAGTTTTAGTTTATATTATTGAAAAAAATAATCTAACTGATGATTTAGAAACTTTAGAAAAATTATATTTTTCAAATAACGCACTTTCAGATGAAAAAATATTTAAACAAGTTTTAGATACTTTTAAACCGAAGTTTCAATATTATAATTTTAATAATTTAAATAAAAAATTATTTGAATCAAAGACTGTTCGTAATTATATAGTTGATATATTTAAAAGAACATTACAGGCATCAAGTATACCATTATTATCCATACCAAAACCTACCGAATATAATATATTAACTGAATCTGAATATATTGATATTGTTTCATATGGTTTTAAGAAATATCAAAATTCTGGTGTTTTTGAAACTGATAAATCTCGGTATTTTACACCAACAATACAACAGTTTATTGATTTCATTAATAAAGAAAGTAAAAATATTAAATCTTATCATTCTTCTGATAGTGAGAATACAGTAATATCATATAAAAAATTATTTGAAATGAGACATAATCAAACCCATTTCTTTACTCAAGAACAAATTAATACTTTAATTGACTTACATAAAGAATAAATGTTAAATATAATTTTAAGTTCAAATAAATTTGTTTATCAGGAAATAGGTCAGGAAGACTATGGATATACTGGTTATCTTAAATATAATCAATATATACCTGAAGCAGAATTTTTCGTAAGTTATCTTTATTGCAATAGTAATATTTTTCTACATGAGTATCAGGAATATGGTTTAAAATATTCTTTTAAAGAAAAAATAGAAGATATTGAAATAGCAAAACGTTCAATTGGTACTAATAATAAATTTATAAACCATAAAACTCCTTTCTATATAGGTGGAAATTATTCATTAAATAACGACGTTAATTATTTTGTTACCTTATTACCTTTAAGAAAAATCTCTACTAGAAAAGAAAGGTATACTTTTAATAATGATTCTGAATATCATAAAATTACAACTTACAAAATAGATTTTTCATTACGAGAAAAACCATCTTTAATTAAAAAAATAAAAACATTTTTAAAGAAAGTATTATGTTAAATATTAATATTTCTTGTTTTCACAGTATTTACTTTGAAAGAAGTTTTCTACCTAATTTATTTAGTTTAAGTTTTGATTTTATTATTAGTTTTGCTTTAATTAATACAATTTTTAATGAATCTAATAATAAAAGAATATTTTGTACATTTTTAAATTTATCAAATGGTCTACCTCAAAAGATATTAAGAAAATATCCACATTTTAGTAAACAAATTTATCATCTAATAATAGAACATAATATTAATCATATATCAAAAATTAATTTAAAAGATAGAACGTATGAAATGTATAAAATGGTTTATATTAGAAAATCACATGATACTTTTATAAAATACTTTCCAAAAGAAATCTTAGAACAAATAAAAAATGAAATTAAAAATAATTAACTAATTAAAAAAATAATTATATTCTTATGAAAGAAGCCATAAAAATAAGTGAACTTAAAACAAACCTTGAGACAAATGTTAACCTTAACTATGACGAACATATTGAAAAGATTAATAACCTTCTTTTAGAAGATTCACAATCACATGGACCAAGACAAACTATAACTTATGAAATTAATTATAAAGATGAATATATTTGTGATAGTGTAACAAATTTTTTATCTGAATATTATGAAAAAGAAGGTTATTCAATAGAAATAGAATACAATTCTAAATATAGATTAGGTAATAAACTACATATTTCTTACAGTTAAAATTATGAAAAAAGATAAACAAAATGTAGAATTAAAAGCTGTTAAAGGTGCGGGTTTTATGTCTTTGGTTAAAGAGTTAGATAAACAAATAGTTTGGACCAAGGAGTTAACTAAAAAAGTTTTAAATAAAAAAAAATAATACTATGAATAAACAAGAAGAGAAAGATTCACCAGGTTATAAAGCATTAGAAAGGGATTTAGAAGCTCAATTACTAAGGTCACATATAAAACCAAAAGAAGGTGCTGGTTACAAAGGATTATTTAACCAAATAGAGAAAAATTTAGTATGGAAAAAGAATAAAACTTTTCACATAATAAAATTTACTCAAAATAAAGTGAGTTTTGAAGTATTGGAAGATACTTTTGCTGATTACCATTCAGCATTAAAATACTTAGATAAGTATGAAGTACTTAATTCTGAAAATGAGAATAATCTTTATTTAGTTACAGATTCATTAGGTTATTTTTTATCTACAGGTTTTTATGATAAAGAAAAACTTATTTCTTTAAGAAAAATTACTGTACAAAAGAAAGTAACTTTTACAATAGAATGTGTACATGAAGATTTCTTACTTGAAAAAATACAATCTTTCTGTAAAGAAAATAATATCACTTATAAACTAAACTAACATTTTATGAAATTAGAACTTACAAAAGAACAAATTGAAAATATAAATAACGAATTATCAAATAAATATTATATATGGAGGGAACAAGGTATTGCGATACAACCTCAAGGTGTACCTTTACATGTAACTGAACCTGTTCTATATAATAGTTATATTACACATGGAGTAAGTGGTGGAAATTGTTGGAATAATAATAAATATCGGTTTGATAATGGTAAGGACGATAGGAAAGAATTTATTACTATAAGGTTAGTTCTTTCTGAATTAAGAATTCACCATTCAATAATTGAACAAACTTATAGGGATATTGATAGACTTTTAATTGAGAATGATGATTATTGTGATACTCATTATTATGGAAATTATGATAATTATACAGTTGAATATATACCACTTTCAAAATTACTTAACTATTTACAAGGTTTTAGATTAGAAAATGATACTATTTCTTTTAATAAAAATAAAATTGATAATATTCTTACTGATTTAAGTATATTAAAAAAATCTTGTGTTAATATATTAAAAATATTTAATATTGAAACTAATGTGGATTTTATTAATCTAAATTTAGAACCTAATTTTACAAGTTATAATATTTATATTAATATATTAGATGATAATGGTAATGTAGAAGCTGATGATATTATTAATATTACAGATGAACAAGGTTTTTTAAGAGTATATGATACAAGTGAACAAGAGAGTCATATGATTCCAATAAGGTTTTTCTCAATGAATGAGAATGAAATAAAAAAAGAATTAAATCTTTTGTAATGGAAATATTAATTATCAGAGATTGTATTTTTTATTATGAAGTTAGTAAGTTCTGTTATGTATTTATACTATCAAGTGGTAATTATCTTTATAATAAAATTGTACAAACAGCTGATATGAAATTCATAATAAATTATCCTCATGGGAATACTTTTTTCATTATAGATAAAAAATATTCACATTTTAACATAATAAATATAATCACTTTGTGCAACTACATAATCGTATGGAATTAAATGAATATAGAATATAATAAAATATATAATCAAAGCTGTCTGGAAATATTAAAAGATATTCCTGACCAAGAAATAGATTTAGTAGTAACATCACCACCTTATAATATGAATCTTCGTATTAGAGGTAATAAATATGTTAAAAGAAGTTATAAAGAAAAAGGCTTCTCTACAAAGTATGATGGTTTTAAAGATGATTTACCTATTGATGAATTTTATAATTTACATAAATCTATATTAACTGAATTATTAAGAACAAGTAAAATTATATTTTATAATATACAAATAGTTACAGGTTCTAAAAAAGCTTTTTTTAAATTAATAGGTGATTTTTCTGAACAATTAAAAGATATTATTGTTTGGGATAAAGGACATGGTCAACCGTCTATGTTGCCAGCTGTTTTGAATAGACAAAGTGAATTAATTTTAATATTTGATTCTACCAATGCAATAAGTAGACAATTTGATAAAGTTAACTTTAAAAGAGGAGAATTATCAGATACTTGGAAAATTAATAGAGGAAAGAAAATTCTTAAAGAACATTCAGCCGTTTTTCCAGAAGAATTAGTTGAAAAAATAATATTAAATTTTAGTAATGAAAATGATTTAATATATGACCCATTCTCAGGTACAGGAACTACTTGTTATGTTGCAAAAAAATTAAACAGAAGATTTTTAGGTACTGAAATAGTTAAAAAATATTTTGACTTCTCAAATGAAAGAATAAACCAACTTAATAAATAAATAATTATGCAAGACTTAATAACAACCATACAAAATTATAATTCTTTAAGAGAAAGAATTATTCATATAAGTAAAAATCTTTTTAAAATACACAATATTAATTTAGAATATATCACAAATATTGAACATAGAAAAAGAGAGAATGATTTAGAATTACAACCTTATTCAATATCAATTTATAAATTTAATACTTCAGAATATATTCATGTTACTTTTTTAGAAGATGAATATTATGGTGAAGGTAAAACCGAATCATATTTAAATATACCATTTAATTTTCTCACCTCTACTGATGAAGAAATTCTTTCTTTTATAGAAGAGGCTAAAGAAAAAGAAAGACAAAAGGAAGAAGAATATAGAAGTAAATTTCTAAAAGAAAACGAAATTAAACATAAAGAATATATTAAATCTGAATATGAAAAATACTTTAACAAACAATAAACTTTCTTTACAAGAAATTAAATCTTCTTTTGAAAATATATCTTTTTTAAAGAAAAGATGTTCTGAAATATTTAAAATTTTTGGTATAGATATTAATTATAATGATTTTAATTTAAATATTGTTAATCAAGCTTCTAATGTTAAAGTAGATTTTTCATATCATTTTCGCAAAAGAAAATATTCTTTCTTTGATAAAGATGGTTTTATTGAAGCCGAATATTATGTGGATTATGAAGAATTTAATATAATTAATATTCCTTTACGATTTATATATGAAACTGATGAGAATATACAAAAAGAAATAGAATTATTTAACAAAAAATAAATCTTTTTATATTATAAGCATGTTCAATCCAAAAAAAACGTTTCAAAATGTTAAAACCTAGAAGACCAAATAATTTATCGAAATTAAATAATAGTAATCAATCTAATGGTAAATATTTTAAACCTGAATCTAAAGGGAAACGTATAAATAACAAGTCCATACTTGATACACATCCTTTTATTCCGTTAAGAAAAGCTATATCAATATCTTTTTTTGATGTATCAACCAATTTAGGTCGTAATAATGGTATTGATGAAACTTTTGAAATTAAATCTATTAAACAAATAAAGAAAGATTATAAGGAAACTATATTAAAGTTTGTTAATATATTTCCTGAAACAAAAAATTTACCTAAAATAGAAGATTTAGAAAAAGAAATAGATATTTGGATTTCCCAAGTAACAAAACATTCAAAAGTAACAAAAGAAACTGATAGAATGTTTATTTCTTTTCTAAAAGAAGAAATTTTAAATGAAAAATCTTTTTCTTTTGATGAGAAAGATTGTATTAAAATAATTGGTCCAGCTTATCTTATTCTAACAGAAATATTTAATCAAACATATGATTCTTTAAAAAATTTATATGCTATTAAATATTTTGAATCTATAAAAGGTTCGATTCAAAACTTTAAAGACTTACGTTAAAAAATCATTTTCTCTTTAAAAAGAAATTATTTTAAAGGGAAGATTTAACCTTTATGAAACATTTTGAATCTTATTATAATTTTGGTAAATATCATCCCAATGTCGATGATAAACTTAATATAATCGAAAATAATTTAAATAAATGTCTTTACCATAGAGAACTATTATTTAAAGATAGTAGTATCATTTTTAATTTAAAATATGTTTTAAAAAGATATTACTGTAACCCAAATAGATATTATCATAATTTAAATCATATTATATTTATGACTTCAATGTTTTTTGATTTAAAAGAATATAAAAAAATCAATGATAATGAAAAATATTCTATTTTACTATCTATTTTGTTTCATGATATTGTATATGATATTAAATCAAGTACAAACGAAGAAGATTCTGTTGAAATCTTTTTATTATATTATAATTCATTAAGTACTATCGTACAAAAACAAATAGATAAAGATTTAATAATAAATTTAATTTTAGTAACAAAAAATAGAACTTTAAAAAAAGGTGTTTCTTTACCTTATAAAATTATACATCGTTTAGATAATGCCATAATTAGAGAAAATAAAAATACAGATATTCTTTTAGAATATGAAACAAATATTAAAGAAGAATATCTTCAATATTATTCTTTTGATGAATATTATTTAGGTAGAAAGAAATTCTTACTCAAAGAAATAGAAATCTCTGGAAATCAATCTCTTAATGTAATATTAGAAAATTTAAATATAAATTATATTAATGAATTAAGTCATCAAATAATTACTAAAAATTTTAAAAGTTAAAATTATGTACGTACAAGGATGGAAGCAACCTGTTTATTCAGTTATAAATAAAAAATTAATTTGGACTAAAGACAAACGTAGAACCTATGAAAATTGGGAACGTGAGTTTTATATAAATCAAAGATATTTAATACAACTTATTAGATTATAATTTCTTTTAACAAAAAAGAATTATTTCCTTAATATAATAAAACCCTTCTAAAAATATGAGTACTTTTAAAGTATCAAAAGAAATAATTGAAATTTTCCCACATCCAAATGCTGATAGTTTAGAAATTGGTAAAGTAGGAACTAGACAAGTGGTAGTTCAAAAAGGTTTATACCAAACAGGTAATGAGGTTATATTTGCACCAAGCAAATCAGTTTTACCTGAAGGGAGAATTAAAACTGAATTTAAAGATTATCTTGTTGGTGATAATAAAGATAGAGTATCATCTATTCATTTAAGAAATGAACTTTCTGACGGAATTATTATCCCAAAAGAATTAATTGATTTTGATTTAGATACTGTTTCTATTGGTGAAGATATTTCTCAGAGATTAGGAATATATAAATATGAAAAAAAGATTCCCGAAGAGCTTCTTCCTTTTGTAAAAAATATTGATTTTCCAAATTATTACAAACACGATTGTGAACAATTTAGAATTTATTCATCTCAATTAGCAGACGATGAACAAATTTCAATAGAAGAAAAAATACATGGTACACAAGTTACAGCTTTTTATGACTTTGATGTAGAAGATGGGTTTGTTTCAAGTAAAGGTTTACTTGATGATGGATTCTGTTTTATTAAGTCTGAAGGTTTTCAATTTGATTATATTAAGGCTGTTAATAATACTGGGATATTTGAATTAATTAAAAAACATTTTTCTACAGGACAAGTTCAAGTCTTTGGAGAAGGTATTCCAGTATTTAGTGGTTTTAATTATGGTTTAAATTCTGATACTAAAAGAGTTTTACTGTTTGATGTTTTTCATAATGGAAAAAGAATTCCTTATAATGATTTACATCAAGATTTTAAAGATATTTGGGTTCCTGTTTTCTACATTGGAAAAATTAAATTTGATGAGGAAAGAAATCTTTCCAAAGAATTAGTAGATTTTCGTTCAGGAAAAGAAACAGTTTCAGGAAAATCTTTACATATTAAAGAAGGTATTGTGATTAGAACAATCGAATACAAAAGAGCTTTCGATAACACAAAACTTATTCTTAAATTAATAAATCCAAAGTATAAAGAAAGCGGAGAAGAAACTAACTAAAAAAATATTAGAAAATTTAAGCGTGAAAACTGATTTTTAAAACCTATTTTCTTTGAGGATAGGTTTTTCTTTTAACAAAAGTTTACTTTTAAAGTAATATTAATACAAACTAATTTTATTTCCTTTATGAAAAACCCTTTCTTAGATAAACTTTCTTCTGAAAAAAATTCTTTTATATTAGATAATTTAAAATCTAAATTAAAAGAATTAAATATTTCTCATAAGGAGTTGGCTACTAGAATGGGTTACGAAAATCCTAAAAATTTATACCCTAAACTTAGAGGTGAGACTTTATTAAATGTAAAAGATATAACAGCTTTTAATATGGTTTTACCTAAAAAAGATAAACTTCTTTTAAATGAAGGTTATTCTTTAGAAAATGATTCTTTTTTTCATAATATTGAAAAGAATATATGTAAAGAAATTCAAAGATTTTTTATTTCACAGTTAAATAATCAAAATGAAATAAGTTTTTATTTTGTAAATTATCTTGATTTAAGACATTGGGATTCCACCGAAGGACCGCAACCTAATATTAAATTTATATTTAAAAATCCTAAAAATAATAAACTTTATTATATTAAAGAAAGTTATCGTGATTATAAAGATGAACCTATTCAGGTAGATGAATTTACAATTGGTTTAATTGAAAAGAATTACGATATATTCTTTAAATATTGTAAAGATAATACAAATAAAGAAAGGTCAGCTCACTATTGGAATAGTAAAGGTGAACCAGTAGAAAAGAAATATGAAGATAAATCAGTTGTTTCAGAATATTGTTTTGAATATTTTAAAGACAATATTGATAAAACAAGAAAGATAAATCTTTTAATAGAAGGAAATTCTTCGTATGATTTTGAATTTTATCAGCACATACTCTTCAATACAGAAGAAGGTGAAGATTATTTTGAATCTCGAAAAAAACATGGTTATTCAACAGACTATGATGAACTATTAAGTTGTTATTTAATTGCAAAAGATTTTGTTGATGAATTTAACCCAAGAGCAAAGAATAAAAATCTTTTCTTAAAAGAGTATGAATTTTACACAGTAAAAAACATTCTTAAAAAAGAAAAAACTTTAGAATAAAAAGAATTTTTAACAAAATATATTTCTTTTAGTATTATAACCACAATTAATGTTCAACTTAAATTTCTAATAAAAATGTTTCAACCTAAAACAACATCATTCCAAAAAAATTCTAATCCTTCAAAAGAAAGAATTTATTCAGTACCAGTTTCTTACCTTAAAGAAGGTAGCAACATCATTTTAAAACCTTATATGTTTGAAAGAGGTTGCGATGGTAATAATGTTACAATTGTTTGTGATGGTAATGGTAATCAAAAACCTTTGATTCCATCAAATATTTCACCTACTGTAGAAAATGGTTTTATCAGAGCCAAAGTAGGTGTAAGACAAGGTGATTTAGTTATCAATGCTGTAATAACAGAAGATAATGAGACTAAAATATTTATTACTAGAATTACTGATATTAATATTAGTACATTAGATTCACAACCTAAAGCTAATATTAAAACAAAATTATTAGCTAAATGGTCTAAGAATTTTGAAACAAATAAATATTCTTGGTTTTGTTCAAAAAGAACAATTGACCCTCAATTTGCAAATGCTATTATTGCAGCAGTAGCAGCCCTAGAAGCTAACCAACTTAACGTGCCTATATTCGTTATAGATAACCAAGGTTTGATGCTCACACCATGCTCACAAGGTGTTATTACAAAAGAAACAGAAGATAATCTATATAATAGATATATTCAACCATTTCTTTCAAAAGAAGAAGATTTTATTGAAGAAGATACAAATTCTTCAGTAATTAAAAACTATTAATAATTAACTTTCCTTCACAGACAAATCCCCTTTCTAAAAGAATAGTACCCTTTTTAGGGTGTTGAAATTTTCTAAAAGAATATTTATTTTTAAGGAAAGGGAATTTTTTTAAGACTTCTTTTTTAACAGAAAGAAGTCTTTTTTGTATTATAATTAAACCTTTAAAAAAATCTTTTCTTTAATATGTCAGCATTTGAAATATTCTCAATCTTTACATCTATTATAATAACAAGTTGCTTTTTAGTTACTTGGAATATTATTAATTATTGTAAGAATTTTGTTGATAAATATAATAAAGATTACAATAATCTTGTAGATGATTATAATTCTTTACTTAAAGAACATAAACAAAATATTGAAGACTATAATTTTCTTTTAAATGATGTAAATGAAAACCATATATTTAAATATAATATGATGGTTGATAAATATAATGATTTATTACTTGAAACAAAACTTCTTAAAGAAGAACCTAAAGAAGTACATTTAAATTTTTTACTTGAGAAAGTTTCTTTATTAGGAGAAGAATCTTTAACTGAAAAACAAAAATTATATTTAAAAAAGTTTTCTTTAAAATGATACAAATTTTTAATAATAATTTTATTTACTATGAAAGTAGTAATTTTAAAAAATGTTTAAATTTTTATTTAGGTAATCTTATTTTTATAGATACAGGATTATTATATAATAAAAGTTTTATTTATGAAGTATATAAACTTTTAGATTTAAAATATATATTAAAAGATTTAAACTATAAACATAAAAGTAGAATTAAGACATTTACTCAATATTGTTATAATTTTAATAACGATAATAAACCTTATTTATGAGAATAAAAATATTTAATAATAATCTTTTTTATTTTGAATTAAATTCTAATAATAAAGATTACTACTATTCAAATATAAAAATTATTGATATTGGTTTTCTTTTAAATAAAGAATTTTTATTTGAACTTTATCAAGTTATAAGAAGCGATTCTTCTATTCAATTAACAACTTTTAATATTCATTATTTATATGATAAATGTAGATTTTTTATTGATTTTAATTTAGAATATAATTTAAATGATAACCCATACCTTTATTTATGAAAATTTTTATCTTTAAAGAAAACTTGTTTTATTGTGAGTGTTATACCCCTTTTAGATTTGGTAGTCATATTATATTTTTATATATAAATTCTTATTTTATTGAAACAAATGATTTAAATATAGTGTATCATTTTGATAATACTTTTGAATATTCAATACGTTTTAATTTAAAACCTTTTGACAAAACAAATGATAATATAAATCAGTTATTTCTTATTTTAAAATATGCTTCTAAAAGTAGAAGTGTAATTTTTTCAAAAAAAGAATCTTATTATTACAAAACGAAATGAGAATATTAATCTTTAATAACTATATGTATTATTTTGAATTTTTTCATACGCACAGTACATATTACAAAAATCCATTATATTTATATATAAATTCTTATTTTCTTGAGACAAGTAATATTGATATTTATTATTATCTAGTAAAATATTTTGAATATAGTATTGTATTTTTTAGATATAAAAAATCACTTGAAAATATAAAAGATTTATTTTTAAAATTAAAATTTGAATATAATACTTTTGAATCCATACCTTTCTTTTATAAAAAACGAAATGAAAATATTAATCTTTAATAACAATTTGTTTTATTTAGAAAATGATTTTCAATTCTATGAAACATTCTTATTGATAAATTCTAAAATAATTGAAACTAACAAGCTTATAACAATATTTTTATTTGTTAAACGAGATAATAAGAATTTACAAACAGTATATAATTTTTGTAATATATCTTTAAATGTATTGTATGAAGTTGCAATGGAATATTACAAAATTAATGTTTTAAATAAACCTTTAACTTCAAGTGGTATAGCTTATAAACCTTTCTTTTATAAAAAACGAACATGAACACTAACAAATACTTAATAGTTGGGTTGGGCAATCCTGAAGATAAACATAGATTCAATAGACATAATATTGGATATAGAGTTGCTGATAAGTTTGCAAAACATTATCAAGGAAAAGAATTTAAACATTACAGTAAAAACTCTTTACTTTCAAAAGTAAATTTTTCTGATAAGGAAATATATGTTTTAAAACCATTAACTTATATGAACTTATCAGGTCTTGCAGTAAAAGAAATTATTAAAGATTTTGATATTCCTTTAGAAAATGTTTTAATTATAACAGATGATATTTCTTTAGATTTTGGTAAACTAAGATTAAGAAATAAAGGAAGTGCTGGTGGTCACAATGGTTTAAAAAACATTGAAAAAGAATTACAAACTGATGAGTATTCTCGTCTTAAAATAGGTATTGGTTCAGACTTTAAAAAAGGTGAACTAATTGATTTTGTACTAGGTAATTTTACAATGGAAGAAGAACTTGGTTTATCTTTAATTCATCTTGAATCTTTTAAAATAATTGAAAACTTTATTAACTAAAAATATGTATATAATCACTTCTTATTACTTTTCAATATTATTAGTTCTATTCATAATAGTAACTGTTTTATTTAAACCTTCTTTATTTAAAAGGTTTATTATATTGTACTTTAAATTGTTTGGTATTGATTATTATGATAATTATTATGATTTTGAAAAATTTTTTATATGGATAGCTTTAGTACTTTTCATATTATTACCTTTTATTGCAATACCATTAATATTACTTATTTTATTTATTGGAAGAATAATTAAAATATTAAAAAATTAACTTTCTTTAAGAAAAAATATATTATTAAAAGAAACTAAACTTTAAAAGAAATGGAAAACGCTTTAAACGCTATAATTCTTGATAAACTATTAGCGAAAACAGCAAACAATGTTAGTATTAATAATAGTGTTGAAACTTTTCTTTTTAAAAGAAAGGAGTTTTTAAATAAATATCCATTAGACTGGAAAATATCTAATACAAAAGAAGAAATCGTAATGGTATCTACCTGTCCTTTTAGTAATAAAATTTTTAAAATTGAAGGTTATCGACATAAACTCGAATACATATTAAAATTATTTTTAAACGGTCAAGAAATACATAAAGATAGTAAATATATTGAATTTAAAAACACTCGTGATAAAATAGATTTACTAAATGAATTTAATGAACAATATGAAAAAAGTAAAACTGATATACTTTCTTTAGCCGAATCTTTAAGATAAAAAATAACCTTTTATGCAAATAGAAATTTTTCTTGATTATGGTTTTTATTTGGAAAAAAATTATTCTTTTCCCAAACTTAAAAAACTTTTAATTAATATAATCAATCTAAGAGATAATGAAGAAAATTTTAAATCATTAAAAGAACCTGTAGATTATTTTCTTTGTAATAGCAATTTTCAAAGAGTTGAAAGAAATTATGATGGTGAACCAATATTTACACATGTCGTTAGATATGAGTATTTACTTAGAAATTATGATTTTCAAAAGACAAAATTTTATATACCATTTGTTTCTAAATTACTTGAAAAACAAAGTTATTTAATTGAATATATACCAACTCATTTAATAAGTTTTCCTTTTCAAGAAAAAGCTATTTCAGTAGACCCTTTTTTAATAAGATTAATTAAAACTAATAATGAAAACTATTATTCTTTAGTAAAAACCGCTTATTTAAAAGATAAAAATATTATTAGGTTATTACAGATTCCAAAAGAATATAAAGAACAATTAAAAAAAGATTTTCCTAATGAAAATTAACTCTTTAAAAAAGAATCTATAATATAAAAAAAAAATAAGTTAATTCTATGATGCCTTTAGAAGAAAGAAAAGCTGCTTTAGAAAAGTGGAAAGCACATTTAGATACTTTATCTACTGAAGAAGTTGATAATTTAATGAAACCAATTTTTGATAGAGTAGAAGAATTAAAAATGCTTGATTTTATTTTTAAAATAGCTACTTTCTTAAATGAAAATAAATTTCTTTGTTTAAAATTTGAAATTATTGATGGTAAAATTGATAATCATTTAAATTTTAATGATAGTGAGTATATCGTTCAATATCATGATAATTATTTATTAGGTGACGATAATATTGAAATTCATGATAATATACTTTCAAAAGAAAGGGAAATATTATTAAGACAATTTTCTCTTGAATTATTTATGTCTTTTAAAGATGAAATCAAATTATTATCGCAAAATAGTAAACATTGTATTGTCTATGTTACTGATGATATTGACTACTTAAATTATTATGTTTATAAATCTGAAACAAAAGAATCTTTTATTGAAAAAGTTGTTTCTTTTTTAAATAAATATGATTTAAAACAAATTCAGTTTGATTTATTAGTTTATTCACCATATAGAGAATATAAAAATATTTTCTTTACAAGAAATGATGGTTATATTTTTAAAGATGATTTTTCAATGCCGAAAGAATTAAAAGAAAATGAAGACTTTATTGAATTTTTAGAATACTTTTGTTCAGATATAACTCATGAGTTTATAAATGGTATTTTTAACATGAATTTACTCGTAACAATTGATAATCAAGGTAATATAAGTGAAAGTGATTTACCAGATAATTATGAGTTAGAACCTTTAAAAAGAGCTTATAAATTTGATAATAAATATTTTTTTAATGAGAATAGAAATTCTAACTGATTATTTTGTTTATTTGGAATCACAAAAACCAATATTTAATTTTGGTTTTGGAACAGAAATTTATATCGACACTTTTTATTGTAATCAATATACCTACAAATTTAAGTTTAATAAAAATATTGATTATTATAGTATAGCAATGCACTTATTAAAATATAGTGTCTATCAAAATAAAAAGTTTTATAATATGTTATGTTTATCATGTATTATGTCTAATAGATTTAATGCTTTATCATATGTACCTAAACCTTTAAGAAGTTATGAATTATGTTTAGAATCCATTAAAATGAATCCTTTTACTATTGAATTTGTACCAATTATAACAAAAAATTATTATTCTTTAGTAAAGTACGCTTTTGAAGGGATGAAAAAATATGTAGATAATCCGTTATTTAGATTAAAACAATATGGGGTACCAGATGAGTATGTTCATAAAATAAAAATAGATTTTTTATTATGAGAATAGGTATTTATAACAATGAATTCATTTATTTTGAAAGTTCTCAATATCATATATTTGAATCTTTTCTTTTTAATAGAAATAATAACAATTTATTAAATATTGATAGTGAAGCAATTTTATATTACTTTAAAATCTTTAGTGAATATGAAGATTTTTATTTAACAGATTTATATTATTTTTTTACAAAAAAAGTCTTTTCTTTAAAATTTGATATGTATTTTGAAGATTTTAAAGTTGGATTTTTATTTGATTATGTAAATAAAAATATTTTAAATAAAGAATTATTGTCAGTTTTAATAAATAATTACCCAAAACTAGTTTTTAAAATAAAATATAATCAAGTTTATAGTTATTATTCTTTATTGAAAGAAGCTTTTATTAAAGATAATACTATTATAAAACATTATAGATTTAAAAATTTACCAAAAAAATATAAAATTCGTTTATATAAAGAATTTAAAAATATTTTAGATAATAAAGAATTTAAAGATTTTTTATATGATAGATATTGGTTTAATATAAAGACAACATACAATTTTAAACAAATCATTCTAACATAAAACAACTTTATTCATATATAGATAAAGAACTTGAAAATATAGAGTTTTTATAAAACCTTAAAAAATAATGAAAACAATTAAAGAATTAGAACAGGAAAGAGAAAAAATGCTAAATGAAAAAAATAGTTTCATTTTTTGTCTCACTTTGTAAAAAAATACCAAATACGCAAAGAATCACCTTACAAAGAGATATTCTTAAACCAAATGATAAAAAATGATTGATACTATCACAGAAAAACTCTTTACTCAATTAAGTAAAGAAGATAAAATAAACTTTATATCAGAAAAAAATAAGTTTATTCAAAATTGTGGTCTTATCGGAAAAAGACATTATTTTGAATATATTAAAAATCTTTATAATAAATATAAAGTATTAATCTAATATGAACAATACACCACTAACTGATGCTTTAAAAAAACATAGGAAAGAAATAGGTGAAGAAGCTTTTACTAAAGAAATAAATTCTTTCTTTGGAAATAAAGAAACTTCACAAGAACAAATGAAAGTATCTGAACTGATAGATAGTTTTAAGAATCAACCTAATGAACACATCTCAACTAATTAAATAAGTTTATGGAAAGTTTAGAAGATTACAGGAGAAGATTAACTCCAGAACAACAATTAAGTTTTGATTTACAAAGAAGTGCTTTTATGCAAGGTCATAGAGTTTCTGTTGAACGCAAAAAGCAAAAAATGATGAGAAACATGTTAGAGTATATTAATTCTAATCAAGATATCATTTTACCTTTCGATAAAAACAATAAAAAATAATTTTTTATGAAACAAGAATCCGTTCAAGAAATATTATTATTTCTTTTAGTAATATTTGTTTTTCTTGTGTTTCTTTTCTGTAAGTTATTTATGGCAACAGAAATACAAAACTGGTCTTGGTGGGGTGTAACTTCTCCATTATGGATTTACTTTCTTATTAAAGGTATAAGCATTGACTAATGAAAACAATAGAACAGTTATTTCAAGAAAGAATAAATTCTTTTATTGAAAATAAGGTTTTAAGAAGATATGAAATTCAAGCGATAAAAAATGAGTATTTTTCTATTTATTTACCTATTTTACCAAAATTCAATATTATTAAAACGTATTTTCTACCCTTTAGAATATCAAATTATAATATTCGTTGCGTAAGTGAAGAATATCATGAATTTAATATAGATATTCCTTTCAGAAATAAGATTTATAAAATAAAATTACCAAGTTAACAAAAAAAGAAATTATGTCAAACAAAATAAGACAATATACTTCAGAAGAAGTTCAATATATGATGAACCCTTTTGTTGAATTTATAATAAAAGGTAATTTGTTATATATGATAACTAAACAGTTAGATTATAGTAGTATTTATATATATGAGGCACGTGACCAAGATATTTTAGATGAAATAAAAGATGATATAACAAATGATATTGACTATTTAGTATCTTATATTCCTGATATAGTTGGTACACATTTAAATGAATTAAATTGTGAATTAATCTTTAACAAAGATAGTCTAACTGGAGACCCATTTACTGAATTAAAAAACAAATATTCACTTTAAAATATGTCTCTTCCCAAAGAAATAATTCTTTCTAAAATAAAAAGTTCTTTTTTAAAAGCACGTAATAATGGTGCTTTTATATTTTATTATACAGCTTTACTTGGTTACAGACTAGAGTTTTATTCTAAAAAAGATATTCAATATTATTTTCTACCTTTTAAAATAACCTTTCATCATTCATTTTATAATGATGATAATGAGGTAACAATTTATTTTAAAGGTGTGGAATACACATTTAATGTTATTACAAAAAAATTAACTATATATGAAAAAAAATAATTCTTTTCTTGAAGAAAAGTTTTTGTTAAGATTTACAAATTATATTAATGAAATTGAAACTGATGGTTTAAATATAATAGAAGAAATAGAATATAATTCTTTTAGATATTTTTTACCATTTAAAATACAATCTGAAGTTGTTTGCTTATTTGGTAATTTTTATTTTGATATTACATTTTCAAATAAGACATATAGATACGATTTTCAAACAAGAGAAATAGAAGTTTTTGATGAATAAAACTAAAACAATAATTATTTCTAAAAAAATAAGTTATTCTTTCTTTAAAGAAAGACTGAATAAATTGGTGAATATTGATAAAAAATTTACTTCAGATGATTTTATTTATTATACTAATAAAATTTATGGTATTCAACGTCATCATATCAATATAATAAAATATTATTTATTACCGTTTAATATATATATTTCTACTATATCAGAAGAAAATCGATTAATAGTATTTTCTTTTAGAGGTATCAAGTATACATATAATATGGAAACAAATCACCTTAAAAAATAAACATATGGTTTATACATTAGATATTTAGATGATGAATAAAACTAAAACAATTATTATTTCTAAAAAAATAACTTATTCTTTCTTTAAGGAAAGACTGAATAAATTGGTGAATATTGATAAAAAATTTACTTTAGATGATTTAGTTTGGTTAAGTTCAAGAACAGGTGGTCATACTATCCATTCTATTCCATATCGACATATTAAAATGATAGAATATTATTTATTACCATTTAAAATATATTTATTATATATATCTGAAAATTATTTAATACAATTTTATTTTAGAGGTGTTAAATATACTTATAATATGAAAACAAATCATCTTAAAAGAAATCCTTATGTTTTATAAAAAATATTCTTTTGAAAAAGAAATCTTACTTAAATTTAATAAATTAATTGATGAATTAAAATTTACTGGTGAGATAAATCATGTTTTTGGGTTTGATAATTTTCATTATGTTTATTATTTAAAAGATGAAGTAGTAAAAAAATTAAGAAAAGAATTATTACCATTTAAAATAAAAATTCCATTAGGTTTTAGATATACAGATTCAATATATTTTCATTTTAGAAAGAAAATATATAAATATAATATTAAAGAAAATATTTTTAATACTTTAGATATTTAAATAATGAATAAAACGATAGAACAACTTTTTCAAAAGAAAGTAGATTCTTTTAAAGAAAAAAATGTTTTAGAAAGTACGGATGATTGGTGTAAAGAAAATCTTATTCATTTAATAATTTTACTTGATATTAAAAAAATTAAAAATTATTTTCTACCTTTTAAAATTGAAGTACTAGACTTTACAGCATATACTGACCAAGTTATAATTATTTTTAATAATAAAAGATATACTATTAAAATAAATGATGAATAAAATAGAACAACTCTTTCAGAATAAAGTAGATTCTTTTAATAAACTTTCATTTTCTGAAAGAAGTAGTTACTTTAATAAATATTCTTTTTTTGGTGGTTATAAACGTGATTATATTATAGCTGTTAATACAGTAAATAAATTACAAAGATATTTCTTACCTTTTAAAGTAAATATAATTACAAAATATAGGTCAAGATGTAACATTATATTATATTTTAATAATAAAGAATATAAATTAAAAACACCTAAATAATGAATAAAACAATAGAACAGTTATTTGAAGAAAGATTTTATTATTTTATTGAAAATAAAATACTCACAAATCAAGATATAAATATTTGTTTACCAGATAAAGAATATTACTTTTGTTTACCTTGCATATCTAAAATTCATATAATTGAAGAATATTTCATACCTTTCAGAACAACATATTTAATTAACTGTTTAGATAGAGAAAAGCATCTTTTTCGGTTAATGATTTATTTTAGAGGTACGCTTTATAGTGGAAATCTTCTTTCAGAATAAACATATCTTTTTTAACAGAAAGAATTCTTTTTTGTAATATAAATCAAACTAAACAAAAAAATTAAATTCCTTATGTTATTGATAACAGTTTTGCTTTTATTTGTAATAAGTTTCATTATCACTAAAAAGTTTAAATATAAAAAGGAATCATTAATATTTACAGTACTAACTGAGAATGAAGAATTATCACTAATTAATAATATTGTAAATAATTTAACACCTGAAGAATGTAGAAATGAAGATGTATTTCATTATACTGTTCGTGGAAAACTTTTTAAGAGTAGAGGTGGTGCGATAAAATACTTTCAAAGTAGTTGTATCACATCTGATAAACTGTCAAGTATATTAAAAAATTTATACGAATCACCAAAAATTCAACAAAGAGCTAAATACTCTTTATATAAATAAATACATTTTAAAAAGACTTCTTTTTTAACAGAAAGAAGTCTTTTTTTGTAATATAAATCAAACTAAACAAAAAAATAAATTCCTTATGAAAGAAAATCCATTCCTTTTAACATTTTCATCAGATAAATTAAATTCTGATTTTAAGACAATCTTATTTAAAAGTTATAAACTTTTGAGTGTTTGTTTTATCTTTTTAGGTTTAACAATCTTTGGTTTAAATACTTTAGTACCAGAGTTAGTGCTTAGTATGTCAAATAATCTATTTGTTATTTTAGGTTTATTCATACTTCAATTACTACTTATTAAATTTATATCTTACAAACGTAATGATATTGGTGGTGAAGGTATTCTAATAAAAAACCATATTAGTAATAAATATAAACTTTTATCATTAGGTTTATTTTGTTTAATAGATGCTTTCTTATTTGCACCTATTATATTAAAAACTTCTGCTGCTGTTTTAATTAGCACACTAGTTTATACAATATTAACTGTAGTTATTGTAAATGTTTACGCTATATTTACAAAAAAAGATACTAGAAATTGGGTATATTTTATACTACCAGTACTATTATTGATAATTGTTTCTATGCTTATTAATATTTTCTTTATAGAATCAACTATTTTTGGTATTTTAATTAATGTAGGTATTATCATTGTAATGAGTTTATCTTCAGTAAATACTATTAATATGATAAAACATGATTTGGAAGATGGTTATCTCTCAGTTGAAAAACCTAATGGTTATCATATTGATGTTACATTATCATTGTTTCTTGAAATTATTAATATATTTTTGAGTTATTTAAGTATAAATGAATCAAAAAAATAATAAAATCATTTCCTTTCAAAAAGACTTCTTTTTTAACAGAAAGAAGTCTTTTTTGTAATATAGATAATTCTAAATAAACAAAAACACTTTATGAAAAAACTCTTATCATTAATATTATTTTCTATACTAAGTATTTCTTTTTATTCTTGCGATGACAAAGAAGATATTAAACCTCTTGTAGAAGATAAATTATTAAAAGTTTCTAATATTATTACTCTAAAACGTACCGCACCAGTTGGTCAATTTTTCAGTACTTTGAATTTTGGTGTGTATGATTATGAAACAACAAAAAAATATAACTGGGATTATGGTTTAATTTCTAATATTATTGATTTTGGCTATTTTTATAGTTCATCATCATACCACTGTTTAGCTTCACCATCATCCTCTATATATTATAATTATATTAAAAATAAGCGAGAAACGATTTTTAAATATACAATACAATCAACCGATAATTTATCATATTTTAATAATATAAATAAAAATAGTCAGCTTGATAGTAGTTTTATTAATCCACCTATAATTCTTAATGGTTTTATTGATTATTCAGGTGAAGTTATTAGAAATTTAAAAAGTGGGCAAATAATTTTATTGGAAACTTCTAATAATAAAAAATCTATAATATATATTGATTCTGTTAATCATACTAACAATAGCGATAATACTTTTATTAAATTTAAAATAAAAACACAAGAATAGTTTTAAAACCGAACTTGTATATATAATAAATAAAGATTATGAAAAATAAAAGTCCTCCTTTCTAAAGAAAGATAATAAATTATAAGAATAGGTTTTCTTATAATAAAAAATAATTTAATATAAATAAACAAAAAATAAATTTAAATGGAATATCATATTAAAAGAAAAAATAAAAATAATACAAAAACAAGTGCATTAACTGATATGTACGAAGTTTATTTAATGGAGAATATTTACCCTGAAAAGATACTATATCAATCAACAAAAGAAATTATTGAAAATTTGAAATCAGGTCATAAATATTATGTACCTAAAAATAAATTAGATAGAATTGAAGTAATTCATGCTAATGGTGAACATATCAAAACTAAAGCCGACACAGAAACAATAAATAATTTATACAATTTAGAAAATTATAATTAAAATGAATCAATATAAAATAACACATCGAGATAAAAATAATCCAAACACAAACCCTTTAGATGATAAATATAAAGTAGAATATAAAAATCCCTTTAAAAATCCAACAATTATTACAACAAAACAAATTATTGAAAATATTGAAAAAGGTGATGAATATTATATTGTTATTGATAATAACAAAACAATTGTAAAAGTTGTAAAGAAAACAACAGGTGAAAAATATATTACTACAATGTCTGATGACACTATAGATAATAACTTATTAAATTTACCTCCATATTAAAATGCAAAAATTAGTTGATACAAAAAAACTTGTTAATGTAAGAATTTTAAGTAAATCTAATTTAAATGATGGTTTTTATTTTGGTACTGCTCATCATATTACAGATGGAACTATTGGTGATATTATTATAACTTATGAGGAAATAGTTTATTTAGTGAGAAATTCTTATCCGATTTATATAAATTCCACAAATGAACGTTTAAAATATCAAAATTTTAACTTGTATTCATATGATATTACAACATCAAGTCAAACAAATAGTTTTGAAAATTTAAGGTACGCATCTTATTATGAGGAATTATATATTAATGAATTTTTAAAATAATTAATGAATATGAAAACAGAAGTTAATGAATGGAAAGATGGTAGGTTTGCTATTTTTGATTCCGAAACAAAAAAGATTCTTGATGATGCACAAGGTTATGGTTATAAAACCAAACAAAATGCTTTAAAAGCTATGTGGTATAAATTTAAAGGTGGTAAAGAAAAGAAAGATGAAGAAAAGGAATTATTTAATAAATGGATAAAAGAAAATAAAAAAGTTTATAATACAATAAATGATTATTTTGAATCAGCTTTTAAAGAAATAGCAAGAGGTGAAACAACTATTAAAGAAATTTATCAAGAAATAGAAGAAGAATTTAATATTAAAATACCTGATTATGTAATTAAAAATATGTAACCTTTTATGAATAAAATAACTATTTTTAATGAAAATTTTATTTATTTAGAAATGATTATTTCTAATATGGAATATTTAAATATAACAAATTTATATATAAATAAATACACTTTAAAATCAATGGATAAAGAAGATGAAAATGTTGTCTCATTTATAGCATCTATTTTATTAGATAGATTAAATTTATTTAAAGATTGGTATTTTTATTTCTATAAAATAACAGTAGAAAGTGAATTTAGATATATAAGTTTTGTATATAATACAATAATGAATCAACAAGAATATTATGATATTATATATAAGATATATTTAAAAGATAAATCTATTATTGAAAAATATAGAGAAATTTTAACACCTAAAGTTGTCAGAAATCTTTTAGAAAATAATAAAATTATTTCTTAACTAAAAAGATATATTTCTGTAATATAAATCAAACTAAACAAAAACGGCAATATGAAAAAAATCTTATTCTTAATATTATTTTCTATAATAAGTGTTTCTTTTTACTCATGTGGTAAACAAAGGAAAAGTAACACAAAAAATTATACTTTAATTTATGAAGCACCTTGTTTACCTGAGTATATTATTTTTTATGATGAAACATTAAAAGAAACGGTAACATATTCTTCACATAAAGCAAAAAATGATAATATAACTGAATTTACTTGTCAGTATGTTAAAATTTCATTAAAACAAAAATATTCTGAAATAATAATCAAAGATACTATTGGTTATCAAAAAATGTTTTACACTCGTGATTTACAATATTAATAATATGTAAGCGTAGTAAAGCTCCGTTAATGATAGGTTAAACTAAGGGTTTGGCTCTATGTGCGAGAAACCCTGAAAGACCCGAAAAACGCTTACATATTTTTATTTTAAATAAAATTCTTTACTTAAAAAAACTTTAAGAATATTATCATGAAACTAACAAAAAAAGTAGAAGAAAAAATAATAGCGGTTTATACTGAAAAAAATGGTTTCACCAAAGTAATGAAGGATGGAAAAATGAATCTTCTAAATAAAGAAGGTGTATTAATTTCAGATACTTGGTATGATAATATTTTTTATAATGGACTAAATAATTTTTTGATTGTAGAAGTTGAAGACAAATATAATTTTTTAAATGATGATTTTAAATTAATTTCAGATACTTGGTATGATAATATTTCAGGTTTTAATAATAATTATTGTTTTGTTTATTCTGATACGATAGATAAACAAAATCTTATTAATAAAGAAGGTAAAATTTTATTAGATACTTGGTGTGATTATATTGAAAATCTTAGTTACCTTAACGATAAAGATTTCTTTATAAAAGTACATATTGATGGTAAAACTAATATCTTTAATGAAAATTTAAATTTACTGTCAAATGTTTGGTATGATTCAATATATATTGTAAATGATTATAACATTAGAAAAAGTAGAAAAAATACAACACATACTATATTAGTAGAGCGTGATAAAAAATATAATTTTATTAATAGAGATGGTAAATTATTATCTGACACTTGGTTTGATAATGCTTTCAATTTTACATTTGAGTTTGCTAGTGTAACTCTTAATGATAAAGTTAATTTTATTAATAGAGATGGTAAATTATTATCTGACACTTGGTTTGATAATGCTTCTAATTTTCACTATAATAATTATACTTTATCTGAAGTTGTATTAAATAATAAAGTTAATTTTATTAATAGAGACGGTAAACTAGTATCTGACACTTGGTTTGATTATGTTAACCTTCATCCTGATAGTGAGTATGGTATTGTAAGAATTAATGATAAATTTGGTTTAATAAATAAAAAATGTTTATTGGAAACAGAAGTAATCTATGATGAAATAAAACGAATTAGTATGTCTGATAAGTTTGAATTTCATTTAAATGGTGAAGTTTATGTTCAAGAAGAATAAAAATTCAAAAAGACTTCTTTTTTAACAGAAAGAGGTCTTTTTCTGTAATATAGATAATTTTAACCTTTAAATAAATCAGTAAATGACAAAATATAATGAAGTAAAGAAGTTTTTCAATAATGAAATATTTTCTCAATTACCTTCTCATCATTTTACAAGTATTGTGGGTAGAACCACTAAATTTGCTAAAGTTATAGCAAACCTTAACCCTACTTTGGTTATACCTGGAGAACATATTGATAAATTAAAAACTTTTATTTCATATATAGTATGGTTAGACTCTTCACCAACTAAATATGACCGATTTGGTGGTATTCTTACTGTGGAATATTTAGAAGAAATAATGAGAGTTATTGTTTATGAAATAATATTTTGTAAACAAATGAAACTTGACAATTCTTTTAGGAAACCTGAAAATAATACTTACTATAGATTTGAGATTGATAGTAATGAATCTTTAAATACAGAAGATTATATATCTATCTTAGATAGTTTACCTGATTTGGAAGCTATAAAATCTGAAGAAAATGAAAATGTAATATTTGAAAAAATATTTTTACTATCACAAGAATTATATAACCCTCAGCATCCAATAAGAAGATTTTTATATTCTAAATTTTCTTTATATGAGATACAAACAGTTATATCTGATATCATACTAACTAATGATTATGAGAAAATTCAATATAAATTATAATAATTATGACTTTAGATAACTGTTTACCTGATGGCTACGTTCCAATTTCAAATGTATCTTTTTCTGAAAGAATGAAGATTATTAATAATATATTTATCCCAACAGAAGAAATTTATATTAGAAAAGAAACTTCTTGGGAAAGAATAACTTTTTATAAACAAGTTGTCTTTGAATATGAAATAGCTATTTCAGGTAGAGATTTTTTTGAAGTAAACAAACTTAAATAATTATCACCTTTAAAACATTTATTATGCAAAAAGTTAAACTAACATTATTTGACAATGAATTTAGATTTGGTGAACCTACTAAATTTTATGAAGTCAAAAAAGAATATTATTTCCTATCAAATAGGAGTTCTACTGAGATAAAAGAAATTTTTGCAAAATCAAATGAATTAACAGGACTTGATTTTGAAAAACTCTTTTTAAGAAGAAATGAATATAATAGACGATATACTTTAAATAAAGATGAAATTTCAATTCTTGAAGAAAACGGTATTGATTTTTCAAAAGTTCTTAGTACTTTTTTTTATTCTCACATGATATTTTTAGATTTAAGTCGTGATGGTGAAGGTGGTTATGTTTTTAAAGAATATGATTCAATAAAATTATTTGTTGAATATGTAAAATTATCAGACCCCGAAATAATTTTAGAACTAGTTGATGGGTATGATAAATTATTTAAAGACAGTAATAATCAGAAAATATGGGATGAATATTCAAAATTATCCGATTCTGAAACAATAATTAGATTGATTGAACCATACTCAAATGAGTATGAAAATATTGATGTTTCTTTTATATTATGGTTAGCTAGTATTTATAATTATTCATAATTAGTACTAAATTAAAGATAAACAATATTTTATAAACAAAATTAAATAAAAATTCTTTTCTTTCAATAATACTTCTTTTTTAACAGAAAGAAGTATTTTTTGTAATATAGATAATCTTAAACTTTAAATCATTTATGAAAAACATACTTCTTAAAATAAGTATATTCTTAATGAATATAAATTTCTTGAAAGGAAAAATATCTTTTTCATTAAAAAGTGATATACTAAAGAAATATTTTGCACCTTATGTTTCTCGTTCTTTTGAAAAACAATCTTTTAACCCTATAATTATTTTTAAAGAATATGATAACGCAATCATTGAATATGGTAAAATATTTAATGATGATTATAGTTCTCCTGATTTATGGTCTAGGTATAAAGGTTATCAAAAAGGTAGATATAATTATAATAAATCCGAATATAAAGGAAATTTTATACAAAATATTTGTTTAAGAATTATTATTTTTAATGTGAAAATACCTATTTTAAGGAAAAGATTTGTATATAAAAGTTAAACAGTTTAATAGTACTGAAATACGTCTGATAAAATTATTAATCTCAAAAATACTTCTTTTAACAGAAAGAAGTATATTTTGTAATATAGATAATCTTAACCTTTATCAAAATGAATAGAAAAACAGAACTTCATGAAGAATTAAAATCTTTATTTGAAAATAAACTTAAAGAAGATAGGGATTTTAAACTATCTTTTGACGAACAAGAAGTACCATTCACATTAGAAGTAAAATATACGGGTAGTAATGAAGTAACACAATTTAAAACATATATAAAATCATTTAGTTGGTATGGATTTTTAATGTGTGATTTTTATACTTTACCTGAAGATGAAAATTTTAAAGATGGTTTTTGTCAGATAATTGTTGATTACACAGAAGAACAATTAGAATATTTTATAAGCAAACTTAAATAAAATTCTTTTCCTTTCAAAAATACTTCTTTTTTAACAGAAAGAAGTATTTTTTGTAATATAGATAATCTTAACCTTTAGAACATTTATGAAAAAAGATTCATTTGAAGTAATAATTACTGGTACTAATAAAGAAGGTAATAAGCAAACTTTTAATTATCATAATATTAGTATATCAGGTTATGGTAATTATGTTGAAAATAACTTTTCTTTTTGGAAAAAGATAATTCATTTATTATCATCTCTTTTTTTAGGGAAAATGTATTTTATTAATTCTGATTTTAAGTTTAAATTACTGGCTCATCTAATGATGTTGGATAATGCTATTAAATTAAAAGAGTTAAGAAATATGAGTTTAAAGTTAATACCAACTGTATCAGATTTTCTTGATATAAATTTTTATTATCAAGAAATACTTGAAACTAAAGGTATAACTTATGGTGAAGTCTTTTGGATTAAAAATAAAAATAACTTTGATACATTAGCTTTATGGTTTAATTCAACTGTATCTAAAAATCTCTCAAAATAAAAATCTTTATGCAAAGAATATATCATTTTAGTTTAGTAAAATCTTTAGATGAAAGTAAAAAACCTTTCAAAAAAATAACTAGACAGTACGCAAGTATTCCTTTGTCTGATAATGATTTATTATCAAAGTTATTATCATCTTCATTTAAAAATGATAGTGAAATAAAAATTGATTCAATAAAATCATTTATTTCTTTGTTAAAGAAAGAATTAAATATAAAAGATGTTATTGAGTTTTTTGAAACTACCGTAGAATTATTATCTTCTTCAGAAAAACTATCTCTTGAAATAAACTATTAAAAAAATGGAAAACATAAAAAGTTATAAGAATAGTTTATTACTATCTATTTTAGATAGTTTTAATTATTTAGCTACACTTAATAGTAATTCTATTAATAGTGTATATATTTCTAATAATAAGATTTCATTACCTTGTGATTATAATACAATTACATTATATTTAGATGATACTCAAGAAGGTAGTTTATTAGATAAGTTATATTTTTATACAAATTCATCTCTTCAAGGAAATCTTTTAGATTTACAAGTTGAAACTATTCATCAATTTAAAGATGTTTTATCTGATATGGTTTTACATAAAAAAGATTTAATCCGTAGTATTGAAATTCTTTTTAATGGTAAATCTAAAAAACTTAATACTATTCAAGAAATAGGAATTAAAGAAAATGATTTACTAATAGATTTTGATTGGGATGGTAACGTTTATCATTGTAATCGCATTATTAGTTATGGTCAATATGAAAAGAATATTTATATTGAAATATATATTGTTGATAATGGAAATAGTTATAGAGTACCATTATCAATAAGTAATTTATCGATTGATACTTTAATTAAAGTATATCATTACTTAAACAATTTAAACATTTCCTTATAATAATCCTTTCCTTATGAAAAAACTTATTTTTACAATACTAATTTTATTCTTAGGAATAAATCTTTATGCTCAAAAAACTCATATTATAAAAGAAGATACTGCTTTTATATATGTGGATTCTAAAGCAACGTTAGCTGAACTACAAGAAGAAAATAAATCTTTAAAAGTAAATATTGTTATTTTAAATAATAATATTAAAGATTTACAAAATGAAATAAAAGAGAAAGAAAATGAACTTTATAGTATTATAACAACAATGTTATTGATTATTATTTTAATTTTCTTTCATAAATATATTATTCAAATAATTACGCAAATCATTAATAAAATTATTTGGCATTTACCACTATAAAATTAAACAAAACATTTCTCTAAAAAACAAAACTTAAATGAAAATAAATAAGATTTTATTAATAATACTACTTCTAATAGTAAGTATATTTCTTATAGTAAAAGTATTTTCTTTACTATTATACATTATTTCAAGTATATTTCTTATTGCAATGTTAATTTTTATCTATGAAACAATAACAGATTTTTTTAAAGAAAAATAATCTTCTTTAACAAAAGACATTCTTTTCTGTAATATAAATCAATTATTAAAGTAAAATCATTCTTTCAAACAAAACTAATTCTTATGGCTGGAACAGTAGTAAAACAATGCAACAATTGCGGTGGAAAACATCATGAACAAGATAAAATCTATGGTAAGGGTAATCGTTTACATAATTTAACAGGCGATGGTAAAGGTTCAAAATGTACCGTTTGTGGTGCTAAAAAATAGTATTTAGTTTGTTTCCCCTTTTGAAAAAAAAATTAGAATTTTAAAACCTATTCTTTTTAAGAATAGGTTTTTTCTTTAACAAAATATATGTTTTTTTGTAATATAAATCAAACCTTAAAAAAAGAATCGTTATGTTAACAGCTACAGAAACTTTAAAAAAAGCATCTTTCCTTGATGTACAAAATAGTATTAATGAATCAGTAAATGAAATAAATAATTTTAATGTTTCTGAATCAATAGATTCTTTAAAAGATAGTTTTTATAAACAAGAATTTTTAGATGCTAAACCCTATATTGATTTATATAATACAAATTATGTAAATTGCAAATTTTTATTACCGCATCAAGTTCAAAAAATTTGTGTTGAATACGATTTATATCAAAGGTCTGTTACTGATTATATAGGAAAAATACCTAAGAAAAACGCTAAAGATATTAAACAATTTAAAATTAATATAAATGATATTGATGAAGAAATATTACTTAAATCAATAAAATATTGTCCTACGGCTGGGTATAAATTTGGAATATTGAAACATATTATAAATTTTTTTAGTACAAAATGTATTTCCGATATTAAAAATATAAAATATTATGATAAACTATATTATGGAAGTGAAAAAGAAATAGAAGAGAGATTAAGATTATTAAATTTTAATCAACCAGAAATCTTTTCAAATTACTTAGTTAATGATAAACTGAAAACTATTATAGAAGATAGACATAGAATGTATAAATCACTTGCGCTTGGTATTCATATTAAAAATGATATTAATTTTTATATTAACTCATATTTATCTTTATTAAATAAATATGAGTTAATTCATAAGGGTTTATTATCTTTGAATAATTGGTATCGTATTTTTCTTTTTGAGTTAACAGAACCTTTATTTACCATATGTGCAACTAAAGATTGTTTCACAAATGATAGTATGATTGACCCAAATAGGTTTTTAAATTATGATTCTGAACAAAAGAAAACCAATTTTGTTGGTAGTATTAAATATGTTCTTGATTATGACCCTATTGTACTTTTTAAAGTAAATGGTGGTTATTTAGTTATTACAGCTTGGGGTGAAGAAAGTAAATCAGTAATTAACGAAAAATTAAACTAAATAATCATGTCCATTTCAGAGCATTACAAAGGCTTTGTTACAACATCAAAAGCTTTAGATAACGGTAAATTTCTTATTAGTTTAAAACCTATTCTTTTTAAGAGTAGGTTTTTTCTTTAACAAAATATATGTTTTTTTGTAATATAAATCAAACCTTAAAAAAAGAATCGTTATGTTAACAGCTACAGAAAATACAAATACAGTAAGAAAAGTTTCTTTTACTGAAGTACATAAATCTATTATGGATTCAGCTGAACAATTAAGTAAGCTTGAATTTAATGAAAATGAGTTTATTAAGAAAGGTAATTTCTTAGAAAAAATAGGTTTTAAAAATAGTTTAGCAACATATTCTTATAAAGAATATTCAGATGCAAAACCTTTTATTGATTTATATTCCACAAGGTATGTAAATAATAAATTCATTTTATCTTTGCAAATTCAAAGAGTTTGTGAAGACTATGATTTATATGAAAGACCTTTAGAAGATTACGTTTCTGATATTCCTATTAAAAATATTAATGATATTGAAAACTTTAAAGTTCATATCAATGATATTGATGAGAAGTTTCTTCATATTAGCGCTAATTATAGTAAAACTTTGCTAAGAAATTTTTGTATATTTAAACATATATTGAATACTCGTTCAAAAGATTTTCAAAATCCAAATAAAACAAAATCAAATTTTTCTGAGTATGCTTTAAAAGAGTTAGGTGTTAAGTATCTTGAAGGTTCATACTATCATAGTCAAGAGATTTTTGATGAAATATTTTTAATTATTAGTAAAGATTTATCGATACAAGAGAGAAACGATAAACTAGAATATATCAATCAAGGATATTTAAAATTAGAAGATTTACCTAAATTAGGTTGGCTAAACGCCCCTTTATTAAAAATCTGTGCTACTAAAAATATGTTTAGTTTTGAAAGTATGCAAGATTCTAGTAGGTTCTTAAATTATGAAAGAAATAAAGAATCTATTAAAAGGGATGAACAATCTAAGTTTCAAGTTGAAACAGACCCTATAGTACTTTTTAAAGTAAATGGTGGTTATTTAATTGTAACAGCTTGGGGTGATGAAGCAAATCACGATTTTGTAGTTAACAATAAATTAAACTAATATGTTTAATATCTCAGAAAATAATTTGTTAAGTACTGATGTTTTAATAAAAGAAGCATCAGTACTTACAAATTTTACTTTAATAAGTAAAGATGGTATTATTACAATTAAATTTGATAATGATATAGAATTTAATTTAAATAATTCTATTGATTTAGATAAAATTAAATTGAATCCTTCTCTTGACCTTAATATAAGTAAAATAAAAACAAATCTATTTGAATTGGATAATAATTTATTTAATCTGATTTTCTTAGAAAAAAATAGTTTACCTAATAATAATAAATAATCATGATTACTTCACAACACTATAGAGGGTTTGTTACCACATCAAAAGTTTTAGAGAACGGTAAATTTCTTATTACTGTAATAGCTGTTTCAACAAAAGAACTTATTAAAAACTCTGTTGATTATAATAGTAAATCCGTTCTTTCAATAGATGAAAATGATAAATGGTTTTCAATTAGTATGAGAAATTTTATATTTAAATCTGATACAAGAATGAGATTTATTTTTGAAAATGATGCACCTTTTACATTAAAAAGTATTATTGATTTTGAAGAATCAACAAGGTTTAATATCTTGGATAATATCTATTCTATAAAAGGTTATCATAATGAAAACGAACCAACTTTAATAAATATAACTTTATGAATGAAGTAGAAAAAAATCTTTATACTATGAAAATAGATGTCATACATGAAGTTTATGAACTTTATTGTTTATGTCCTGATTTAAAAGTTTCTTATTTTTGTAATGGAGAAGATTTAGGTGAAGTAAAATTAAAAGAAATTCATCCTTTAGATTTTGGTTTCTTTAATGAAGAAACTCAATATATTCTAATAACTGAAAAACATTTTAATATAATAAATGAATATAAGAAAAAACAAGTTTTATTAAAAGAAGAATTTATTAAACAAATGAAAGAATAACTTTTATGAAAATAGAAATTTTTAATAATAACTTTCTTTATTTAGAATTAGCTTATTTTGGTGAACAATGTTTATCTAAAGTAAAATTTTTTTATTATAATAAAAATGTTTTTGATATAGAAAAAATGTTAAGTCATGGGAAATCTTTTTTTGCTGGCTTTAGAATTCATATTAAATATAGTACAAAACATAAAGAACAAAGAAAGAAAAATCAAAAGTTTTTTAATGAAATTAATGAAATATTAGATAATTACCATTACAGAAATTCGCTATGAGTATTGAAATTTTTAATGATAACTTTCTTTATTTGGAAATTGTTGCTTTTAAATTAAATTCTAAAACAAAAATGCAATCTTTTTATTATAATATAAATATTTTTGATATTAAAACAATGTTATCTGAAACAATGTTTTTCGTTATATTTAGATTTACTATTACAGGTAATTCATCTTATAGTAAAAAAAGATTTTATAATAAACTTATTAAAATACTAGATGATTACGAAACTGATAATTTTTTATGAAAATAGAAATTTTTACAGATAGTTTTATTTACTTAGAAGATGAACATTTTAATCCCTTTTATTTTAATATAAATATTATTTTTGAATTTCATCATATTACCAATCAAGTATTTTTAAGAATATTATCTAATATTAAATATATTAATTTTAGTTTTTATGATATACTAGTCAATAGAATTATATATCTACACCCAAATACAATATTTAATGTGCATGATGACTATCCTAATTTAAAAGGTTTATTAAAAAACGTATTACTATATTCAAAATTAAATAAAGCAACAAAAAAATATATTTTTAATTACTATCAAAATATATTTGAACAAAAAGCTATAACTTTAGAAAATTTTTCTTTCTTATGAAAATTTTAATTATAAATCAAAACTTTATTTATTGTGAAGATAGTGATTATACAAGTAAAGTTTGTTTGTATTGCAATATCTTTAGTAAAGATATTGATTCTGATATAGTTCCTAATTATTTATTTAAAAATAATTCTTTATTAGAAAGTAATTTCATAGATAATTTTTTTACTGTTGCAATAAAAACAGACCCTATTAATATTTGTTATATTAATATAGATAATATAAGTATTGAATTAGCTGTTCTTGCTGTAAGTTTAAGACCTGCTAGTTTGGTTTATATATATCCATTACAATTTAATATAAATCTTTATTATTTTTTATTTAAAACAGCATATTTAAATGATAACGATGTATTAAATAGAAACTGGTTCAACCTTTGGCAATATCGTGATGCTCCGATGGTTCAGAAATGTATTAAAGCGTTAAAAGGATACTACAACATTTCTTAACAAAAAAGAATCTTTTCTGTAATATAAATCAAACCTTAAAACAGAAATAAAAATGGAACAAATAGTTTTACCTTTAATTATAGGTATATCACTAGTTTTAATATTAATACTATTTCAACTACCTAATCAGTTACATAATTTACATAAAGAAGTTATTTCTTTAAAAGAAGAGATTATTTCCTTAAAAAAAGAACTATTAAACAAAAAATAATTATGTCTTTATTTAGTCTAATTTGTTTCGGTCTTGGATATATTGGACTTATTGTTCAAGTATTCTTTATCGATAGTAATAAAATCTCTTCTCTTGAGAAAAAAGTATCTTCTTTAGAGGAAGAAATTTCTAAACTAAAAAAATAAACCGCTATGAAAAACCTTTCACATGAAACAAAAGTAAATATCATAAAACTAGTTTTTATTATAATTACTTTTCTTATAATAAGCTTCTTTGCTTTTTCGTGTAGTTCATCTTGTCAAAGTTGTAAAGAATCTTATTATGAAATAAATATTTATAATGAGAGTTCTACTCAACCAATAGAAACTTATCGAGCCGAAAGAATTCAATCATCTGATGGATATTTAGTTTTTTGGTGCGAGGGTGTTCAGTATAGAACTAACAGAAAATATCTTATAAGAAAAAAATAAACAAACTTATGTTACAGATAAGACTTGAAGATAATATTATTTCTACAATAAAAAGTAGGAATATTTTTAAATTATATAACTCTTTAGAAAGTATTTATTCTTCAGTAAACATTTTAAATAAGTGGACTATCAATTATTTAAAAACCGCTGAAAACGAAGATAAATATATCGCATCTAATGATACATATAAAGATTTAAAAATTATTCTTCTTAATAAAAAATTAATTCTTCAAATAGAAGATATTGGAATGTTGATAGATTCTGAGGTACAAAAATATTTACTTGAGAATCCTAAATCTTTTAAAATATCATTATTAGTAAGCGATTATAATAATAATAATGATGATATTGAGTATAAAACATTTTCTTCTTTTAAAAGAATGTTGTTTCAAAGTTTAACAATTTTTAATGAAGAAAATTTTGAAACCCAATTAATTCATGTTTTAGAAACTGCTTTTGATTTTGAAGAATTTTTTTCTGAAAAAGAAAGAAATAAACTTTACAAAATTCAAGAAAAACTAGAAAACCAATTAACAAAACTTTTAGGTAAATAATATGGAACATACTAAACTTGCACCAAAAGGAATAATTTTTCGTTTAATATTAGTTTCTTCAATTGTATTTGGTTGTTATAGTTGTGATAATAAAGATAATAATCAAACAGTTCAAAATAATTATTACTATGAGATAAAAGTATTTAATGATAAATTACCTACCGAAATATATATTGCAGATGATTTTGAAACATATAATCATGGCAGCCTTTTATATTTTGAATCTAATGGTTTAAAATATTATACCAATCAAAAATTTTTAATTACTAAAAAAAGAAAATAATAATGAAATACATTTGTTCAGAAACAACTACAGTTTTAGAAAGTCTTCCTTTAATAAAAACAAGGCTTCATATTAATAATGAAAATGTTGAACATATTTGGATTAAATATGATAAGGCAACAAATAAAATGTGGTTACAAAATAACGCTATTAATTTATATCCTTTTCATAGTTGGGGAATGGAGTTAGATTATTCTTCAAGTTTTGATTTAAACGATACTTTAAATCAAACAGAAATTAAAATTCATCCTGAAACTTTTAAATCAATGATTGTTAAAAATATTATTGATAATGAAGGAAATCTTATTAAAGAATAAAATGATTAAACCCTTTAAAACTTATTTCTTTTAGAAATAAGTTTTTTCTTTTATATAACACCTTTCCGTTTATAGGTAGGAAACCTAACTAAGTCCGTTTAAGTGGTTGGAGGCTTTGAGGTAGTCCGAAAAAAAGTTCACTTTTTTCAGGTTTTTGAATAGATTATTCAATTTTGAAATTTTGAGTATATGAATCTAAGGTAAGGATAGTTTCATATAGAGGCTAGATTTTGGCTACATTATGTTAAGTAGAGGGTTAAAAAACCTTAAAAACAGGCTCTTTCTTTAAAAGATTAAAAATTTCTTAAAGAAAGAGGGTTTTTATTAACAAAATAGTAGTAGCAAAGGTAGTATCTATATCAATGAAACAACGGTAGTACGGAGTTTTTCAGAGAGTAAAAAAAGTTTAAAAAAAGCTTGCATACCTCAAAACGATTAACTACCTTTGTAATGTTGAAACAACAAACGGCAGACGGTCTGAAATAGCGAAAAAAATTAATAAAAAAACTTGCATACCTCAAAAACAATCACTACCTTTGTATGGTAGTAATCAAAGTAAGCAAAGCTTAACCATTAATAATAATAAAGCTATTCTTATTGAAAGCTACAAACAGTATTAACCTTTATAACATTTTAAACAAGTCTTATGGGACAAAACACAAACAACACAGTAGCAAAAGCTACAAGTAATGCAGATGAAACTATTGCTGCATTTCAAAATGAATCAACACCTACTCAAGAAGTAGAAACTACCGAAACTCAAGAGGTAGAGGAAACTGAAACCAACAGGGATGAGGTTTTAAATGAATTAAAATCTAAGGCAGTTTCTATGCAATCGCACTTAGGTATCAATGCAGAAGAGCAAGAAATTGTTTCTAACATCATTAACGAAGCTTTCCCTGACCCAACTCAATATGGTTTAAAACAATACCAAGGTGGTAGCGAAGCAGCCAAAAAAGGTGATAAAGTTGGTTCAATCGCTCTTAGAATGTTAAAAACCACAGGTGAAAATCCTAGGTTTGGTACAAAAGATGCTTATGATGTTGAAACGTTGGCAGAACAAATTTTAACAATGAAAAGGTTAACCTCACCTATTCATGTTATTGAAAACAATCCAGAAATCACTGGGATTCAAAATCCTGGTTCAAAAGCAATTTATTATATTGTACTAGATGGTCACCGCAGAATTAGTGCAATAGAATTATTATTAGCACAAGGTAAAATTGATGCTACTAGTAGTTTAGTAATGAATGTTCCAATTGTTAAAGTTCCGTTATCGTGGACTAAAGAAAATTGGAGAGAGCGTGTAACTGAATATATGTTAAAACAAAGTGGTTCAGTAAAACCTTTACATTTTGTAGAATTTACTAACGCTCTTTTAAAGGTCACAAGATTAGCCAATAAAACAGCTGGCGAATGGTCTAAAACTTTATTAGTACCTATTACCAAAATGAAACAATACTTAGATTTAGTTAAGTTTGTTGATTTTACTGGCGATTCTCAAGAAGAAGCACTAGAAATTGAAAAAACTAGAAGTGCATTATTCTTAATCATTCAAGAAAAAGAATATACTTTAACTGATGTTTTAAATAAATTAAAAGAATTTAAAACATCTTTCACAAAGGAGAATAACATTGCTCCTGATTTAAATGATATTCTTATCTTCTTATCTGAAGCAAAAGTATCAAAAAGAGGTCGTATTTCTGAAAAGAATATGACTGAGGCAGAAAAAGAGCAATTTGAAAAAGACCGTTTGGCTAAGGCTCAGGCTGAAGCTCAAGAGGCTAATGCAAAAGTGGCAGCTTTAAGTGGCAATGCTTCTCAAGCTTCACAAAATTCATTATCAGAAAGTACAAACTCTACTTCTGAAAATGAAGGTAGTGCTGAAAGTGATGTTGCTCTAACTATGGAACAAAAACATAATAGAGCGAAAATTGAAGGTCGTATGGCATTATTTAGTGAAAATGCACCTACAATTTTAAACGAGAAATTAAGTCAAAACTTAATTACTCAAGAACAATATGACGCTGCAATTGTTGCACTTAATGTTGTTTCTAATTTGAATATATTAGTAACAACTGTCCTTACAAAAGGTAAGACTTTTGAAGAACAAGTTTTAGATGTTTTAGGAATTACTTTGCCAGTTCAAAGTGATACTGAAAACCCTGATACTATCTAATATAATTAAATTTACCTTGCTAAGTATTTAATTATATTTAGCAAGGTATTTTTTCTTTAAGAAAGGAATAGTTATAATGGCAGCAAAAAAAATATGTAAACCAATTTTTCATGGTTGGTTTATCAATAGTACTGATGGTACTTTAGAGGTAGTTAAAGTTAGAAGTAATAATTTATCTAACGCTAGAATTCTAGCTATAAATAAATTTGAAAATCTCTTTAAATTTGAATCATCTGATTTTTATTTATCTAATGTAGTTCAGGCTACTTTAGGTTAACCCTTACCAATATTAAGCCTATATTAAGTTATAGGTTTTTTTTCTTAACATAAAGATAACATTGCAGGTATTGATTTATTAACAAAAAACCCTTATCTTTGTAGTATAAATACCTTAAATCAGTTAAACGATGTTAACACAGACCCAATTTGAAGAGCAGTTCAGAAATTTAGTAGCTATCATAGATATAGCAAAAACTAAGTTTCCATCATATATTAATAATCCTTTCAAATTAAATATAATTGATGGTTTATTAAGTTTATCTTTTTATAAAATTTCTTTTTCAAAAGAAAAGACAATCACCAAATTTTCTCAAAAGATAAATAAAACTTTAACAAAAAAAGTTGTTGAAGATACTATTGATGTTATAAAAACTGTTCCTATAAATAGTTTTATTCTTTCAGAAGAATTTCTTTCTTATTTAGATAATAATCTTTTAATAAAGACTTCTGAAAAAAGTAATAAACTTTACTTTTTTAAATCATTAAATGAAGTAAAGCTTAATGATATTGATTTTACTTTTGATGGTAAAATTCTTAAAAAGAATAAGACTGGCAGTCTTTCAGAAAGAAACAGAAAACTATTTCTTTTAAATTATTTTTATGCTACATCGAGCAATAAAACAATAAATAAAAAATATCTTCTTTCAAAGACAGATATTTCTCATATTGAAAATATTGCTTACAGGAAGTATTTTAAAAACAGAAGTAAAATTGAAATAGAAGATTTTATTTCTGATACTCAAGTAAGAGTATTTCAATATATTTGTTATTTTGATATAACAAAAGCCAATTTTAAAGCTTTCTTTATTTTTGTAATGAAAAATATTATTAACAGTAATAATGTTAATGATTATAAGAAAGGGAACTTTAGGCAAGTTTCAATTGAAATAGAAAATGAACAAGGCGATTTTTCACAAAATACAGCTTTAAATTCTTTATCAAGTGAAACTTTTAATTCTGATTTTGATAGGAATTTTAGTAATTCTTCTCAAAAGAATAAAAGGATGTTTGATTTAATAATAAATTTACCTTTAAGTAACCAAAGTAGAATTATTCTTAGGTCAATATATAACGTAGCTTTAATTGGTAATACTTCTATTCAACAAGAAGATAAAAGGAAAAAAAATCAGTTCAAAATATCCGTAATGGATGAGTTAAGAAAAACATTTAGAAAAGATATTAGCGATGATTCATATCGTGTATATCTTACTAATATGAATAAATATCTTAAACAAATAGGTATTATTGAACCTGATAAGGAAACCCAACATATTCTAAATGAATATAAAAATGGTGAACTTGATATTAAGATTGCTTATGAATATATGGAGAACAAAATCAAAAACAGTCTTATTTCAGAACCTTGCATTTCTTAACAATAAGATAATATTCAAGGCTTGCGAGTAACAGTAATAACCATTATCTTTGTAAACATTTTAATCTTTATATATGGAGCGTTATAGTTTCACAATTTCAAAATTTTCTGTAATTGTACAGAAATTAGTTAATCCAAAATCTGTATTATTATGCAGGGAAGAGAAATCTTCTGATAGTAATGCAGTAAATTTCATAACAGCATTAATTGATGTTTGTTATGACGAAATAAAAGATTTTTTAGAAAATAATAATGACCTTTTCTTAAAAGACTTATTTCTATTAGAAAATAATATTCTTTCTTGCAATCAAAGCAAAGTAAAAGAATTATTTTCAGTAGATAGTAACGATATTTTAGAGCCGTTTGGTAAAGGAAATATTACTGAGGTTTTAATTAAAAAGCTAGACTTTACTTTAACGATGATAAGTAAAACTAAATCTTCAGTTGTAATTCTTTTAAACAAATAATTTTCTTATGGGAAAATCATATAATTCCAAAATTGAATCTTCTTCTAAAAGAAGTAGTGAGAACTCTAAAAAAAGAGATGAACAAAGAAAGATTCAAGAAAAAAGACAGTTAAAGAAAATGTTATATCAATAATATTCTTTAACAAAAGAACGTGATTTAGGTTACGGTTTAAGGTTGTATATAAGGAAAAAACCTATTTCTTTTAGAGATAGGTTTTTTATTTTAACAAAAAAGCTTTATTTCTGTAATATAAATAGTTCACTTAAACAACTAAATCATGTTAAACTATATCTTACTTTATATTTTCTTTACTTATGGTATTTCTTTTGCATACCATTTCTTATTGTTGATAACTCTTTTCTTTAAAAAAGATATTTTCCCTAAGATATATAATTTATATTATGGGAGAGAAACTGAAGAATTAAAATTAGAACAGCTAAGTAATAAAAGATATTATAAAAATGAACTATTTAGTAGAGGTTATACCACTAAGAATAAAGAACTAACTTGGTTTATTGTAAGTACTTTATTATTTCCTATGTTACCTATAAGTGTTTTTATTATTTTAATAATACCTACTACTTTAATTTCTTTAATAGAAAAAGAATTTAAAAAATATAGGGATTCAACTAAGAATGGCAGTAACGAAAATTAACAGAATAGTAACATTGCAGGTATTGACAAGTTCAAAAATAGTAGTACCTTTGTAATGTAATCAATCACAATCGAGTTCTAAACAACCCTTAACCTTAATCATAGTATGGCAACTAAAATAGACAAAAACCTCAATACAGAGAAAGTAGGCACGTTTTTCGTTATGTATGATACAGACGTTAGACAAGCTATTCAGTTCAACCTTGAAGATAATAATCTTGTGGAAATTAATAGTGCTGAAGTACAAAACTTTCTAGTAAAAAATATTTCAGAAGCCGAATTAGATGCTCTTTTGGAAAATCTAGTTGATACCAAAAAAATCAATTGCTATTGTTATCATGAAGTTCAAGCTAATATGTTATGAGAAAGCCTTTCTTTAACAAATGGTGCTGGTGTTTTAATGATATTTTAATTAATAAATATCATAAAACTAATAGTTCTAAAACTCTTGAAATTCAAACTAGGTTACATAAAAATAATTCTAGTGAAATAGTAAAATGTTCAGAAGTTTTCTTTCGTTATAAAAATGAAAAACCTAATGAACAAGGTCAGGCAATCTTTCGTTTAAAAACGTTAAACCTCAAAAATCTCAAATGAAAAATCAAACTCTTTCAATAATTTGTTTTATTTATATAGTGCTAAATATTAGTATTATATTTATTAAACAAAATGAAGAATCAATTCTATTATTTCTACCTATCTTAGTATCTTTCTTTCTTGGCGCAAAGAGTCTTTCTTTAAAAAAGAGATATTAAAATAAAAAAAACAGCCTTTCACCCTTAAACACATACCGTAATGGCAGGAGAACCTAGTATAGTAAATAAAATCAAAGATATTATTTCTCACAAAGAAGCTGAATACTCATTAAGTATTTTAAATGATGTAATAGAAATTATATCAGAAATACTTTCTATTACAGGAAAAGATTTTATCTTTATAAATGAAGATAATTTGAAAGATACCTCATTTGGAATGGATAAAGTAACAAGACCAATTAAAGTAAATAAAGATGTTATTATCTTTAAAAATACTTATCTTGGTGAGTTTACGCTTTTTTTAGATGAGTTACCTTTGCCAGTTTTGATAGAGTTATCAAAAGTGATTTAAAACTTTTTGTTTTATTTTGAATATTAAAACCTACTTTCTTTGAAGGTAGGTTTTTTTAACTTTATAAATATTTTTTTGTATTATAAATAATGGAAGGTATTAAACTAAAAGTAATTAATGAAATTATTGACTTAATAATATCTTGTAATAGAGGTAAGATTTATCATTTTGATAAATCATTTTTAACATATAATAAAATTAATAATATTTATATTGAACATAAAATTATTGCTTTCTTAACAGGTGAAAATATGATTCGTTTTTATGATAATGGTAGTTTAATAGCAAGTGCGATATATTTTAGAAAATCTAATCAAAATTTAATTATTTATTTAAGTAAATTTACTTTACTTGATTTACAGTATTTAAAATTAATAATGAAACAAGCAAAAAATAGACCTTTTCAATGACAGATATTAAAACAAAACAAATAGACATATTCATAAAAAATATTGAACTTTTAAGAAAAAGTCAAGAAAGAAAATATTCCGTAATTACATTTGAATTAGATAATATTTATTTTAAATTTAGAGGTGAGAACAGAAAAAATAAGAATATATTAAAGAGAATAACTTACAATTTAAAAACATATAAATATCGAATTATATATGGTGATAAAAATTGTATAACAAGTGATTTAATTATAAAAAAAGACTTTTTCTATATATTAGAAAATCTTTCAGTATTAGATTTATTTTATGTAAATAACTGTTTAAAACAGGCTTTAATTAAAAAATTTAATTTTTCTTATGAAACCCTTGCTTGACCTCCAATACATACATTTAAAATTAACACAAAGTTAACATTGAAAGCTTGACAAAGTGCAAAATTCTTTATACCTTTGTAATAGGTAATTAAACTATGGAAGACTATAAATTTGAGCCGATAATGATAGGAATACATGACCGAATGTATCATAATTTGCTTGTTTCTACAATTATCCCTGAAATATATTCTAGTAAATTACCGATATTTATTCCATCGCCACCTGAAAAGATAAAACCTAATATTCCAAAAATAAAGCTTTCTGATATACTTTACTATCCAAAAATAAGTATAAAAGAACTAGTCTTACCTTACCACAAAACAAGCGAATTTAAAAACTTCTTTTTAACATAAAGAAGTCTTTTTTTGTAATATAAGTAACTTTTATTTTTAATATATGATTATGTCTTTAAAAGAAAAGATAATTAATAAAATAATATCTTACATAAATAAGGTTGATAATTACATAAGATTAGTTTACTATATACCTGATTATTGTTATGATGAAAATATTTTATTGAGAACAGAAATTTTTATTTCTTTAATAGATGAATTTAGCTATTATTATAGTTTGTATCGTACTGAAGATAATAGAGAATTTGAAATTACTTTAACATATAAAGAACTTATTTCTTTATTAAATAAACTTTCTTTGTTGGAACTACAATTTATTTTAATAAAAACAAATGAAAAAAACTAAATTTTCTTTAAAAAAAGAACTTTCTTTGAAAATATATAAATCTCTTTTTTCTCTTTTCGATTGTCAGAAAGATTATGCTATTGAAATTTTAGTTTTTAGTAAATTCTATATAAAAAGAAATAAATTTAATAGTATAGTACTTTCTGGTGATAAAAAATTTGGTTTTTCATCTTTTTGTTATTCGTTTGCATATAATGAAAAAAAACAATTTTTAGATTTTATGGTTAAAGAATTTCATTTACTTGAATTACAAGTTATATTAAGAACAGTAAAAAAATACGTATGGTGAAAAAAACTAAATCTTATCTTAAAAAACAACTTTCTTTGAAAATAATTACTATTTTGAATAAATTATTTTTAACAACTTCATTTCCTAAATATGTTGGTTTTAAATCTTTTAAAAATTATATATCTATTACTTACATAAGATTTAATTATTTAAAAATTGATATTGGTAATAACACAAGATATATGAGTAAAACCGAATTTATTTATACATTTATGACTGAATTTTCTTTAATTGAACTTCAATATATAAAAAATTATGTTAAAATATATTTTTCTTTTTGAAATAAAAACTTTTCCAATTATAGATTTTAATAAAAGAAATATTGATATTTTAAAAAAATCTCTTACTAAAGAAATATTATCATCTTTAAAAAAAGGTATTAAATATAAGTTTGCGATTTCTTATGCTTTAATATTTATTTTAGAAGAAAGAATACTCAGGGAATATCCTAAGTATTTATATGGCTTATTTAATGGTATATACCCTCCATCTCAACCACCAATATTAGATGAACATGGAAAAGAAGAAAAATATTATAATGAAATTAATACTTTAGAAACATTTAAAAAAGACTTTTTAATAAATCAATCATTACTTGATTTACAATTTATTTTGAAAATAATTAAACAAACAAATGAAAAACATCTTAATTGAAAAGATTAAATATCTTTTAGAAGTAATTAAACTTAAAGAAATAACTATTTCTAATTGTAATTTTGTTTTAGATTTTTATAATATAAGTGGTTTTGATTATAGATGTCCAAAATGGTATGATTTTTTTAATCATAATTATTATAGAAAATCTAACCCTGTTCTTGAAATAAAAATATTTACATCAAAAAAAGAAGTACGTTTTAGAATAAAAGATTTACCAAGTATTTTTCGTAATGAAGTAATTACTTGTTATGTTTCTTTTGAAGCATTTTACAAAATCATGGAAAATATGTCTTTACTTGATTTACAATTTATTAAAAGAAATCTTTCCAAAATAAAAAATCAACAGATTAAAAAAGATAAAAATAAAATAGTTAACAATATTATAGAAAAAATTAAATCATATAAAACTTATTTTTGTGTAAATAATGTTTATAATTCAACATTTGAATTTTATGTAAATAAAATTACTGTATTATCAATATCTTTATACATAAATGATATACCATATAATTTTAAAGAATTAAAATGGGAACTAAAGAGGTTTCCGTTGCTTGACCTCCAATACATTGATAAAAGATTAACAATTTCTTAACATTGCAGGTATTGACAAACCGAAAAATAGGTTGTACCTTTGTAATGTAATCAATCACGAACCCTTAAACACATACCGAAATGGCAGTAGGAAAAACTTTTGTCGAAAGTTTAATACATGAACAAAAAGACCTCAGACATAAAATTATATATTCGATAATTGGATATATAAATGATTCACCTCAAAAAAGGATTGAATTTTATGGTACAGACCATGATATTAGGTTGAATATTAATCACCCTAATTATACTTCAGCAGTTCACGTAAAATTGCTGGAAATCTCAATGAATCCTAACTATGTAGTTACTACTAACTTATTTAGTGATTTAGATACTGATAGATATGATTTAGCTGATATTCATCACATTGATAATATTTTATCATTTAAAGTTAAAACTTTAGATGATTTAAATCATTATTTAGTTTCTGATGAAGAATTTAGTAATGATTGGGAGAATGAAGATTCACCTTTAAGTTTCAATGATATATTCACAGATGATTTAATGGAGATATTAAATCGTTTGAGTTTATTAAACGAAACAGAATAAATATCTCTTTCAAAAGAAAATCCCTTTAACAAATAAAGGGATTTTTTATAATATAAATAATATATCATGAAAACAACACTTTCCGAAAGAAAAGAATTACTTATTAAAGAAATAATATCTTTAATAAAAAACTTTGATTATTCAAAAATACATAATTCAAGATGGAAGGGTATTCATTTTGTTGAAATTGATTATAATTTATCCGAAAGAGATACGTTTAAAATAAAATTAAATGATTTATTTAATATTCGTTATAATTATTTTGAAAGAGAATATTATTTATATTGTATTGAATGTAAAGAAGATTTTTCATTTTTCATGAAGGAAAATAAATATAGAGAAGAAAGAAAATATAAAATTTGGTACTACACTATAGAACCATATAAATCTGGAGAAGAACATCATTCAACCACTCTAACAATAAGACAATTTAAAAAGTTATTTAATAAAATGTGTTTACTTGAGTTATTTAGTATTAAGTTAAAAATAAAAAAATTAGGAAGTAAATAATTTTACAATGAAAAAAACTTTAGTTAAAATAAAACTAATTTTGAAAATTCTATTCTCAAGAATGGATAATACAAAAAGATTTATTATTGTAAGAATTAAACCTTACGATAATAATGTTTTTATTGTTAATGAAATACATATTGTTGAGAATTATGGTCGACATAAAGAAAAATATTTTAGATTTAGATTAACTTGTACCGATAATAATTACGATGAAATTTATCGTACCAATAATAGATTTAGAATGTTTCCATATTTATATGATTTATCATTATCAGATTTACAGTTTATTAAAAAAAATATTGAATATGCTTATAGTAAAGATTATCTATCACCTAAAATTAATGATTTCTTAACATTGAAACCTTGACATTCTCAAGTAGATGTATTACCTTTACAGAAGTAATACAACCACTCAAACCCTTAATTCGTATGTTAACCACAATTGCACAGCCAAGCTTCTTAAAACTAGATTCTGACCTATTCTTGCCAGTATTTTATGTTAGTACTGAAGCAAATCCTACATATATGGATTTTTATCCTGAAATAATTAATTTCTTTTCAAGAAAATTACTTTTCTCAAAAAAAGAATTATTAAATCATATTGATTATGAAGATAATTATAAACTTCATAATCAAGATATTCCTTTAGATAATAAAGGTTTCAGGAAACTTATTCTGAAAGGAATAAGAGAAGCTAGGGAATTAGAATCATATCAAAATCATATTTTCTATATTCATTTGAGAATAAAAGATGAAAGTTTTGAACCGAATCCTATACCTCATAAATTGTATATTGAAAATTTTGGCAACGAAAATATTGGTAATCGTTATGAAGTAACCTTTAATTTAACTTATCAAGATAGAGATATTAGTGAAGATATTTCTATTGTAAGAGCAGCTTTTCATAATATTGAAAACAATGAAAGAGTTACTAAAATTAAAGTTGTTAAACACTTTGATTTACCAATTAAATCACAAAAGTTTTTAATTTCAACAGAAAATAAAAATACAGGTTTAGTTCTTTATGTAGCTGGTAGTGATAAACATAAATTCTTTCACTCAAGCAGTATAGACCAAGCAAGAAGATATACTCAAAAAGAAATAGATAAATTTCTCGATAAAGATATTCACTTTAAAGAAAAGTTTACTATTACAAAAGATTTCAACTCAATAAAATTTTAACCTTATGGCAGAATTCCCTGAACACTTAATTAAATGGTTTAATAAAATAGATAGAGAAAATAAACTTCATATTGAAATGAAGAATAAAAAATATGTGTTGTATTTTAATCGAAAAGATAAAAAACTTCAACCGATAACTCAATTTATTAAACTAACCAAAAAACACAGACGTAAATACTAAACAAAACATCTTTCAAACATGAAAAAATTAAAAAAAGAACTAATCTCTTCTTTAAATAATGATTTTACTTTAAAGGTAGTAGATTTTCTACAAGATGATGTAAATAAGATTTCTTTTTTAAGAAATTCTTTAAACTTAGATAAACTTGAATCTTACAAGTTTTGCAATACCCATCGAGGTTTAACATTATCTTTTCAAAAAAGACTTAATGATTTACCGATGACAATTCATATTGGAGTTAAAAGAATAGGTAAACCAAAACAATATGAACCTAATAATTTTCATTATGAATTGAGGATTTATCATCGACATTTACATTTTGAAGATGAAAGATTAATCGAAACTTGTAAAAGAATTAAACGTTCTAAACATAGTCCGTATCATTATTATACAGTAAAAAAGCACCCTTATCTTGGTGCAACTCTTGAATCTTCAATAGAACGATTCTTAACTGAGTTAATAAAGTAAAATAATTCTTTCCTTAAAAACCTTTCATTCTTAACAAATGAAAGGTTTTTTTGTATATAATAGTATGGAGGAGGTAAGACTTAATTTAATAAAAGAAATTGTAGAAAAAAATAAATTATGTTATGTTTCTAATTTAGATTTATTTTATTTTTACAATATTAAATATAAAAATTCTTTAGTTATTGATATTAATAATCGTATTAATGAAATAAAAAATATTTTTTATTTTAATGATTATTTTAAATCTTTTGATGATGAAAAAAATAACTTTAATAATATAAAATTATATCAGATATTAGAAACATTACCTTTATTAAAATTACAATTTATTAACCATTGTCTTTATGAGTAAAGAACAACTTAAAACTAAAGAAATAGATTTAATAATTGATTTCTTTCTGAAAGAAAATAGAAAGCTAGATATTATTAATAGACATACAAGCGCAAGTGGTCATGAATTTAAAGTAAAAAATCCTTTTAATCATAATAAATCAAATATATATAAACATTTTCTTTTTTCAATTAAATCAAAAGAACTACCGTATGATTTTGATGAAAGAAATATAAATGGTTTTATTTTTACTAAATTTAAAACTAGAAAAATATTTGTGTTAGAAATATGTTTAGTTAATGATAAAAATGAAAATATTGGAATTGATGATTATAATTATATAGAACTAGAAGTAAAAAAATATTTAAAATCAATGAGTTTACTTGATTTACAGTTCATTAAAAATAAATCTTTAAATGAAAATAACCCCTTACAAAAATAATAAATTTCTTTTAAAGAAAAGAATTGTCAATCAAATAGTAAAACTTCTTGATGTTGTTTCTTTTGATAATAGAAAAAATAATTATAATTTATGGTTTAAGAGTACTATTATAAATGTTGAAGCTAAATTTGATTATATATTACTTAATTATGTAGTAAATACTTACTTAAATGAAAAAAAAGTTGAATATACTTTTGTTGTTGAAGGTAAAAATGGTCAGTTTTTTGGTATGGAAAATTATAAATACGTTACAATTTCTCAACTGAAAAAAATATTTAATTCCTTTAGTTTACTCATGTTACAAAAAATAAAAACAATTCTTCAAAATAAAAAAATACAATATGAAAAAACTTCTTACTTAAAGTAAAACTTATAATAGAAATAAATAATTCTATTCAAAAATTTAAATCTGTTAATTATAAACTTGATATATTATTAAATTCAAATATAAAAATATCTAAAATATATTATAATCATGATAATAGCAGGAAAAGGAAGTTTGAATTTTATTACTCATATAGAAATAATTATGAACAAAATATGTGTTATTCAAAATTTGATTTTTTAAATTTTTTATTTAAATTAAAATTACAAGATTTACAATACATTCATAATATAATTACATCTGAAAAAGATTTAAGTGATTTACGTATTCAATTAAGAAAATTATTATGATAAAAAACCTCTTTCTTAAAGTAAAGGAATATTTTCTTAAAAAGAAATCAATTAAAGAAAATATAAAACTAAAAAATAAATTAGTTAAAGAAATAATAAACTTCTTAGATAAGTTTCAAGATATTAATTATTCAACTTTTGAAATTAAAATTAATGATAGATTAACTATTACTAAATTAAAATTACAGTATAGTGGAATTACTGAAACAACAAAATATGATTTATTTTATACTGCTCTAAACAGTAAACAAGAAGAACATAATTTAGATAAATATACATTTAAACGTTTTTTGTTTACTTTAAATTTATTAGATTTACAAAGGTTTCATAAACATATTTTAGATGTAGAAAATATTTATTATCATAAAGTTAAATTTAATAGATTGCTTGATATATGAAAAAACTTTTTATTAAAGTAAGACTGATTTATCAAATAGTCATTTCTCAAAGTGAAAGCTTTAAGAAAAATAATATCTGTTTAAATGAAGAAGATTATTCTTTTGCAAGTAAAAAACTAATTGAAACAAGGTATTTAAATAGATTTAATAATCCCTCATTTTATGGTGGAATTCAAACATTTACTATACATAAATTTACAGGTGCTTTAAAACCTTTAATATTAGTTACACATGAAAAGAATATTGGTTCAAGTGATTATATTACAATTTTTAAATTCTTATTAAAATTAAATATTTTAACCTTACAAAAAATAAAAATGGTTTTAAAAAATGTTACAGAAACAAAAACTAATTGAAGAAATATATTATTATTCAATATATAATGAAGATGTGATTGAACTTAATTTTAAATTTAATAATTTTGTATTATATAAAATTGAAGATAGAAAACTTCATTATCATAAAGAAACAAAGATTCATTCATTATTTTATTTTGAAATAAATAACTATCTTTATCTTAAAGATATACCTACTTTGACTATGTTCTTTAGCGAAAATAAAATCTCTTTACTTGATTTACAGTTTTTAACAAATAAAATTAGAAATAATGCAAACAATTAAAGAAAATTTTATTGAACAAATTGAATCCATTCTTTTAGAAAAGAATATTTCTCATTATAATAATTTATATAATATTTATATTAATAATTATTCTTCAAAAATATTAGAAATAGGTGTTCATTCCAGTAAATATATATTTGTTATGTATTCTTTAAATGAAAATACAGATGAAGATACTAATATTAATAGTTTTGATGTTCAATTTTCTTTTGATAAAAATTTTTTATTAAACATTAACCTTCTTGATTTACAATATATTAAAAATAAATTATGTACATACAGCAATCACCATTAGAAAAACTAAAATTAAAACTTATTGAAGAAATCTATCAAAAGATATTATTTATATTAAATAATACTTCTAAGACTGTAAATTTTATTATTTTTAATTATGTTTTTAATAAAAAAACAATTAAAGGTGAATTTAAAACTATTCAATTAACCAAAAATTGTATTGTTTTTTTATCACCATTAGGATATATTAAACATACTTCTGATATAAAACTTACTAAAAATTCATTTATTAAACTAAATTTATCTCTTCTTGAACTACAATATATTAAAATAAATATGAACTCGAGTCTAATCAATCCCGACTTTTGTAATTATTAAAAAATAACCATCTTTAACAAAAGATATGGTTTTTTGTATTATATATGATGAATGAAATAAAAGAAAGCTTAATAAATAGAATTATATTAGAAGGTAAATTATATCATGCAGATACAGGTCATTTCGCTCTTAATATATTTTATTTTTATAATAAAAAAATTAAAATGTCAATTATTATTAACCCTAGTAAATATATTAATAATAAACCGTACATTTATACATACAATCATAATTATCATTTTATGACAGAAATTCATAATGAAAAATTATATAAACTATTAAAACAATTACCTTTATTAGATTTACAATTTATCTTGTACTTTATTTTATGAAAGAAAACTTAATTAAAGAAATAATTGATAACCTTAGTTCAATAAAAGAATATTTTAATATAGGAAACGTAGATACAGTTATTAGAAGTATTTTATTTGAAAATAAAATCTTTTTTTCAAAAAAGAAATACTTTGATTATATAGAACTTGAATTTGGGGATGGCGTATATTCACATAATTTATTAGAGATAAGGTTTGGTGAACGTGAATCAAAATATGGTTTTTATATACATAAAGAAATTTATTTCTTAAATCCAAATAAAGTAAATAAATTTTTTAATAAACTAACAATTCTTCAATTACAATCATTTCTTATTGAAATAAAACATTTTATTAAATATAATGAGTATTCAATTTATCGCTCTAAATATAGAAAAACAGGAAGAAAAACAAAAGCGATTACATATTATTAAAAAGCAGTTAATTAAAAAAATAAAGAAATCTATTTTTAAAAGTAAAACCGTTGACCCTTCAGTTATTATTATTTCAAATAAAATATCTTTATTAAGAAATAAAGATTTAACATATTTTAATATGCTTTCAATAGAAAGAAATATTTCAAATAAAATAACTTATATTAATTTTTTTAAATGGTTAAATGATAATAGTTTAATTAGAATAACATATCTAAAATATCCAAGTTTAAATTATTTTCTTAATAAATTAACGATTCTTCAATTACAATCAATTCTAATAAATTTAAAAAATGATGACTAAAGAAGAACTAAAAACTAAACTTATTTTAGATATTTATTATAATTTAAGATGTTGCTATGATTTTCATTTAAATTCAATTTGTTTATATAATAATATTAATTATAAAGGTGTTAATTTTAATAAATTGTTTTTAACAGTTAGAGAAGATATTAAATTAAAATATACTACTTATGAACATGATTATACAATTAGTGAGATATATAATAAATGTATTTTCTTCAATGAACTAACAATACTTCAATTACAATTGATTTTAGTACATTTTAAACGAGTGGTCAATGAAAGAAGAGATAAAAAATAACATTATCAATAAAATAATGTATATAATAGAAAAAGTATATCTTTATTCAAAAGGAAATGATTATATAAATATTCCTTTAAATAAAAATCATTTTATTTCTATCAATAATAAAATTTTTAACCATATTATTATAGACCCTGAAGACTTTGAAATATTATTGGTGAACATATTTGACGGTTTATACAAAACAAAACGTAATGAAGTTATTCTTAAATCCAATTACTCAACATTTAATGAACATTTATTTAAACAATTTACTTTACTCCAGTTACAATACATATTAATTGATTTAATTTCAAAAGAAAATAATCCTTCATTATTAAAAAATAGAATCAATCAGATATGGGAAAAGTATCCACAATAAAGAAAAATTTAATAAAAGAAGTTATAATTAAGGAAGCAACTTATTTTGTTGAAGAATTTTTATTAAAAAGAAAAATAAAAAAATTTAGTTTTATTAGAAATCATGAATTACTTTTAAATTGTAAAAATTTTAAAAGTAAGTTAATTGGTGCTTATGATTATTCATATAACTTTTGTGAATACATACCTAAATATAATAAAACTTTATATTATTTAGATGATATAAATATTAATTATTCTCATCGTAATCTTGGTGATATTTTTGAAGTTAAATTAAGATGTTTACCTTTTAATATAAAACATTTCTCTAATGATAGATTTAATATGGATAAAGACACCTTTATAGAATTATTATCCACAACAAAAAATTTATTATATTTACAATATATAAATAAGAAAATACAAAGTATCGAACAAAATTCTAATTTAATTAATAAACATTATGAGTCTGAGTTCTATTTTAATTGGTAATAAAAATGATTTTAATTTCTATTCTTAAAATAAAAACTATTTTTCTAATAATATATCTTTTATTAAAGAAAAATATTCATACTTACTTTAAAGTAATTAAAATAAATAAAGAATACACATATAGATATATTATTATAGGTAATTTTTATTTTGTTAAAAATATTATTTACCTTACTAGAGAAGAATTTTTAAGTATAAAATTTTTGCCTATATTATTTAGTTTACCCTTATCTGATTTACATTATATAAAAATTAAATTATCATTAGAAAAACCATATAAAGTAAAAAATTTACCAACAAATAAAACAGTCACCTTTATTCAAGGAAGACGCTTTTTTGCAAAATAGACCATTTCTTAACAAAAAGATAACATTGTAGGTATTGACAAATCCAAAAATAGGTCGTATCTTTGTAAGGTATTCAGAAACAACCTTAACCGAGCCTTATGCTAAAAGGAAGAACAATAACCAAAGAAAGATTCAATCTTATTGAAGAAATTATTGAATTATAATAAATTATATAATATTTATATTAATAATTATTTTTTACTATTTAATAATATACATTTAAATTAATGAAATTAATTCACAAAGGTTATAAATATAGAATCTACCCAAATAAAGAACAAACTGAATTGTTAAATAAACATTTTGGTTCTTGTAGATTTGTATTTAATTATTTCCTTAATTTAAAAATGAATACCTATAAACAAGAAAAGAAAAATCTAAATAATAATTATCTATCTTCATTATTAACCCTTCTTAAAAAAGAACAGAATTATTCTTGGTTAAATGAAATTAATTCTCAAAGTTTGCAAGCTTCTTTAAAAAATGTTGACGTTGCTTATGATAGGTTTTTTAAAAAGATAAGTCAATATCCAAAATTTAAAAGTAAAAATGATAAACAAAGTTTTAAAGTACCACAGTTTTTAACTATTGAAAATGATTTATTATATTTGCCTAAATTTAAGAAAGGAATTAAAATAAATATTCATAGAGATTTTAAAGGAAAGATTTTATATGGAACTGTATCAAAAACACCAACAGGTAAATATTATGTATCTATCACTTGTAAACAAGAATATATTCCTTTTGAAAAGACAGGTTCTATTATAGGAATTGATACTGGTATTAAAGATTTAGCTATCCTTTCAGATAAAACTGTTTATGAAAATAAAAAGGTTTTAAAGAAGAGGATAAAGAAAATAAAATATAAACAAAGGCAATTAAGTAAGAAAGTAAAAGGTAGCAAGAGTAGGATAAAACAAAGGAATAAACTTGCAATAGAACATGAGAAAGTAGTAAATATTAGAAAAGATTATTTACATAAAGTAAGTACAGAAATTATCAAAAACCACGATATTATATGTATTGAAGACCTTTCAATAAAAAACATGATGAAGAACCATAAATTAGCGCAAGCATTTTCTGATGCAAGTTTAGGTACATTCTATGATATGTTAGAATATAAAGCTTCTTTTAATGAGAAGAAAATTATTAAGATAGGAAGATTTTTTGCAAGTAGTAAAACTTGTTCAAAATGTAATTATATTAATGAGGAATTAACATTAAAGGATAGGGAATGGACTTGCAAAGGTTGTGGCACGTTGCATGATAGAGATTATAATGCAAGTATAAATATTAAAAACGAAGGTTTAAAGATATTATCTGGTTTGGGTTGCAAGTCGGATATAAAACAAAAAGTGATGGAGGCGTTTCCGTTAGGAGAGTCAATGAAATCATATATTTAGAAATAAATACAACATGGAGAAAATCCTGATTTTAATATCAATAAAATAAGCCTTGAATTGAACCCTCAATAAAACAATTTCTTTCCTTAAAAACCTTTCATTCTTAACAAATGAAAGGTTTTTTTGTATATAAAATAGTATGGTAAAGGAAAAATCCGATTTATTGAAAGAAAATCTTATTAAAGAAATAATATTGATTAAGTCCGAATCTGAATCAAAAAATATTCCGTCAGGTTCTATTTTAAAACTTATTATTTTTTATAATCCAACTTATAATTTAACTGTTATAAAATTTAAAAATAAAAGTATTAAAATTATTAAAAATAAATTATTTACATATAATTATGGTCATAGTAGTTCAATACATAAAACAATCTATCATTAAAGAAAATAAACTTTTGAATTCGTAATGAAAGAAAATCTTATTGAAAAAATATTTTCCCTTGAATGGAAAATACCTAAAAATAATTATGTATATCTTAATAAAGGAAATTTTCGTTCAAACAAATATTCACTAAATGCAATAAAAATAGAAAATAAAGAAATACTCATACACTATAAAAATAAATATTATGATATATATTTTTATGATGAAGTAACAACATTAGAAAAAAAGAATGTTCTTAAATCTTTATCTATTTTAGATTTACAATTTATTTTTCTATTTCTAAATTCAGAAAAAAATCAAAAACCTATTAATATGAAATTAAATTTTGATTCCATACCTAGATAAAATATATTCTTATGAAAGAAAAATTAATTCAAGAAATATTGAATCTTGTTAAAAATACAAGAAAAGATTTTATTAACGATATTACTAACCCTTTTATCACTAATATCTATTATATAGACCCTGTATATGGCACTCGTAAAATATATTTAATGGATATAGTTGATATAGATATATACCAAATTATTACTGTAAAAAATTTAAATCTAGGTGATGATTATCGTAGTATAATTAATAAAACAGAAATAATAAGAATATTAAACCTTGTTTCATTATTAGACCTGCAATATATTCTATTATTATTAAAAAAATTTTTATGAAAGAAATACTCCTTAAAGAAATAACCTCACTCCTTAAAGAAAAAGATTTTACTTTAAAAAGTAACAATTATTATACTATTAATCTAAACCTTAAAAAAATACAAAATAAAGAATATTATTATTTCCTAAGAAATATACATTATAATAAAAATAATAATTCCTATATTCTAACATACAGTTTTAAAAATCAAACTCATCTAACAGATGATTATATCACACTTAAAAATAAAAATATAACCAAATATATAAAACATATTTCCCTTCTTGATTTGCAATTTATAAAATTATCTCTTTTATGAAAGAAAAACTTATTCAAGAAATAAAAGATATTATTGAAAAATATGACCTTCATTATATGACAATATATACAGATATATATAAATTATCAAACCATATAAAAACTAATCGTACTCTAATGAAAGAAGTTTTCCTTTCTGATTTAAAAGAATTTAACTTACTTGAATTGCAATTTACTTCTATAAAAATAAAAAATGATGCAAATAAACAAAGAAAAAATATCTTTTCTTAAAGAAAAATCTTTACTTAAATTTAAAAACCTTTTGGAATCACATAATAATTATGAAAATATCCTTAATTTTAGATATTATGTAAAACAAAAACATGGAGAAATTATAGGATATCCAAAACCAATTTTAATAAATAATTATTATACTATACTTGAACTAAGAAAAAAACATTATACCTTATATACCCTACTTTATAAAACCACAAAAGAAAATAAATATATATTCAAAGATTATAACCTTAATAAAATTATGAAAATATTTAAAAATATATCACTTCTTGACCTCCAATTTATTCTAATTCATATCAAAAAATAAAACTTAATTATATGGATATATCACTTCTTAAAGAAAACCTTTTTAATCAAATATATAACATACTTGAAAAACAAAAAGAATTAGAATTAACAACACCCAATATTTATATAAAATTTTTAGATGCTCATTCTATACATAATAAAAACCTATACCTACTAAAACTAAAATATCTAAATTCAAATAAAAAATATGAACTCCATTATAAATATGATTATGATGGTAGTAATTTAAACCATTATAGAGTAAATTATTTAACAATTCAAGGAAAAGATATTTTATTGAAATCTATATCCTTACTTGACTTGCAATTTATTCTAATTCATATCAAAAACCGCTCACAATCAATTCAAATTTAAAAAGGATATTCCACTACCAAAATATATTCTTCTCTTAAAATAACCATTTTTATGAAAGAAAAAGATTTTATTAAAGAAAAACTCTTTAAACAAATAAAATACTATATTAAAAAATATCAACTTTGTTATATCCCATACACAGGTATTAATGATTTACATAATATAAATAAAAACTCACCAACATATAAAATGTTTATTCATAATATAAATGAACTCCTTTCAAAAATAAAAACATTCCCACTATCAGATTTAATCTTTCTAAAAAACCAAATTAAAAATGATGCACTCAAAAATAAAACAAAAACTAATAAATCAAATTCTTTCACCTAATAATAATCTAGTTGATAATAAACATAATGTAGTAATAAGATATACCTCCGTTAATAACCCTAAACTCTATAATATAAAATTCTTTAATAAAGAAAAAACAACACATTACTCACTAAATGAACTCTCAATTAATAAACTCTTTATTAATACAAAAAAAATTAAAAGACATATAATAATTTATCAAAATAATTACCACCTTAAACCAATAACAATATCTCATAAAAAATATATACACTCTTACCTAAACCTTATCCCACTACTTGACCTGCTCTTTATTAAAAATCTAATAATAAAAGAAAATAATAGAATAAAAAATTCTATATTAAGAAATACTTTACTACTAGATAAACTTAAAAATGAATAAAATAACCTTTATTAAAAATACTCTTATTAAAGATATAAATAATTATAAAAATAAATCACTTTCTCTTAATATAGAAAATTGTACATTTAAAATAAATAATACCTTATATAAATTAGAATTTTTTCAATATGGTGAAATATGTTATAGTACAAATGGTTGCTATACTTTCTTAAAAGATGATATTTTTTTATCTAAAATATCTTTACTCGACTTGCAATATATCCTTTTAAAAATGAAATCTTCTTTATGAAAGAAAAACTTGCCCTAAATATCCTACATACTATAAATCATTATAACCTTTTAAATAAAAAAATCCTTTATAATAATTTAATTTATGATTTTAAATCTTTTTATACCATACTAGATTTTCAAGACCTACCCTTACTTGAACTACAATATTTGAAAATATTCCTTAAAACGATTGCAACCTATGGAAAAAATTACTCTTATTGGAAAAATTCTATCCCTTCTGAAAAATAAAAACTTCTCACTAATAAAAAATAATAACCTAAAATTTATTTTAACTAATCAATATAATGGCTCATTATATTTCATCTCTTATAATAATGTAAACAGTTATTATTATATACATTATTTTTACAATAATGACACCCATTTAACTACTGACTCTATTACAGAAAAAGAACTTTATTCATACCTACTCTCTATGAATCTACTTGATATTCTCTTTATAAAATCTTATCTTATTAAAAATTCTATATATTACAGTTAGTAACCTAAAACATTTATAACATTCTTTTAAATAAAACAATGTTTCCAAAACATAAATAGTTAAATATCAAAGAGTTATGAAAAATAATGGTATGTAATAATCACAAAGATTGTTTATTGAAAAGAATGTTTATACAAAACATTCTTTACTTAATAAAAAGAATCTTCTTAATAAAAACATTGTTCCTGATGAAAACATTGTTTTTTTTTAACAGCACTTTTTTTTAATAAAACATTCTTTCTAATAAAAACATTCTTCCCTTATATATTACATACATTGTATATAAAACATTGTTCTTAATAAGTAATATATTCTATTACAATTACTTATATATAATAAAATAAACTTTTCTTGAATAAAAAGTTGTTTTTATATAGTACTTTTTTTATTGAAACCTATTTTTTCTATAGCACTTTTTTTCTTTTATATTATAGTTTTTATCTAAAAAAGGTTATTTTACTTGAAAACCTAATTTTTTCTACAGTACTTTTTCTTTAAAGAAGATACTTTTTTAATAAAAGTTGTTTTTTTCTATAGTACTTTTTTTCTTTTAAAAAAGATTATTTTACTTGAAAACCTAATTTTTTCTATAGTACTTTTTTTCTTTAAGTAAGGTTATTTCTTTCAGAAGGGAAGCTGTTTATCCCCTCGCCCATCGAGACACTCTAATTTTTTGAAATAAGTTTTCTTAAAGAAGACTTTTTTTCAAAAAACATATATTTCTTTAAGAAAACTTATTTTTTTATACAGCACTTTTTTTCAGAAAGTAAGTTTTTTATACAGCACTTTTTTTCTAAAACATATTCTTTTTTAAAGGGATAAATTTTTCTTAGTAATTATTTCTTTTACAAAGGTAAAACTTTTTTCTTTAAAAACAAAATATTTCTTTAAAGTTTTATTTTTTCCTACAGCACTTTTTTTCTAAAAGTAAGTTTTTTTCTATAGTACTTTTTTTCTTTTACAAAGATAGATATAATTTTTATATATACAAAATATTTCTTTAAAAAATTTCTTACCTTATATATAGGTATGTTATACCGCTATGTTCCTGATGCCTGAAAAAAAACTTAAAAAACTTTAAGAAAAATTTGGTGGTATGAAAAATTGCCTTTATCTTTGCAGTAGATAAACAACCCAATAACCTTAACCGCTACTAATATGGCAAGTGAACTTAAAAGAGTACTGCACAAAGAAAGTAAAATTTTGTTTGTTGCAACCTATTCTGAGGATGCAGAAAGTCCTCGCACAATGTATGACAACTTATGCACTATGTTATGTTTTCATAATAGGTATAATTTAGGTGATACTGATTCACTTTTAAGAAAAAAAGGTTTCAACTATGATAGTGATGATTATGATAGTTGGGAAGAGATGGAGAAAGCTATCATAAAGGAGAATGATATTGCAATAATATTGCCTTTATGGTTATACGACCACAGTGGATTAACAATTTCTTTTGGTAGAACTTGCAGCTGGGATAGTGGACAGGTAGGTTTTATACTTGTTGATAAAGCAACTATAAGAAAAGAATATAGTTGTAAGAGAATAAGTAAGAAACTTTTACTTAAAGTAGAAGAAATTCTAAAAAATGAAGTAAAAGAGTACGATTCATATTTAAGAGGTGATGTATATGACCTTAACCAATATACAATTTCTGATGAATATATGTCAGAAATAGAATCTGAAAATATCGATATTGATGAAATAGATATTGATATGTTAGAAGAGGTTGAATCTTGTTCCAATTATATTGGAGAAAGTTGGTTAGATGATGCTATAAATAATAGTATATCTTATCTAAATAAAAAATATCTTTCTCAAAAAGCTGAAACAATTTAAAATAGGGTTATATTGAACTTTAAAGCCTATCTTTTTTAAAGGTAGGTTTTTTTTCTTAAAGGTATTGTTTTATTCAGAAAAAAGGTTTATCTTTGTAATAAGTAAAACGAACTAATAACCTTTAACCCTTAGAAAAGCTATGTTAAACCATATAGGCGTAAGAGTAAAAAATTTGAGTGAACTTGTAGGTATATTTTTTACCACAGGTGAGCAGGTACAAAGTATTTCTAATACTTGTACTTTACATGATAATCATTTTTATCCTGATTCAAGGATTGAATTATGGTTATACAGAACTTGCATAGCAAGGATAACAAAAGATGGTAAGTTATTTATTACTTATGGTGAGTATGGTAATAGTATGACTACTTCCAAAAGATTAAATACTATTTTAAAAGATAGTAGTTTGAACTTGAGTAGAGAAAAAATTGCTCATTACACTAAATTGGCAAGGGAAAAAAAGCCTAATGAAGTGGAAATAATAGAGTACAAAAAATAGTATTAATGATTGGGATTTTGGTTTATTTAAAGCCTACTTTTTTTAAAGGTAGGTTTTTTTCTTATATACTGATTCTTACTTAACATAATGAAAGCCTTTAGAATTGAATAAAAACTTTTATCCTGAAAGAAAGGTCGAATACTTAAAAATTTTACTTATTAAAAAAAGTTAAGTTTTTTGGTAAGAGTATTGTTTATTGAAAAAAATATGTTTATCTTTGTAATAAGTAAAGCAGTTCAAAAGAAAGAGCCTTTACCCAAGATTAAAACTTTTTTTCTTAAAGAAGTAGGATATATCAAAAATAGTCCTTATCTTTACAGAAAGAAAAGTACCACAAAGAAAGAGGCTTTCCTCAAGGAACAAAAAAACTTTAAAAATATTTCGCTTAAAGTTTGGAAGTATCAAAATAAAGTCTTAACTTTGTATAAGTAAAAACAATCAACCCAACCAATTTACCTTATGGTGTAGAGGCTAACCAAAATACATATTATGAAAAAGTACACAATCGAGTTTTCAGTAACTTCAAAGAAGTTAAACACTACTTTAAATTCCGAGATGGAAATGCAAAGTAGTTCTGAAAATATGGTACAAGCTTTTAAAGAAGCTACCATATTAGTAAATAAGTTAGCACCTATGTTTTCTGGTGAGGTCGAGTTCGATGTTACCAACGTGAAAATGAATAAGGTACATACTAAACCACGTAAAAGCAAAAATGAACCAGCAGCACCAGTAACCGCTTAATATGTCCTGAGTACCTTGTAAACTACTCACTTCATATATACAAGTCAATAATATTTTACTTTCAAAAAACCTATCTTTCTTTAAGGATAGGTTTTTTCTTATATAATTAATTTTATCCTGATACCTTACTTAACATAATGAAAGCCTTTAGAATTGAATAGATTTTTATTAGTAGGATATTTCCTTGAATAAAGAAATTTTATATAAGGAAAAAATATTTTCAGAAAGTTATTGTTTATTCAGAAAAAAGGTTTATCTTTGTAATAAGTAAAACGAACTAATAACCTTTAGAAAATATGAGAAAAAACTCAACCCTTAGCAGAATAATTACTAAAGTAAATTGTTTTTATGGTGCACCTATGGGAAGGCAAAATGTAGGTAATTTACCTGATAATAAAACTATCTTTGATTGTAAAGTACCTATGAATGGTGCTTATGACGTTGGTGGCGTTTATTGGGGTTTAGGTTCTGAATTAAGGGTGTCTTATACAAAAGATTTAACCTTTATACATTTTTACAGAAAAGAATAAAAATATTTCCTTAAAGATTAGGTTTATTCAAAAAAATACCTTATCTTTACAGTAAGTTAAAACCTCAAAAAACCCTTATTCCTTATGAAAAAATTCCTTTCCATTATCCTGATTGCAGTTGTACTTTCAAGTTGTGCAACTTATCAATATCAACAACCTTGCCCACCTACCTATAAAGGTACGAGCAAAAAACGTACTAAATATATTAGTACTGAAAAGAATTGTTTAACCTATAAAAGAAATTCTAACTAATATGAGAAAGTTCTTGCAAAATTGTTATTACAATATAGGTGGAATTATCCTTTCAAAAGGTGTTTCTATCTTAAATAAGATTCCTTTTTTTAAGAAAAGAGTTTCTTATATGGTTAAGCAAACAATAGTAGCTATCATATTTGATAATATGGTGTTACTTGTTAGTACAATAATATTTATTAGAATAACTAATTTGATAGTTTCTAATAATATTGTTAGTCAATATGCTGAATATGTTATATTGTCTTTAATGGTAATATATTTTGTACCTGCAATGTATATACTTTGGAGACGTATGGAAAGGCATAGATTAGCATCAAAAGAACTAGAATAGAATTAAGGTATTTGGTTAAATTTGGTTTAAGTAAAACGTTATTAAAGCCTATCTTTTTTAAAGGTAGGTTTTTTCTTATATAAAATTTTTTTTCTTAAAGGTATTGTTTTATTCAGAAATTATGTTTACCTTTACACTAGGTAATTAAACCAATAACCTTTAACCCTTTGGCAGTCTATGAATACAGAAGTGGCAACCCTAACCAACAAAGAACGTATCAAAAAACATTTCTTTCAGATAATGAAGGATGTAAAATTTGTAAATACTTCTGATAATTTTTTAGAAGTATTAAACAATTATGATACAGTAGATATTGAAGAAATATCAAAAAAGTTATTAAAAGAATTATCAAAAGTTAGTGATTTTCTAAGAAAAGAGAATATACATTTATTAGATTATGATATAAGTTTAAAAATTTATGAACTAATAATTCAACATTCGTTAGTTTATTGTATTTTAAGAGAAAGTATATATCTTGACGTTTCAATTGCTAGATATTTTGCTAGTATTGCTAGATTAAATTATAGAAAAGAAAATAATTTAAGTGACACTTTTATTACTACTGAACAAACTAGAATAGAAGGTAAAGCTTATTTAGATGCAATTTCTAAATTTAAGTATAAAGAATAACCTAGAAGAATCTTTTATTTGAGAAAAACCTATTTCTTTTAGAAGTAGGTTTTTTTGTATATGAGAATTTTTCTATTATATGAAAAAAAGTGCTGTTGAAAAAAATAGAATTTTATTAAATAAAACAATCTTTTTAATAAAACATTGTCTCAAATAAAAGAATCTTTATCTTAAAAGAATGTTTTTATAAAGAATGTTTATATATTTTAAGAGAAAATCTTCTTTTATTAGAAAAAAGTACCGTTGTAAATGGAGTTTCTTTTAGAAACTACAATACAAAAAGTATAATATTCAAAAAAAGTGCTGTACTAAAAATAGAATTTTACTTAAAAAGATACCAATTTTCAAAAAAAGTGCTATACAAAAAGTATAATTATATCATAATGTATGTATATATTTTAATAAAAAAGAGTTTTATTAAAAAAAAGTACAGTACTAAAAATAGAAAATTCTTATATAATGGAATATTTTGCTATACAAAAAGTGTAAAATTAAAAAAAGTACTGTAGTATTTTTTACTTTTAAAGAATTTTAGTCCAATATAAGAGAAAAATTCCCTTATTAGAGAATAGTTTTTCTTTAATAAGAGAATTTTTTTGCTGTAGTATTTTTCTATATGAGAATTTTTTTCTTATGGTAGATTTTTTTTCTCAAAAAGTATTTTCTCATTTAGTAGAATTTTTCTCCTATTGTATATTTCTTATTGTAGAAAAGAGGTTTTCTCAAAAAGTAGTATCATTTCTAGCAAAGTATATCATTTCTTTGAGAAAAAAATAATTAAAAAAAAGTTTGGATATATGAAAAATAGATGTTTACTTTGTCTTGTTATTGCAATGGTGCTTTAACATTAACCCTTAAACCGTATGGCAACTGCATTGTTAACCTTAGAAAATTGTATTTACGAAATTGTAAACAATGGAAAAAATATAATTTTCCCTAAAGAAATTGAATCATTCAGTAATATTCTGATTGATAAAGAAAAAATATTAAATGAATATGATTTTAATAAATTTGGATATATTCCTAGTTTAGAAAATCAATCTTTAAAAACAATTATTCAACATAATACAGAATTCAATGAATATCCGAATTATTGTTTACGTTCAATAATTGCAAACTTAATTCAAAATGAATTTAGTAATTATTATCAAAGTATATTTGATAAAAATATTAATGACCATAAATACATACCTGATGCAGAATATTTAGGTACACAATATCATAATTTCGTTTACAATAAAACGATGTTAGAAGTAATACAACACTTCAAACTAAATTTTAACTATAATCATTATATAAATGATTTAGTTTTTCTTACTGATTTATTATACAAATATTCAGATTATGAAAAAGTAAATAATTAATTGAAAGTAAAGCCTATTTCTTAATGAAGTAGGCTTTTTTTATATCCTTACTTTTTCTTAATGGTTACTACTTGTTTAGGTAGTCTTATTTCTTTAAGTAAAGCAGTTTTAAAGGTTCCTGATACTGCAAAGGTAGTTTGATACCTTTAAACTTTACAGTTGCTTAGATAGTCTTTCTAGTGGTTCCTGATACCCTAGAAAAAAAGTTTACTGAAAATTTGGATAACTCAAAGTAAGGTTATATCTTTGCAAGTGAATAGTAATAAAGCTATTCAATAACCTTAAACCTGATTCCCTTATGAAGTACCAACTTAACCCAAGATTAGATAGCTGCCAACTTAATGCAGTTAATACAGTTGCTCAAGCTACTGAAAATGAAGTTGTAAAAGTTGAGGCTGTTGCTGGTTCAGGCAAAACTACTACAATCATTGAATCTATTAAGGAACTTGTAAATAGGGACTTAATACAATACAATAATAATGTATTGGTTCAGTTTAATAAAAATATTGCAACTGAAACAAAAGAGAAAATTATGTTCAATAAATTAGATAAGTTTATTGATTGCAGAACTATTCATTCTGTATTTTTTCCTGCATTAAATGTAGTAAAAAAGTTCTTTGGAAAATTGCAAGTTAAATTAGTTGAGGATAATTTTAAAGCTACCTCAATTGTGAATAAGTATGTAGATGCTTATTGTGAAAATAATAATATTGATTCAGAAAAATCAATTGAATTATTTAATCTTTCTGATATGTCAAGATTATTCGATTTAATCCGTTTATTTGCAATTACTGATTATTCAGATGTGGATGCAATTAACGAAATAATAGAACGTTACAGTTTAAATATTTCACCGATTGCATTACAATTAATGCAAAATATCTTTGAACTGCAATATCCAAGTAGATATAAAGATATTGAAGTATTTACTAGTGGTGCTTTTAAATATAGTTTCTATTCACGTTCTGATAAAAAAACTGTAACCGTTTTTGAAAAGAACTTAAATAATAATATTCCTTATATGTATTTTGATTTTACCGATATGCTTTATATTGCATATAAGTATTATTCAAGCTTACAAAACGAGCTACCTAGTTTTGAATACATATTTATAGATGAGGCTCAAGACTTATCTAAATTGGATTATTGTTTAATTCAATTGATTAAACAAAAAAATTCAAAACTTATTTATGTTGGAGACCACCTGCAAGCTATTAATATGTTTAAAGGTGCTTTACCTGAATTGTATAAAAATTTCGATGCTACATACAATTGTGAATTAAATTACAATTACCGTAGTGGTTCCGAAATAATTCAGTATGTAAATGAAAATACAGTATGTAAAAATATTGTAAGTGGTTTAAATACTCAAGGTATAATTAATACCGATTATTTAACTACTTCTGAAAATAAAAACAAACTAATATCTTTTGTAAATGAATTAAAATCATTTTCCGAAGATAAAAGTAATAAAGAAAAACATTTAATACTTTCTGAAAAAAACGATATTTTAATTTCGTTGTATATTCAGTTAGCAAAAAATAATGTTTCTGATATTACTTTAAAAGGTGTAGCCGAATTATTAACAAGTTACAATACTTGTTTAAACTTTCAGAATGATAAAATGAAAGTAAAAGCAGTTAAAGATACTGATTCAATCGATACCGTTTTAAATGCAATACAATTGCAATTAAATATGAAAAGAAAAACTTTGCAGTCTTTGTATAATTTCGATAATGAAAACGATTATCTAAAAGATACTGATTACTTCAATTTTAGTATCATTGAATATTTAGTAAAAGAACTTACTTCAATGAAGGAATATAATTCTGTAAAAGAATTAAGTTTGCAAGTAAATAAAATATTGAATAGTTATGATAGTGGTAAGCTTAGTAATAAAATTACCCTAATGACTGTTCATAAAGCCAAAGGTTTAGAAAGTGATATTGTAACTATCGTTAATTCAGATTTTAAACCTAAAGAAAAATTAAATAAAAATACAGGCAAACCTTATCCAATACCTAACTGGTTAGTTGAACAGTTTGAAAATTTAAAATATGTTGCTTTTACTCGTGCAGTAAAACAATTAAATATTTTAACATTGCCACAAACTGAAAATGAAAAAACAGGTTTTAAAAATAGTGGTAGGATGTATAAGGAAAATAACAAAGGTCAAACAGTAAGGAATTTTTAAAATATCCTTACCTCAATATAAAACCTATCTTTTTTAAAGATAGGTTTTTTTATATCCTTACTTTATCCTGATACCTACCTTAGTTCTCTATATAGTCTTATTAACGTTTTAAAGCCTCGTTAAGCTACTCTAAATACTAAATGATAGTTTGATACCTTTATACTATCCTGATGCCTTAAAGATACCTTTATGTAAGGAATAGAACTACCTACCTAGATAACCTTACTTAGTTGTGAAGTAGTAACCCTATATAAATAGCTTTATTTCTTTAAGTAAAGCAGTTTTAAAGGTTCCTGATTAGTGGTAAAGTAATTTACTATTAAAATAGCTTAGGTTCGCTTAGAGAGGCTTTATATAGGTTCCTGATACCCTAGAAAAAAAGTTTACTGAAAATTTGGATATATGAAAATAAAGTATTAACTTTGCAGTAGTTAAAGCAATCAAGCTTTAATCATAACCAATAAACCTGATTCCCTTATGAAAAATTTAATCTATGTAACTAATTTCCTGATAGGTGCTTTAACCTTATTATTACCTATTACTTTATATCGTTTTGGTTTAGGAAATAATAATGCAATAATAGTAACTATTTTCTTACTGATTGAATTATTCTTATTAGTAAGATTAAATATTATATTCAGAAAATTAAATACAACTAAATAAACCTATTCACTTAAAAACAATTTAATCCTTATGGAAAAGACTTTCAGAAAATCAATTGCCTTAATAATTGATTCATTATTGTATTTAATACTTTTATTAGTATTGAATTATTCAATTGAAAACATATTTCTTTTAATAGGAAGTGTTTTATTAGGAACATATATATATTTAATTCATATAATTAAAAAATATCCTGATTGAACGATGTCGCAAATAGTATTCTCATATATGGGAGTTCCACGTGGAACAGTAGGGGTGGGGGTGGGTATCCCCTAGGGGGAGGGGAGGGGAGGTGGGGAGGACAGGGGTGGGGACTACATCGAAACATTTTTTCCAAAAAAACAGAATTTTTCTAAGGAACTTTTTTTTAAAGAAAATAACCCTTTCTTAAAGGAAGAAATTGATTTACAGATACTTATGTTTTATTTAAAAGACTTTTTTTTAAAGAAAATAAGCTTTCTTTAAGAAAGAAATTGATTTAGAGATAGTTATGTTTTATTCTAAATAAATCTTTTTCAGAAGGTTATAAAATTTTAAGAAAACAGAATTTTTCTAAAGTACTTTTTCTTTACAAGAATATTCTTTATGTGTAGATTTTCTAATAGGGGAAGGGGGGGGGTATTTTTATGAGTGGTCAATAAAATTTTTTTGTGGAAAAATTATGATTTTATAAAGAGAGCTATTTATTTAGAAAGGCGAATAATATTTAAAGATGAGAGATATTAAGAACATTGATAAGCTGAGTGATAATAATCATAAGATAGATATTTTATCTTTAAATAAATTTTTAATTGAGAGGGGAGATAATTTTTTAGAAACTATTATTACAAACAATTATACCTTTATTAAGAGGGAAGATATTACAAAAGAATTTTTTCAATTAAATTATAAAAAGATTTTTCATGGTGAAAGTATTGATGATTTGGATTTTCTTGGTAAAGATTTTCCTATTGAGTGGTATAATGTGGATATTTTTAAATATATTCTTGATACATATTTTATTTTATTTCCAGCTTTTAAAACAATAAAATTATTTCCAAAGGAGATATTCTATATTTATAATTATTGCGAATTATTTATTAAATATAATACAGTATTTTTAGAATATATACCAAAAGATATTGAGAATTATTATGAACTTGTTAAACAAGCTTTTATCAAATATGATGAGATAATATGGAAAAATTGGTTTCCAAAGGAATATATTCCTCAATTAAGAAAAGACTTTCCTGATAATTTAACTGTTAAAGCTTATATTCAATTAAAAAATTTATCAGAAAATAAAAATTCTTTATTAAGGGAAGATTATCGTTATGTATTAACTAATAGTGATGTATATCTTACTAAGAAGATAGAAGCTGTAAGTGATAAAAATAAGTTTGATGCTATTGCTTTTGATAAGTATTTACTTTCTTTTGGAAATAATGATTTACACAAGATATTATTTAATAAAAGGTATATTATTCCTAGTAAGGAGAGATTTCAAAAAAATTACATGAATATTTTAAGAAAGAATAATACTGTTAAAAATATTCATGGTTATGATGATGAGAAATATGGTTATTTAAGTTCTTTAATACCTAAAGAGTATTATACTAAAGAAATGGTAGATAAGATAGTTGAACATTTTGGTTTATTTACTGTGGTAAAAAAGAGTCTAATAAATCAAAATGTTGATGGGTTTGCTAATTTGGTTAAGGAGTATATTACGAATAGGGCTGTTTATTCAATACTTGCCAACATTAATCCTTATATTGAGGGTTATTATGATTTATTTAAATATGCAATTGAGAAAAATCCTTTTTCGATTAAATATTTAAATACTGAATTTGATAGGTATGAAGAGCTTGCTTTATTTGCTGTTTCTATTAGTGCTGGTGTCTTATTTTATATACCAGAATATAAAAGAAGTTATTATGTTTGTTTAAAAGCTGTTTCTGAAAATGGTTTTTTAATAAAAAGAGTACCAGAAGATGTTGAAAACTATTATTCTTTAGTAAAAGTTGCTTATTTACAGAATAAAGATAGTATTAATGAAATTAATTTAAATCCTTATTATATTGATATGTTAAAAAAGGATTTTCCTGAAGACGAGGAGCTTCAAAAAAAGAAAGGTTTTGATGATGTATTTGATGACCCTTATAATTTTCTTAAAGAACATATTTCAAAACAGGTAAGAAAGTTATTAAAAGAAGCTATTTATAAGAAAGGAAATTTTTAATGAAGAATTTTAATAAATTAAATGATACTAAACATGAGATAGATTTAATTTCTTTAAGTGATTTTTTACTTGAGAAGGATGATGATTATTTAGATAAGTTTATAAAAAAAGAATTTAAAAAACCTGAAGATATAACAGAGACATATCTTAAATTATGGTATAAGTATATATTTAATATAGATAGTTATTTTGGTGTATCATACACTGAGTTTGATTTTACTGGTGATGATTTTCCTATTGAGTGGTATATGGATGCAAAATTTTTAGATACTTTATTTGAAGAATCTGGTATTAAGTTTTTAATGTGTGTACCAAAAGTATTAAGATATGATTATGAAGTTTGTGAACGTTCTATTAATAAAAACCCTATTTCTTTAAAGTATGTCCCAAAAGATATTGAGAATTATTATGGTTTAGTAAAGCTTGCTTTTAAGAAAAAACAAAATTTAATTGGACAAAAATGGTTTCCAAAGGAATATATTCCTCAATTAAAGAATGATTTGGATGATGAATTATCTCAACATTATTTAAATCTTCAGGAGCATATTTCAAAAGAAGTGAGGAAACTTTTAAAAGAATACTATTTAAAGAAAATATAGTTAGATGGGATTAGTGTATAATAATAAGAGGATTAAAAAAGATATAAGTGATATTCACAATATTGATATTATTTCTTTAAATAAATTTCTTCTTGATAAGGGTGATAAATTTTTTGGAAAGTTATTATATTACAATTGGTGTTTACTTCCTGATAAGGAGACTTTTCAAAAGAATTGGATGTATTATATTGAAAAGTACGATAAATACAATGAAGATGGTTTTGGTAAAAAATCAAATTTAATACCAAAAGAATATTATACAAAAGAGATAATTAATTCTATATTAAAAACTGATTTTGATAGTAATCATAGTTTTACTTTAATTAATCAATATGCTGATGGTTTTGCTGAAAGTGTTAAGGGTTATTTATTAGATAGAGTTATGTATACAAATTTGTTATATTTTATTAAATCTGATATACCTGGTTATTTTGAGTTATGTAAATCTTTAATAAAAAAGAACCCATCATATATTGACTATGTACCTAAGACTTATGATAATCAAAAATTAGTTGAGCTTTGTGCGTTAGCTGTTTCTATTGATGGTATGATTTTAAGATATGTTAGAGATAAAATTGATTTATTTTCAAATCCAAATGTTATATATACGGCAATTAAAAATAATACAATAGCTTTAAGATTTGTACCTACTAGTATAGAAAATTATTATTCTTTTCTTAAAACAGCTTATACATTAAATAAAAGAATAATTTCAATAGATAGTGCAAAAGAATATCTTGATGATTTAAAAAGAGATTTTCCTGAAGATATAGATTTTATTGAGAAGCGAATTAATCTTCAAGAAAATAAATCTTTATTAAAGGAAGAGAATTTTAATGAGGAGTCTTTTGTTTTTACTTCAGATAGACATAAGATAGATATTAAATCTTTAAGCAATTTCTTAATTGAGAAGGGTGACAGGGTTTTAGATACATTATTATATGCTCGTGGTTATAAGGAAATAGATTATTATTCAGATTTTTTTAGGGAAGAGATTATAAAATATGTTAATTCTGATATTATTAAAAAGATTCCAAAAGAATTGTGGGATGATTATTCTTTTTGTTTAACAGTTTCTTCAAGAAATGGTTATTATGCAATTGATTTTATTAATGAAGATTTTTTAAATGATTATAATATTGTAAAAAATCTTTTAACTCAACAAGGTGAATTAATAAATAAAGTTAATCCTGATATTTTGGATGAGAAATTAATTAGATTAGCGAATAAAACAAATACTAGTGGAAAAGATTTAACTGATACTTGTTATTTTTGGGAACATTATGATGGGAGGTATGAATTATTAAAGAAAATTATTTCTGTATACCCTGATAAAATAAGGTTTATTAGACCTAGTGATAGTAGATTTGCTGTTGATAAAAAATATTATGAATTATTAAAAATAGCTTACTTAAAGAATAAGAATATTTTAAGATATAAAGATATTAAATACAAGTATACACCTTATTATGAAAAATTAAAAAATGAGTTTGGTATTAAATTTTATTTAAAAGAGTATATTTCAAAACAGGTAAGAAAGTTATTAAAAGAAAAAATCTCCTTATAAAAGGAGATTAATTTTTATTTGTTTAATTTCTTCTTTAAGAATTTTCTTTACTTGTTTTTGTATATATTCTTCAAGATAATTTCTATCGATTTTATTTGGATTAACAATATTTAGTTTAATATTTCTTTGATTACAAAGGTTTTGTAGTTCATCTATAATTTCTTGAGGGTCACGATAATCCACATCCTCATAATAATTATCTACTTTTTTTATATCTATTTGAATAATGTATTTTGAAAAATTTTCAATTCTATCTTTATTTGATAAAATCCTATCTTCATACTCAAAATTCCTATCATCTTTATTAGCAAATTTAAAATGGTTAAATGGTTGACCTTTATAAGTTTGTGAAAGTTTTCTACCATCTAATTTTAATCTAACAATAAAATCTAAATCATATAATTCTTTTTCATTCCAATCATTATTTAATTTATAAAAACCAGTTTTTGATGATTTAGTTCTACTTAGTGATAAATAATTATATCCATTTATATAATCATCATCTTCACCATATTTTAAATAAAAAATATCATCTTTTAAAATACTTATAATACTACTTAACGTTGTAAAATGATATACTTCATCAGTTACAGATTCTTTTAATAAACTCTTTACTTGTTTTTGTATATATTCTTTTAATAATTGATTTTCCATTAAAAATAACTCTTTTATATAAATAGGTTTTATTTTAAAATTACTATTTAAGAAAAAGATGATTATTTTTAATGAAAGATATTAATGTAATAAATGATAATAATAAGATAGATTTAAGTTCTTTGAATAAATTTCTTATTAGTAAAGGTGATGAGTATTTAGAATATTTATTAATTAGTAATGTTTATAATAAAAATATTACAGAAGACAAAATTAGAGAATATGTTTTAAAAGGTTATAATATTAAAGAAGAATTATTAAAGTTTGTTACAAAAGATAAAGAATTATATTCATATATTAGTTTAATGAATAAAGTACTTGAAGAAATATATAAAGAAAATTCAAGCGAAGAAGATACTGAGTTTTATATATTACCTTTAGATTTTATTAAAAGTAATAAATATTTTTCAATAGATAAATTTTTTAGTGTATATGGTGGGTATGCTATTAGATTTATACCATATGAATTACAAACAAAAGAATTATGGGAATTTTCAGCTTTAAAATCACCTTATTTTATAAGTGATGATAGTTTTCCTCAAGAGTATAAAAGTTATAATTTATTTTTAAAATTAATTGAGATTGAATCATCTCTTATTTATGATGCAGCTGATAGTAATATTTTTAATAAAGATGAGATTTATAATTTATTCGAGTTTACATACAAAAAATATATTAAAGAAAATAATGTATCTGAATTTTGGAAAACACATAGATATAACCCATTAGATTTTAAAGATATATATCTTAAATTAGCAAGTAATTTTAAACATGAATCATATTTAAAAAAATATGGGATTCCTGATATTCATGATGTACCTAGATTTGCATTTAATGAAAGTAAGTCTTTATTAAAAGAAGAAACTTTATTGGATAAATTTAAATTAATGGATGAAAATAAGATTGATTTATTTTCTTTAAATAAATTTCTTCTTTCAAAAGAAGATAATTTATTAGAATATTTATTATTAGAGAATAATTTAATTTTTGGTTTAGATGAAAATAAAATTAGAAACTTTATATTAAAAGGTTATAAACCGTTAGAAACATTTCCTAATAATATAAAAATTGATATGGATTTAAAGGAGTATGTTAATGTATTATTAACTTTTGAATCTATTAAATATATTCCTAATGAGAAATATACTGTTTCGTATGCTAAATTAAAAGATAATAAATATATTTCAATAGAAGGTCTTTTAAAATATAATTCTTTATTTATTAGGTATATCCCTGAAAATTTATTAACACAAGAAATATGTAATAATGTATATAATAAAAATTACAGAATTTTTAGAGAAATTCCAAATAGGTTTAAAACATATGAAATGTGTGAAAATGTTATAGGTAAAAACGCATATTTTTTTGTTTATTTACCTGACCCTTTGGATAATGGTACTTTAATTACGGTTCAGGAATGTTATAAATTATTAAAACTTGCTCATACTTATTATATTGATAAAGATAAATTTTCAAATGGTGTTGAACAATTTTGGAGTGATGCTATTGTTTCAAAATTAGATAGAGATTATTTTGTTAGATTAATGTATGAAGTAAATGCACAAGAATATGTAGGAAAATACGGTCAGGGTGGTATTAAGAAAAATAATAATCTTCAAGAAAGTAACTCTTTATTAAAGGAAGAAGAATTCTTTAATGTAGAACAACTAGAATATGATTCAGATAAAAATAAAATAGATTTACAAGAATTAAGTGAATTTTTATATAATAACGGAGATGATTATTTAGAATATTTATTAGCCAATAAAGAATATATTAAAGTTGATAGTAAAAATGTTTTTAGATTATATAAAAATAAAAATTTTAAAGATGTAACTGAATTTTTAAATATTGGTTATGATTTTTTAAATGTAATATTAACTGACCCTATTGAAAAAAACAAAATAGAACAATTTTATTTAAAAAACCGATACCCTCATGATTATCCAGATATTTTATGGGAAAGTCGTGCATTTTGTGAGGCTGCTTTAATTAAACAAAAGAGTTGTTTATATAAAGTACCACTTAAATTTAGAGATTATAAAATGTGTAAGCTTGCTGTTAGTTTTGATGGTGATAATATAAAAAGTGTACCTGAAAATATTGAGAATTATTATTCTCTTTGTGAAATGGCTGTTTCTCAAAGGGCTTGGTCTTTGATGTTAATTGATAAGAATAAATGGGATTATAATTTATATGAAAAAGCTGTTTCTCAGAATGGTGGTGTTTTATTTTATATACCTGAAAAATATAGAGACTATAATTTATGTGAAAAAGCTGTATCTAGTGAACCTAGTTCAATATATGATGTACCTAAAAATATTGAGAATTACTATTCTTTAATAAAACTTGCTTACTCAAAGGATAAAACAGTTATATTAGATATGAATTTACCAAAAGAGTATTTTGATAAATTAAAAAATGATTTTCCTAAAGACTTTAATCTTCAAGAAAGTAAGTCTTTGTTAAAGGAAGGAATTACTGATGAGGTATATCATTTTACAACATATCAATCAGCTGCTGAAATATTACAATATAATAGATTTAAATTTTCTATTGAGACTGAAGGTGATTCTTTATCAAGGATGAATAATTACAAAAATTATATGTCTGTAAGTAGGACTAAGTCTTTAAATAAAGGTTTTTTTAATACAATAAAGAATGGTGTTAATTTAGTTATTAGATTTAAACTTGATGGTAGAAAATTAGCTCAAAAATATAAAGGTATTCCATTTAATTATTTCCCTGCTTGGGGTAAAGAAAATTATGCTTTTGAATATGAGGATAGATTGCTTTCAAATGATGAATATATTGAAAATTTTTCAAAATATCTTTTATCTGTAGATATTATTGATTTAACTATTGGAAATAATATAAATAAAACAAAAATCCATACAATAAAAGAATTATCTCAAAAATTAAATCTTGTTTGCAATGTTTATAAACATGATGATAATAATATTGTAAGAAAACAATTTCAATCCGACCCGATTAATTTTATTAAAAATAAAGGAACTTTTGTTTTAAATGATTCTTTTTTTACAAAAGAAATTGTTGATGAAATATATAATCATTTTAAAGAAAATATTTATACATATATTCGTTTATCTCAAATACCAGCTGAATTTAGAAATTATGAGCTTTGTGAATTATATATAAAAAAGAACCCTATTAATATTATAGGAGTACCTTCACCAAATAATACTTTAATAAAAAACAATTTAATATCAAGAGAAGAATATATGTCTTTGGTAAGGATAGCTTTTTCTTTAGATAAAAATATAATAGATTATATCCCAGATGAATTTGAGAAAATATTAAGAGATGAAATTAATAAAGCAAGTAATAATAATCTTCAAGAAAGTAAATCTTTATTAAAGGAAGGTATTACTGATGAGGTGTATCATTTTACAAGTTTAGAAAATTTTATTAAAATAATGAATACAAATACATTTAGATTTTCAGATTTATTATATGATTTAAGTGATGTTATTCATAATACACCTTTAAAAAAATATAAATATTATATGTCTTTAAGTAGGACTGGTTCAATAAAAACAGGTTATGGTAACTATCAAAGTGATAATAGTAATTTTATTGTTAGATTAAAAATAGATGGTAGAAAACTTTCGCAAAGTTATAAAGGTCAACCAATAAATTATCATAATTATGGTAGAAAACAAAAATCTAGTAAAAAAACTAGTTTTAGATTTGAATATGAGGATAGAATATTATCCAATAAACCAACTATTGAGAATTTTTCAAATTATGTTTTAAGTGTTGATATTATTAAAATTACTAATTCATCTAATAATTTTTTATTAGATGATGATATGAAATCATTAGAATATATATTAAAAAATAAAGAAAATTATAACGCACCAATAAATTTCACAAATGAAAAAAATTCACCTCTTAATGAAAATAAATCTTTATTAAAGGAAGGTATTACTGATGAGGTGTATCATTTTACAAGTTTAGAGAATTTAATTAGAATATTAAAAAGTAATTCTTTAAATTTAAGTTTTATGGATAATGATATTAATCAGACTTGGAATAGGAAAGATAGCAATATACATAAAACTTTAAATAAATATATGTATTTTTTATCATTAAGTAGAACAAAGAGTATTGATAAAGGTTATGCTCAAGTATTAAAATCACAAAATATACCTGTCATTACCAGAATTAAACTTGATGGTAGAAAACTTTCTTTTAATAATAAAATTATACCTTTTGATTATAATCAAACTATTAGCCGAAATGTTAATAAAAATGATAAATATTTTGAATACGAAGATAGATTAGTTAGTGATAAATCTTCAATTAAAAATATAAATAATTATATTTTAGAGATTGATATTTTTATGTATTATAATTATGATTTTCAAAAAGATAGTTTTTTATTCTTAAAAGAATATCAAAATACCACAAATATACCGATAAAAGTTTTTAATAAAGTAAAAAATAATTCTTTAAATGAAAGTAAATTATTATTAAAGGAAGATTATACAGAGGAAGAAGTTTTAGAAGAAATAAGTGATAAAAATAAAATAGATTTAATTTCTTTAAATAAATTTCTAAAAGAAAATAATGATGATTATTTAGAATATTTATTATTTTATAATGATTTTTTAAATATAGAAAGAAATATTATAAAAATAGTAAAAAATAAATACATTACAGGTTTTGGTAGTTTCCCAATAAAATATTTATATCAACCAAAAGTAATAAGAGAAATAGTATTAAGAAATCCTGAATTATTAGAAAGATTGAATTTATATTACTTAGAAAGAATGGAAGATAGTAAACAGGAAATGAAAGATATTTACAAATACGCTGTAATAAATAAACCAAATATGTTATCACGTATACCAACTAATCTACCTTATTATGATGAACTGCTTGAGGTGATGTTTCAAAAAGATAGAGGTAACTTATTTGATTTATTAATTATTCAACCAAAATCTATTCAACAAAGTAATATGTTAAATAAAGTAATATCTTTTTTACAAAATAAAGGTTATACTTTAGGAAAAAATCCTTCTTAATTAGAAGGATTTATTTTTTTATAATAAGATACCTCGTTTATTTTATTTAAATTTTTCATTTTTTATACCCATTTTATAATATTTTTCAAAAGTAAATTTTGCTTTAGTTAGTTGTATTTTTAAAAATTCCCAATACTTTTTAAAAATCTTTTTTAATATAAAAGAAATTCTTTTATAATGTTTTAATTCCACATAAGAATATAGTTTATTAAAATCATTAGTTATTTGATTATCTTTAATATTATTAAATATTGGTTTTAAACTATCCAATAGATATCTTGTAATACCATCATCATATACAACATCATCAATATTTTTATATAATTCATATTCATTATTTGTTAAAATATTTTCAATATCTTGATAATATATTTTATATATCTTTGTTTTAGTTTTATCAGCTTTACATCTACCAAATACATAAAAATTAATAGTATTTGCTCTAATTTCTTGGTCGGACAAATAATAAATCATCCTTTTATCTATTACAAGTGTTAATTCTTGAATAATTTCTTTTTCATTATTATAAGATTTGTATAAGTTATTTAAATATTTATTAGATGTATTATTAATGTTTTCGATTTCATCAAAATAATGTCTTAATTCATGAAAAACTGTTCTATATAATCTTTTTAGATAAGCGTGTTTATAATTTATCTTATCATCAATATCTAAATCTATCGCATCATTAATATAATAATTATTAATTATAATTTCATGTATCCTAGAGTTTTTAAAATAATTACCTAATAACTCTTCTTTTTTATCAGATATTACATTTATTCGTAAATCTTTTTCTTTATTAAATTTTATATTAAAAAAATCAGAGTTAAAATCATATATATTATTATTATCAAAATTATAATATAACGACAACCGTTTATTTAATTCAAAAGTTTTTAAATTAATAACAGAAAATATTTTTTTTGTTATATTAAAAGCAAGTTCTTTAATTCTTTTATTTATAATATTTTCTGATACTTTATATTCGTTTAATTTTTTCATGTTTTATCTACGTTTAACTACATAATAAGTATTATTTTCAAATTCAAAATCACCTAAAATAGTTTCATAAGCTAATATATCATGTGCGCTGTATTCATATATAGTATTACTTACTAATTCTGTAATATAATCACTATACTTAGAACTATTACCAGTAAAATCAATATATTGTATTAGATTTGAATAGCCATATAATTCAGTTACATAATCATTTATTATATTAATCATTTTTCCTTGTAATACTTTTTCTTTTACTTTTTCTTTTAACAAATTTATATAGTCTTCATCTAATATATCAGAATTATTATTGTTATATGATAAATAAAAAGCAATAGGATATTTATATTTTTTTCTTTTACTATAAAGATAAAGGTTTAATCGATAAATATAATTTGATAGATTATTACCTTTTGGTACAACAAGAATATTAGCTTTTTCAAAATAAAATGTACTCTTATATAATTTTTTTATTTTATCACATAATTCAATTATCTCAGAATTATTTTCTTTTTTAGCTATTGCTTTTACTGTATATAATAAATTTTTTATGAAAAAATCATTATTAGGTCCAGGTAGTCTTATTTCATAAAACATGTTTTCTTTTTGATTTAAATAAAATTCATTTTCTTTTTCATTATTATTTGAATAATTTAAATAATGTCTATTTAAAAGTTCGTATAATTTATATGGTTTACTTTGATAATAATTTAAATATTCAAACGGAAAAATATTTCTATCTAATTCAAGAAATTCTGTATATTTTTTTAAATCATTAATAAAATTTTGTCTATTACCGTTATATAAATTTTTTATTATACCATTTATATTAAATATTTTTTCATTATAGAATATATCAGTAAATAAATTTAAATCATTAAAACTATATTCTAAATTATCAATAATATACTGACGAATTTCATCTGAGTCAAAATTATCATTTATATTATCCTCATTCCATTCTAATTTATCTAAAAATTGGTTAATATATTTTTTATTTTCAGCAAAGTCATCATAATAAGAACCAAAATTATCACGATAGAAAGAATCATATAAACTATCATGTTCATATACTTCATATTTATCACCGTCATTATCTATATAAACATTAGGTTCTGGTTCATCTACGATTTTAACTCCTAGGAAATCAGCTAAAGCTTCTTCAAAAGTTTCACTTTCTACTTCTAACCCATCTGGTGTTAAAAACTTAGCTTTTAAACCATTATCAAGATATGGTAAAGATAACCCTTTAACGGCTGTACCATGATATGTTTCAGTAGTATTTGTTGTTACTTTAAAACCTAGATTATTATTAATATAATTTTTTATTAAGTCACTATCTAAAACACCGTAAGTTCTATCTAAATAAAATTCACCTTTTTCTTTATAAAGAGTTTCTATATAACGAATAATATTTCTACTTAAAGGTGTATAATTAACTTTATTACCAGCTTGGTCAATAAAAGGTTCATCATATATCATATAACAGACTTTCATATTTTTATCAAAAACATTATTAAGAAGTTTTTGATTATGTGAACCATTATATAAATTTTGACAACTATTAAAAAAACAACTTACTGACATATTTAATACGTCAATAGGTTTATCACTTATATAAATATAAGCTTTCTTTAATTTATTATTATTTACAATTAAAGTTAAATTTGTTATACCATTAATAATACCGTTAATTGTTTTTTCTTCAGATTTTAAATCTTGTGAAGTATATGATAAATTAAAATTATTTTTTTCACAATGGGTTAAAAAATTATAAAGAGATGTTTTATTATTAGATATCTCTAATGTTTGAAAATTCTTTATTAAATAATATTCTTTACTTAGTATTTTTCTAATTTCATCTACCATTAAATAATCATCTTCATCACTAACATTATGATTAATATTTTTTAAAACATTAATTTTTGTTAGATAATCAACCAATTCAGATTTAGCAAATTTAGTTTTACGCAATTGTTTAATTATATTTTTACTATTCTGTTTAATAATCTGTTCTTTAATAACTGATAATAATTTTTGGTCAGTTATTTCTTTTTTAATATTAGGTATTATAGGATTTTTTTCAGGAACTTCTAAATCAAGAGCTTTATCACCATGTTTTACAGCTTTTTGCATGTATTGAGGTACTACATCTCTAAACTTTGCTTCATCTATATATTTTCTTTTCATCATTATTCAGGTTTATTAATATTATTTTTGATACTAAATAATTCTTGGTTATTAACACTATATTTATTAATAATTGAAGTTGGTGCTTTCACTATTTGGAAATCTGATTTCTTAATAAGATAACCTCTTAAAACAACTTTAAATACTTTTACATAATATCTTTTTCCTTCAAGGTCATTTAATGTTCCATCGGAACTAACATCTTCAAGATTTAAAGGCATGTAATGACCGTTTACATTAATATATAATTGTCTTTCATTAAACTTATTTAAATAAAGTTCAACCATTTCATTTACATCGGTTATAAAAGCTGATATTAATCTTATTTCATATTCAATATCTATTGGAGTTGGTTGAGTTATTTTATAATGAATATATGTTAACATATCATTTTCAATAACAGGCATTTTATAATAACTAAAAGCTTTTTTATTAGGAATATTAAATTTCTCTCCGTAGATAGTTCCTTTAAGAATATTGGTTCTTTCCATTGTTATAAATGGAGGAACAAGGTTTTTATTATCATCTTGCAAGTGCCAAGTTTTTTGAAATTCACCCCATCTTTCATTATTCATAAAAATTGTATCAACTTTAACTCTTTCATCATTTTCACTAAGAATTGATAATGATAAATCACCTTCATTTGTACAATTAAATACAGCAATATCCAAATCGGCAATATCAATACTTTGAGGTAAAAAAGTAGAGTTTTCATCTGTTTGATTTAACAGTTCTTCAACACGAACAATTCCAACATTTGTAGGGTATGTATTTCTTAAAGAAGTTTTTTTAGGTAGAGCCATTTACTTTTCTTTTAAATAGTAATTCTTTTAAAAGTTTTTTTACCTCTCTTGAAATATATTCTCTTAAATTAAACTTCTCTTTTATTTGTTTTAATATCAAAGGGTCTTCTATATAGTAAATAAGGGTTTTATCATTAGAAACAACTATTTCCCAAAGGTGAAAATCTTGTAAATGTTTAGGTACATGAAATATTGAATCAGAAAAACTTAAAACAGCTTTTTCACAAAGAGAGTAATCTATAATTTTTTTAGATACATATGGTAAACAACCATATTGAGACGTAACAGCTTTTTCACAAAGAGAGTAATAATTTTCAATATTATCAGGTACAAATTGTAAAGCTGTGCCATCTTGAGAAATAGCTTTCTCGCAAAGAGAATAATCTCTTAATTCTTCTGGCACAAATTCTAAAGCTGTTCCATTTGTAAAAACAGCTTTCTCACAAATAGAATAATCTCTTAAATGTTTAGATACAAATTCTAAAATCCAACCATTTTTAGAAACAGCTTTTTCACGAAAAGAATATATATTCCATAATTCTTTTGGTATACGTTTAATATCATCTTCTTCATTGCTGTATATTATACTTATATAATAATTTAGTAATCTTTTATTAGAAAGGTTTTTTTCTTTAAAACCATTTACTTGCAATAATATATCTATTAAATCATCTCCTTTCTCAAGTAAAAAATTATTTAAAGAAAGTAAATCTATTTTATGTTTATCACTTATATTTTCTAACTTATTATTCATTATAAAAAATTACTTTTCTTTTAAATAGTAATTCTTTACTATTTACAATAAACAATATTTATGGAAATTTATTTCAAAATAAATTATGACAAAAATTTTGATTTTACTTTAGAAAATAAACAAGATAAAATGGATTTCATAATAAGAAAAAACTCAACTTTACCAATATTAAGATTAGAACCAATTAGAGTTTTAGATTATAAAGATTTAGTTGAAAATATTGAGAACGCAGCTGTAACATTTTCTATGATTGATATAGAAAATGGTTCATATAGAATAGCAAATAAGGCTGGTTATATTGAAATAAATGAAAGAGATAATGATACAAAAGTTAAAACAGGTAATGGTGATATGAAACCTGATTTTTATATATGTTATAAATTTACTGAATTTGATACAAGAGTTAATGGAGTATTTAGAGGTGAATTTAAAATAGATTTTATTAAAGATAATTGTGTTAATTCTTTAATTGCTCCCATTAAAAATGATTTATATATTCATATATTAGATTCTATTACAAAAACAAGTTTTATTTAAGAAAATGAAAATTAAAAATATAAAAAGAATTTTAAAGGAAGAAACCAAAGGTGAAAGATATTTGAATAGTAAACTATCTAATATGGGTCCTATGGGTATATCAAGACAGATTAGTAATCTTGGTGGTTACGGTCAAATAGATACTTTAAAGAAAGCTGAAGAAGAATTTTATAAATTACATAGAGTAGAATTTAAATTAAATAATCAAAAATATGAGGGTTATTTTATTGTATATCCTCAAAGTGATAATACTCTTATTTTTTATGATGGTTTACCCTTTGCAAAAAAGAGAGATACGATGTATACAGGCGGTGAATTAAATAAAGATAAATCTGTAATATTTACAGGTTCAAGAGTAGATTTACAACTTTTAAAAACATATCAAAACTTTCTAAAAAGATTTAATTTAAAAAGTATAGTGTTAAAAGGATTTCCTGATATTACTGAACAAATTAAAAAAAATATAATTGTTGATGTAAAATTATTTTTTGAACAATTATATAATCTTTTTATTATAAAAAATGAATTTTATAAAGAAATAGATGATTTTATAAATATATTTACTCAATTAAAAAAATACCCAAAAAATAGTAGATTGAATCGTAATGTAATTGATAAATATACTAATTTTAGAAATAATTTTGTTAATAGTAATGTATTGGAAAATAATATATTTAATGTCTTTAATAGTTATAATGTTGATGAAGCTTTTAATACTAGTGATATATCTGGTTTGTATATATATTTTAATTTTATAAAAAATAATATCGAAGAAATAAGAAATTCATCATCACAAATAATTAAATTTTTAGAAAATTTATCTAATAAAAATAGTACCAGAATTAGTCAACCGTTTATCAGTAGTGATAAATATGATGTTAGTTATATTGTTAACGTAAAAAATAATTTATTACCAGGTGTTAAATCAGAATTAAAAAATCAAATACTTGAATTTACCTATATTAGTGAAAACTTAATAGATAAATCTAACTATAAAATGGGTAAATCTTTGGGTGTTATGAAAATTAATGGTATATCTTTGAATATGAGGGATAAAAATGATAAATATGAAATAATATTTGATGCTGAAAAAAGTATTATTTCATTAACTATTAACGGTAATAAACAATCTGGTAGTGATAGGGATAATAGTCTTAAAAAAATATTAGATAATATTTTTATTCAAAAATTTAATGGTGAATTTAATTATATAAATACTAAATTAATAAATGATGCTATAAATAATAAAATGTATAATTTTAATTATATTGAAAATAATAATAGACATTATCGTTTAGGTAGGTCAGGCGCACCTTTTAAATTTGATATTCTTTTCTATAATGACTTAGATGGTACAATGTTTAAAGGTAAATTACCTAACATTAATATTATATCCTTACAAATAAATGATTTTAAAATATTAAAAGAACAGACAACATATATAGATGAAATAAAAATAAATATTGAATTTATATCAACAAATAATTAAATATGAGTATATCAAAAAAAGAAATAGCTGATGCTTTAGCTAGAAGTAATGCTGAAATGGAAAAGTATTCACAAAGTCTGAATACTCAAATGGATATACACGAAAAAATTGCTAATTTAATTGATAAATCTAATAGTTCAATAGCTTCTTATTTTAAAACTTCTAAGGATATTAATAATCTTGAAAAAAAGAATCTTCAATTAGCTAATGAAAGAAAAAAACTTGAAGAACAATTAAATACTTTAAGAGAAGCTCAAAGTAAAATTGAAAAGAAGATATTAAAAACTGTTGATGAAGAAAAAGAAAAAGCACTTAAATCTCAATTAGAATTACTAACAAAAAATCTAACAGCTTTAGAAAAACAATCTCTTCAACTAGAAAATAATATAGACGCAAATAATGAAATAGTAAGAGGATTTAAAGAACAAACATCATTACTTGGAACAATTGGTCAATCTATTCAGGATAATCTAGTTAATAGAATGGTTAATTTTAGTAAATCTATTTATGGTTATTTTAATGAAGCTGATAGAGCTATAAAAGACTTAAATTTATCATTAGGTAAATCAGGAGCTAATTCTGCTATGCTTAGAGATAATATGACTGATGTTGCTATGCAAGCAGCTTATTTTGGTTTAAGTGTTAAAGATTTAGCAAGTATTCAAGAAAGATATGCTGAGGCAACAGGTAAAGCTAACGGTTTAAGAAGAGATGAATTAAATTCAGTAATGTTAATTGCTAAAGGTACTTCTTTAGGAAGTGAGGCTGCTGGTGAAATGGTAGGTAATTTTGAAACTATTGGATTGTCTGCTGTTCAAACAAAAAACTTTGTAGAAAAAACTGTTAACTTAAATGAAAAATTTGGTGTTAATTCAGGAAAAGTTTTAAAAACCATTAATCAAAATTTTAGTAAATTAAATGAATATAGATTTCAAAATGGTGTAGAAGGTCTTGCAAAAATGAGTAGACTTGCAGAAATAACTAAAATTTCAATAGAAAGTACTTTTTCCGCAATAGATAAATTTAGAACATTACAAGGTACATTAGAAGCTTCTGCAAGACTTATGACTATGGGTGGTAAGTTTGCTCAAGCTGACCCTTTTAAACTATCTTTCTTATCAAGAAATCAACCTGAAAAGTTTGCTCAATCAATAGCTGATATGACTAGAGGAATAGCTACTTTTAATAAAGAAACTAGGGAATTTGAATTGTCAGCTTTAGATATGGATAGATTAAGAGAAGTATCAGAAGCTACAGGTATTTCAGTTAAAGAATTAGCTGCTTCAGCAAAAGAAGTTTCAAAAATAGATTTAGCTAAGAAAAGTATATTTATTGGAACTAAAGAAGATAGAGATTTTCTTGGTAGAATGGCTAAGTTTGGTGATAATGGTAGAATGGTTGTTGAAATTGATGGTCAAAATGTTGATTTACAAAATGTTACTAAATCACAATTAGATGTTTTAAAAGGTTCAGCTAAAAATTTAAAAGAAAGAGCTGATGCTGCAAAAACATTTGATGAAATTTTTGTAAATACTGTAAATGAATTAAAAGCTTCTTTATTACCTTTCTTAAAACAATTTAATGCGTTAGCAACAAGTTTAAATAGTTTTATAGATGGTATAGATAATAATAAAGGTGTTTGGCAAATTATGGGTTCTATTGCTGTTATTGCAGGTGCAACATTACCATTTATTGCTGCTGCTGGCGGTATAAAATCTATTCTTGGTGGAATAGGTGATATGATAAGTAATACAAAAGATAAAATAGTTGATAAATTAATAGATAAAAGTGTTGATACCGCTGTTAATAGAGGAGGTTCTTTATTAAATTCAGGTGCTAGTGCAGGAGCAACTGCAAGTAATTATAGTTTTGCAGCATCACTCGCTGCTGTTGGTGTAGCTGCTGCTGGTATTGGTTTTGGTATTAAACAAGCAACAGAAGGATTTGCAAGTTTGGCTACAGCTATGAAAGGTTTAACTGGTTCAGAAATGGAAGGTTTAAAAGATATATTATTAGGTGTAGGTATTGGTATTGTTGCAATTGGAGGTGGATTAGCTGCTTTAGCTTATAGTCCTGCTGGACCTGGAGCTTTACTTATGTTAGGCGGTATAACAGCTTCATTTATGGGTATTAGTTGGGCAACAAGAAATGTATTAGATGGTATTACAGATGTTGTAACAGGAATAGGTAAATTATCAAATGTAAATTACGCAGGTATATTAAGACCTATTAATGATTTAATAAATGTTGATTTAGGTAAATTACAAAAATTAGAAGATTTCTTCACTAATTTAAGTCAAATCAAATATAATAATTTTGCTACATTAGAACAAATATCTAAAGATGGTATTAAATTAGTTTTACCTGATAAAGTACCATTTAATATAGAAATAGATTTTACTGCGACATTAGATAAAACTCAATTATCTAAACAATTAGCAAAACAAATACAAGTAGAAATATATAAAGGAAAAACAGGAAAAAGTAGTTAATTAATATGGATTTATTTTTTGATAAACAAACATTATTGGATAGAGAAACTAGTAATCCTACTAGTTCAAACCCTACTGGTCTTAGAAGTACTAAGACTATACATAAGGGTATTGTTGTTAGTGTAGATGATAGTGAGAATGGTAAAAGAATTAAAGTTCGTTTAACTGGTTTTGATGATGGCGTTACTGATGAAAATTTACCTTATTGTTATCCTTTACTTCCTTTTAATATTACAATTACACCAACAGAAAAGAGTATTGTAAGAGTAATTATTTCTGATATTTCAGCTCCTTATCAAGATAGATTATATATTTCAGAAGTTATTTCACAATTTCAAAATTTAAATGGTCAACCGTTTTTTATTGATACTAAAAATAAATATAGTGAAGAAGCTTTATTTAATCAAAATAAAAATCAACCAATAAAAAATATACCAACAGTAGGTGATTTATACCCTAAAAATAAAAAAGAATTATTAGATACAATTTCATTTAATAGTAAAAACGGTAAAACCGATTTATTATTAAATGAAAACTATTATTCTTTAAGGACAAATAAATTTAAAGTAAGTAATACTGAAAAGAATTTAACTAACCCTTGTTATATAAACGGTTTTTTAGAACCAAAGAAAAATGTTAACTATAATATAATTAATTCTGATAAGATATTTTTACTTTCAAATAAAACCAATCTTAATTATAATAAGAATTTAATAGAAAGTAAAGACTCTCAAGAAATAGATAATTTATTAAAACAAGTTCATAATGTTGGTTATGGTGATACCATTGCAGAGTTTTTAGATTTATTTAGAAAGGCTTTTACAAACCACGTTCATTCTTATGATGGTAAAGAACCAATTAATAGTGATTTTATTAAAAAATTAAATGAATTTGATTTATCAAGAATATTCTCAAAAGATATACATATTAATTAAAATAATATACTATTTATAATTAAAATAATTAATAATTATGATTAATTTAGGTATTATAAAAACAAATCTGAGTAGAGTTGTAGCTGAGAATCTATTATCTGAAAATAAAGATATTAATAAAGTTGATTTATATAAAAATTTTTTAAATATTCTTAAAACATCAGATATTCTTATGTTGGAATATAATATATTTAAAAATTTTGAACAAAAGAATCATTCTATTGAATCAGCTTATAATTTAATATCTGAAAATTTAAGACCGATAAAGTCTTTTACAAAGAAAGAAATTATTAATGAGAATAAAAAAATAAAAGATTTTAATTTAAAAAATAATCTTTCTCAAAAAGAAAACACTTTTTATAATGCTATTCATAATTTAATTATGGAATCAACAGCTAAATATCCTGATATTAATCTTTTACATGAATCACATGAAATTATATTAAATTCTTTACTTGAAAAAAAATCTCTTATTAAAGAAGAAAGACAAATTAATAAAGTAAATAATGCTGTTATAAATTTGGCTACTAAAAAAATTAATGAAGAGATAGGTAAATTCTCTTCTAAAGAAAAAGATATATTGCAAACTTTATCTAAAGGAACTTTTAATGATAAAGTAATGTTGCTTGAAAATATTAAAGGTGAGTGTAAGATATTAATAGAAGATTCTAAATCTTTAATAGAAGATTATGTTTATGAAAATACTATTAATAAAATAAATAATATTGATGCAACGCCTGAAACTATAAATGAATCAATACTTGATTTATATTCTTTGTTAAGTGATGAATAAATTAAAAGTAATTAATGATAATAATCAAATAGATTTACTTTCTTTAAGTAATTTTTTATTAAGAAAAAAAGATGATTATCTTGAAGCTTTATTAAAAATAAATGGTTATAAAAAATTAATTATTGATTATAATAGTGATTTCTTTTTTGATAGAATTTTACCATACGGAGAATCAAAATATTTTAATGTAAATATAATACCAGACCAATATTGGTATAATTATGATTTTTGTATGAGAGCCATTTCGTCTAATGGCTGTGGTTATTTATTATCTTATGTACCGAAAGAATTAAGAGATTATAAACTTTGTAAGAAAGCTGTATCTGATAAAAATAGTGCTGGTATTATTTTAGGTTTTGTTCCAAAAAAATTAAGAGATTATTCTCTTTGTGAAATAGCTGTTTATAGTGATTGGATGAATTTAGAATATGTACCAGAAAATTTAATAGATTCTTCTTTATGTGAAATAGCTATCACTCAAAATGGTTATTCTTTAAAATTTGTACCGAAAGAATTAAGAGATTATTCTCTTTGTGAGAAAGCTGTTAATAATAATGCTTTCGCTTTACAGTTTGTTCCTAAAAATATTGAAAATTATTATTCTTTACTAAAAATAGGTTTTAAACAATACGATTCAGCTTTAGTTAGTAATGAATGGTTTCCAATAAACTATATTCCTCAATTAATCAAAGATTTTCCACAATATAAAGAATCACTTGAATCGTATCTTCTTCAAGAATATATTAAAAAAGAAGTAAAGAAATTATTAAGGGAGTACTATTTAAAAGAAAAATAGTATGTCGTTTTTCAATTGTAACCTTGATGAAATCAATAAATATAAGATAGTAGATATTGATATATCAGATAATAAATCATGGAATTTAAATACTGGTTTAACTATTAATTCATTAAAAAAATATAATGATGCAATAACATCTACTTTTGAATTACCTACTTATGGATTAACAGCGTTTGATTATGGTTTAGTTAATTCATTAACAGCAACAACTACCATCAATTATACAGATAATAAATTAAAATTACAAAGAGTAGGAGAAAATGATTTTACTGGTAATACAAGTTATACTGGGTATAGTATTACACCTGTAACAACAGCTACTACTGTAGGGAATTATTTTCTTTTAGAAGGAGGATATTTTACAGGGTTTTATAAACTTCATGATTATGAATATGAAATATTACCTTATAGATATAACGAAGGTTTAACTATTTCAACATGGATTAATGTACAATCAGGTATTACTTTTGAAAATATTTTATCTGAAAAAGATGGTTTCTTTTTTTATATGGGTGCTTTAGCTGAGAATAAATATTCATTAGCTTATTCAGGTGATACAATATATTCTTCTTTTACTGGAACAAATATCACAAAAAATGTAGATTTATCAGGAAATACAACAGGTTTAACAAATATTTTTTTAAATGACCATACTGATTTAGAATCAGGTATTACTAAAAATATAATAGCTTTTAGAATAAATCAAAATAAACAGATAGGTTATAGATTTTTAGATTATACTGGAAATACAATAGAAAATTATTCTGATAAAGAAATTTCTTATGGATGGAATAATATTACAATAACATTTAAACCAAAAGAATTAATTAAAGATAAAGATTTATTAAATTGTTATAAAGATAGGGATATGGTATTGACAATTTATTTAAATGGGATTATTATTTATGAAGAAATAGATTTTAAAGAAATATGGTTTAAAGAAATGTTTACTGAAAGAGAAAAACAATTACATATACCATATGTTATTAATTGGGGTGGAGGTAGTTTTGGTTTAAAACATTCTTGGCATTTCAATAATTCATTAAATGAGTTTATTCAAGATGAAAGAAAAAAAGATTTATTAATTGAGAAAAATTTTGATGGTTCTTTTTATGGTGGTATTCAAAAATTGGAATTATATAATAAAGCGTTAAATTTTATTGAGGTAAGAAAAATTATTGAATATTATTCAAAATATAATATAAATAATTTTAAAGGCGGAAGATTGATTAATATATAATGAAGAATATTGATAAGGTTAGTGATAGAAATCAAATAGATTTACTTTCTTTAAATAAATTCTTTATTGAGAAAGGGGATGATGAATTAGAATATTTATTATGGAATAATCAACTTATAGATACTAATTATTCAAATGAACGTATACAAAATTATATTATAAAAAGATTTCAACCTAATGAAATAAAGAATGAGTTTTATTTATCATATAAATTTTGTGAAAAAATAGTTACTAAAGATGGTATGGCTTTAATGTATGTACCCGAACATTTAAAAGATTATAATCTTTGTGAGAAAGCTGTTAATAATGAACCATATGCTATACATTTTATACCAAAAACAATAGAAAATTACTATGAATTAGTAAAAATTGTTTTTAAATTAGCAGTTAAATGGAAATTAAAAGAGTCTGAAATTTTTAAATATATATCAAGAGATGATTTAATACAATTAAAAAAAGATTTTCCAGAACATATAGATTTTTTTGATGAGCTTAACTTAAAAGAATATATTTCCAAAGAAGTAAGAAAATTATTAAAAGAACAAATTTTTAAAAATAAAAACTATTTAATTAAAAATATAAAATAATGAATATTAAGAAATATTTAGAAGGTAAATCAATTACAGAAGCCGAATATAAAGGAAGAAAAGTAAGTTTAAATAAACCTTTCAGAACACCAGGCGGACCTAAGAAATTTAGTGTGTATGTTAAAAATGAAAAAGATAATGTAGTTAAAGTTAATTTTGGAGACCCAAATATGAGGATTAAAAGAAATTCCCCTGAAAGAAGAAAAAGTTTTAGAGCAAGACACAAATGTGATACACCAGGTCCAAAAACAAAAGCAAGATATTGGAGTTGTCAAGCAGGTTGGAATAAAACAAAATCTGTAAAGGATTTAATTAAGGAAGAATATAAAAGTAAATCATCTCATTTTAGATGGGAAGATACTTATAAGAGTGAAGAACAGGCTTGTAGTGATTATATGGCTGGTGTTAATTCTTCAAGTGGGACTATACAAATAGTAGACCCAAAAATTTCTTGTTATTATGAATTATGTAAAATATCAGTTTCAAAAAATTGGTCAAATTTAAAATTTATATCAGGTGCTTATCTTGAAAATTATGATGATATATGTTTAATTGCTATTAAACAAGATGAGAGTGCTTTTCGTTTTATTGAAATTAAATTTGTTAAATCTAATAATTTAAAACAAATGTATAACGAATATCATCAGAAATATTTAGATAGAGAAACAACTTGGGATAATAGTACTAAAGAAGATTATAGGAATTATTACGGATTAAATAATATTAATGAAAGTAAAACTTCAATTAAAAAAATAATTACTGAAGAAATACTAAAACAATTAAAAGAAAATACTCAAACAAAAGAATATGAAAATCATTTAAAAGATAAATTAAGAAAAAATGGTTTAGCTTTACAGGATGTACCAAAAGATATTATTAATTATGATTTATTATGTAAGATAGCTCTTACACAAAATGGTCATGCTATTCAATTTATAGACCCTTCAAACGAATCATATTATCAGTTTTGTCAAATTGCAATTAGACAAAATCCTTATTCAATATCTTTAATTGATGAAAATAGTTTTTCTGAAAAAGAACTTTATTTCCGTCTTTGTGAAAGAGCTTATTTAATTAATCCTGATGTAATTAAATCTATTCCGCAAGAATATCAAGAGAAATTAAAAACTTCTTTTAATAATCCAGAATATAGAAAAGAAAAAGAAAATCAATTTCCTCAATCTGGTGATATTATGGAATCAGATGACCTTCAAGAAGGTTGGAGAGATAATATAACAAAAGTATTAGCTGGTTTGTCTTTAATTACAACTTTAAATACAGGTGTTTCTTTTGCAAAAGGTGGTGAAAAAGATAGGGCTGTTAAAGAATATATTTCAAAGAAATTTACTGGGAATATTGAAGATGTTGCTGGCTATACAAAAGGTGGTTATCCTGTTTATAAAAAAGATTCTCCTTCAGCAAAAGAATTCAATGCTAAATATAATAATGCTATTGAAAATAAAATTCCTTCTTTTGAATATAACGGTTTTACTTATCAAGTAAATAATAATAGTAGGGAAAAATTAGATATTTTAGGTATTGCTCAATTAGGTCTTAAAACCGATTTAAAACAACCTGAAATTAGTAATAAGCGTTATGATGTACCAGCTGTTAAAAGTGTCTCTGAGCCTGAAAGTGGGGGTAATTCAGTAGATAATAGTAAGAGTACAAACATATCCAAATTTAATAAGAATAAAATTTATGATTTATCGGCAGAAATAAATAATAATATTCGTAATAGTGATAATGAATGGTTTGAATTACCTGATGATTATATGAAGTATTTAAAATCGTATGGTAAAGAAATCCAATCAACTTACAACGTTAAAGGTTTAAGAGATACAAAAACAAATAAGATTTATTTAGCTTTACCAAAAACTAAAGAAGGTGTTAATTCATACATACAAATATTTAAAAAATATATTTTACCAAAAATGAAAGGTATTGAAGCCGTTAAAACTTTAGATGGTAAAGTTGTTTCAGTACAAGATTTCTTAGGTGGTCAATTAAATGAATTATTGTTATTTAATAAAGATGCAAGGAAAAAAGGTTTTGACGCTGAACAAGAAAAATATAAAGATAATCCAAACGCTATTCATTATAAATCAGAACCTCAACCCACAGCAAAATATAAACCTAAAACAAATTCAATATACGATGTAGTGGATAGTAAAAAATTAAAAGAGGAAAATGAGTCTAATAATTATGTAAAAGAAATTTTATATAGACATAAACGTGGTAATAAATGGCATGAATTACCATTATTTCTACATGGTAAACCTATGAATCTTACATATGAAAAAGCATTAAAATATGTTGAAGAAAATTTTGGCGTTTTTAAAGTTATTAATAAAAATATTTTAAAAAGTCAAGATGATATAATTAAAATAAAATTCTAAATTATAAAAAAAATAATAATATGAAAATTAAATCAAGTGAACTAAAAAAATTAATTAATGAAGCTATCGATACTGAAATGAAAGCTTTACTTAAAGAGGGTTATACCCAAGAACAATTAGATGAAATTGATTTTTCTAAAGTAGGGAACTTTTTCAAAGGTGCAGCTAGAGGTGTAAAAGATTTAGCTGTTGATACAAAGAAAAATTATTTTGATAATTCTGATTTAAATTTAGAAAGTGAAATAAAAAAACTTACTAAAATATATATGACTTTAAGTGAAGAAGTAGCTGATTTAACAGAAAATCTTTCTTCTATGAAGCAACAATTAAAAGATTTACAAAGAACAATTAAAGAAAAGAAATCTCAATTAGAGAAAATTAAAAAAGAAAGAGGTTCAGACCCTTACTTTAAGAAATATTCTCATGAAGATAGATATAAAAATGAGAAAAAACCTGTATCTAAAAAAGAACCTGAATCTAAGGAATCAACACCAGAAACAGAAAAAAGTAAACCTTCAATTGATGTAAATAGAGATGCTTCTACTTTTGAAAAAGACCCAAAATCAGGACAAAGATTTAGAAGAAAAATGCAAGAAATGAAATTAAAAAGAAGTTTAAATAAATAAACTTTTATATTAAAAATAATTTACAATAAAAAAGCATATATTCGTAAAAAATATATGCTTTTACTATTTAATAAAAAATATTGTACATACAATGGATAACAAATTAAAACAAAGATTAAGAGCTTTAGGTGATGTAGATAAAGTTAGAGTAAATGAAAATAAACTTTCTAATCTAATTTATCGTAAAAACACTATTAAAGGTGAAACTTTTGGTATTATAAATGAAAGTGGTAAATACTTTATAAAAAAATCAAATAAATTAAATTCAGAAGATTCTAAAGATTTTGAATATATCGGTGGTTTAAAAAATAAATTACAAGAAAGTTATTCATCATATAATTCAGCTTTACATAGATTAAATGAAAAAATTAAATTAATAAATGAATCCACAAAAGAAGAATTTATTGAAGATAAGAAAGAAGAAAAAACTGAAAAAGAAACTACTTCTGAAACAAAGAACACTATATTAGAAAAACTTTTATCTAAAATAGAAAAAAATGAAGGTAAAGAATGTGATTTATACAAAGATTTAGAAAGTGAAACTAAATCTATGTTAAATAAAGAAACTTTATCAAAAGACGATATTGATGATATTAAAAATATTTTAGATGACCACGATTGTTTAGATGAATATAGTTATTTATTAAAGAAAAAAGTAAAAACTTCTGACAAAAAGGAAGAACCTTCAACTGATAAAGAAGAAAAGAAAGAAGAGCCTTTGGAAGAAAAACTAACTAAAGATGCTCGTGAAGAAAAACTTTTAAATAAATTAGATAAAGAAAAAGAAGATAATAATAAGCCAGTTCAACCAGCTGCGCCCGCACAACCTTCAGCTCCAGATATGATGGGTGGTGATTTACCTCCTGTTGATGATAAACCAATTGATACTAACGAACCTCAATTTGATTTGGGTGGTGAAGAAGGTGAATCGGAAGAAAGCATTGATACAACTGATAGCGAATCAGATGATGAAGAAAGTGAATCTGATGACCCAGCTAATGAAGCTTTAAAATTAATGGGTAAGATTACTAAGAATTGGGGTAAATTACAATCACCTGATAAAGACACCGCTAAAAATCTTTTTGGTCAATTAATTACTGCAACCAAAGAAGAAATTGGTGAAATGGATGATGAAGAAAAAACTAAAATTATCAAAAGAATTGAAAAGAATGGTGAGAAAATAGAGGAAGGTAAAAACTATACTATTCCAAGAGTTTCTATTAATGAAAATGTTAAAAATTTAGTTAAAAAAATTGTTTCTGAAGAGATAAATAAATTTAAAGGTAAATTATAATTAGAAAGAATGGATATAACATTATTACTTAGTATACTAGGTCCGATTATCTTGAGTGAGAGTATTACTTATTTTAAGGTTATACCTGAATTAAAGGGTAAAATAATTTCTTTAGAAGAAAAAACTTTAAACTTGGAAGCTGAATATAAAAGTAATACAGATAACAGTAATGAATCAACTAAAGAATTAGTTAAAATTACAGAGAAGTTAGAAAACTTAGAAAAATCTAACAACGAACAAAAACAAGAGAATAAAGAGTTATCTAAAATTGTTACAAAATTTGAAAATTTAGAAAAAAATTTTGACGAGCAAAAAAAAGAGAATAAAGAATTATATAAAGAAATGCAAAAAACTTTAGAATTAAATACTTTAGCAATTGGTAAATTAGATACTACTTTAAAGAATTTAGAAAAAATGATTGATAGAACAAATAGTTAATTTATTTATGAATGATTTATATTTAATATATGTTAAGGATTGTGGGGAAAATTTTAGAAAGGAAAGACTTTATGAATTTATTTTCTCCACAAAACCTGACGAAGCTACAGGTGTTAACTGGCATTTAACATGTAAATATGGTGGGGTTGAACCTCCAGCTGATGAATTTATTGATTTTGTTTTAAAAGTTGAAATACCTGAATCAGAATTTACTTTAGAATTATTAGAAAATAGTACTGAATTTACATATTTTGATGGTGTTTATAATATTGTTGCTTTAGCTTGGGAATATATTGAAGACTATAAAGTATTTAATTTTGATAAGAAATTAACTGTATTTAAATACAGGGATTCATTAGAAAATATTAAAGAAATATTAGAAGATAAAGAAATAAATTTTTTAGAATATTAAGATAATTACATTAAAATAATAAAAATCTCTATTTATAATAAAATAGAGATTTTTTATGAAAAAACCAAAAATGTTAAAAAAAGCAGTAGAAGGAAGAGAAGATGCTACTGATATGATTGTACCTGATTATGTGTACACAGATAATGGGATTGAATTTGTAGATAGTATAAATTCTTTTCAGTATAATAATAAAGAGTATAAATTAAAAGAATTAACTGGTACTAGTTATAACGTACAATTTAGTATATCAAGATATATGAAAGTTGAACCTGATTTTGTATTTCATATATATGATTTACAAACAAGAGAATTTACTTATAGAAAAGCTAAAGATTTAAAACTAGGTGATTATGTAATTCATAAAGACGAAATAAAACCTTATGTAAATAAAAATAATAAAATAAATAAACTTTTTATTTTAGAAAAAGACTTTCTTTATTTTTATGGTTTAACTCTTAGAAATTTAGATAAATTAAATAAAAAAAACAATGACTTTGTAATTAAAAGAATTGGTAGATTTTCGTATATAGATGATATATTAAATAAAATAGACCCTGATTTTAAACATGATTCAATAAGTGATAAATTTACAGTAACACACCCTAGATTTAGAAAATTATTTAAAAGATTTCATATTAATTATAATGATAAAGTTTTAAAGGAATGGTTATTTACTTTAGATAAAGAAGCTATTATAGATTTTTTAAGCGGTTACGCAGAAGGTCATATTAAAATAAGTGAATTTGATGGTGGATTAATGTCAACTAGTAATAATTTAGACAATATGTTAAAAATTGCTTTACTTTTTAGACTAGTTGGTATTGAATGTACTGTTTTATCAAGACCTAGAAGACATTATAAGGGGAGATTAGATTTTCAATACTATCATAAATTTACAAGTGAAGGTGTTCAAAACTTTTATAATATAATTAAATTTAAAATACCTTCTAATAAAAAGAAGATAAGTAGAAGACCTAGAAAATTAGATAGGTCAACAATTTTACCTGATATATTTTATCAAATACAAAAAGGTTTAGAACCAACAGATAAAAATATTTTAAGACCTATATTTCATGGTTATAGTAAACATAAATGGTTTAAAGCTTTATATGGTTATAGTGCAAATATACAAAAAGCTTTAACTAGAAATTCATTTAAAAAAATATATTATGAACAGTTTTTACAACCTAATTTAGATAAAATAACTCTTTCTCAAGAATTTAAATCTAATTTAGAAAAATATTATTTAAGTGAAGAATACTCATTTATGGAAGTATCAAAAATAAGAATAAAAGAAAATGATGTATGGAAAAAAGTAGATAATGACGAACCATATTCATTTAGTGAATTTAGTTATATAGATTATATAGAAGAATGGAAGAAATTGCAAATAAAAAATTAACAAAAGCTCAGATTACTGAAGAATTTATAAAAATTTCTTTGGATATAGAATATTTCGCTTTAAATTATTGTAAAGTAAAAGATAAAGCTAAAGGTGTTATAGGTCCTTTTAAAGTTATGCCTACACAAAAAAAGGTTTTAAAAGCTTATATGGAAAATGATTATGTAGGTGTTTTAAAATATAGGCAAGGAGGTATTACAACAGTAACTATTTTATATGTGTGTTGGTTAATTTGTACTCAAAATGATTTAAAAATTGCTATTGTTGCTGATAAACTTAAATTATCAATAACAGATATTGTAATGCCAATACATAATATGTTAATGGATTTACCAGAGTGGCTTAGACCCACTTTATCAATCGATAGACAAGAGTTAAAACAATATAGTAATGGATGTGTGCTAAAAGCAGTTGCAGCTTCTAAAGACGGTTTAAGAGGTATGTCTCCTGATTATTTAATAATTGATGAAGCAGCTTATTTACAATATGGTGAAGCATTTTGGACATCAGCATCAGGTACATTATCTGTCGCAGGGAAATGTATTATGATTTCAACACCTAATGGTCAAGACCCTGTTTATTTTGCTCAATATGAAGCATCAAGAATAGGTGAAAGCGGATTTCATTTTGTGGAAATTAAATGGTATGAAGATATAAGATTTAATAAAGGGTTAGTTTGGAAACAAGGTAATGAAATTATGGTTGAAGGTGAGGAAGCATTAGATGAAACAAAATTTAATGAATATATACAACTAGGTTATAAAGCTTCTTCTCCTTGGTATGTTACTATGTGTAAAACTTATTTTGGTGATAAAAAACGTATTGCTCAAGAAATTGAAAATAGTTTTATTGGTTCAGGTGGTGCAATGATACATGATGAAGATTTAATTAGACATGAAAGAATTGCAAAAACTTTTCCATTTAGAGAATTAAATAGAGAACCGAATTTATGGATTTTTGAAGACCCTATTCCAACAGAAGATTATGTATTATCAGCTGACGTTGCATCTGGAGGAGAAGATTATTCAACTTTTCAGATAGTTAGAATAGATAAAGTTTCAGGAAAATTAATTCAAGTTGCAGAATATCAAAATAAAGTAAAAAATGATGTTTTAGCTCCAACTGTTTTTGAATTTGGTAGATTATATAATTTTGCTTATCTTGTTGTCGATGTTACAGGTTCACATGGTTTACCTTTAGTTGAAAGATTAATAGAATTAAAATATCCTAACCTTCATTATAGTGATTATTCAACATCAGCTATTTCTGAAAGAATAGAAGGTTTAGAAAGTTTTGATGGTAAAAAACCTGGTTTTATTGTAGGGGGTGGTCAAATTAGACAATTAATATTGGCTAAATTTGAAGAAATGGTAAGACTTGATACTTTACAAATTAGGTCAGTTAGATTAATTTCAGAAATGAAAACATTTGTATGGATGCCTTCAAAAAATAGATATGACCACACAAGAACTAAACACGATGACTTATTATTTGCTATGGCAATAGCTTGTTATGTTGTTGAATATTCTATTATTAAAAGTAAAAATAATAAAGAAGGTGTTAAAAATATGTTGGATAGTTGGACTTTTGTTAGACAAGACGATATATATAGTAATAAGTGGATGAATCAAGATTCTTTTAATGAACAAAATATTAAAAAAGGAATTGATAGTGGTAGAAATAATAATTTACCTGACCCATTCTTCTTTTTATAAATAATTTCTATTTAAAAGAAAGAAGAATTTTTAATGAAAAATTACGATAAGTTAAGTGATAATGAACATAAAATAGATTTAATTTCTTTAAATGAATTTTTACTTGAGAAAGGAGATTCTTTTTTAAATAGAATAATTGAAACTCAAACAATAAAAAGAGAAGAAATTACAAAGGAATTTTTTCAAGATAGATATGTATGGATATTTAAAGGAATTAAAGACCGTAGTGATTTTAATGGTGAAGATTTTCCATCAGAATGGTATACAGAAGGTATTATAAATGGAATTATAAGAAGATTTGTTGATTATACTGAGTATGGTAGAATTAGTGAACATAAATTTTTATTATGTTTAAATTCAAAAATTCAAAATTATTATTCTCTTTGCGAAAAAGCAGTTGATGATAATCCATTTAATATAGTATTAGTTGCTGAACGTGCTATTGATTATTCTCTTTGCGAAAAAGCAGTTAATGGATATCCTAATGTTATAATAAGCATTATACCCGAAAAATTTAAAACATATTCATTATGGGAACTAGCTATTAGTAAAAATGGTTATTTATTAAAGGAAATACCAAAAAATTTAATTGATTATTCTCTTTGTGAAAAAGCTATTAAAAATGATGTTGAAGCTTTACAGTTTGTACCAAAAAATATTGAGAATTATTATGATTTAGTAAAATTAACTTTTGAAAAGTCGAGTTATATAGTTGAAGCAGACTGGTTTCCAAAAGAATATATTTTGAAATTAATAAATGATGAGGATTACCCAAGTCGTAAAGAATATTTAACAAAACAATACTATTTAAAAGAAAATAACAACATGACAAAAAAAGATTTATTAATCGAGTTCATAAAAAAAGAAATAGCTAGAGTTTTAACCGAAGCAAAAAAATCAAAGAAAAAAGTTGGTCCCACAGGAAAAAAACTTATTAAAAGAAAAGATGGTTCTTATTCAGAAGAAGGTCTTTACGATAATATCCGCAAAAACAAAGGTTCAGGAAAGAAACCAACCGCACAAATGAAAGCTCAAGAAAAGAAAATTAAAAAAGCAGAAAAATAATATGAAAAAATTATTAGATATTTTATTTATTGGAAATATTGTATTAACATTAAAAAGAAATGTTAAACTTGGTATACCAAAAATTTCTTTATGGTTTATACTACCTTTAATATTAATAGGATTATTTACTGTTGGAGTTGTATTTTCAGCTAGAATAATCCTATCTATTATATCATTAAGTGTATTTGTTTTTGGTTTATTTTATAATATTCGTTATATAAAATAAATTACATCCATAAAGATTTACGATTCCAAAGATTTTTAAATAATCGAACCAAAGATGAGTTGACAATATTTTCAAACTCATCTTTGGTTTTTTTAGTCCCTATTTGTTTAGAAACTTCATCTTCAATCATTTTTTTATATGTATCTTTTATTTCAGATTTAATTTTATCTAACTCTTTTTTTGATAATTCTGCCATTATGTTATTCTTTTATTTAAAGTTTCATTTATTTTAAGTTTATTTAATTCTCTGAAAAAGATTTCATTCAAATTTTGGTTTTTATCTTCAGGTTCATTTTCTTGATTAGGAAGATTGTTTTGGTCAGGACCACCTAAACCTAAATCACCACCTCCGCCAGCAGGATTATTTAAATCAGGTGTACCACCTAAACCTAAATCACCGCCTCCAGTATCACCAAAACCTCCTGCACCACCGAAATCACCTCCAAGAGAAGCGCCTCCACCGAAGCCACCACCTCCACCAAAATCACCCATACCCATATCACCGCCTTGTGGTTGTTGACCTTGAGTTTGGGTACTTGGTTTAATATCAAAACCAGCATTTTGGTATTTAATATATTTATCCATTAATTTAGATGATTTAATTAACATTGGTGCAGACTTTACTTCTTCACCTATTTTAGATTCAATAAATTGGTCCAAAATATCATCTAAAATATCTTCTTCCGACATACCAAGTATTTCTTTTTTAGCTTTTGTTGTTGACATTGGCGCTAAACCATTAGCCCCTTGTTGTGTTGCTGAATTATATGCTGTTAATTTTTCATTCATATTAGCAATTTTCAACATTTCAGCTTGAGATGATGGGTTTTGCATTGTAATTGTAAAATTATCAATATTTTCTAAGAAATCCCCTCCCTTCAAAAAAAGATGTATAATTGCAATTTTATTTAATTCTGAAATTAAAGATTGTTGTATTCTATTAATTTTTCTTGCAAACCTTATGTCTAATATAGAAAGGTTTGTTCCACCCTTTTCCATAGAACCATCCGATGAAAACGCAAGAAATATTTTAGGAATACCTAAACCTGTAAATAATAAATCCCTGAAGTAAGAAACATCCATGATTGCATCAAGATTTGAGTTTTGTGTAAATATTCCACAAGATAGTAAAAAGTTATGATAATCATGTTCTTCTTCATTACCATCGATTGTAAGTGTACCAGTATCAATTTTATAATCTAAATCCTCAACTGAAATAACAGAAATATTTATTTCTTTATTAAAACTCCATAATGATTCATTAACTTCTAAATCTTTAGCTTCTTTAATACCATTAAATTTAGTTGGGAATTTATGGTCAGGTGTAGTAATAATTGTTTCACTATTATCTAAAGTAATTTTTACTACATCAGTATTTTTTCTTGTTACAGCAGCATTAGTAATTTTACCTGGTACTATTTCACCAGTTTCAGGATTAATACTATAAGTCCATAATTGTTTAGTTTTATCAGAATTAAATTCATCTATAATTTCAGATAACATTAAACTTCTACCATCTAATAAATCTATTTTAGTATCTAAAGCTAGACAAGCACCAGGAAGAGTTTCTATTGGAGATGAAGCGTTATCACTTCTTGTTGGAATAAAAATATCTTCATCATTTGTTGCAACGTGATACTTCCAGTTATAATCACCAGTTTTAGGGTCAATTAATGGTTTTTTCTTTACTTTATTTGCAACCATTTGAACATAAGAACCTATATCTTCTGTAGGAATATTTCCAACATTTACTTTATAAATCCTTCTTTCAGCGGCTCTAGTAATTCTATATACTAACATAGAATCTTCCATCATACTAAGTATTCTCCAAATTCTTCTTACTTTATCTAAAACAGACATACCATAAGGCATCCTTCTATCATCACCAAGTAATCTAAAGTGTGCTATTTGCCAGTGAGTAAATTGACTACTATCAATACCACCTTCAGTCATTTTATTTCTAAAATAAATATTAATATCTTCATTACCATTACTATCTCTTTTAGTTTCTTCAACTCTTTCAATATTAATATTTGGTAATTGTTTTGCACCTGTTACACCTTCTTTATCATTTAAATTTAAATAAACAAAATTATCGCCATATTTACACATGTTTCTTGCCCAGAATTGCAATGTAGTATTAACATCCAATACTTTATAAAAAAGATATTCTAATTCTTGTTTAACTCTTTTATTATCAGAATAAATATTAATTACTTTACCATTATCGCCAATAGTTGTAGCTTCTTCTGATAATAAATCTAATGCAGAACCAATTATAGGATATGATTCCATTAATTCAAAATCATAATATTGCATAATTCTATTAGATTCATAAGCTAATGAATTATTTCTATCTACTTTAATTAAGCTTTTATATTGATTATCAAAAAATACACTTTGTTGATATGTTTTAACTTTTAATTCTAATTCTTCTTTTGTTTTAGCAATTATTTTATCTTTATCAACATCTACTTCATTTTGGTTTATTTTATTACCATTAATATCTTCTATATTTTTATTAACATATGAGGTACTACTAATGTTAGTAGGAAAAAGTAAATCACCTAATCTGTTAAATATCGTCTTGTTATTAGCCATAAATTTTTTATTATCAAATAATACTTATATTATATAAATAGTATTGTTAAAAATAACTATCTTTTTCTTAAATAGTAATTTCTTACTATTTAGTAAAAACATTATTCTATAATGAAATTTATTTATATAAAGAAAGAATTATCACCAAAAATATTTAATAACCAAAAAAATGTTAAAGCTATTATAAGAAAGAAACTTATTGATTTAGCATATATGTATTTGAGAAACTATAATTTAAAAGATATAAAGGTTTTAGATATTAGAATGGTTGGTAGTTTATGTAATTATAACTATAACGCTTCATCTGATTTAGATTTACATATAACAGTTGATTATAGTAAAATTTCTGATAATAAAGAGTTTGTTCTTGAATATTGTAAGACTTTAAGGAAGAATTGGTCTCAAAATAATAGAATTAAAATATACGGATTTCCTGTTGAAATCTTTATTGAAGATAAAAGTGTACCAATGAATGATAAAGGTGTATATTCTTTATTAAAAAATAAATGGTTAAATGAACCAAAAAAAGTTTCAAGAGAAAAAATTAATTTAGATGATATAAAATCTTTATATATAAAATATAAAAGAACAATTAGAGATTTACTTAAAAGTGATGATATTAATGAATATAATAAATTTTCCGATGAATTAGGTTCTTTTAGAAAAAAAGGGTTATCTTCAGAAAAAGGTGAATATTCTGATGAAAATATTGTTTTTAAGTTATTAAGAAAATATAAAAAATTAGATTTAGTTACAAATAGAAAGAATAATCTTTTAAGAAGAAAATATACTCTTAAAGAAGGTATTTTTAAAAAAGTAAAAAAACATTTAAAAGAAAGTGTTGTTTCATTAAATGGAAAATATAACTTAAAAAATATTACTAAAATAAATACAAAAAATAATATAGATTTAGATTCTTTAAATAATTTTTTACTTGGGGAAGGTGATGATTTTTTAAATTTTTTATTAATGGTAAATGATTATAAAAAAAGGGATTATTCAAATAATAAAATACAAGAATATTATTTACGTGAAGCTTATTTTAAACCTTTACACCATACGTATCCTGAAGAATTATGGATGTATTATTCATTTTGTGAAAGAGGTGTATCTATAAATGGTATGTGTTTAAAATATATACCTGAACAATTAAAAGATTATAATTTATGTAAAAAAGCTATTATTTCAGCACCTTTTGCATTAAATTATACACCTAAAACAATTGAAAATTATTATGAATTAGTAAAAATTGTTATGAGAGATTTAATTAAATTTAAAATGTACCGTAGAAGTATTATGTATAATTACGGTATAAGTGATGAATATATACCTCAATTAAAAAAAGATTTTCCTGAATATTTTAATCATGAAGATTATTCTTAAATAAAACTATTTAAATTAAAAGAATTATATGTCATTAGGTACAACTGGTATAGTAAAATCATCTACTGTAGATGTAAAAGATATTGAAATATTATATAGTTATTCAGTTGATAGAACTGATAGTAATACAGTATTTACTAAAGTAGCGGATAGTTCTTCTTTTATAAGTAACATTTTTAGTCAAGATATAACAACTGAAAAAATTCAAGGGTTATATCAATTAAAATTATCAAAAGATATTTTTAATAAAGTAGGAATTTATAATATATTAATTAGACCTAAGCAAATAAAACTCCCTATTTTAGATATAGGTATATTATCAGCTTTACCAAATGTAAAGGGTATAATTATTGATACAAATAATGAATTATTTATTAATGATGCTGAAAAATTATTATCAGGAGCTTTAACAGGTTATAGAATTGAATATATAAATACAGATAATTCTATTCAGTCAAATTTATTTAGAACGGTAACTTATTCTAATAGATGTGAACCTATTATACAGAATCTACCTAATACAACAAATAAATCTGTTTCTTATAGATTAAATGATAATAGTGGATTACTTTTTTTAACAGTAACACCTTCTGTTAGTTCATCTATTAAACCAAATTCAGAAATATTTATAGGTACACCAAATCAAAATATTATATTATCAAATACATTTTTTGACCCTTTATTTATTGAAATAGAGTTAACAGAATATGATTTAGATACACTTGCTTTAGCTTTCTATGGTGAACAAACAAGAAGTACTCAAGACGGTGTAGTTACATATTATGATAAAGATAGAAATATTTATAAACAATTTACATTGTTTGAAATTAAAGATGAAAATAATACACCTTTATATGAAGTAAAAGAAGTTATTACTGATATAGATGAATCTAAATCATATGAAGCTATAACAAATGATATTATTAGGTAATGAATAAATTACAAGAAAAAAGTGATGCACATAAAATAGATTTAGAATTGTTAAATAACTTCTTACTTGAGAAAGGGGATAATATGTTAGAGATGTTATTAATACGAAAATATATAATTCCTTTAGATTTAAAAAAAATAAAAATATATCTATCAATAGATGGTTGGTTATTACAAGATATACCAGAAAAACATAAGACATATGAATTATGCAAAATAGCAGTCACTAAAACAGGAAATGCTATTTTGCACGTTCCTGAAAATTTAATAGATTATAATCTTTGTGAAATAGCGGTTTTACAAAATGGGCGTTCATTAGATTACGTGCCTTATAAATTTAAAGATTATAATCTTTGTGAGAAAGCTGTTTCTAATTATGGTCATGCTATACAATATGTACCAAAAGAATTAATTGACTATTTTCTTTGTGAGAAAGCGGTTTCTACTCATGGTCAATCTTTAATGTATATTCCTAAAAAATTTATTGATTATCCGCTTTGTGAGAAAGCGGTTTCTAATGATGGTTGGGCTTTTCAACATGTACCAGAAAAATTTATAGATTACTCTTTAGTGAAATCTACTTATCAATATAGTATAGAAGCAATAAAACAAAACTGGTTTCCAAAGGAATATATACCTCAGTTAATAAAAGACTTCCCTGAACATAGAGAATTTTTAGAAAACAGTTTACTTCAAGAATATATTTCCAAAGAAGTAAGAAAATTATTAAAAGAAACACTATTTACTAAAAAGAAATTATTATAATGGACAAAAATAAACTAATAGAACTGGTACAACAAATATATGGTTATTCAAAAATCATTGGTGAATCATTAAAAAACATTGGCGATGATGTAAGTAATTTACCTATTGATTTGGAGAATGATTTAAATTCTATTGTTTATCAATTAAAAGATTATAAAGAACAAATAGTAAAAAATCTATATGGTAGTAAATTAAATGAACTAGCAAAAAAGAAAAAAACTACCACACCTGTAGAAAAAGGTCCAGATATTGTAACAAAAGATAGACAACAAAATAAAGAAAGAACTAAACCTGTTCCTTTAACAGATGAACAACTTAAAAAATATAAAATAGAGCTACAAAAATTTATTAACCAAAATACAAACGATATTGCTTCTTTAAAAGATATTTTTGATGATATATTTCTTATATATGAAAGATACTCTAGTACAGAAAGTGATAAAATAGAAAATAATATTGATTTAAAAATAAACTATGTTAATCAGTTATTAACTTTAACAAATAATGCTATTGATATAATAAAAAGTTTAAAAAGTAAAAATAATGTATGTTTTTATTTATTCATGTATGATATATTAACTGATTCTTCAAATGATGATTCAACCTTTAAATTTAATGAATTTCTTTTCGCAATAAAATCTTTCTATAATAATTTAATTGCTCAAGATTTTTTTGAAAATAATAGAAAAATATATTCTGAATATAAAATAATAAACTATAACGATTTCTTAGTTGCTCTTGAAAATTCTATTAATAGATTTGCAAACTTTAATGATTTAGATAATCGTTTTTAACAACTTTTCATTAATAGTATGATATTTCTATCTTTTTGGTGTTAAAACCAATGGATTTACTACAAAACCCTCTACCCCATTTGTAAATACATTTGGGATTGCCTTTCTTAATATATTATAAGAACCGTTAACATCAGCGTTTATTAACTTTCCTTCTTTTCCTTTTATTTTATATAATCCTCTACTTTTTCTATAACCACTAAAAGAATATTCTTCTTTACAATTTGGTTTGTATGTTGGTATATAATCTAAATTTAAAAAAGAAGCTTTACTGGTATAACTTTCTTCTTGAAGGATTACATCTATACCTTCCATTTTACATTTATATTTTAACATTTCAATAAATGTATTATGCGGTATAAATTGAAAATTTTGATTACTTACTTTACCCATACTTGTGTCTTGTTTCCAATTACAATTTTTACCTATAATTAATAGATAAACATTATTATTAACTAAATGATTCACTAGTAATTTACTACTTTTATGTAAATAATCTTTTATTTTATTGTTTCTTTTATTTGTTAATTTAATAGATTTTTTAGTTGTTTTATTTCCTATTAATTTACTTTTAGATTTATTATAATATTGATTTATAGATTTTAATGGTTTACCGTTTATTATTATTGGTTTATATTCTTTTTTATTATATGTTATTGTTGCTAAATTATTTATACCAAGGTCTATTGACGCTATTAAATCTGATTTTATATTATTTTTTTCTTTTTTTTCATAAACAACTTCTATTACATAATATTTATTTTTCGGTATTATACGAACTTCTTTTATTAATTTCCAATCTTTGATTTTAGTTTTTATTTTAATTTCACTTTTTGATAGTTTTATTAAACCAGTTTTTTTAAATTCTCTATATTCTAAAGCTTGAATACAGTACTTTACCATAAATCTTCCATTTTTTTTATTTAAATATTTAGGTATTTTATTTTTAACATCTTTATTTTTAAGTAATTTAAAAAAAGATTTAAAATTTTTGTCTAATATTTTTATAACTTTACATGAAACTTTTGCTGGTAAACTCTTATATTCGTCTGTATTTTTTAATAAATGATAGTTTTTAAGTTCATTTAAATATTTATTATTTTCAAAAAAATATTGTCTTATATTATATAAACCTTGATTATATAAATTTTTAGATAAAAAACATAGATTATCACATGTATTATAGTATTTATTATTTTCTTTAATTACATGTTGTTCTACTAGTATCATTTATTAATATTTTTATATTATTAAATAGTGTATTATTACTATTTAATAATATAAAAAATATACTAGGACTGTTTATGTACGGTTAAAACGATTTCTTTTTAAGGAATCGTTTTCTTTTTAAAAATTATCTATTTAAATAAAAGAATTATATGTTAAATAATTTACAAGAAAAAAGTGATTTAAAACAAATAGATTTAGAATCTTTAAATAATTTTTTGCTTGAGAAAGGGGATAGTTTTTGTGATACTTTACTTCAAATAAAATCATATAAAAAAATTGATTATTCATCAGATAATATACAAAAATATTATTATACATTAAAATTTAAGGATGTTAATTCTTTTCCAAAACAATTATGGTATCATGATTCTTTTTGTGAAAAAATGTTGGGTAGAGACAGCGGAAATATAAAACTTATACCTAAAACTTCAAATAATTATTATAATTTTTGTAAAATGGCTGTTACTCATAATCCATTTAATATAAAACATATTGATTCAGAGTTTATTGATTATAATCTTTGTAAGATTGCAGTATCAAATATTTATACAACTTTAAATTTAATACCAAAAAAATTTATTGATTATAATCTTTGTAAGATTGCAGTATCAAATAATTATAGTAATTTACAGTATGTACCTAAAAATATTGAAAATTACTACCTTATTTGTTTATTAGCTGTATATAAAAAGGGTTCAGCTTTAGAATTTGTCCCCAAAAATATAGATAAATATTACACAATATTAAAATTAGCTTTTGAAACTTATAGATATATAATTATACAAGATTGGTTCCCAAAAGAATATATACCTCGATTAATAAAAGACTTTCCTGAAGATAAAGAATTTCTTGAGCGATATATTCTTAAAGAATATATTTCCAAAGAAGTAAAGAAATTTTTAAAAGAATACCTATTTAAAGAAAAATTATATGTTAAATAATTTTGACAAACTATCTAATAATAATCATAATATTGATTTAATCTCTTTAAATAAATTCTTACTTGAAAAAGGTGATAATTTTTTAGAAAATCTTATTGATAATAATAAATTTATAAAAAAAGAAGATATAACAAAAGAGTTTTTTCAAAAGAAATATCGAACAATATTTGATGGTATATTTAGTGTTGATGATAGTTTTTCTTTCACAGGAGAAGATTTTCCTGTTGAGTATTATAATGAAAAAATAATAAAAAATCTTGTTGAAGAATATAATAAGTTTGGTAAATATTTATTATTTTTAAATTCAAAATTAGATATATATTTTCAATTAGCTAAATATACTATTACAACTAAGGCTTCTTGGATGTTAATATACATACCTAAAACAATAGAAAATTATTATTCTTTAGTAAAACTTGCATTTGAAAAAGATAATAATATAATTAGAGAAGAATGGTTCCCAAAAGAATACATTCCTAAATTAATAAATGATTACCCTCAAAATACTGATTTTTTAAAGAAATATTTACTTAAAGAATATATTTCCAAAGAAGTAAGAAAATTTTTAAAAGAATACTATTTAAATAAAAATAAACAATAACAAAATATAATAATATGAAAAAATTATTAACAGAAGCAACATTCAAACGATTAATAAAGACTTTTATTAATGAAGATATTAGTAAAGTTAAAAATGGTAAATTACTAAACTGGATTAAAACATTTAATCAAAAAGCTAACACTAATTATGATGAAAATGAATTAGCAAATATTGTAATTGAATTTTCAGAACTTCAAGGTAAGGGCGGTTTAAAAATAAATAATACACCTGTTGATATTTTATCTGTTAGAACTGATGAACAATTAAAACAAGTTATTGATGCTCTTCAAGCTGTTAGAAAAAAACAAGAATTAAAAAATCAAATTAAAGGTATGTCTGGTCAAAGAAGAACTACTACCCTTAAATTTAATGGTAGTTTTAAAGGTTTACCTAGTAAAGAAAAATTTCAATTGTTAAAACAGTATTGTGAAAAACCTTCTGATTTATTTCCTGATAAAAAATATGTACCAATTCCAACTAACGAATTTAAATATATTGAAGATGCTTTCCAAACAAATGCTGATAGAGGTGCTTTAACAGCTTATGCTGTTTGGTATGTATTAATTTGTTTTAAAGGTTATAAAAGAGCTGAAGATGCTTCTATTATTAAAAAATTTATTGATATTTATAATGAATATAAAGCTCAATATCCTTTAGAAATTACAAAGATAAATACAAAACAAGAATTTGATGAATTTTATAATATTTCAGCAAAAATAAATAGTGAAAAATCTTCTGGTAATATTTCAACATCTGGTTATGTTACTGAAATGGTTTCAAAATATCCTCAATTTTATAAAGGAGATTTTAGTGACCAAAAATACGGTCAAACATATGTTTATTTTCAATTACCAAAAATAACAAAAGACCAAGTACAAGAATATGTTCCAGTTTTTAGAGATTTAGGTATGTGGACAACTTGGTGTGTGTCTGCTGGCTGGGATGATGAAGGTAAAACCGCAAGTGCAGATAATGTTGAGCGTTACGCCACTCAAGATATATTCAGTATTTTAATAAATAAAGCCGACCCAAAAAATTCTGTTAATGGTAAATTTGCTCTTAATTCTGCTGATAAAGATTTAAGAAATATTTCAGACCAAGGTGTTTTTGGTGGTTAATAACTTTTTATTAATTATCTTTCTTTTTAAAATTGACTTCCTTTAATAAGGAGGTCTTTTTTTTGAAAGAATACTATTTAAAATAAAAATAATATAATGAGAAAATTAACATTATTAGAAGCGAATCAAGAAGGTTATGGATTATTAAAAGAATCTGATGCTGGTATTGTAGAAATAGAAAGAAATCAACACTTAATAAAAGAAAATTATAAGGACATGTTTTCTGATAATGGTAGTATATTTGTTAATTGTATTTTACAAAAAGCTGATACTCAAAATAGAAATGGTAGGATTTATCCAAAAAATATATTAGAAAAAGAAGTAAATAATTATATAAAATTAGTTAAAGAAAGAGCTTCACTTGGTGAAACCGACCACCCTGATACTGCTGTAGTTTCTTTAAATGACCCATCTCATTTAATAACAAAAGTTTGGTGGGAAGGAAATACATTATTAGGGACATTAGAATTAATAACATCACCAGCATATATAGAAAGAAGAGATATTCAAGTTAAGGGTGATATGATTGCAAATTTATTAAGTAAAGAAATTAAATTAGGCATTTCTTCAAGAGGTTTAGGTTCAGTAAAAAAAGTAAATGGTGCAAATATAGTACAAAGTGATTTTGAATTAGTTTGTTTTGATATAGTATCATCACCATCAACTCCTGGTGCTTATTTATATCAAGAAACTATTAAACTTAATGAACAAGTAAATAAAATTAATAATAGTTTAAATAATAAATTAAAAAACTTTTTATCATAAAAAATGATTACAATAAAAAGACTTAGTGAAGTAGAAAATTATAAAAAAGAAATAAGTATTTTTTTATTAAAAGAAGAATCACCTGTTGTTGGGGATAAAAGACTTACAGGTAATGCAATATTACAATTTATAAAACCAATATATGATGCAAATAATTCTATTGTTTTATTAGATAATGAAAAAATAGTTGGTTGTTTAATAGGTGCAAAAGGTAATCAAACTTCACTTAAATCATATGGTTTAGATAATCAATTTAATGTAGAAAATGAATTAAAAAATAATACTTTTATTGATTTTTTATATTTTTATATTGAAAAAGAATACAGAAAAGATAGGAATGATTATAAAATGTGTTTATACGCTTTTAATAATATTGTTAAAGGGAAATATAAATATATTACTATTGGTGTCGTTGATTCTATTAATACACATAATTATTGGCAGAAATTTTTTAAATTTAAATTATTATTTGATTTAGGTGGTGCAAAATATTATTACTTAGATACAGATACAATTTTAAAAGAATTTAAAATTCATAATAAAAATATTCTTTTAGAAAATAAAATTAGAACTTTAGTAAAAGAGTATATTAACCCTTATATGTTAAAGTCAAAATATCTTTCTCCTAAAGATGAAGATAAACCTTATCAAATAACAGATAAAGAAAGAAATATTATTTCTAAATGGAGTGAACGTTCTTATAATAGAAATGGTATTAATGTTAGTTTTTATAATATTAATAAAGAAACTTTAAATTTAAATATTAGTAAAATTCCTATTTCTGCAAAAATTATTAAAGATAATAATACAAAAACAATGCAGTTTGCTGTTACTTATTCTTGTATTATTAATAATGAAAAAGAAGCTTTAATTACAGTAAGAAGTACAACTAAAAAAAGATTTAATGATAAAACAAAAATAACTTTTGTTTTATATGATAATTTTTTACTTACACCTAATCCTGAATTAATTTTAATAAGTAAACCATATAGTAAATCAGGTAATAGTCGTCATAAATCTGATTTAATTAGTTTAATTAAAAATACAAGGGATTATTTATCTAAAAGAATTAATAATATGTTAGAAAAGGGTAAATTATTACAACACCCTTTTACTAAAGAAGGAATTGATTTAGATGAATTTGATGATTTTTTTAATATAGACCTTTCAAATTACCATATTTCTTAAAATAAATACTATTTATAAATAAAATAAAAATGAGCAAAAGTAAAATTATTAAAGATTCTATTATTGAAATAGAAAATATTAAAGAAGAAGCTAAATTATTAGCTAAAGAAGAAATTTTAAACGAAGTTCAAGAATCAATAGAACAACGTACTAAACAATTATTTGAAGAAAAATTGAAAGCACTAGAAGAAAGTGAAGAACTTGATGAAGAATTTACTACTAGTGAAATAAATATAAATGAAGAAGATTGTGGTTGCGATGATAAAGATGAAAAACCACTTGAAGAAAAAATAAATAAAGAAAAAACAGATTTAAAAAATAAAATGAAAAAAAATAAACTAAATTTGAAAGAAGAAGAAATTTCTTTAGATGAAATGTTTCATGATGATATGAATGAAGGTGAAAATGATGATATTGATATCGAAGCATTGCACCAAAGTGGTGAAATAAGTGATGAAGCTTATAATTTATGGAAACAAACTTACGGTGATAAAAACAACAATAATAATATGCAAGAAATTGACGAAACTTGGGATGAAAATAGTCTAATGGAATTTTTAAACGAATTAGATATGGAAGATGAAACCGAAGAAATGCCTTCTGATGAAGAAGATATGGAGGGTGATGTTGAAAATATTGAAGGAGAAGAATTACCATCAGAAGATGAATTAGATAATGAAGAAATACCTTCTGATGAAGAAGATATGGAAATGGATGATGAAGAATTTGATTTTGATGATATTGAATTTGATATTGAAGACGATATGGAAGGTGAAGATTTCTCTGATGAAGATATGGAAATGGGTGATGAAGAATTTGATTTTGATGAAGAAGAAGATGAACTTGAAGATATGGATTCAGAAGATATGAATTTTGATTCAGAAGAAGAAGATTTAGAAGATATGGATAATATCGAAGGTGAAGATGAATTTGAAGAAATAGATGATTTGGAAGAAGCTTTAGCTTATCCTCATCAATTACATAAAAATGTGGGTGGTAAGAGCTTTCCACAAAGAGACGGTGCACCAGAAAGACGTTCTAATATGAACGAAGATATTAAGAGACTTAAAAAGTTAGTGGAATCTGTTGTAAATGAAAATAAGACCTTGAAATCTAAGGTACAAAAAACTGAGGCTCTTGAAGCTTTATTACAAGAAACAAAAAATAAATTGTATGATACAATGGTATTAGCACAAAAAACTGTTTATGCGAATAAAGTTTTATTTGAAAATACTCTTACTAATGATGAAAAAGCTGAAGTAATGAAAGCTTTTAGTAAGGCTGGCTCTAAAGATGAAATTGTTTCATTAAATGAAAGTTTTAATTCTAAATTTAATGGTACTAAAAGAACACTTAATACTAGCATAAGTAAAGTAATTTCTACAAGTAAAGGTGTTTTAAAAGAACATACTATTAGTGATGAAGATTCAAATACTAGTCGTATGAAAAACCTAATAAATTACAAACCAAAAAAATAAATTAAAATTTTAGTAAATTATTGGAAAATTAAAAAATAATTTACTATTTAAAATAAAAATTAATAAAATTAAAATATGGAAACATTATTAAATTCAGGTCTGGTTGGTAACATTGGACTTAAAAATTTACAAGAAAACCGCAAACTAATCGTTGAGCGTTGGGAACAAACTGAAATGCTTGATGGTCTTTCAGGTTCAGCAAAAGAAAATATTGCACAGTTATTTGAAAACCAAGCAAGTTATATGTTGAACGAATCAACTGTATCTGATAGTTCTGGTTCTTTTGAGACAGTTGCTTTCCCTATTGTTCGTAGGGTATTCCAAAAATTACTTGCAAATGAAATTGTATCAATTCAAGCTATGTCAGCCCCAATTGGTAGATTGTATTTCTTTAATCCAAAAGTTTCTGTTAGAAATGTTAATGGTAATATTCAAAGTCATACTTCTATGGATGGTGGTTATTCAAATGCTGCTACTAATTATATTGTTGATGCTGCTACTGGTAGAAAAACGCTTGTTGCTGGTACTGATAACTTTAACAAAACTGGTGGTACTCAATATAGTTCAACTTCACTTTACGATTCATTCTATTCTACTGAATATAACGATGAAGGTACTGCTTTATTTGATTTAACAAGAGGTAAAATTTTTGTTCAAAACATTGTAGCCGTTCCAAGAAATAGTGTATTTACTAATGGTGTAACAGAAAAATATCAAGTTAAATTAACTGGTTTTAGTTCAACTAGAGATGGTAGATTAGTAGGTCCTGTTGGTACTGTTGCTGATACAGAAGAATTCTTATCAAGCTTAAAAGTTACTTGTAATCAAAACTTATTTAATGGTCCAAGTTCAATTGCTTTCGCAAGTGGTACTACTTTGGATTTTAGAACTTTGGCTCAAGCTTACGGTAAGCCACTTGTTAAAAATGGTACTATTGAATTAGAAATTGATGTAACTGGTCCGTCTTTGACTTCAGGTTTATTTATTCCTTTGACCGCAGCTACAGGTACAACCGCAGCTTCAGGTGGTGGTACTCCAGTATTTAGTGCTTCATATTCAGTTTATTCTGATTTAGAAGAAGATAGCGAAATGGCAGAAGTAACTTTTGATTTAGATTTCGTAACTGTTGATGTAACTTCTCGTAAATTGAGAACTTCATTTACTCCTGAAATTCAGCAAGATGCAGCTGCTTTCCACAACATTGATGTTGAAGCTGAATTGACTGCAATGCTTTCTGAAACTATTTCAGCTGAAATTGATAGGGAAATTTTACGTGATTTGCGTAAAGGTGCAGCTTGGTCTACTTCATGGGATTATGCAGGTTATAGAAAATTAGTTGCAGCTGGTAGTGCAGTTGGTATTACTCAAAAAGATTATAATCAAGAATTAATTACTAAAGTAAATGAACTTTCTTCTTTGATTATGAAAACAACTCTTAGAGGTGGTGCTAATTTCGTAGTAGTTTCTCCTGAAATCGCTGCTGTATTAAATAACTTAGAATATTTCCACGTAACTGATGCTTCTCCAGAAGAAACTAAGTTCTCTATGGGTATCGAGAAAATTGGTTCAATTCAAGGTCGTTATACTGTTTATGTAGATATGTATGCTCCAGCAGGTAAAATGTTGGTGGGACATAAGGGTGAAGGCATCTTCCACGCCGGGTTCGTATATGCGCCGTTTGTGCCATTATTACTTTTCCCTGGTGTTACTAACCCTAACAACTTCTCAAAAGTATTAGGAATTATGACTAGATACGCTAAGAAAATGGTAAATAACCGTTTCTACGGTGTAGTAAACGTAAAAGGTTTAAATTATACACCAGTTTCAGAATTCTTAGGTGCTTAATCTATTAAAATAGGTTATTAAAACAAAAGGGTACTTTTTTAAGTACCCTTTGTTCTTTTATAGATAAGTGTTTCAAATTTTTCTTTATTTTTTTCAAAATCGTTTTTAAAAGTAAAAATTTGTTTACTATAAGTTTTATTTAAAAATTTACATTGATTATTTACTTTACTATATGTAAATTTTGTTAATTTAGAAGCTTCAGTCATAGACCTATATTCTGCAATAATTTCTTTTGTCTCTAAATCATATAAATAAACAGGCATACTTTCACCGCTTAATAATTTACTTTCTTTTATTTTATTAATAGTTTCTTCATCTCTTTTTTTACCTTCCCAAAATTTAGGTGAATTTTCTGATAACCATTTCTTTTGTTCTTCTGTTTTTGGTCTACCTAAAACTTTAGCTGCTTCACCACGTTTTACTCTTTTATCAACATGTTCTTTAGTTTGTTTTCTACCTAAACCAGCTTTAGACATCTTTTGTCTTGTTTCTTCTGAAATAATTTTATTTCTACCACCTAAATCAATATTATAACCTATGTTTCTATCAGTAGAATTATATTCTTTTATATAAAAGATTTCTTTTTCATTTAGTTCATTAATATCATGAGTTTCGTAAATAACGTCAAATTTAAAGTTATCAAATCCATATTTAATAATTGCATTTTTTAAATGCTCATTACATTTTAATCTTTTATAACATGTTATTCTATGTCTTAATAAACGATAAGTTTGTCCAATATAAATTTTACCATTAATTAAATTTGTTATTTTATAAATAAGACCAGGATTTCTTAAATTAAACCTTTCTATAATATCTTCTTTTTTAGGATAAGGTTTAATCATATGTTTAATTTTCTCATAAAAATTTTTATTTTCATATTTATTACCTATAAAATAAAAATATCTACTTTTACGAAGTTGTGTATTAAATTTAGCGTTAGGGTAAACTTTCAATACATTTTCAACTGAACTAGAACCAATCTTTTTTCTTATAGTTTTTTCTGAATAAGCTTTCCCATCTATTATAATTTTCATTCTTTTTTTCTCATTACCATACTTGTCATAATTCCCTTCCATAAGACCTACATAATACCAATTGCATGATTGATAGATTATACCTATTTCACCAGCAAGAGCGTCTGTTGTGGCTGTAATGACCTTATAATCGGTGTTTTTCTTTAACAATTTACAAACTTTTGAAATAAAGAAAGATGCTGTATTAATAGGTGTCCAATGAAGACAAACTCCTCTTGAAAGGAGGATTATTTTTTCAAAGAAATCATATTTTTTCCAATGGTCTTTATTTGCGGAATACTCATGAGAAAAAACAAGCACACCTCCAAGGTATTCAATATTATCAATATTAAAAAATATACCAAAATAGTATATATTATAAGGTGCTAAAGCTTTAAGGTATTCATATTCTTTAACAATATTTTCAGCTTCTAAACGAGTTATTTCTTTAATAACCGTATTTTTCAAAGAAGCTTTATTTTTATCAAAAGGAAGTATTTCTTCTAATTCTTTTTCTTTTCTAATTAGATACTGATGGCAATCCATATATTTTTATTACAATTTATTTTATATTTAAACGGATTTATACTATTAAAACTGTCTTTTTTTGTTAAATTTTATTTGTATATTTAAGAATTTTTTCTATTAGGTCTTTTCTATATTGTATAGGATATACTTTTACATTACCATCATTTAATAAATGAAAAATACTTAATTTATCAATAGATACTTTTTCATTAAGTTCGGTCATATAAGCATAGATACTTAATTGCAGGGTATAAATACTTATTTCACAAGAAGGAAGTATTTCTAAGGGAGAAAGCATTGTTTGATTATAGTTATTATCTATTCTTAATTGTTTATTAGTTTTCCAATCTAGGATAGATACTTTATTATTCTTTTTATATACTTTAATATCGGCAGTACCAGCTAAACCAATATCTTTATTATGAATTTTTGATTCAGCTAGTACAAGTTCGCATCTTTCTTTAAGTTTTAAATTTTCTAAAAAATCAATATACTTTTGCATAATATCTTTTTCAATAAAAGGATTTTCTTCAAAGGAATAAGAATCTTTTATAAGATATTCTTCTAATGTATTATGAATTAAAGTACCTTTATCTGTTGATTTTTTATTTTCTATTTTCCATTGATTTAATATTTCTTCTTTAGAAAGGTTAGTATATTTAGGGTTAGTTTTAGAATAAGCACATTTAGTTGACCAATAATCTTCATCAAAAGGTGTTTCAAATTGGTGAATAAAATTAGTTACTCTTTCATAGAGATTTCCTTCTTTATCTTGATACTTATTTAGTGTTTCATTTAAGAATAGTTCGTTATTCATTTAAGATAGATATTTATAAAAGAAAAACCATCTTTTTATTAGGAAAGATGGTTTTTTTAAAGAAGTTAATTTTAATTAAAGTTTAACATAAGTTGTACCAGAGATAAATTCTCTTTTATTTCTTTTTTCATTTAATTGAGATACTGTATGACCAAATGTTTTTTCAAAGTGTGGCGCATCTTTAAATGATTTCCAATCTCCGCCCCATATCCAGTTATATTTTTTAAATACTTCAACAACTTCCATCCAATCAGGTTTTTTATCATTATCAAAATCTTTTCTCATATCCCAAGATACTTCTTTATTATCAATTAATAAACAGAAATCTAAAGCAAGACCAAAGTTATGAATTGATTGCCATTCTCTAGCTCTTGTAACAACTTTATTTTGAGCTGCGGTAATTGGTCCCATATTAGCAGCTTTTCTTAAAGAATTAACAGTTGTTAAATTTTGTCTTCCTTGAGCAAATAAGGCTCTTTGCTCAGCTTCGGTTCTTAGAGTATAAGTAAATCTTACTTCAGCTCTACCTGTTAATTTAGTACATATTTCTTTATATATTGTTTCAACTTCTTGTCTAACAGAAGGGTGAAGGGTTTGTATTCTTTGTAGAGTTATACTGTCCATAATAAAAATCTTTTATTATAAATAGTATTTATTACTAATTCAATTAATAATCTTATTTTAAATTTAGATGTTTTTGGTATATCTCTGTAAGATACAGGTATTTTCTTATTTTTTATGATATAAAGTGTTAAATAATAATAAAACTTATAATTATAATATTTTTTATTTTGTATAAAGAAATAATATTCTGATGGTAGTAGACATTTTTTATTAGTATAAATATCTTTTAATTTTATATTAAAATATAAATAACATCTTTTATTCTCAAGATAAATAAAGTTATCATTAAATAGAATTATATACATAAGTTTAATTAATATATTAAATTACCAACGCTTACATAATTTATATTCTTCTATAATTCTTTGTTTTAAATCAGAAGGTACAAAATTAATAAGGTCCTCATGAAATGGATAGTTGTCAAAATTAATTTTACAAATTTCATAATCTATGAAAGAATCGGGAACAAAATCAATACAAAAAATAGAATTTTTTACTAGTGTTTTATAAAAAATACGATTAATTTTAGTAGTATTAAATTGTAACATTGAAAAACTTATTGCTGAAATAATATAGTTATCTGATTTTGATAATGTTGTAAGCGTATTAAAATACATTGAAATAAAGTTTTTACAAACATTTATATTATCTATAATTTTTGTTCCGACTGGAAGGTTGAGTCTATCAAAATCAAAATATGTTTCCACATAAAAGAAATTATCATTAAATATATTTATTCTCATAAAATTAGATTTTGGTTAAAATAATATTGATATTTAATACGTGAAAGTTCTTTAAAACTATAAATACTAACAAGTCTTAATTTACTTTTTAAATCAAAGTTACAATAAAAACAAAAATCATTAATTTTTAATTCTGTTGATAATGTAGCACCATATGAAGTTAACCATTCATTATAATAACGATTATTTTTAATTTGTATTGTTATTTTCATTATTTGTTAAATAGGTTTATAATATTCATTAACAATAAAAATTTTATTAAAATAAGAATAAATATGTTCACAAATACCTGATTTATCATTAAAACTGGATAATGTAATTGCAACAATATTCATTAAAAGTAAATTTGAAACCATACTTTTAGATGTTATATAATAATTCTCTCTATAACGAGAATTTACGTATAATTTAATATATATTTCCATAATAAAAAGTCATTAAATATAAAAATTATAAAAAGTAATTATAAACCTTTCATACGTATAATTTGTAAAAGTATTATTTATTCTTATAAATTGTTCTCCAATTAATTTTTTGTTAGATGAATATAATAAGTAACTAAAATTATTATTTCTTTTATCATATATTTCATTATAAGTTGTTATATTATTATTAATGTATATTTCCATAATTTGTTAATTTATTAAATAAATCTTCAGTATATAGATAATCTATATCATATTCTTTTTTTAATCTACGTCTAAGTCCCTTTGATAATTTTCTTAAATCAAAACCAAATCTTATCATATTATTATCATGTCTAACTTTTTCTTTAAAAAGTTCATATTTAAATTTAGATATTCTAGGTATATATTGAAGCATAATAAAATAACTATTTTTTATAATAAATGAAACAGCATAAAAGTAAATATTTTTATTACAATAATCTTTATTTGGTATAAAGTTTGCAACAAAATTACCATTATAATTTTTATTATAAAATATATATCTATTAAAGTAATAATAGTTATTTAAGTTACTTTCAATATAAATATAGTTATCATCAAAAAGTATTATTTTCATTTATATATGAATTTTATTTTCTAAATAATATGTATTGTCGTATGTACGATGTGTGAATATGTGAGTGTCTTTATGATTTTTTTCTATTTCATCTTTTACTAAGTAAAGTAGTTTTCTATTAATATATCTTACTTTTGTTCTAGTAGAATGATTAAAAACATCTTTATTTAAAAGACAAGCTATTACAGATAGTTCTAATTTATATATAGAATTATTAGGTATATGATTTACATAAAAACAATAATATCTTTTACTTTCAAAAACACTTATAGCTATTTTTTTATATAATTTATGGTTACATAAATCTTTATTTTCTAAAAAAACATAATCATAAAAACAATCTTTATTATTTCTTAATTTATCATCGTCATAATGAAAAAAACTATAATAATATTGAAGTGAATTTATATTACAAAATATATAACTTGTTCGTTTATTATCTTCAGTTATATGAAAATATTTATTTTCAATATAAATAATATTTTCGTTAAAAATGATTATTCCCATATATTTAATTTATATAAATCAGTTTTATATTTAACATTATATTCTTTTTTTAATTGTCTTATTAAACTAATAGAAATATAATCTAATATTAGTTTATCTTTAAGAAAACAATATTTTACTAAATCATATTTATATTTATAAAATTCTGGAATATGATTGATAAAAGGAATATGATAATCAAGAAAGATTTTACATAAATTAAAAAAGAATTTATATTTCCAAAAATATATAGTTTTTAAAATTTTAGGTATATTGTAGTTATAAGTTTGTAAAGAGTTGTATAAATTTTTATCTTTACTAAGAACTGTATAGATATTAAAATATAAATTGTTAATATAATTATTATGTAAACCATCTTCTACATAAAGAAAATTATCTGTAATAATTTCTATTTTCATTTAAAAACCTATTTTATTTTTTGATTTAGTAGGTATTTGAATATCATTCAAATCTTGATAATTAAATATATCTGAAAGGGCTGTCGCTTCTGTAAATTCTACATCATTTAATTTAAGTTCTTTTGCTACTTTATTTGCATATTCGGGTGTAAGTTTTTTAAATTCGTGTTGAATTTTTAATCTACCTGGTCTAGTAATAGCATCATCAATATTTTTAATATCAGTATTAAAAGTTAAAATAAATTTACAATTAACTACATCAGAAAGCATACCATCACCCATATTTAATATTAAAGAAGTAGCGTTACCTGAATGATTTTCTTCTCTTGGTTTTATGATTTCTTCAGCATCTTCTACAATTATAATAGAATTAGCACATTCAGTAATAATATAATGTAAACAAGAAGGGTCAGATAAATAAGGAACAAAATCTTTTGTTATTAAGAAAAAGTTTTTATTTATTAAAGAAGTTAAATATCTTAGGTAAGATGTTTTACCAGTACCTTTGTGCCCATGAATTAAATATAAACCACTATTATTATCTGATAAAGATTTAACTATCTTTTTGTGTTTATCGTTAAATCCTTCACCATAATAAGTATTAAGATTTATTTTTAATCTTTTAATAGGGAATTTTCTACTATAAAAACCATTTTGCCCTTTAAGAATAAGATTTATTTTAGATTGTTTTCTTTTTGAAGAAGATTTATTCATTAAATCTTCAAAATATTTTATTAAAGTAAGATACTCTTCTTGTGAAAAGTTGTATAAATAAACTTCTTGATATTTACGAATAATCTCTTTTTTATCATCCAAAGATATAGCGATTTCTAAAACTTTGTTAGGTCTTTCTTTACTATAGATATATCTTTTGATTTCTACATCATCTTCATCTTCTGCATGTTCATCTTCGTATTCTTGTATAATTGAGGAAGGAGGTGAGATATTCTTACTATCTTTAATTTCAATATAACCAAAACTAGTATTCATTATATCAGACATATTGAATTTTTCTGAAAGAAATTTCAAAAAATCTTTTAATTCTAAAGTAGGGATATCAGGTATATAAATCCTGTACCCTGAAAAGAATTCAGGGTCAGGATTTGAAAGACTATTTTTAATTACTAAATCATGGATAATACTAAAATGAGCATTAGTATGTGATAAATCATAACTTTTTTTAAGTATTTCACTATTAATTTTATCTGTATTCATATTGTTTTATTATTTAAGAAGTTCTAATATTTCTCTATATCTTTCCATTTTTTGTAATTCAAATATACTCATTTCTGAATCTAAAATATAAAATACTTTTATTAATAGTTCACTTTGTAATATATCTTTTTCTTTTCGTAGCCTTTCTTTCTCACTTATTACGCTACTAGCATCACGAAATGAATCACAATAATTGATTGGTTTACCTTCATCACATGATATTTTTTTAAAATTGTTTTCCATATTTATTATAATCTTGGGTCAATTTGTGATTCTTCTTTTAATTTTAAATGTAACTTACACATAAGGTTAAAATAATCTTTATTATCTATGTTTAAATCAGAGTATTTAATATCTAATAAACTTTTACTTAAAGAAAATTCTTCTATTGAAGTTCTAAGTTTTTTATTTATTGATTTTTTATTAAGTAATTTATTGTATTTAAATTCACTTAAATAATCATGACCATAAACAATAGTTAGATAATTTTTATTTCTACATTTTAGATATGGAGCTATATTGTTATTATAGACATATTCAGGTTTAATTACAACACCTTCCATATTCTGATTTTGTGTAAGTATATTATAGAAGTTATTAATATTTGTTAATAAATCATTTTCATTATTAGTAATATTTTCTCCTTCAATAAACGCTTCACAAGTATTAGTATTTAAATCTGCAATAAGATATGTTTTTTGTTTTAAAACATTTGTAAAAATATCTATATTACTTTCAGAACTACTAATCATATTTTTTTCTTCTCCATTATTATAAACTATTTTTAAAATAGAGAATGGTTCAATAGTAGTTTCAACTTCTTTAGAATAAATATCTAATTGATTTTTATAATTTTGAAGTAAAGATTTATTTTCATCAAGAGATAAATGTTGTTTATAATAATTTCTATAATTAGAATAAGTGTTGTTTATGTTATTACCTAATAAATCAGATAATTCTTTTTTATTACGGTCTTTACTGATAGTATTATAATCTACTGAATTAAAACTATCTTTTATTGAAGAGAATATTTTTTCAAATCCTGTTTTTTCTAAGAAAGTATTTTCTTCTTTAATAACATTATAGTACTTATCAAAATTATTATCAATTAAACCATCACTTAATAAAGACCAAGGCAATAATTCACCATCTCCAATTATTAAGTTAATATTATTTTGTTTAAAATAATCTTCAGTAAAAATAGTATATAATTTAGAATAAACATTACTTAAATCTTTATTTTTAATAATAAAACCATTTCTACTAGTACAATAGTTTTTATCAGAGTTTTCAGGATTAAATAAATAGAAATTACATCTTGAACCCATATATTTAGGTTGTAGAATTAATTTATTAATATTTTTATTTCTAAAATATTCAATACCTTCTTGTAATGATTCTATATCATTATCTAATTTATTAGTAGGAGACATTGTTCCACTAATAAAGTTTACTTTATTTAGATTAATAAGTCTTTTAATCTTATTTAAATCTTTAGAATCGATATATTCTGTATTAACATAATTACCTACTTCTTTAATTAAACTAAATAAAATTTCATTTTTATTTTCGTAATTAGAATCTACCCAATTTATTAAAGGTTTAAAGCTTTTAAAAAGACTTATTGAAGATAATCTTTTACCATAAACAGAGCCAGTATCAATAAAAATTCTATTTTTATTAAGAGAAACCTCATAAAAATTAATATGTCCATTAATTACTTTAATAAACGAGTGTTCAGACGTTTTAAAGATAGGTGATAGTAATTCATTAATTAAATTATTAGTCGCCTCATAATCGATTTCTGTATCGTTTACGTAGATTTTCTTAGGATATCTGAAACCACCTTTAACTTGATTACTTATTGAAGTATTATCTACCTTTAAAAGATACTTATTTTCACAAGGAGCGTGATTTAAAATAAAATAATCATTATATAAGAAAGGATAACAAATAGTATCAATAATTTCAAAGAATTTATTTCTACATTCCTCATCAGATTGTAAATAAGGAATAGAACTAAATTTTTCTAAAACATCTTTTTCAGTATTATTAATTTCACCTTTTAAATATTTATATACAAAATTTTCATGATTACCTAAAGTAATTTTAATATTATCTTTGTTTAAATATATAAAGTCAACTATTTCTTTAGTATTAAAACCTTTATCTACAAAATCACCTATTAAAACAATATTAGATTTTATTTCTTTACTAAAAGCTTCTTTAATTAAAGGTTGAATGATATTATTTTCATCTATTATAAACCCATTTTTTAGAATAAGTCTTTTTAATGAATCCACATCCTCATGCACATCACCAATAACAACATATTCTTCATCATTACTTAATTTATAAGTTTGATATTTATCATAATCATCTATTACTATTTCAATATTTTGAAAACTTTCTAATGATTTTACTTTAAAAATAGAACCATATTTAGATTTACTTATATTTGTAGAAAGTTCTTTCTTTAATTTAAGAACATGGTCTGAAGTAGTTCTATTAGCTCTTTTTCTATGTTCTTCTGGATAATTACTTATATTAGAAAAATAATCATTTCTATTATTGTAATCAAAAACAACTAATTTAAGATTATAATTATATTCTTTACAATAAGAAACAATACTTTCTCTAAAACGAGGGTCAATTGCGGTAGAATTAATAATTACTAAATCAGCATTATTTGGAAAAGAAAGAGTATTTTTTAATTTATCAAATAATAAATTAAATGGTTTACTTCCCATAGTAAGATATGTTTCATTAAATTTATCATATTCATGTAAACTACCTAAAATTTCATTTCTAATATTATCAGTAGATAATACGTGTACATTTTTAAATTCTGGGTATTTTTCTTTTATTTGAGGAAGTAATACATTATTAGTAAAATAATCTTTTCCACAAGAAGAAGGTCCAACATACATTAATACTGTATGATATTTAAGATTAAGAATATTTTTCATTATTTTTTTGTAATTAAAGCTACTTGCGTTGGTTGAATATTGTTTACTGTATCACCACAATAAGATATTTCTATATTGTATAAATTATTATCTATAATGTTAGATAAAAATGATTGAAATTCGATTTCATTAAATTCAAATTTATGGTCATGATGTCTACTATCAACATTATCATCAAATATATAAAATTGATTAAATGATTGATTAGGTGTTGTAATAACAAATTTATCAAAATTAATATTATCTACAACTTGTTTAATTAAATATTTAGCATCATCTATTTCTAAATGTTCTATAACTTCTGTTAAAAGAACATCCATTTTATTATTAGAAAATTCATTTTCTGTATAAATTTCAAGAAATTCTGAAATATCATTAAATAAGTAAACATAATCTTCTAGTTCTTTTTTTCTAATAGTATGTTTTAAATCTTCTATTATTTCAGAATCTTTATCAATAGAATAAATAACAAATTCTTTATTATCATTCTTTAATTGTTTACCATATCTTGTTGAATAAAAGCCTTCACCACAACCTAAATCAATAAGTGATTTATCTAAAGTAATTATTTTACTAATATGGTTATATCTTTGAATATGTGTATCTCCTATTGAAAAATCATATTTATTAGTAGAAGATTCATCTAATATCTTTTTAAAATTAACGAATTTATTACTTGAACTAGATAAGAAATTCTTTTTATAAAGGTATCTTATAAAATAAGGAGAATCAATACTTACAATAAGTTTAAGATATTTTTCAACTAACTTATCATCAAAATAAATATCTTCTTTATTAATTAAAGTAGAAAAGATTGTAAATACTGTAGTAACAGATAATAAATATGTTAATGATTTATTTGTTGTAATAGTTACATTATAAATATCTTTACCTATTAAAGTAAAGTCAATTTTACTATTAGAAAAATACTTATTAAAAATAAGAAAATAGTCTTGGTAATCTAATTCATAACAGCTAAAAGTTATTGAATGTTGATAAATATCATCAATATCTTTTACGTTTTGTTTTCTTAAACTATCAGAAAGATATTCATTAATTAATGAATTATAACAAAAAGATGAACAATATTTATTAACAGATAAATATTCAAAATCGGGATTACTTTTATCTTTAAAAGATATAGTATCAGGACTATCGGTAAAAAATATATTATACTGTGTATTTAAACCTTCAGTATAATATGCAAAAGAAAAACCTTCTCTAATAGATTTAATTAACGGTAAAGAAGAAGGGTTTTTATTTATTAAAAAAGATAACTCAGGGTTTGTTGAGTTTAATTGAAGAAAAGCCATATTTATATGTTTAATTTTAAACGATATAAATATTACTTTTAAACTTCATATATGTTAAATATTTAATGAATTAATTCTTTCATTTGAAAAATCAAAATAAGATTTAACTATTTCTGTACCTAAAAAATTTCTATTTAGTTTTTTTGATACATAACAAGTAGTACCTGTACCTGAAAATGGGTTAGAAACTGTTAATTATTTTATATTCTTCTATTATACTTTATATCACTTTATCTTAATAAAAATAATTTTATTTTACTATTTATATTAAAATACTACCACTCTTTAAAATATATGTATTCTATTAAAGTAAGACTTTATTTAAATAAACAACAACAAGAAAAATTAGAAACAATTTTTGATGCTTGCCGTTTTACTTATAATAAAGCCCTTTCTCATAAAATAAATACTTATACTAATAGTAAAAAATCTTTATCAAAAAATGATATTTCTAAATATTATCATGGTTTTTTAAGAAAAGAATTTTCTTTTTTAAAAGATGTTAATACTAAAGTGGTTAAACAAAGTTTAAGAGATTTAGATAAAGCTTTTAAAAACTTTTTTAAAAATAATAAAGGATTTCCTAAATTTAAAAGTAAGAGAGAAAAAGAAAAGAAATGTAGATTTCCTAATGATGCTATTTCTAAGGAATTTTTATCAGAAGGGAAGTATTTAAATTTTATAAAAGGTTTATATAAAGTAAGGTTTAGATGTTCTAAAGAGTATTTAGAAATATTACAATCTATTAAAAGAGATGATGATATAGAAAATATAACTGTTACTAAGAAAAGAAGTGGTATTTATGAAGCTTCTATTTGTTTAAATAAATCTAAACCAAAAGGAAAGAAGTTAAAAGAGACTGATTCTATTATAGGAATAGATTTAGGTATTAAAGAATTATTAGTCCTTTCTGATGGAACTGTACATAAAAATAATAAATATTATTTAAAATCAGAAAAGAAATTAAAGAAATTACAAAGGAAGCTTTCTAAAAGTATAGAATGTTTTAAAGAGAGTAAGAACCCTAAGAGTAAATATTTTACTAAGAATAAAGGTAAAAATTTAGAAAAGAACAGATTAAAAGTAGCAAGACTTAATGAAAAGATAACAAACCAAAAAGATACTTATATTCATGAAATAACTTCTAAAATTATAAACGAAAACCAAGTTATAGTAATGGAAGATTTGAATGTAAGCGGTATGTTAAAAAATCATAAGTTAGCAAGGTCAATTCAAAATGTTTCTTTTTCTGAAATAAAGAGACAATTACAATATAAATCGTCTTTTTATGGAAGAGAATTTATTTTAATAGATAGGTTCTTTCCTTCAAGTAAGACTTGTTCTTGCTGTGGAAATAAGAAGAAAGATTTAAAATTAAGTGACCGAGTATATAAATGTAATAATCCTTCATGCGGAATAGAAATCGATAGAGATTTAAATGCAGCGATAAACATTCGCAACGAAGGTATAAGAATAATGAATAACAGAAATGTTATTTCAAAAAGTAGGGGTCCGTTGCTCCGAACATAACGCTTGTGGACTATCCTCTATCGGGGTTATAATTGCAATATATTATAATTAGATATGATAGGTTGAAACAAGAAAACGGTATTATATGAAAGTATAATATTTATTATAACGGTCAAAAATTAAATCACCTTCATTAGAAAAATTTGTTATAATCTTTTCAACTAATTCTTCTGGAAAAACGGCTGAATGTTCTTTAAGAACTTTTTTTCCTCTATTAATTTTCCAAGTATCTGATAATTCACCTCTTTTAAAATTAACTTTATCAAATTGTCTACTTATTGAATTACTAGAATCAAATATTAAAATTAACTCGCTTTGTCTATTTAAAACACCTGGTAACATAGATGGTTGACCATGCCCTTTATCCCAAACAATAATATCTTTTAATTGTTCAGCAAATTCACCTATAAGTTTAAAAAATGCTCTTTTAGAACCTGTAACTATTTGAATATTATAAAATATAATTTTACTAGTTCTTAATAATTCAGTTAAAATTGATTTATGTAATTCATAAAAATCATCTATAGGTAAATCATCATTAAAACCAACATATTTTGTAGAAAAACCCTTTTCTTTATAACTTCTTTTAACATATTTATCACCTCTAATACGAAGATTCATATTATAAGGTGGGGATGTTATAACTACATCAATTTCTTTGTCTTGTATTTCTTTTAATATATCTAAACAATTTTGATTATATATTTTATTAATTTCCATAAGAATAATATTTTATATTCTTACTTTTAAATTTCATATATGTTAATATCAGGTTTTGTTCTTGTAAACATTTTTCTTAATCTACCAGCCATCGCATTTGCCTCATCTTCTATTGGTCCACCAATATCAGGTATTTCATTATATTTATCTAATTCACCTGTTTCATCTTGCATTTGATGAGTTAATTCATGTGCAATAGTTGTTAAAATATCACTAAAACCTCTACCTTCATATCTAACATATGTTTTATATTGTGAAGGTGTATAACCTCCAGTAGACATCTGTTTTACGTAATCTTGTTTCTTAGGTAAAAATGTTATTTCACTATCTTTTTTTAAAGAAAGTTCTTCAAAACAAAATTTAATAAATTCTTCAAATAACTCTTTTTTAAATGAATCAACTTCTAAAGACTTGTGATATTTTATTGTAATTTTCATATTAATAAATAGTTTATATTTTAAAAATCTTCATATTAATAAATGAGTTTATTCCAATAGAAAAAATAATATAAAAGAAACTTATTTTAAAGAATAATAAATTTACTAAAGTAAAGAATATTAGATTAAACCAAAAACCAAAACAAATAGGACATAAACCTAAAGGTTTAACTAATTTAGGATATTTAGTTTCTAATTGTAATAAAATTTTATAATACCAATCAAATATATTTCCATCATTAAAACAAAAATCAATGAAGTAAATATAACAACTAGATATAAAACTAATAAAAATAACTATAAAAATATTAAATAATATTATTTCCATAATAATTATCTTTTTGGTTTAGTAGAACCACAGTTACATGGTTTTTTTGAAAATAATTTTTCCATAAGAATTAAGCGTTTATTATATTAAAGTAATTTTGAATATCATCAGAAGAATTTATTAATGATATATTATGTATTATATTAAAAACTGATATTGGTGAAGTATCTATTTCTATTTTTTCTATTGTTTTTTTTTCTAAGAAATATTCATTTTCTAAGAAAATATCACTAATATTTTCACTATTTATATTAGATGAATTATATTCATAAATAGTTCCATTATAGTTAATAATATTTTCTGAATAATAGATATTATTTATAGTATAATTAATATCACCTGTTGATTCATTATAAAATGTTATACCTTCAATATCAGTTGATATAGCATCATAATATTTTATTAATTGAATTAATTTGCTTTGAAAGGTAATACCTGTTATAGTATTTTGATTTATATAATTAATATCTGAAACAAGAGATTCGTCTAAAGGATTGTATTCTCCTAGAAATTCTATTGTTTTCTTTAAGTGAATGGTTTTATATAAATCCTTTTCCATTAAATAATTAACTTATTTCTAATAAATAGATTTTTTTTACTATTTATAATAAAATATTTTATTAATATGATTAATAAAGAACAAAAAGATAAAATGAAGTTTTTATTGAATCTTAAAACTTTAGGTAAGACTGATGATTATTCAACAATTAAATCTAAAGAAGAAAAAGAAAAGGAAACTCATATTAATGAAGCTAGAGAGCTAATTAATAGTCAATTAGAATTATTAAATTTAATATCAAAAAATTAAAAAAAAAATGGCAAAATCGCAAGTAAAAAAAATTGGTGAAGAAGTTAGACCAAGTATGGAAGCTAGAAATGAATATCAAGATTCATTTGAATATAATAGTTCATCACCTAATATAATCTCACCTATCGGTAAAGATACTATTGGTAATGCTGATGATATTAAAGCTAGAACATCACAATTAGCTAGAAATAAATATAATACTGGTACAGAGTATTCCGTAGAAGACTAATATTAAATGAAAAAAAATACTTTAAATGAAGTAATCTATAAACAAATAATAAAGGAGCTTTTATTAGAAGCTACTCAGGAATATATTATTAAAATGATAAAATCCGCAATTAAAAGTAGAAGAATATGGATTATTGATTATAAAGGTGAGAAAAAAATTGGTGCTGATGGTAAAGCTACTTGGAAAGTGTTACCAGGAAAAAGATATGTTGAAATTTACGCTTTAGGTACAATTAAAAATAGTAAAGAAGGTAAACTAGCTGTTAGAGCTTGGATAAGACCAGTATCAGTTAGTAGAACACCAAGAGGTTATGATACACAGGGTCAAAATACTGGTGAATATCATCCTGATAAATTAAAACACAGACCAGGTTGGAGACTTTTTAGAGTAGATAGAATTATATCTATAACACCAACTATTCAATATTCAGAAGGATTCCCACCTAAGTATAATCCTAATGATAAACAATTAAATATAATAATGTCAATGGATAAAAATTACACAGTAAATTATCCAATGAAACAAAAAAATAAATTATAATAAAAAAAATAAATTTTTATGGAAGAAAATTATAATGATAATATATCAAAAGAAGCTTTGCCAGCTGTTGATATGAGTAAACTTTTTAAAAAAATACCAGGAATTGCAAAGGCAAAAGAAATTACGGCTACAGCTGAATTAATTAACCCAACTAAAACTTCAATAAATGAAGCTGTTTTTACTAAAACAGAATATGTTGATGAAACTACTACTGATAATAGTTATGATGAATATTATGAAAGAGGTTTTGACCCAATGAGTGAATATAAAAGAAGATTTTCAACTCAAACAGAAAGACAACCATCTAAATTTAATACACAATCTAAAGGTGATATAGCAAAATCAAAAGATATTAATGAAAGTAAAAATTTACTCGAAACAATGAGAGCTAATGGTGGGTTAAAGGGTATTTTAGAAAATACATCAGTACAACCAAAACATAATGAAATACCTGTTGACCCAAGAATTGCAAAACTTATTGCTCAAGGTAAATTTACTGAAGCTAAAAAATTAAATGAAGAATTATTAAATAATGTTAGTAAAATAACTGTTAATAAAACTAATACAAAAAAGAGAGAAGATATTTTAAATGAAATTAAATCTTCTCAAAAAAATATTCCTTCTGTTAGTAAAAGTGTTTTAAGTGAAGCTGAAATTAAAAATATAGTATTAAAAACTGTAGTAAATGATGTTTTTGATAATAAAAAAATTGATAAAATTATAACTGAAAAAGTAGAAAAACTTTTTGAGAATAAAATAAATGAAATGGTAAATCGAAAACTATCAATAGCTTTAAAAAAGATACTAAGTAAATAAAGAAAAACTCCTGATATTATTCAGGAGTTTTTATTTTAGTAGTTTAATTCGCAAAAATCAGGTTGTATTGTTAATTTAAGTTTTTGTAAAGCATCAGAATCATAACTTTGATTACCAAAATCTGCACTAGTAATCATACATTGATACATTGTCCATTTTTGTACACCTACACCTGTAGGGTCTAAAGAAATTAATTGTAAATTCTTTTTATAACCAGCAGCGTAACCCATTCTACCTGTTAAACTTTCAGCATGTAATCTTACCCATTCCATAAGTTTTTGTGAAGCTGAAGGTCCAATTGTATCAATAAATTCTATATCAAAAGATGACCAAGTATACTGACCAGCTACATAGAACTTTGTATTTTGATACGGTACTTCTACTGAATTAATTGTTATATTAGGTTTTTTTGTCATCTGAACTAGCCACGATTCAATATTTAATTCAGATGGGAATAACAACTCAAACCTATTTTCTCTTAAAAGTTCCGATTGTATCGGAGTTGGTCTTAATAATGTAGCCATATTTTTATAATTTTATTTGTTTTTATTTATTATAAATAGTATATAAATAAAAAAACCGTAAGAATTTAATCTTACGGTTAAAAATAATTTATTTATTTTATTAAGCTTCGGTAAAACTTACTGAATTATCAGAAGGTGTTAATATAAAATCAATACCAATTTCTTCTAAAGCTGATGTAGGTGTTAATTTAATTTGGAAAAATAACTGACCTCTATCAATAGTTTCAGGAGTATTATTTGGTGAATATACTACACTAAATCTTCTTAAACCTCTATCTCTTTTAATTTGTTCAAAAATAGGGTTTACTTTATCTAAGAATTGTTGACCTGCAACTTCATCATTTTGTTCAAATAGTAATGTTCTACTAATTTCTTTTACTACTTGTTTTGCGTATAACATTAAACGTCTTACGTTAATTTTATTCAATAATGAATTATCGCTAACTGGACCTCTTAAAGTTCTTTGACCAAAAATATCTAAACCAACATTTGTAAATTTAGCAATCGGGTTAATTCTACCTTGTTGTAAAATATCTCTATCAGCTTCGGTAAATGTTTTTCTAACATTAATACCTTGAGTAAGTAGACCTCTAGTTAAACCAGCAGGAGCAAACCAAGGAGCATTAGTTTTATCAGTTAAAGCAATTACTCTAGCAACTTCACCTGTAGGTGGAATATAGATATTAGTTTTAGTTAATGAATCAACTATTTTAATCCAAGAATAATATGTAGCACCATAAGAAGTATTAATACTAGTACTATCTAATAAACCAACAATTTCATTAGCTAAATTAGGTGAACTTGGTAAATCAGGAGCATCAATTAAATATAAACAATCTTGTCTTTCATTTTCAATCATAGAAATAACTTCACTAACTAAAGATTCATTATCACTAAAATTAACGCCTGGAGTCATTAATATATTAATTAAAGAAGCTTCTGAATTAGCATACTCTCTATAACCCAATAAATAAGCATAATAATCAGAAGTACTAAAACCATTAACAGCACCTACTTTAAATAAATCAGTATTTGTTCTATTACTTCTATAAATATCCCAACCATCAAAACCACCATAAGATAATACGGTAAATTTACGAGCAGCTTTATTTGAATATGTGCCAGATAAAACATCAGTTGAATTTCTAATCGCACCAGTACCTACTGTAAAAGTAGTTGTAGTTACACCTGTAGCATTTACATCTAAGTGGAAGCCATTAGTAGTAGCAATTGATTGTGAACTATTTGTTACACCAATATATTTTAAAATATCAGAATCAACATTTTTTGAAGTGAATGTACTTGTATTAAAAGCTTTTTCTGAAATACCTAAATATGTTCTGTTAATATTATCGCTTGTAGAATAAGATGTTTTATACAACATATCTAAAGGTAATAGTGTTGAATCAATGTTAGAATAATTTCTTATTTTATAACCTTCAAAACCACAAGGATAAGAAGTTTGACTAAAATTAACTGGTAAAACAATATAAACATATTTAGAAACAATATCATACATTGTAGAATTTAAATCATTTTCTAAAACACAACCTATTTTCTTACCAATGAAATTGTTAACACTTTCATTCATTGTACATTTAGAGAATTGTTCTAAAATAACAGGGTTTTCATCAGTATCATTAAAATCACGAATTACAACATCAAATTCACCTGTAGATGGTTCAATATTTGTAATAGATATTTTAATTTCTTTATTAGCTGCATCACCATCAGAAATGTTTACAAATTTAAATAACCTTTTAACAGTATTTCCTTGTAATTCACTTACAACAAAAGGAGTTTCAGGTGTTTTATATTGTGTATTAAAATCTTTAAATTGATTATTATCAAGTAAAGTTAATTTACTAGGAACATCTAAATAAAAAGTATTATTCTCAATAGATTTTCTAATATAATTAGTATATACATTTTCAAGAATTAATTTTTTATTAGAAGAAAGCGATTTACTTAAAACTTTTTCAATATAATTAGATTTACTAGGGTCTAAACTACATACATAAGTTTCAGTACCAAAAGAACCATTAGCTGTTAAAGTAAAATCACCAAATGCTTTATTTGTTGAATTACTAATTGTTACGGTATTAACATCAAAAATTAAGTTATTAGCTGAATAAGAAGCATTACTTCTTAAAGTCGCTACAACTTTATATTTGGCAGGTGTAATAATAGCAGCTCTTGAATATAATACATTATATTCTTGTAAATCACCAATCTTTAAATTATTTACTAAAGAACCTAAATTCTTAAAGTTATAACTTCTCTTAACCGTAACATTATTTACATAAGTTGATGAGTCTGAATAACCACTATCTGAAATAGTAAATGCGCTTGAAATTAGATTAGTACTTAAATTTAAACCATCACTCGGAATTGATAAAATACCAGTATTATTATCGTAAATAAATGATTTACCAGTAAATGAAGTAACAGTATCAGTAAACTGACTAGTAGTTACAGCACTAATATTATTAAGAGTATTAACAATATATACTACTGTTGGTTTATTAGTTTGACTACTATAATAATTTACGCTATTATAATTATTATTTAATGGGTCTTGATAACCCATAAAAATATCATTACTAGGATAAAATGAATTTAAAGTTGTGGAACTATATCCAATACTGTTATTATAAACCACTATTTTACTTGTAGTTGTATCAATATTAATATTAGAACTTGTTACACCTGTAATTCTAGTTATAAATTCTGATACTGGGAAATAGTTTGTATTATCAAAAAAACCAGTCCTAAATATATCAAAACTATTAATACTAGGTATATAAGCAAGTAAAAAAGTGGGTTGAATAGTAACAGTAGTAGATGTTAAAGTTACCGCTGATATATTAGTAAATGAAGTTGAACTATTAAATGTTCTAGTGGTTGCTGTATAATCTAAAGTTGAACTTACAACATCAGTTACATTATTAAAAATAAATTGTTTTCCTAATGCAGTAAATTTAGTTTTAGGTGAATTAATAGTAAATGAACCATCACTAACAGCAGGTGATACATTACTACCTGAATTAACACTATTAAAATTAATATTAGAATAAGTAGTAGAATCTATTACTAATTCATTACTAGTATTTAAAGTAAATTGTTTTGATAAAGATACGACATCTTGAGCATCAATATTAGTTGTAGAACTCATAGTAGGTGTTGAATCAACCCCAGTTGGAATAGATAATGTCCATACTTTACCAGCATTATAACCACTCAAACCTAATACTCTAGTAATATATAATTGATTACCTTCTTCTAAATATTGGTCAGCATAGTATTGACCCAAATATTTTAAATTATTACCTATTTTTTCAGGTGTAGTCTGACCAAAAACAGAAGTTTTTTCTGTTTGATTTTTTAAAAAGATTCTTTCAAACGCAGGTCCTTTAGGAAATTCACCTACAATAGCTGCGGTAGTTACACCAAGCTGTTCAACTCTATTAGCTGTTAAATCGGTTTCCCTTATTTTAACGCCTGGCGATTGAAAATTAAATTCATTATTTGTTGCCATTATTTATAATTTTTATTATAAATAGTAAAACAAACTCAGCTTTTCTGAAAAAAATAAAAAACCACAAGATAAAATCTTATGGTTTTAATAACTAATAAACATTATGAGTAAAATAATATTTACAAAAATAAATATTAAATTATGAGAACTGAGTTAAATTAGGTGGTGAATAACTTTTACTTTTGATTACTTTACCGTATTCATTTTTCAAAGCTTTACCATTTTCTAATTTACTCATATTTGAGCGATGAACTTCTTCAAAGGCTTCATTAAATTGTGGGAATAATTTAGTACCTAAATCATATATTTCTAAAATAAATTTATTTAATACATAAAAAAGTTCTTTTGAAGATTTTTTCTCATTAATACTTAATTTAGTATCATTATTCATATACGTAATTAGATTATTATATATTATATCTAAATATTTATAATTAGAATAAATATAAATTTCACTTAATTTTTTATCATCTAATGATAAGGATTGATTTAAGTAAAGAGGTTTATATCCAAAAGAAGCTAATGTACCTAAAGAAACATAAATTAAATCAAGTAAAGCGTCTAGTTCTTCAGTTCTTGTTTCAGAAGAAATTAATTCATCAAATTCTTCTTTTATTAAAGAAGTTCTCAATTGAAGAGTTTCTCTATCTATTTCAGATAGAGTTTTTTGTGTAGTATTTACTTCTTGGTCGCAAGCTTGCATAAAAGCAACTACACTATCGTACATTGAATTTATTGTATTGTGAGTTTCTTGTTCAAATTCAAATCTATATTTTGTATTCATAAATTATATTAAGTTTAAAAGTTTTTTTATTTTATAAAGTAATGTTTTTTTAATTTTATTTTCTTCTTGTTCTTTTATTATTATTTCTTTAATAATATCAGGTTTTTGTATAATAAGTTTTTTTGCAAAAGTAGATTTATATTTATCAATATTTTCATCTATTTTTTCAATATTATCTTCATAATTAATATACTCCATATCGGTAGTAATATTTAATTCATTAATAGCTTCAACTATTTCATCATCAATTTCTACAATTTTTTTATTAGTTTTATTCATATTCTAAATTTATATCGGTTTCTATTTTATCTAAAAGGTCTTTCATATCTTCTATTTCTTTTAGAATTGATTTTGAATCATCAATATTATTTTCTTCTAATGAAAATTGATTAATTACAACTAATTGATTATTATTCAACCAATTTTTTTCTATTATAGAATCTATTTCATTAATGTTAATATTTTTTGATACATAATAATCATATATATCATTATATAAATACACAGGTTTATTATACTTACCTGCTGTTGTCGTTAATTGTTTAATCATAATATTATATAAAAGAGTTCTCAAACATTTTATAAAGTGATAAAAAATCAAGTAAAATTACTTCATCTTTTTCTTTAAAAAATGAAAAATAATAGATAAAAACCGTTACATCGTTATAGTAAGAAGGTTTATTATCAAAGAAATTAACCAAATAATAATTATATAAGTAATTGTATAATTCTTTTGTTGGCTCAAATTTAATATTTACTAAAAGTAAATCGTTTTTGGTTTTATTTAAACACCATTTAAAATGTCCCTCAATATCATTATCATTTTTTAAATAATCTGGACCAAAAAATGTATTATGTAAATAATATAATAATTTTGTAACTACATCTTTATAAAGATTGCAATTGTATAAGTTGATATTATTTTTAATATAAAGGTCAAGGAGTTTATTCTCTTTACTACCTTGACCCCTACTTACTATATTATCATTTTTATTCATATTTTCTTTTATCATTTAAATATATATAGTTTATGTATTTATATACTTTAAAAGAAAATATTATTAAAGTATATGTTATTTTATTTTTTTATTAATAGTTTTTTTACTATCATATTTATCGTAGTTATGGTTAACTAGTTGTTTAAACTTACTACTACTTTCTTTTAATAGTGTTAAATTTTTATTATCTTTTTCGTAATAAATTTTACCTGTTTCTTGATTATAAAAATATTGATTATCAAAATTAACTTTAGTATCTTCATTTATTGGTGTTACTAATTCTAATTTAATAAACTCATCTTTATTAATAAATTTATTTTGTCTAATATTATCTTTACTTTCAGTAATAAATTCTTTTTGTTTAATATCATTTATAAAATAAAAGGTAATTAATTCAGAAGATTCATCTAATTTAGGTTTAGGTAAATTAGTATTCATTCTTCCTGGAGGTGTATTTGGTTGATTTAAACGTTTTTTCTCATCACGTCTTTTTTTACCTTGATTATATAAATCATCACCCATATATTTTTTACTATTCTTTTCCCATTCTTTATTAGGATATGTAGGTTCTAAGTCTTCAAGACCTCTATGTACAACTTCTAAATATTCTTTATTATTATCAGTATTATCAATTGCTTTTCTTAAAACATTTAATTTTTTACTATCTTTATCATAATCATGTTCAAATTCTATACTTTCAGTAGAACCTGATTTTCTATTAATCATTTTTTGTACACCTTTATTTAAATCTTTAAAATAAGTCTTACTATTCTTTGAATTTTCTTTATTGATTTTATCTATGTTTTTAAGAAAAGGATGTTTAGTTTCTTCATTCATATATAAAGAATTAATTTCACTCATTAAAGATTCAGCATCTAAAATTTGTTTATCAATATCTGATGTATTATCAGAAAACTTACCATTTTCAATACCTGTATAAATATCATTAATTTCATCATCTGAACAATAAACTAAGTCTGTTTCAGAATATTCATCTGAATTTGATAAAATAAAATTTATTTTACCTTTTCTACTTTCAATATGATGTTCATCTATATTATTTGAATAATTTTCATTTAAAAAATTATCAACTTCATTAATATTAGAAATATCTATATTTTTAAAGTATTTTTCTTGTATTTGTTTTCTACTAACGATACTCATATCTTTATTTATTTGTTTACTTTTTATTTTATCTACTATTTTATTTTTTGGGTCAAACATATCTTGACCTTTACTTAAATTAAATACACCCCTCATTAAAGGAAATCCACTACCACCAAAAACAGAAGCAGTTGTTGTAGTTTCGGTTAATTCATTAGAAGAATTTATTTTTTCATAAAAATAATTTTCATCAATTTCTCTAATTAATTTAAATCCTAATTTTTCTAAAACTTTTTTATAAATATTGTGTTTTTTATCTGTTGAACTGTATGATAAATTCTTAATATTTTCTTTTTTAATAGTATAATTTAATACGTCAATAATAAATTTAAATACTTTATATTGTTCAAATTTATTAGTCTCGTTTGGACTATCATTATAATAAAATTTAAATGTTAGTGTATTTTTATTAATTTTTAATTTTATTTGATAATCATCTATTACTATATCTTTCTCTATAGTACCATATTCATTTTCTCTATTATTATAATTATATTGTGATATTATCTCATCATTAATTGAACCGTAATCTTTTGTAGGGTCCATTATTTCTTTAAGAGAAGAAGTTTTTTTATTTCTTTCTTTCTCTTGGTCAACAATATTTTTTATCGAAATATATAATTGAAAAATATCAGGATTATTCTTAACATATTTGTTATATAATATAGTATTAATTACTTCATTCCAATGATAACCATATAGCGCAGCAGAAGTTCTAACCAAATGTTCATACTTAGCTTTAATTTGAGGAACATATTCTAATAGAGTTTCCATAGATAAAAGATTAAACAATTTATCTTTTTTCAAAGACTTTTTCTTTTTCTTCTTAACTCTAAGTATTTGAGTAGATATTGGTATATTACTATAAGACATTATTTATATAAGTAAATTTAAATATAAATAGTAAAACCGTAAAATATTTTACGGTTTATAATAAAATCAAATAATTTTTATTAATCATATGAATGACAAGTAGATTTATTTTTATCACATATATCTAATTTGGAACTTAATTTAGTATATTTTGGTTTTTGTTCACTATTAGTTTTATTTTTTGCAATAACTCTCATTTTATTTCTATCTTGCGAAACTTGTACCCATTTATGATATGAACCATCTTTAATAATAAAACCATTTATTTCAATAGGTTCACTTTGCCCCATAGAATTAGATTTATATTTTAGAGGTATATTACTTTTTTGTAATTTTTGAATATACCAATCTAAATAACCATCTTTATTTCTTTTAGAAACCCATCTATGAGTTGGATTATTTTTACTATATACTGTATCGCCTTCATTATTGGGTTCATAATTTGGGAATCCATTTTCGATTTTATCTTTTGTTATAAACGTTGTATCTGAATTTTTACTAATACTAGGTGCTACAGATGATTGATTAAAACCACCATAACTCTGTGCATTAGCCTGATTATTCATACCTAATAAAGAAGATGCTGCTAATGCAGTACCAGCTAAAGCTGATTTCCATCCTTCATTAAGTTCTTCTTTTTTAAAGTAAATTTCTATTAATTTTTCAAGTTTATCTAACTGAGAAGAATCACTATTTTCAAAAAGATGATTAATTTTTTTAGAAATACTTTCTTTCTTTTTAGATTTAATTACTTCTTCTTTTAAGATAGATTTTACCTCTCTTTCAATAAATTCGTTTAGTGATATTTTTTTCATAATTTGTTTTTCGTATATTAATTGTTCTAATTTTTCATAATTTATATTTAAAGCATCTAATGCAATTTGTACTTCTTTTAAACATTCTTTTCTACCACCACCAAAAAGTATTACATTATTAACAGACATATCATTAATAAAATCCATCAACTCAGGTATATGAATATAACCACGTTCACTACTTAAAAAATCAATTATTTCTTCACTTGTTAAATCATTTTCTTTTTTAAATTGATTCCATTTTGATTTATTTAAATCACGTGCATCATTAATAGTATTTTTGTACATAAATCTAACTAAAGCAATAATATCGCTATGGTCAATATTACTATCCATACAGTCACGAAAAAAAGCATACCCTTTATCATAAAATTTAATACTTTCAAGACACTCTTCATCAGCACCTTTTTCATATAACCAATGAATATATTCTGATTCAGTTTCAAAACCCATAGAATCACCATTATAAAATAATACTATTTTATTAGTGGAATAATTTTTATTTAAAAAATTAATAAAATTTCTAATCATTTCTCTCCCAATATATTGTTCATATGCTGGTTGTATATCAATGGAGAAAATAACTCTATTATTGTAATTCATTTTATATTTTATATTAAATAGAAAAAGTCGTAATTTTATTTACGACTTTCATCAATCTTTTTCTGCATTTTATCTATTTTTTCAATTTCTAAATCCATATAATATTGTTTATATGGAACACCCATTGTTTTAATATCTTGATAACTATATCCACATTCACTTACTAAAAAATGTATTTGTTTGTGAAGAAGTTCTTTATATTCATACGTATTATATGGGGAATAAACGACCTCCAAAGTTAATGGGACTAAAAAAGCTTTCTCCTGTGGATGGACTAACAAACTCATAGTTGTAGTCTACCCCAGGTGTTACCTCGTTAATATATTGTTGTAATTCAAGACTATCAGAAGGTTTCATAGTTCTAACAAAATTTAATATATATAATTTATCCCTATTACCATTAATTTCCATTATAGAATTAGTATAAAATTCAGTAATAAAATTTTTAACACCACCTCTTAAAGCAGCATTACTTTCAGATTTTTTTCTAACTTGATTAAACTCATTTCCTGAAAGTAATCTAAATTTAATAGTATCTTTTTTTGAAGGTAAAATAAAAGTAAATTCGTTTTTTTCATCAGGGACTACAGTTAATTCTTTAAATTTTAAATTAAATAAATCAACTTTTGTATTAAAAGCTTTTCTTTCAGGGTCAAAAATATCAATAACATTAACATCAAAAATGTTTCCATATCCACTACAACGTAAATGTATTAATAACCAATCTTTATCACCATTAATTAATTCATCAACGTTAATATCTTTATCAATTATTTTTTTCTTTAATAAAACATCAAATGCTTTATCTGAACGAACCAAAGATTCTGTTGTTAATATATCTTCATCTTCAGTAACTAAATCAGATATATGTACTTCACTTTTTTTATGTGAATATAGTAAACCTTTGCTTGGTATTTGAACTAAATCACTATTAATTTTAAATTCATTATTGGTATTACCTAAAAATGTATTATTTTCCATATGTAAAAAGATTATTTTATTTTAAATAGTTCAAAATAAAAGAATAAATCTATTTATATAAAAATATATTTAGATGTCAAGGATTACATATATAAAATTAAATGAAGATGTTAGACAGTTTCCTAATACAGAAGCGGTTTTTTCAGGAAGTTCATCTTTTATTCAAGGAATTAAAGTTAAAAATATTGAAATTGACCCAACATTAAATCCTACTTATGGAGATGGTTTATATTTTGATGGTGTTAAATTTATATCTTCTCCAATGACTTCGTATCAAGATGAAATTGTAAATGGTATGAATGTTACAGTTGACGATGATAATGCTTTAATTTTAAATATATCAGCTGGAGCATTTAAATTAAAAGGTATAAATTACCCTTTTACTGGTCAATCAGTTACTTTAAATACTGGTGATACAATAAATCCGAGATTTGATATTATATATGTAAATTCAGCTTCAACAATAAATATTTTACAAGGGACACCTTCTCCTTCACCTGCTTTACCAACTTTAAGTAATGATTTTTTGGAAGTATCAATCATATTTATTACACCAGGTTATTTTTCAGGTTCAACTGGTACTACTATTGTAAATAATAATCAAAACGCTGTAATTGGTGTCCCTGAAGATGGTACTTATTCTGATGGTTTGTTTACTGATTTTACACCAGCTACACCGATAGGAATTCCAATAGATAGATTTAATGAAGTTTTGTTAGCTTTAGCACCTTCGCCAGCGCCAAATTTATATGAATTAAATACTGTAACATCACATCCAAGTGCTAGATTATCTTTTGGTACAAGTAAACCAATATCAGGATATAGTAATGTTACAGGTGTAACATCTTTATCACCAGTAGATGTAAATGGTGATTTTATTAATTCTGGTTATAGAAAAGGTGTATTTAGAAATTCACCTTCAAATATAATTTTTAATTTAAATGATATTGTAACACAAACAAGTGGATATAGTGGTAAATCTTTTAATGAAGGTAATTTAGGTATATTAAATTTATATTTAAATGGTTTAATTATTAATACTTTAAATTTAACACTAAATACAGGTGCGACAAGTAATTCACAAAATAATACAACTATAAGTGCTTCAAGTGTAACTAATATTAAATCTAATACTGGTGCTGATTTTAAATTATTTAAATATAGAACAGGTACAGTTACTTTAAATCGTGATTCTTGGCAAAATGGTTATAATTATTGTAAAGTAGAACATGTAATAGATAATATAGTAAGGTCAACAAATTTTGTAGATTTTATTCATGACCACACATCTATATCAGATAATAATTTAGTTGTAAGTAATACTTCTTTAACAAGAAATTCTTTACTTGGAGAAAGATATTTATCTGGTATAAAATATAATACTGGTGCAACATTTACTTATGATTGTACGATTGGTAATTATTATAAAAATGTTTATCCTGCAAGTAGTGTAACCGATGCTTTTAGATTTAATTTAACTAATGTATCTACTTTAAATTCTTCGATAGTATTAAGTGGAACAGGTTTAACTTCTTCAATTACAGGTAATAGTACAAATATTATTTCAGCACAAACAATTACTACTGATAGTAATAGTCATTTAGCTAATGTAAGATTAATTGGAAATTATAGAACTTTACCAACAGCTACTTTACTTGGAAGTGGTACTAGTTTAAGTATGAGTATTAGTACTAATCACCCATTAAAAAATAATTTGTCTAATAGTAATCCACTTTCATTAAATAATTTTCTTATATTTAACCCTTCGTTAGTAAATACTAATAGTACAGAATATTTTTCTGATGAAAGTTATAGATTAATTAATAGAGATTATACAGATAATGGAATAAATTATTCTACAATAACAGGAAGTTCATTTTTTGATAGTACTTTATCTATTATAACAGGTACTAACCAAACGAATAATTTATTATGTTATAATAATAGATTATATTATCCAAAAAATTCTGATATTCCAAATAACGGTGATTTTAATAATAGTAATTTAGTTAATAGTGAATTTTCTTTAAATCCAGATTATTCTTCACAAACAGCTGATTCTGTATATTATAGAATATTTAAAAAAACAACACCTGCTTCAGTAAGTAATTTTACTTTTCAAATAAGTGGTGTTAATAGTACAGCTTCTAATAATGGAAGTATTTCTAATAATATAATAGCTCTTGAGTGCGTTATAATTAAAACTACAGGTGTAAGAACTCAGGTATTAAATTTAAGTACTACAAATACAGGTGGTTATAGTATAGTAGGTACTTTTTCATTTAATAATATAAACACTTTTTCATTAGGTAGTGATAATATAAATGAAAATGATATTTTAGTATTTAGATTAGGAGCAACACAAAATTGGACTGGGTATGTTTCTATGATTAATTTTAATTTATAATTAGTACTATTTATATTTAAAATATATAATAATGGCATTATCAGGTAATACTAAAGCGGAAATAGGTTTTAAAAAGGCTGTTGGTGTAGCTAATACACAATATTCTAATACTGTTGCTAGAGCGTTTAATGAAGAATCTATAAAAACAGCACCTTCTTTGAGTAGTTTTACTATTTTTGGTGAAGAAATTAATCAAAACATATTAAATGGTTATTCAGGTGATACTAATAGTAATGTAGGTATAGGTCTTTATTATACTGATAATGTAGTTGAGAAATTAAGACTTCCTTTAGATATAGATACTTCTACAAATATAGGTTTAGGTCAATCACAAGCATATTACGCAAAATTACCTTCTTCTTATAGTGGAATTACTTCTTTTAGTGGAGGTACATTACTAAAAGATACATTAGGTAAATTACAAATTGTTCCACCTTTATTTGGGAATGGTTATGATTATTTATTATTAGATACACAAGCAAATGTTATACCAAAACTATCATCTATTGATTGGTATTTAGACCCTTATAATGGTGTTTTATTTATACAATCACCACCACAAAATTTTGATTCAAATAATTTAAGACCAGGTTTTATAGAATGTTTTATTTATGCTGGTAAAATGTTAAATGAAGTAAGTCCGACAGGTTCTACAGGTGGAAACGCTTTTATTAGTAATGAATCATATAATCCTACAACATGGTCAGGAGATACTATATCAGGTGCTACAAGACAAGCTTTATATAATATTATAAGAACTACTTTAACAGGTTCTAGTGGGGGTGGAAACGCTTTTATTAGTAATGAATCATATAATCCTACAACATGGTCAGGAGATACTATATCAGGTGCTACAAGACAAGCTTTATATAATAAAATTAATTTAGATAATAATAATTTTATTAATTTTACAGCGAGTACAAATAGTAGGTTTAATGAAATTAATACATATACTAGTAATACTCAAACTTTATTAAATAATATTCAAACAAATAATATTACTGGAAGTACAAATACAAACAGTAATATAAGTATTTTATCAGGTAAAACAAATAATAATTTAATATTTAGAACATTTACTGGTTTTTCAGGTATAAATTTAAATATTGGTCCATTAAATGAAACGATTCAAATATCACCTGATTATGGTACTGGAAGTACTCAAATAGCTAGAGGAAATCATACTCACAGACCTATAGATTTAGACTACCCAGTATTTAGTCAACCAGTTGTAAGTGGTACATCTATAGATTTTAATAATGAAGTTACAACTATTCAATTAGCTTCTAATCAAGAAATTACTATAACAGGTTTTACAAATTTTAAACCAGGTAAATCAACTTTAATTTATGTATCTGGTCAACCTATAACTGAAACAAGTTTGAATTACTATTCAATGATAGGTGATAGTATTTATTATGGTTACTACGTTGGTGATGTTAACATAGCTGGTAATCACCCAACATTTACACTAACATTCACAAATAATACTGTAAATAATACAATAATAGGACAAGGAAATGTTTTAAAAGTTTTAAATAGTAATAATTTAGGTAATAGTGTAATTAATTTAACTGTAACAACACTTATGACTTCAAATCAAGTTTCTACTATAACTGTTACAGCTAATACATCAGGTTTAGCTACAGCTAATGTTATACCTTTAATAAATACTAGCGGATTTACTAATTTTAATACTTTAAATATTATTAATAATAGATTAATTTATACAAACCAATCAATTTATAGAATAATTTCTGTTACAGATTTAGAATACAGATTTAGAGTTAATAATAGTATATCTACATTACCATTGATTAATAATATAATATACAACACAAATAATATATTATTTAATATACCATCGTTAAATTTAATTGTTGATGGTGAATATATTAATGGTAGTAATTCACTTATACAAATTACATGTATTAATAATAATACTTTTTTAATATCATATAGAAATAATATATAATTATGAATGAAATTATTAAAAATAATGATAACATATATATGTATCCATTAAACGGTAACAATAGTTATTTTTTATTAAATAAAACTGAAAAAACTATAAAACCTATAACAAATACTAGTAATTTTAATAACGAATTTAATCTATTAAATTTTTGGTTTCAATTTGATGTAAATAATTTTAATACTGAACAAACTATTATATCTTTATCGGGTGAAATTAATAGTGCTTCTGGTTTAAGGATTTATAAAGATACTGATAATATTATTAAAGTAAGAGTATCAACAGATTTGGGTGGTGGTCAAACATATATTAAAGTGAATAATTTAATTACCGCAACATTTAATAAATTATATTGTATAATATTACATAGGGATACTGTTGGTTATAAAATTGTAATAATGTATGATAATATTATTTATAATACTTCAGTTTTTAGACAAACTATTATAAATAATAATAATATAAGATTTGATAATACTAATAGTAACATAAATAATACAAGTAATTTTTTATCATTTAATATCTTTACTAGATATATATTTGGTTCAAATATAGGTGGTATTACTAATATTTTTAATGAAAATAGCCCAAATATCTCTAATAATATACCAGGGGTAAGTAATTTTATTGTTAATCACTCAATAAATTTATTATCCCAAACTACTAATATGGTAGGTTTTATAAGTAATATTAATTTCATTAAATTATATTACAATAATAATATTACAATAGATAATAAAACATTATTTAATGAAATATATAATATACTCTATAATAATAATATACCTAAAAAACTTAATAATATTAATAAATATAATTTAGGTAAATTAGAGTTTGATTTTGATAAAAATATTAAAATTAATGAAAATTTATTTATACATAAACAAAACATTGATGTAATAAATGTTAATCGTGAACAAGGTACTTTAGATTATAACACATATATAAATAGAAATAAATATTTTGGTACAATAAATAACACTTCGATTGATAAAAGACCTATGTATTTTTATGATACTAATCCAGATGCAAATTTAAGTAATTATATATATCCTGAAATGGGTAATATAGTAATAAATAATTTATTAACTGGTTCAACATCAACTATTAGTAATTTTAATATAAAAGATAAAGATAATAATACTTTATTACATAATAATATAAATAATATTACAATTAATAATTCAAATATTACAGACTCGACTATTAGTGGTTCCGTTTATAATTTTATAATTAGAAATATACCAGCAAATAACTCATTATGGAAATTAGATTATACATTTATACCGTTAGATAATAATAGAGTTTCACCAAATTTTTGGTTTAACAATGCAAGATTATCTGATTTTGTATTTGAACATACTAATCAATTAGGTAAGTTAAATATACAATATTTATCATTAAGTAATAATAATTTCGCTTCTACATCTAAAACTACAATAAAAACACTTTTTCATGAAAAAAATAATATTACATTTGATAATTTATATATTAATAATAGTATAATAAGATTTGATGAAAATATTAATTCAAGTTACAGTATTAATACAGCTAATATTAATTTAAATAATAATTTAAGAAATTCAACAGGTACATATTCTTTTAATAATAACCATTTAACACCTATAGGTAATAGTGCTTTTACTGTAAATTTTAGTGGTAATTGTACTAATTTTTATTGGGAAAATAATAATTTAACTAAAATAGAAGGTCAAGGTGTTGTTGATTTAAATTTTGTTTTTACACCAGTAACACAAAAACAATTAGGTTTATTTAATGTTAATAACTCAAATATAAGAAGTTTAACATTAACATCTACAAGAAGTGATTCAACATTAATTAATAATTCAACAACTAACGGATTTAATATATCTAATAACTTATATAATACAGGTTTTACTGAATTTTTTAATACATTATCTTTAAATAATTTCAATAATTTAGACCAGTTAAATATTAGTAATTCAGGTTTATATGGTTCTTTTGATTGGAATAATTACAGTATTAGGCAAAGATTTGGTAATTTTAATAATGCTAATAGTACATTAAATTTTGGTTTAAATACATTCCATAGATTTATATCTTTACCATCAGCTAGAACACTAAATTTTACTACAACAAATGATTATAGTTTAAATAATTTTAAATTAGAAACTTCTCAAATAGATTCAAGAAATTATACTGGTACTACATTATCTTTTTCAAGTAATAGTTGTACTTTTTTAAATGTTGATGATAATGATATTAAAGAAAGAATCACATTTTCAAGTAATGTAAATAATTTAAGTATAAATAATCCTGATTCAAATGTATTATCTTTTACTGGTTCACCTAAATATACATATCAATTAGAATTTAATCAACCAAATTTATTAAATTTAACTACATTAGATTTATCACCAAAATTTCCTACAAATCCAATTTATAATACATGTTATTTTAATGGTAATTTAATATTTAATAATTCATTATATTCAACAAGTTATAATATTAATACTTCAAATGTTGGTTATAATCAATACTTCTTATCAGGAAATACGTTTTTACAAAATACTGTTGGTTTAATTATACCTCAAAATATTACAGGTAATAGTATTAATTTTATTGGTTCAACTGGAATACATTTGAATAATTTAACAGGAAATACCACTTTAATATTAAATTCTTCTAATTCAAATTTAACTGGTATTACATTTCAAACAGCTGGTACTTGTACTATTACTTCGTTTAATATATCTAATACACCTATATTAAATTTAAATATACCTAGTAATAATAGAATATCTTCAGGTGTATTTAACGCAGTAAATTTACCATATATTAATTCAAATACTGGTTATACATTTCCTTTGGGTGATATTATACAATCACTTACAATAAATATAGGTTCAACAATTCAAACATCTACATTTGTATTAAATAATTCTTCACAATTACAAAATGTTTTTAGCGGTAATACTTATTATTTAAATCAACAAATGGAACCTATACAAGTATTAAACCATTTAGAAAAAATATATAATAATGGTGTACCTTATACTGGTACTGGTTGGCAATTTGGTACTAGTACAGTACAAACATCAGTAAAAACATTAAATATTAATACATTTAAAATAACCAATAAAGCTTTATCATCAATACCAACTGGTTTTACATTTAATGGTTCAGATGGTACGTTTACTACACCTAATTCACCAGCTAATATATTAACTAGGATTGGCGAGCTTCGTTATGTTTTAACAACACAAAGAGCGTCAGGTGGTACATCTACAAATTTAAGATATAGATGGTTTATAAATTTATAATACTATTTATAAATATAATTCTAAATAAAATGAAATTAAAAAAATATAAAAGGTTAGATAAAACATCTAAAATAGAAGAAGGTTTGATAGACCCTGAAACATTTTCTTATAATAGAAGTAGTGTTCCATCAGACGGAACTGCCGAAATTAAATCTATTAAGACAACTGATGATTTAGCAAATATGACTAAGCAAGGACCTGATTTATATTTTAATTATTATGGTACAAATGCTATGGGTTCGAGAGCTATCTTCTTTGAAGAAGAGGATTTAGTAAATGAAGAATTAATAGATAAAGATGATAATATTGATGAAGAAATGTTAAAACTAATAGATAAAATTGGTGATTATTTAGAAACATACGAAGGTAATAAAAAACAAAAATTAAATAAGATATTAAAAAATATATCAAATAAAATAAAAGAAACTTTATGATAAACAAAGAAATTTTAATAGAAATTAATAATGATTATAAAATCAAATTCTATAATAAAAGTAATGAATTAAATAAATATTTAAGGAATAACTATATTTATGATGTAAAATTATTTTCTTTAAATGAGAGTACTAATATTTTTGATTTAAAAAAATATTTAAAAAAATATAATATAAATTATAAATTTGATTTTACTAAAAATACTGTTATTTTATTAAACCCAGATAATGATGGTTTATATTTAATAATTAATAGATTTAAAAATGAAATTACTAATTATTTTAAATACGATTTTAAATTAGGTTTAGAAGAAAAAACAAAAGAAACAATACTAGAAAATCATGTCAAACTCAAATTTATATCAAAATCTATCTTTAAAAATTCCTAGTAATATATTAGGTTATATTGAAAAAATAAAAGAAAATAATCCTAATCATAACGGTATTAAGAGAGCTAATTATTTATTAGATAATAAAGAATTATCATATAGTAATGCTAAAAGAATAAAAAATTATTTTGATAGTTATAATAACTCTGAAGATAAAGATGAGATTACATATAATTTGTATGGTGGTGATTTAATGAAAAATTTTTTAAATCATAATTTAAAAATTAATAGAAAAAATGATAATACTATAAAAAATGTTAAAGGTTTGGTAGATAATAATTCACATAGAAAAAGAAAACCTGTTGATTCAAAAGTAAAAATAAATAATAATTTTAAGAAAAATGATTTTATTAGGGATTTAAAACCTAAAACAAATCTTTTTGAAAATGATAATTTATATGAAAATTCATCTACAATTGTAGTAATTAGAAATACTGAAGGTAAAATACTTTTTTTAAGAAGAGCTGATGATGATTATTGGATGAAATCTCATTGGGGTTATCCTGGTGGAATGATTGATGAGGGTGAAACACCTATTCAGGCGGCTATTAGAGAAACTTATGAAGAAGCTGGTTTAGTTGTTTCTGATATTAAATTTGTAACAGAATTATCATCAAATGGAACAAAACTTTATATTTTTAAAGGAACTACTGAAAATGAAAATGTTAAAATTTCACATGAACATTCAGAATATAAATGGATTTCTATTGAAGAAATAAATAATTTAGATAAGAAAACACCTAATATCGAAAGAATAGCTATTCTAACTAGATAAAAGGTGTCTTTATTAAAAATGTATTTGAGTAACTATATGTGGTTGCTGTTGTATTAAAACTACTTAGGTAGTTTTTTTCTATTTTAACTCTATATAAATATTGTTCACCTAAAGTAAGTGGTGTATTATTAAAATTAATAGAATCGCTAAAATTATTCAAATTATTTACTGGAATTGTTCTAGTTAATGAATATAAAGTACTACCTGTTAAAGTGGTATTATTTTTATTATAAAATTCATGGGTATAATTTACAACATATTTATTAGAATAACTTTCATTAATATTAAAATTAAATGTAAAAGGATTTGAAGGTATATTTACGTTTGTAAAACTATCATTAACAGTAAATATTCTATATGTAATAGAAAAATTACTATTAAGAGTTGGTATAAAATTCAATAAAATTCTATTACTAGATAAATTATAATCTGAATTATTAGATAAAGTCAAACCATTATAAGATATAATAACATCATCATTTCCAAATATTGTATTATTTAATAAAAGAATATATTTTTCTAGTGTATTATCAAATATTATATTACTTGATACACCTGTATAAAATATATTTTCAGTAACAAAATTATTACTATTACCGTTAGTTAAATAACTTATATTTAAAACATCTTGATTAGGTATAAGAGTTTTAAATAAAATTTTATAATTGGTGTTTTGATAATCTACATTAGCGATACTAGTATCTTTAACATATTCAAAATCTTTCGCATATGTTAGACCATTTATATTAACAATAATATCACCAACAGGAATAAAACTTAAAGTAAAACTAGTTGTATTAATATTAATGGGAATAACTTCATTATATAAAGTACTGTTACTATTTACAGATTGCGTTTGATTATCAAAATCTAAAATAGCTCTACTAGGGTTTACGGTTGTAATTAAATAATAATCTAAATTATCTTCATATACTACAGGAGCGGATATACTATTGGTAATATTACTTCCAGTAAATTGTAAATTTTTATTGTAATAAAGTTCTTTATTCTTATAAAATTCATTATTAAAGTATATATTTTCATAGAAATTTTCATATGTATTAAACGGTGTTATTCTTGTAATAGTATTAGATGACGGTTGATTAATAAAATATGTATATTTTTGTTTTATTAAAAATTCATTATCTAATAATTCATAATTATTTGTAATATTGATTCCTGTATTACCAGTAATATATAAATTATTAGTAATTGTAGGTGTAGTATTAAATGAATTAGTTTGTTCGTTAAACTTATAATATAATAAATCTAATTTAGTATTGTTATAATTATTACCACTAAAATTGAAATATAATACAGGGTTAGGATTAACAGATAAATTATGAATATAATTATTATTTGTAACAGCAGATTTAGTTATACCAGTGAACATAAAATTATATCTATTAAATATATTATTATTAAAATTAATATTTTTATATGTATTTTTTAAAGTAAAATTACTTTTATTAAAAGAATCATTATCTAAACTAGGTGTATCTTTATCAAAAGAATCACCTTCAAAAGATAGAATTGGTATTTCTTGAATAATCTCTTTTTCATAAGATGAATCTATTGTGATAATATTTATATCATCAGAAATTTCAATAGGTTGAATATTTAAAAATTCACTACCATCATCGATGCCATGTTTATATTGAAACTTTTGTTGAGTAAAGATTGTATTTTTTATAATAGTTCCTTTACTTACTATAGTAGTGGGTGATATAAATCTTTTCACTAGGTTTTCCCATTTAAGATTTATTTTATTTATAAAGGATAATATATTTTCGTAAGTATATTTATTACCATTATCATTATTTAAATAATCTTCATATACTTTATATAAACTAGGATAATGTTCACCTGTTTCAGAATAAATTACTTTTCTATTCTTAACAGATATATTTTTATTTAAAACATCTTTCAAATACTGATTAAATGTTATACCAGTAGAATTTACTTTATAAACATCATTTTCAATTAAATTAGCAATATTATAAAAAATATCAACTTCTTTTGTATTAATAACAGCTTTACTTTCTTTTTGATAAAAAGTATTATTTGTTAAAGAACTAAATGTTACTGAAGATAAATTATAAACCCAAGATTTTTTATTATCAATAGTTTTATTTATTTTAAAACCTATATTTTTATGATTTTCAAAATATAATTCAGGGTTAACATAATCATATTGTTGAAAATAAAATTCTTGGTTATCTCTTGGAAATAACGGATAATTTTCATTATCTATAATAGGTTCACCAAAAGGAGATATTTGTTGTTCTGTTAAATCATTGATATTAACTAATTTATCTGTTAGATAAACATATTCATTTAATTGTAATAAAGCTTCTGGCGCACCAATAAAATTAAATAAACCTTTAATTACATTAGATGTACCCTTATATTTTAAAAACCAATTAGTATTGATAATTAATCTTCTCCAAAATTCTATATTTATTTCAGAAGTAGTTTTTTGAGTATTATCATTTAAATCAAAATCAAATAAATTATTAATTATAACATCATCATCTAAAATACTTTCATATTCCCATCCTAATTCAGTTGCTAAATTTTTAACAAGTAAATCTGGGATATTTTCTATTTTATCATAAGAAACATTTTTAATATAGGTTAAAGAATCTATAAATACTTTTACATCATCTACTAATCTACCATATGTATTTAATAATTTCTTTATTACACTATTATTAGTTCTATCAAATAATAATATGTTTTCAGGTACTAATAATCTTAAAATTAAATTACTTTTTAAATCATCATAAATTTTTGCGATAGATAATAAATTATTAACATAATCAGTAAATCTAATACCATCAATATCAATATTATATCCATCACTTGTTAACCATATAAAATCTTTAAAAATAAATTCATAATCATTTAAATCTTCATTAAAGATAGGTACTTCAAAAGTAGATAAATACTTTGGTGATGTTTCTAATGATAATAAATGTTTTTCTAAAGAAGAAAAAACTCTATTATATATTTCATAAAATTTATTATCAGTTAATTTAATATGAAATGATAAACTAACAGTTTTAAAACTAGGATTATTAAATAAATTACCTTCTACCGAAATATTTACATATCCACCTTGTTTATTATTAGTAATACCAGTAAAGTCTTTTAATTTATACGTCTGATTATTTAATAGTACTTCATAATTTTTATAATTTACAGTAATATCTCTTTCATCTAAAAAGTCTGATTTGTTACTATAAATATTTATATTAAAATTATTAACAATATAATAAGAAGGTATTCTAAAAGAAGTAATATTATTTTGTGAATCATATATAATATCAAAAATATTATTAATAATGTTTTCTTCAAATACATTACTAATATAGAGTGAACCTGGAAATTTATTTATACAATTATTAATTGCTGTTCTAAAACTTTCATGTAATGAAGAAAAATATGAATAATTAGATAATTTTCTTTTATCGTTATTAATAGTTATTTTTTGAGTAAAAAGATTTATATTTTTAACCTCAGAAATATTATTAATATTAAAATCTAATAAAGATACAAATTTATCATCATCATTTGATTGAGATAACCTATATTTGTTTTCATCAAAATTTCTTGTTATATTTGTTGTTACCTTAAATGTACCTAAATCAAATACTGTACTAGAAAATGGTGAATTAAATAAATTACCATTCGGTTGTTTATCAACAATATTTTTACCACCTATCGATACAAATTTTTTCACTTAGTAAATCCTATTTTTAGTAAATAGATTATATAATTTTTTTAATTATTAGATTTAAAAAAGAATTTACATTTGAAGTAAGACCTTTAAAGAAATAAATCATATTATTAGTTTGTTTATAATTACCTTTTAAATTATAACCTGTAATATTTCTGTTATTAAAGTAAAGTAATTTATTAGTATCTTCTGTATTTTTAAAAATTTCAACTATATCCTCTTTATCTACTTCAATAAAATCGGTTTTATAATTTTCACCATTAGCTAAAAATTTGGTATTAACAAAACCACCACCTAAAGGTCTATCATTATCTTTTAAACGTTCACCAAAAGTAAAATGGTCGCATACTCTATTTCTTCTATCTTTTCTTTTTGTCCTATATAAAAATTGAGGGAAATATAAAGTAAAATTTAACCAAGCGTTACTAATACCGTTACTATTAATAACAACAGTATCTTCATTAGTAATTAATATTCGTAAATTATCTATTACTGAAGGTATTGGATTGAGTGGGTTAGACATATTATTCTAAAGTTAAAGTAGGGTCTATGTAGAAAGTAATTTGGGTTTGTTCAATAAGTATATTATTGGTGATAGGATTTGTACTTGTATTAGTCATTCTATAACCGTAATGATAGGCTGTTCGTTTTATATTATCAAGTTCAGTTGAACCTGTAATAGTTGAAATTCTATTAGGAAGATTAGTATTTTTATCACTTCTACCTATATCTCTATATTGTCTAAAAGTTGTTTTATAATTATTCAAAACAGTATTACTGGTAAGCGTATAATTCGTACTATAAAGACTTTCTAAGCTATCCAAATAAATTCCATAGTAATTACTACCATCTAAAGCCAGAGTATTTAAATAATCGTTGTAAGGGTTATTTTCAGTATTAGTTCTGTTTAATATAGTAAAATCTCTTCTATTATAAATTAATTGGTCAATACAAATAAAAACTAAACTATAAAAATTTGCATAAGCGTTTACTAAATTTAAAGTATTATCAATTACAGGAGTTGGTAAATTCTCATTTGGTAAAATACCATCAGGGTCAAAATTATTTTCAATAACATAATCATAACCTAATATAATTTCTTTATTAGAAATTGAAGAATTAACATTTAAAATTAAACCTGTATTAGTATTAAAATTTGTATTACTATCGTTTTTTACTGGTATATGACAAGCTACACTATATATTTTATTATTTTTAAAAATACTATGTTGTGCAATCCATTTTTTTACATTATTTTCATTACCATTTTCTTTATTATTATAATCAAAAGATTGAGGAATTTTTAATTTGATGGTTCCAACTCTGTCTTGTGTTCTTGGATTAGGTAAATCGGTATTTGGTTCAACTATCATATACCCCCTAAATTCAGAAAATATACCAGTATCATCAGAACTTTCTATTATATTACCTTCTTCATCTGTAATAACTTTTTTTCTATTAGATAAACCTATAACAATAAAACGACCACTTTCATCTAAAACTAAATAATCTTTATTTTCTTTTAAAAGAGTAATATCATCATCAATATTTAAATTATCAGTAAAACTAGTATTACCTAATCTAAATTGTTCTAAAGTATTTTCATCTAAATCAGTAGACATAGATAATACATTTATTTTTAAATTAGTATCTCTATGAGTTTCAATATTTAATTTATTAGTAAAACCATCATTAGGAGCAGAATCTAACGCATCTTCCATTGAACATTTATTAGTTCTACCATGATTTATAATATCATAGACATTTAAATCATATTTATCACCATCTAAATCACAATAATCATTTTTTGTTTTAAATTTAAAAAAAGGTATAATGTTTTTTATTTTAAGACCAAAATAAAACCCAAATCTAAATCTTTTAAAATCTATTCTATAATCTAATGTTATTACACCATCATCGTCTCTTATATTTCTATCAGCTAACGAACCAACACCCCTACTTATACATAAATTTCTTAATCCATAATGAAATCTAAAACCTATTCTATCACCCCAATAATTATCTTTACCCATCATAATAGTTGAACCGAAAATAGTAAAATATGGTTTAATATTTTCCGTAAGAAAAATATCTTTTCTTGAAATACCTATTTCATTTAAATCAGTATCTTGTGTCCATAAAGGTTGTATATTTACAGAAAGATTCTGACTTATAATATTAGGCATTTTTTCAAGTTCATTTTGTTTTATTAAAGAAGAACCGTTTTCAGAAAAAAGATTTTCATTCATACCATTAATTCTTGACATAATTAAAGGATGTGTTGAAAATTGACCAATATCAGTTAAATCTAAATCATAATGTAATATATAATTACCAATAGGAACACCAAATAACATAAAATCACCTGATTCATTAGTTACAGTAGTATATTTTAAATATTTATCGAATACATATAAATAACTTTCATTTGAAAGTAATTCTTCTTTAACAGGTAAAGAACCTACAGGGGTTTTAGGTTTAAATCCAATACCATAATCGTTATTAAGAAAACCAGTATGTTTATTATATGTTGAATTTTTAGGTAATAAATTATATCTTTTACCAGTAAAATCTTTATCGTAAACAGTTTCAAAAGGGTAATTAGAAATTGCTTCAATAATTTTAATATTATCAATATTAGTTGAATCTATATTTTTATCATCTTCATCTAAAGGTATAAATAATGATATTTTTACATTAGGAATACCTGTACCACCATTCGCTAAAACTCTACCAACTAAACAACCATAATCAGATGTAAAAATTCTATAAATATCAGATTGTGATATTTTTAAAGAAAGAATATTTAGATAATTAAACGTATTTTTTAAATGTACTTTTATATATTGTTCATTATCAGATACTTTTGTCCTAATTCTTATATCATCAGTTGTTATGTTGTTTTTCATAAAAAATCTATTTATTTATATATTAAAAGAAAATGGATATTCAATCTCAGTTTATATTAAATAGATTTAAAAATAAAAATTCAATAGATAAGGATTTTAATTTAAATGGTTATTTAAAAAATACAACAGCATCATTAAATGATGTTGATATGAATACTATTATAAATCTTAATGATTTTTTTAATAAGAAAAGAAATCTTACTTTAGATTATAAAATATATGGTACATTAAATAATTCAGAAAATTTTCTTTATAATAAAAAAATTAACCCTTCTAGTATAAGTGATTTCTTAAAAGATACTGATTTTTTTTATGATGAAGATAATTTAGAAAATTCAAATTATGATATTTATAATCAATTTAATTATTATATCGTATATCCAAGTAATTATAAATTGGTAGATTCAGATAATAATTATTTTCAAGTGCAATATAAAAAATTATCAGTTAATAATGATTTTAAAATACTAGATTGTTCATATTCTAATGATATTTACAATGGTAAAATATATAATTATATTATAAATAATGATATTAATATAAAAGATAAATATACTTATTTAGAAAAATATGAAAAAGAAATACCATTAACTGATTTATATTTATATATCGAACCAAAAAATTATACTTCTTTTAATGAAAGAGTTTTTAAAAATTATAATACTTATAATAAAAGTTTTTCAGCTTTAACAACAGGATTTAATAATGTTACATCTATTACAACTACATTACTTAATATAATTAAACCATCAAATTTTAGTATATCAGAATTTAAAACATTTTATGAGAAAAAATTATTAACATTTTTTAACTTATTTAATTTAGAATTAAATGATATTAATTTTCAAATATTAAAAGAGTTTTTAATAAATTATATAGATACATCTGATAATAGATTTTTTGATAAGTCATTATTTTATAAAGAAAATGACGTTTTAAATGGAGAAGTTTATTTTTTTAATGAAGATGATTATAGTTTTTCATTAGTTCAAGAACAATATTATTCAATAAAAAATAAAATACAAGATGATTTAATTAATGAAAATAAATATACAGCTTACACTTATAATATAGTAAATAATAAAGTAGAAACTGAATTTGAATTTAAATATAAACCATTTTATCCAATAAATATTAGGAAGTTTTCAAATTATCTTGAAACAATTTATATATCAGGAATTAATAATACAATTATACCTGATTATAGTATTAAAAATGAAACATATTATCTATGGAGAGATTTATTGGATATTGGTTTTATTGAACAAGATGAAAATGATACTAACGGTGTAGATTACCCTTTTATAAATCAAAAACATTATTTATATAATAATATAAATATACAAGTACTACCTGATTTGTCAGATAGAAATACAATAATTTTATTTAAAGATTTACTTAGTAATAAAACTATTACAAAAGAAATTAATGAACTTAACATAGGTAATTTTATATGTTAAAATTAAAAGATAAAAATAAAGTAATTAACTTTACATTAACTAAAAAAAATGAAAAAGTATCTTCTAAAGAAGATTATAATTCTTATATAAATAAAGTTTCAGAAGAAAATATTATATTTCCAAAAGATGAAGAAATTACATTATTTTATCCTGAAGATAATTTTAATATTATACCATTTTATAAAACAAACAATAGTGATTTTTTATCATTTAATACATACACTTCAATATTATATAATGAAAATGAATTAAAATATATTAATGATAATTTAAAGACTTCATATTATATTTTTTCAATATATGATAATTATGATAGTAATAACCAAAAATTATTAAATCAATTTAAAATTAATGCTGGTGAGAAAGGTACGTATAATATTGTTAATCAACTTATAACTCCTAGATTAAAATATTTTAATAATCAAGGTTTAACTAAATCTTTTAATGTTTTACCTATACCAATAGATAAACTGAAAAATAACACTATTTATTTAAAAATAGTGTTTTTTAATTCAAAAAATGGTTTGTTTACTTATTTCAATAATAGTAGTCAAATTTTAACAACTGAGGAAAAAAATTATATAACAACAATAATTAATCCTATAAATAAAACCTATACTTTTAATAGTAACACTATTGAAATTACCCAATCTTCTATTAAAGATAGTTTTATTTATGAAAATAATAAATTAAATACCAATAAGAATACTTTATCACCATTAAATGATTCTAATGATGATATTTCTTTTGGTATAGATAATATTTTAAAAAAATTCAAAATATGATAGAAGCATTAAGTCTATTTTTTTTATTTATGTCCATTGTTAAAGTTATAGGGACATTATACTATATAGTTTACTCATTTATAAAGAAAGAACCTATATTCTTTGAAAAAGAAGAAGAAAGGTTAATGAACTGGTTTAGTTTTGCTTATATTCTAACATATATATTTTTTTAATGTATGGATATAGTAATTATTTTAGAATATCTTGTTTATTATGAATCTAGGTCTGGGATAAAACAAATGCAAATAAATTTTCGTTTATTTAATAAATATCTCTATGATTATAGATATAATCTTTTAATGATGGATTTTATTAAGGTATATTATTCTTGTAATATAAATGAATGGTTTAGAAAGATTATATCTAGTGATGATGAATATTATCTTTTATTAAAAGATATATTAGAAAAAAATATAGAAGTATTTAATTATTTACCTTATATTACAATATTTAATAACGATAAATTAATATGTAAACTTTTTAAATATAATACAAACCCTTTCAAAGATTTAAAAAAACGTTATATAGAACATTTTATAAATAAAAATTCATATTCAAAATTACAATTTTTAAGAAATAAAGAAAGAATTATAAAAATATATAATGAAGGCGATAAATCTATTAAAGATTATCTACCTGAAAATTTTAAATATATTTTAGATTAAAAACTATTTATATTTATAAGTTAAATATAAATGGAAATCTTAGATAGGGAAAAATTATTTAGACAAATTAGAGTTGAATGTATAGCTACGGCTAGACCAGCAGTTAATAAAGATTTAACAGACGATGTTATATTAACTCAAATTGAAATAGCTATGGAAGATTACATGGCTTATATACAAAACTGGTTAACATTACAACAATGGTCTTCTTTGTCTAATTTAGATATATCGCAAGCTGACTTAGTTAATGCTTTTACAACTAAAACATTAGATTTTGAAAAAGAATTCGCAGCAGCTTTTGGAAAACAAACTGGTATAGGTGTTATAGGTGATTGGGAATTAAAAAAGGATTTTGTAACAATATCCGCAAATACTCAAAGTTATTTAATACCAGCTAATAGAGAAATAAATCAAGTTTTATGGGAAACACCGCCACAATTGGCAGGAAATATTATAGACCCATTTACACCTAATTCTTGGGCAGCAGCCCCTTATGGTTGGAATGTTGGGGGTGTACCAGCATCAGCTTTATTACCTGCATTTTCTTTAATGCTTACTTCGCAAGATAGGATGCAAAAGAAAAAACTTTTACAAAGTGAATTAACTTATAAAATAAGTCCTGGACCTAACGGTACGAAAAGATTATTTTTATATCCGATGCCTGGCGGTAGAGATGAAATGACTGGACCTGGTTTTGCATCTTTGAAAAGATTTGAAGGTTCTCAAGTATGGTATTGGTATTATGATACTAATACTTTGGGTAGAGATAAATGTTTAGAAGAAAATAATGATATTATAATATTACCAACAGATGTACCTTTTAGAATTTTAAAATGGGAAAGATTAAATTCACCTACACAAAATAAAGTTAGAAGATTAGCTGTATCTTATTGTAAAAAATATGTTGGTATGGTTATGGGTTTATATTCAGGTAAAATATCAGCACCTAATAACGATGATTTACAATTAGATTATAATATGTTTATTGAACAATCAGAAAAAGAAAAGGAAAAAATATTTGAAGAACTTAAAGAAGAACTTAAAGAATTAGATTATACTAATATAATAAAAAAGAAAGCTGAAATGGCTGACAGTTTAAATACTGTATTAAAATATTCACCACCTCAACAACCATTCTATTTCTTTTAAAATAAAAAATCTACTTTTATTAAGTAGATTTTTTATTTGGTTGCATTTGTTTAATACTTTCTTGAATTTTCTTTCTTAATTCATCATCTAAAACTTCTAATTTCTTATTATCCTCATCTATTTCTTTAGAACTTAATTTACCATTGTTAATAGCTGTTACATATTGAATATGTAGTTTCATTAAATCCATCTGAAATTTAAAAAATTGTTCTAAACTCTTTTGAGCATTGTTTCTAACGGTTTCAAATTGTATAATATCCGAATCATCCACCATCTTATCAATAGCTCTCCTGTAGTCTCTCTGTGCGTTATCAATCAACATATCAAGATGTCTATTGATTTCATTAAACCTCTTTTTTAAAGATTCGTCATTAAATTCAATTTCACTCTTTCTTCTTTGCATTTTATTTAAAATATTATTAAACCTAATAATAATAAAGTTAAAACATTAGTTGTACCTAATATTATTATTCTATTATTTCTAGTTTTTATTTTTTTATCTTTATCTTCTATAAGTAGTAATTTTTCATTAATAATTTTATCTTTATTTTGTAAAGATTTATTCATATTAGATATTTCACTATTTTGAACAGTAATTATTTCATGATAGTTTTCAATTATATCATCTTTTTCTTTTATAACCTCTTTATATTTAGCAATAATTTCCTTATTAACTTTAATAGATTCTTTAAGTTTACTAATTATACTATCTTTTTTTTCTAACCTTAATAATAAATATTCAGCATTTTTCTTATTAAATAAATTCTCATTTTTTAAAACAGCTAAATCTCTTATTTGTTTAGTATTAAACAAAAATATAGTGTCCTTTAAAATAAAAGGTACTTTGCTTTCATATCTAATTTCAGGTTTAATGCTTTGAGATAAACATATAAATGGAATCAATAGAAGCGTTATTAAGATAATATATATTTTTTTCATTTTTTTCTTTTATATTATTATTGATTTTATTTTCTAATATTTTATCATTATAATTTAAAGTATCAATATCTTTATTTATTAAAGAATCTTTATATTCTAAAAGAGATATTTTATTATTTAAATAAATAATGTTTTTATCTAAAGAATCTATTACGTTATTTAATGAATCTATTTTATAAATATTTTTATCCGTAAAATTATCTTCTACAAATTGTTTATTATTACTAATAATAAAATATAAAACAAAGTATGATAAAACAACTAATGAAATATATATTACATTTTTAGGTATTTTATTATATTTGTCCGATAGGGTTTGCATTATTTTCTTCATTCTCTTCACCGTTTAACCATAAATCATAATAAGTATATATTTTTTCTATAACTTCTAATGATTCGTCTGTTAATTTTAAATTATCAGTTGTTAAAGTACAACCATCCATAAAATTATACTTGAATAAAATTTTATTATTTGAATCAACTGGAACATAAGCTTCTATAAATTTATTATCTTCCGTTTCTTCATACTTTATAAATTTAATTCTAGTTGAAATAGCTTTTTTAAATTTATCTTGTATATCTTGTTGTATATCTAAATCAGCAGAGCTAACTTCTTCTTTAAGAAGATTAGTCTTACTTTTAAAATTTCTCATCTTGCTAACTAAATCTTTAGTTGATAAGTTTCTATCTTTCATAATAAAATGTTTTATATAAATAGTAATTGTGAACTATTTAATAATATATTACATAATATTATGAATAATAAACAGAAAAAAATAATATCAACACCTACAGACCCATATAGATATTATGGAAATGAAGATTTTGAACATGATTTAGGTTATATTCAAGAATATTATAGTAGAGATGTTAGTACAAAAATAATACTTTACCAAATAGATACTGTTAAAACAAAAGTTAATCAACTTTATGGTGAAGCTAAAGCATACGATAAAAAAATATTACCACCAATAGAATTAACAGCTATGATTGAAATTGGTGATATAAATTCAAAAAATTTAACAAGTACTGGTATTGTAGATGAAACTTATGATAGTTTTAAATTCTCTGTGTTTATAAATGAACTTAATGAAAAAAATGTTTCTATAAAAAGAGGTGATTTTATATTATATAACGATGGTACAGTATCTAATTTCTTTGAAATAAATAAAGTATCAAATATATTATCAAAGAACACAATAGGAGGTTTAAAACCATATTTCTTCTCTTGTGAAGCTATACTTCAAACAAATAACGTATTACCTAAAGAATTAAAGATTGTTTAATAATTATAATAATCGATAATAAATAATTTTATAATTATTATTAGTATGTATTTTATTCTTACTATATAGAGTAACCCATTCATAATATATATCTTTTTTACTTCTATTTAAATCAGACTTTAAACAAAGACAAAAATCTACATGATTAAATATATTAGCAGGGTTGTCAGTACCATCCATATTATTATCAATAATATATAAACTTTCTCTATAATAAGTTGTATTTATTTGTATTTCTATTTTCATATTTTTTAGTAATAAGGTTTGTTTAATACATCTTCAAAACATACATGAGCTTCATTAATAAATGGAATGAAAATAGTAAATTGATAGTTTACAACATGTATACTTTTAATAATAACTAATGATTCGATACAACCATTTAAAAATAAATATTCATAATAAAAATTATTATTAATTCTAATTAATATTTTCATAATTTTTTATTTACCATAATCACGATAGTATTTTACTATATTATATTTACCAGGAAAAAAACAAAATTTATTTTCAAAATACTGATAAAATAACCAATCAATAAATTTAAGAAACCTACAATTATATCTTATATCAAAAGAAAATTCTAAAACAGAATAAAGAAATTCACGATATATAATATGTGTTAAAGTAATATTTATATTCATAATTTTTTATTCGTGATAAGAATAATAAGTATTAACAACTATTCTATCTTTTAAGGTAGAATTTTTAAATAATAAAATACTATGATATTTGTTTGTTTTGTTATAAAAATGAATTTTTATATATGAACCAATAAATGAATTTATAATATCGTTGTCAATATATATTTCTTTATATTCAAGAAAATAATCAATGTAAATAAATATTTCCATAATTAGAAACTATAATATTTATTACGATTTTTACTAGGATATTTAATCATATAAGAATAAATTAAAGAAAATTCATTTAAAATTTTATTATCACTTTTTATTTCACATATAATATATGATATATTAGTATAATAATAACATTCAAAATATTTTACATGTATATTATATAAATCAATTAATATTCGCATAAATATTATAATATTTACTGTGGTAACGTAAAAATATAAAATAACTAAAATAATAGTTATCTGATAGTAAATCAGGGAATTCTAATTCATCTTTAATAAGAAAGAAATCATCTATAGTATTTATTTTTAATAAATTGATAATTACTATAATTTGATTATCATTTCCATTAAATAAATTTTCAAAATAAGTTATAATATTTTCTATTTTAATTAATATTTCCATAGTTTAATAAAATTTATACTGTTCATCATGTAAACTAAAATATATTTTATTATCGTTTTCCCAATTATATATTATATAGTTAATATAATATTCTTTTCTTAGACGAGTTAAAGGATATAATATTAAATTAGAATTAAATAGAAATCCTGTATCAGAGTTCTCCCTATAATAAGAATTATACGTTTCTATTTCTATTTCCATAGTTTAATAGTATTTATATTCTTTATTATGAGTCGAAAAATATATCTTACCATCATTTCTCCAATTATTATATATGATATATTTCTTTAATATTAAAGATAATTTTAAAATAGATTTAAATTTATATTCTTTGTCAGAGCTATATTCCTTATAATAAGAATTATACGTTTCTATTTCTATTTCCATAATTACTAAAATACTGATATATTTCCACTTTTGTTAAATAAGGACTTGTAATAAATGATTTTCCTTTAGTAAGGTCTTCATTTTCAAATACATCTTTTATATAAGAAAGATTATTTTTATCAAAAACTAAGACTTTATAAATCATATTATGTTTATCAGGTGTAGTTATTTTACCAACATTGCTTCCACGTCTAATAATAGAAAAATCGTATTCTAAAGAATCATAATTTTTATCACGTTTATCAAATAATTTAAATAAATCACTTTTATTAGAAGTATTGCTTTTGTTTAATAAACCGTTCTTTGGTCTAATATAAATATTAAAACAACAATGAAGTTTTCTACTATCAGAAAAATTTACTATTCCTAAATCAATACTTTCAACTAAATCAAAATCAAATAAAGTATTTGTATTATTTAATTGAGTGATTGGTAAAATAAAACCTACTACATCAGATATTTTAACTGATTTTTTAAAAAAACTTCTAGCTAAATTATTTCTTTCACCAAAAGGAGGGTTTCCTATAATTAATCTACCTTTTTGATAATCAATACCTAATTTAAGAAAATCAGCTTTTATAATAGAATCATCTTCAGGTTCAATATCGTAACCAATACAATCAGGTATTAATTTTAGAAAAGAACCATTTCCAGCAGAAGGTTCTATTACTTGAGAAATTTCAATATTATGTAAATTACATATTTCATATATTTTATTTATACAAAATTGAGCTGTTTCTTGAGGAGTATAGTACTTGTCGTTTTCTATTTTCATAATATTTGTGAATTAATGAATCTACTGTATTTTGCAATTTTGTTTATAATAAAATTAATATTTCTATAAAATTTAATATTTGTTTCACTATGATATAATCTATTATATTGAATAAGCATTGTAAATGAAAATCTATAATTTTTAAAGATACTTAAATTATCTATTTCAAAATAAGTAAAGTTTTCAGTTTTAATACTTAAAATCATTTTATTTTATATGAACGAAGTGTTTTTAATATTTCATCATCTATTAATTTAGTAGTTTCATATGATATGAGTTTTGACATGAAAGTTTCTATATTATTAGTTTCATAATAAAAAGTTTTAGAATCAATATGATTTATACTATTTTCTTCAATATAAACAGTATATTCTAAATCTAATTTTATTAAAGTAATACTAATTTCAAAAGAATTTTCTTTATAAGAAAAATTATTTGTTTTGATTAAAATTTTCATTTGTTAACATATTTAAATTAAAATTTAAAGGTACTTCACTAATAAATGAAGGTACTTTTATATTTATTGTACATAGGTGAAAATGGCTTTCATAATAAGTTGTTTTTTTAGAAAAACTAACAACATTATAGTAATAATTATTATCAAAATATAATCTTATTATTAAACTAGGTAAATGAATAAAAGCACCAATATCATAATTAGAATTTTCATAATCAAAATTTTCTATATAAGAAAAATTATTTATTTTAATTTGTAATTTCATGATTTAAATAATATTTATTTTTTCTATTATTATGTAATAAAGTATCCTTTTCATAATATAATCTTATATAATCATATTCAGGTAAAAATATAATTCTACAATAAATGTAATAATATTTAAAATCATAATCTTCACTATATTCAAAATTTTCTAAAGTAATTAAAATCAACATAATTCTAAAGTTTATAATATTTTATATTTTGTAAATCAAATATTAGTTTAGATTTAAAAATATTATAATAAGATTTATCATCAATAAAATTTAATAAATTTATAGTAAATTTTATAATTGTAGAACTACCATGTACTAGACGTTCACAATAAAATTTATAATTATCAAACATTACTCTAATATTAATATTTTCCATCAATAACTTGTTTAAATCTTTTATAATAGTTTTCAAAAAAATTCATATTATCAAAACCATAAGTACCTGTACCAAAAATATCATTTATTTCAATTAAAGATGTTTTACCATTTTTAAGTACTGCAAAATCTAATGTATATAATTCAGGAGTTTTATTATAAGTAATATTACTAAAATCTTGAATACATTCCATAACTAATTTTTTATCAAGAAAATAATTATTATCATTTAATGTATCACCAAGATATAATTTAACTGATAAAATTTCATTCTTATGAATCCATAATCTATATTCTGATAATATATCAATATGTGTTGAATATAAAAACGGTACTGAAGATTCGATATTACTATCAACTAGTAAATTAAATTGTCTTTCATTTTCAATAAATGAACCATTAAATAATTTAGTCATGTTTAAAGGTTTTACAAAAATACCTTCATTATGTTCTTTGATTAATTTATCAAAACTGTTTATATTTCCAAGAATTAATTTTCTTTCAAAAAACTTCTCATTCATATAAATCATTTGATTTGTTAAAGAATAAGTTTCTTCAATATTATAATATTCTTTAAGTTTTTGAAAACAATATTCAACGCTACCAGAAAAAATATCACCTTCTTGAAAGGAAGATTCATCTGTTGTGTATTCAATATTTGTTTTGTTCCACCAATTATATTTTTTAATTGAGGAAATTAAATCAAAAGTATGTTGATAGAGCGGTAATCCGTCTTCATCTTTTTGATATATAAGTTTAATATTTTTCATTAAATATATTAGGATTAAGTTTTAGTTGTAAATTAAACAACCTCCACATATCATATTCTTCATAATAATTATATTCGGACCAAATATGTGAAATAGTACCATCAGTAAAATAAAAATCTAATTTTAACGGTAAAAATCTACCTTCTAATTTAATTGTAAAATCTATTTCTGAATAAGTGATGTGATTTGTTTTAATTATTATATTCATTAGAAACTGTTTTTATTATAAAAATTACAAGTATGAAAATTTTTAGAACTAAATATTAGTACAATATCATTAAATATATCCATATATATAAACATTGTATTATATTTATAAAGAAAATCATTATCTTTAATATTAAATCCTATACAAGTAAGAAATTTACCATACGAAGTACTATAACTTTCAAGATAATTTACAGATTCTTCATATAGTATATTATTAATTGTAATTTGTAAAATAATATATCTACCTGTTTTTTTATTAAAAATACCAGCCATAAAAAAATTTTATTAAGTTAGTTGATTATAGTTGTAGTAATAATTATTTCCGTAATCTAAATAATAGTAAAATTGATTAAATCTAATAATTATATCTAATTCAATATATTCTCTATTTTTATCAATAGTTTTATTATTAAGATTATAAATATGATTATTATGATAATAATCAGATGGAAAAGTAAATAATTCTTTATAAAAGTCGATTTTATAAAGAAAGAAATAAGAATCTACTAATTCTTTATATTCAAAAAAATCATTTGCTATATATAAGTTATTCATAATATTTAAATTTTAAAATTTTATAACCAAAAGTACTAATATTAAGAATATCATGATTATCTGATATAGTTGAATTATCTATATCAAATGCTAATCTATTTTTATATTGTAAATCATTTACTGATAATAAAATACCAGCATGTATAAATCTATTAAAAATTATACCTGTAGTTTCCTTATAAAGAAAGTTATCAGATAGTTTAATTATTATTTCCATAAAAAATCAATTTTATCTTTAAAAGTAACATATTCAGAATTGTAATAATCATAAGATTTATGCTGTGTAATTAAATAATTATATTCATAAATAAAATTATGTTCATTTAAAATATTACAAGTAATACCCTTATCAACACATTCAATAAAATTAAAATTGAAATATTCTTGTACTTCATACTTATTTAAGTAAACAAGATTAAAAGAATCACGTCTTTCAACATAGTTTATTTTATTTAAATAAAGTTTTATTTCCATAAAATATTTTAGTTATAATAATTAAACTTTTCATAATCGAATAAATCAAATTTTATACAATTATAAGACCTTGATTTAAATACGAACTTTTCGGTGGTATCAAATGATAATAAGTATATTATTTTGTAATGTAAAAAAATACCAATACTTGAATTTTCAGTATAATTGATTTCTAAAAGTTCAATTGAAATTAACATAATTGATAAAAATTAAATTGAATATCTTTACGACCATCATAATCACCATCTTTAATTACAGAATCAATATAAGATTGAATATAATAAGATTGATTAAAACTATTATAATCAAAAACAAAAATATATTCTTCTGTGATAATAGACCTTGATATTTTAAAAGATAAATAAAGTCGAGATTCTATTCTATATTTAGAACAACGTTCAATATATTCATAATTATTTGTTTTTATATCTATTTCTAACATATTACTTTTTATAAATTTCTTTAAATTTATTAATTACTTCAGCAAGTACACTACTATTAGAATTATCTATATAATCAATATTATCTACAACTTTGTTAATAACTTTAAGTTTATTATTAATAATTTCATAAATTGTCTCATCAATTGTTTCACTAAACAAAAATATAAATACATTTGTATGTTCTTTTTGTCCAGACCTATGTATTCTAGCATAACATTGTTCATTTTCGGCAGGAACATAGCTTTGTGATAACATAAACATATTCTTTGCTTTAGTTAAAGTAATACCTGCGTTACCAGCCCCAACTGTTAATAATAAATTTTGTATAGTATTATTATCTCCTTGAAAAATATCAACAATATCTTGTCTTGTATCGGACTTTATATCACCAGTATATAATTCACTATTATTAAGAATGGTTTTAAGTTCTTTTAATGAAGATTTATAACAATCAAATATTAAAACTTTTTCATTTTCTTCATTTAAACGTTCAATATATTCTACTAAATATTTAGATTTTAATTTTGATGTATATTGTCTTAATTCGGTTAAGATTGTTAACGGTGTTTTTTGTTTTTCATTTAAAGAAATATTCATATTACCATTTTTATCTTCTTTATAATCACTTAAATTATCCCAATTAGCATCTTTAAATCCACTTTCTATTCTTTTATATTCAGCTTCTTCTGAAGGTGTTAATTCTAAATAAATCTTATTTATTGTTAAAGGAGGTAATTCTTTAAGAACATCTTCTTTTTTTACACGAAACATTATCTTTGATAATTTTTCATATATCATATCAAATTTAATATTATCATTTATTTGTACGTATGTATTAATCTTATTATTAAAGAACATACCACAATATTCAGTATAGAATTTATTTTTACTTTTAAATTCTATCGGTCTTAATAATTTAAGTAAATTATATAATTCTTGTACTCTATTTGGAACTGGAGTACCTGTTAATAACATAAGATTTGTATTACTTAAAGATTTCTTAAAACTTTTAGTAAAATTCTTAAACATTTGTGTTTTAGAATTCTTTAATTTATGTGCTTCATCAAAAATAATACTATCAACATTAGATAAACCTAAACTTGTTATTTTTTTATTAACATCAAAATTTCTTGAAAAATACTCATAGTTAGTAATAATATATTTACTTTCTTCTAAAGAATAACAATTTAACTTAGATTTTGAATTTAAAACAAAAGCTTTTGAATTTGTAAAGTGATGTATTTCTTTAAGCCAATTAAGTTTTAAAGAACTAGGTACTATAACTAAAACTTTTTTACTTTGATTGATTTCTGATGCTAATATAGCTAATAATGTTTTACCAGTACCTAAATCGGCAGCTATTAAACTATTTTTTAAATGATTAGCAAATAATGCACCTTTTATTTGGTGATTATATGGTTTCACACCTTCTTTTAAATATTTAGAATAATCAAACTTTTCCGAAACTTCATCTAATGATTGTAAAAACGTATTTAGATTAGAATCTATTGTTGCAATAATTTCTTTGTTTTTATCTTCCTTAATTTTTTTTCTCTTATAGAAATCTAATTTTGAAGAAAAAACTTCTTTATCTTCACTATTTACAAAAGAAAAAAATATATCTTTCCTTGATTTATATTCAGATATTAAACAATATAAATTATATCCGTTAAGATGCCAAGTCTTATCAGAAGGGTTATATTTTTTATCATCAAGTTTTTTTATATTAAAAACAAGCTCTTCATTATAAAATGACTTTAATGAAAAGGTCTTTTTATCCGAAAGGAGAGTTATGTTTACTTTAAAAATTTCAGTTGCCGTATGTATATTTGTATTTTCAAACATATAAATATAGATTGTTAATGTGGTATATATTTTTATAATTCTTTTTTGTTAAAAAATTTTAACATTTTAAATATTAAGTTTTACTAGCAGTAAATTAAGAAGAAAATAGTATGATTAAGCCGATTAGGGTTAAAAATATTGAAAGAGCGGTTATATATGAACATAGAAGAATACTCTATGTTCCGTTACAACTTGCACATACTATTTTAAATACTGGTGTAGCCGAACTAAACATGTTCCGTTGTTATTTAGGTTTATCTTTTTATAGTTCAGGAAATATTAAATATACTAATGAATTATTAGAAAAAGTAGCCGAAACAACCGCTATGGATAAAAAATCAGTTAGAAATCATATCAAAACTTTATTAGATAAAAAATATATTGGTTTTAATCCTAAGACCAATACTATTTTTGTTAATGGTTTAGATAAATTAAGAAAAATGTTTAATATTTCTTCAAGAAAAGCATTTCTTCTTAATATAGAGGATATTTTTGATAAAAACCGATTTAAAGCTCTAATATTTTCTTCTTTTTCAGAAAACACTCTTTCTTTTCAAAAAAGAGTTAAATCTGAAAAGTTCATTAAAGAACAAATCCTGTCGTCAGCACTGGATTCAAAAAAAGACGTTGAATCTTATATAAAGCATCTTAACCTTTCAAAACCATCTTTAAGAAAAAGATATATTAAATCAATTTTAAACAGTACAAATGTATTTACCGAAGGGCGAGAACTTATACAGCGTGTTCCTGAAAATCCTAAAAATAAATATGTAGAAAATGTTGAGAGTTATTTAGGTATATCTTGTTCAATTTATTCAGATAATTTTAAACGTAGTAAATCTTGGGCTTCCAAGATGAAAAAAAAATCTGTTGATTATAACTTTACAAGTTATCAACATATGTATAAACCTGTATTTCAAGTATGGGAAAAGAATATTGAATTTACAAGAAAAGCTATTCTTGAATTTGATGATGTTAAATTTAATAGATATGCCGTTCATAGAGTAGGAAACAGACTTATGGTTTGTGAACAACTATATGATAGTATTGTTATTAATAAAGAATCTATTAAGTTAGTTAATAGAAAGCCATTCTCTAAGATATAAAACTTTTGGGAAAATACGGAAACCATACTATACAGCGTAGCTGTATATAATATATAGACTGCAAGTCTAACCGATAGGAAAGAGAAAAAGAATATTTACTAAGAATAGCTGTCTTTTAAGAATAATTATATATATTCTATAGTAGAAATCTATTTATTATAAAATAACTATTTATTAAAGAATAGATTATTTATACAGTAATGGGACTACTAAAGGACAGTACTAAACTTAGAGAACAGCTTTTATCTAAAAATTTATATAATTATAAAGATGCTTATGATTTATCAAGGGATGAGTTTACTTCTATTCTTAATAAATCTTTAAGTTTAGGTATAGAGTTAAGAAGGAATCTTTTTATTGACACAATAGAAAGACTTTCAGATAACACTTCTTTAGTAAACATAGGTTATCAACAATTAGCTAAATCTTTACAAAATAGAATAGCTGATAGGTTTTTATCTAATAATTTAGAAGTTACTCCAACAACTATTTCTTTTAAAGGTAAAAGTTCTTTTAAAAGTAAAGATTTTAAAATAACCCCTTATGTTAATCAGAATGTATCTGAAGTATTTATAAATGAATTTCTAGGATATAATTCTGATGATAATTTACCTAGACTTACTTTAGAAAATGATTTATTTAATAATTTAGGGGATTTTCAAAAAAGAACGCTTATTAGTAATATTTCTAAGAATAGATTTTATAATCCAATATTTGATTCTTCTATAACAGAAAAACCTAAACAAAAAGAAAACTTTGTTTATTCTAATAGATATTTATCTCAAGATAATACGACTTACCAAAGTAACATAGAACCTAATTTAAATATAGATATTCAAAAACCTTCTGATACAGTATTACAAGTATTAGATAATTATGATATTGAATTTGATATGGGTTTTGGTAACACTAAAAAACCTTATTTAAATAATTTATCTGATGAAGAAAAATATTTATACTATAGTAATTTATCTGATGATGATTTAAATAATAAATTTAACATTAAAAGAGGATTATTGTATTATACAAATAAAATTATTACAGATAAAAGTATTGATAATAAAATATCTAAAACCTTAGATGCTCTAAATATAGAGTATGGTGTTGATGAAAATACTGGTAATAGAGTATATAGAGGTGCTTCTGAATGTAGGTCTTTTACAATTGCCGACCAATATGATAGATTTGAAAGATTAATAAGAAGCAATGGTAATGATAATTCAAAAAGCGTATTAAGAGATTCACCTTCACCTAAAATATTTTTTAAGAATAGTGATTCTTTGGATGAAAAGAAAAGAGTTTCTTTTTCAATAGAAAATCTAGCTGTTAATAAAAAGGGTATTCCTGATTGTGAGATTGGTCCTAATGGTGGTAGATTACTTTGGTTTGTTCCTTATGATTTAAAGATTTCGGATAATAATAGTATTAACTGGGAAAGTAAAGATATTGTTGGTAGAATAGAAAAATTATATTCTTATACCAATACAGAAAGAAGACTTTCTTTAACATTTAAATTATTAATGGATTTTCCTCCTCAATTTAAAGAGTATTTTGAACAAGATACTACTAATTATACTAATTTAGTTTCTTATATACAAGGTTGTTTAAATACAAATAATAATTCAACTCCACAGGTAAATCAAACACAAGTTATAACCACACCTACTATTAATCAACCTAAAACTAAAATACCTTCTATTACAGTAAAACCAATAGTTTATTTTGATAATGATATTGATATAATTGATAGTAGTTACGAATTTACAAATTTAAATAAAGAATATGATAAAGATATTGATTTATTAGTTGAAAAATTAATAGAAAATATAAATGTTAATAGAAAAAAAATACAGATAAAAATATTGGGTCAAGCTAGTTCATTATATTTAAGTGATTATAATGCAGCCTTATCATTTAGAAGGTCTAAAGCTATTATGTTAGATATAATAGAAAGATATAATAATTCTCAATTAGATAAATCAATATTACCAAATATTGTTTTAGAAAACTTTAACCCTAATGAAAGATTTAATTATATTAAAAAAGAAGATGTTTTAAGAGGTGTAAATAATTTAATAAATGAATCAAAGGGATATGTTAAATTTTTATTAGGTGGTTTTGGTGAAGAACCTTCTAATAGTACACAGGTAATTCCTGTAGATGCTACTGATTTTGAGAAAAATAAAATTATTAACGATATTAAAGCTAAAAAAGAAAGAAATTCAAGAGTTACTGATGTTGAATTTATTGGTGATATAAATATTTCAGATAATACAACAACTTCAAGTAATATTACTCAAAATACTGATTCTACTGTTACTTTAGGAAATGATAATAATATAAATATAGTTAATATTCCTTGCGATGATGATTATTTAGATTTTCAAGCTAGAAATATAACTGATAGAATAAAAAGTTCTTTTGATAATTTTAAATATCTTACACCTATATTTCATTCTCAAACTCCTTATGATTTTGTTAAAAGATATTTATTTTTACAACAATTAACTAGACCAGGTTCTACTGAGGATAGAATTAATCAAATTGGAGGAAATTCAGTTTTTGGTAAAATGCCTGTTATTGTAATAAAATTATATGATTTTATTTATTCAAAAGCTATTTGTAATAGTATAAACTTTTCATTTGATGATGCTACATGGGATTTTAATCCTGAAGGTATGGGTGCTATTCCAATGAGTTGTACTGTAACAATGGATATGGTTTTAATTGGTGGTCAATCATTATCAGGACCAATTGATAAAATACAAACAGCAGATGATTTTAATTTCTTATCAACTTCAACTTTTGAAAGTAATTATTATCAATCATATTCTATTGATAAAGCTAAACAACAGGAAATAAATCAGGAAAAATTAAATCAAAATAAAAAATAATATGAGTTTAAATAGATATATAAATATAAGTAAAGAACCTTTAATAGATTTTATTAAAATTCCTGTATTACCAACTGATGAATATATACAATATAAAGTAGGTGTTACTGTTTTTGATAATTTATCTTTTGAATATTATGGTAATAGTGAATACTCATATTTAATAAAAAACGCTAATCCTCAAAAAATATTTGAATTTGATTTTGAAAATGGTGATATAATAAGAATACCTTTACCATTACAGTCAGCTATTGATAGATATAACATTTCTAAAAATAAACTATATACTTTAAATAATTAAAAATTATATGGTAAATAAAATACTATCAAATAAATACAATAATGTTTTATTTGTAGACCCTAATGCTGTTGCTGCTAATGATACTGTAGATATTTATAATATTTCAACAAGTCCTGAAAATATAAGACCTCACTTAGAGTTTTATTGTATTCCTAGAATTGGTAATAATATAACACTAGATAAAAATAATAAAGCTATTTTATCTGATAATAATTCTATTAATAATATAAAAGTTAATTTTTTAGGTTTTGATAGTAACACTGGTCATTATACAAATAAATATTTAACTGATATATATAATCAAGAAAGAACTGATAATTTTGAAGGTTTTGGTATTACTAATATAAATATTAAAATATCAGCAAATTATGTCCCTGAAGTAAATATAGAATTTATTGATATTAAAGGTAGAAGTATAAGTGATATTAATTCACCATATAGAAGATTATTTGATGTACCACCTCCTTTATTTAAATTAATAGTTAAAGGTGGTTATGGTTTATTTACTGAATTTGATTTATATATTACAAAACATGAAATAAGTTCTGATGAATCTCAAAATTTAATTATAAAAGCTGATTTTATTGGTGATAGATATGGTGTTTTAACCGATGTATTATTAGGTTATTTAAATTCAGTTTATTTCATGGAAAGTAATTCTACTGGAATAGATATTAGTTCACAAACAAAAGCTACAAGTTTTTATGAATTTATGTCTAGGTCTAAAGTTCTTTATTCAAATGTAGATAAATTTAAAAAGAATAGCTCTTTATTTAAAAAACAAGAAGCTATTCAAGAAAAAATAAACAAAATAAAAGAAGTAGATGATAATATAAAAAATCTATTATCAATAGATGAATTACTTTCTCAAATAAAAAGTCTTTATGAAACAAATAGTACTAAATATACTTTAGTAAATAATAATTTAATTTCATCACCTAATATTATTAATATTGGTGATAATGAATTTTCTATTGAGTTAGATAAAATTTTTGTATCAGATTATATTAAAACAGTAAAAAAACAATTTTCAGATTTATTATTTAATATAAATTCTAGTTTTCCTGAATTTGGTCTAAATTATAATATTGATGAAGATATTGAAATTCTTACGTTTACAAACCAAAATAATTCTTTAGGTTTAAGATTTACTAAAATAATAGAAAAAAACAAAAATTATTTATCTACTTTAGAAAAAGAGTTAAAATCAACAAATGAATTATTAGCAAAAGAAGCTGAAGATATAGTATTTCAAACAATTTCATCAAAACCTACTATTGGTAATATATTTTCTTTTATTCTAAAAGATACTGATAAATTTTTAAAATTATTAAAACAATCAGGAGATGAAGGTGGTAAACGTACTTTACGAATAAATAATAATATTAAAACAAGAGGCGGTTATCCTACTGTAATTAATAATAGTGGTAAAGTTATATATCCTGGTATTTTAGATGAGTTTAAAGATTTTCCTGAAGTAAAATTTGTTGAAAAATATTTAAATGCTTTAATTAATAAAAAACTAACTGATTCTGAAATAGATAGACAATTTATTTCACAAGGTACTAATACAACACAAACTGGTAATGAAAGTTATATACCTATTTCTGTTGACGAATCATTTTCAATAAGGAAAAGTTTAGGTGTAGAAAATTATTATTATAATATAAATAATGATTTTAGAAAAATATTTACTAATGTATTTTTACGTTATGTAGTTTTAAGGGATAGTATTTATTATAATCAATTTAATAATGAAAATATTTTAACTTTTTATGCAAAAGCTGAAGCTAGAAACATAGTTTATTCTATGATAGCTAATAAAAAAATGTTAGATATTTTAACAAAAAAAGGTTTTGATACTTTAAATAAAAGTAATTATTATGAAGATTTAGTTAGAACTATATTTAATAATCAATTACCTGAAGAGATTATTAAAATTAATAAAGGTAAAGAAGAAAAAATACCATTTGAAATTGGTTTAATTAAAGAAAAAATAGATTATTTATCAACATCTAATAAAGATTATAATTCATTAAAAATAATTAAAGCAGATGAAAATTATACATTTTCACCTAGTCAAGTTACTATTTCATCAACAAATGATATTATTTCAGAATACATAAATGGTCAGAAAAATTTTATTGATAATATATTAGATTCTTTTGTATTTGATGATTTAAATAAATTGGAATTTAATCAAAATTTTTTCTTTAATAAAGATAAGAATTATAATAATGAATTAGGTAATTCAAATAGTGATTTTTTAAATTTAAAAGATAATAATATATTAACTAAAATTTTTAATTATATAGTTGGTATTGAAACAAAAAATAATTTATATTCGTTTTTTCAAACAGCTACAATAAAAGAATATAATTTTTCTAAAGATTCAATTGATACTACCAATGGTATATCTATTGATGTATTATTTAATAGTTTATCTTATTCTTCCGATGCTTCTTATTTTCGTGATTTTATTACCAAAATGACTTTTAAATTATCAACACCATCTTTAGTTGAAATACCATATTTATTCATTTTATATTTTGGTTATATATTAAAAGAAATGAATAAATCTAATAGTACTTTTATTAATGATATTGGTCGTAGTATTGATTTTCAAGGTTTAAATTCTAATATTGACGAACAGTTTTTTATTGATGAATATAATTCTTTTTTAAATAATAGTAACTTATTTGAATATAAAATTTTACCTGAATCAACTGATGAGAATGAAAAATTCTTTTTGGATAATTTTTTAATTAAAAGATATATTTTAGTTAAAAATAATAATTGTTTTAGAATATTGAAACAAGAAAGTAAAAGAACTTTTTCTCAAGTAAATGATAATAAAATAAATACTTATTTAAAACACTTAATAAGTGAAATGCTTAATGTTGCAAAATCTTATTTATCTGATTTAAATAAAGAAGAACAAAAAATTCGTTCCGAAATAAATGATAATGATTTAAAAGAACAGGTTTATTATAATTTTAAAACAATATATGAAAGATATTTATATAATAAAGAATATAAACCTTTTGCCGATAATAATGGTATTCCGTTAGAACAAAGTTTTCAATTTGTTGATAGAGTATATAAAGATATTTCTCAAGACGTAATATTGACTTATGATAAACTTGTTCAAGATTCAAAAACCGATGATATAAGTATTTATACATCTATTTCAAATTTATTATCACATAATAATTTTATATTTTTCCCTTTTCAAAATTTTATAGCATCAGGTGATGGTAATTTAGAAGAGTGGATAAAATGTTTTCAAGTAAGTAATACTAATATAAGAGAAAATCAATCAAAACCTAGTTTTGTTTGTATGTTTACAGGTGGTTATTCTAATTATTTAAATATTGATAATAATTCTCCATCATATCCTGATGATGGTGTTAAAATATATAATTTTGATGAAAACAGTAATTATGTTATAAATAATAATTTACCACAAGATTTTTTATCTGGTAATACAATATATTGTTTTAGATATAATTATGGTCAACAAAATGAAGCTGTTTTTAATGGTATTAATTTAAGTACAACCCAATTTAATAATACTGATGCTTCTTTAAAAATACAAGATTCCGTAATTAATCAACAATATAATTCAAACCCTATTTCTAAAGGACAGAGTTTATTAAATATTTATAGAAATTTATCATATACTCTATCTTCAGGTATATATTATGGTAATGTATGTATTCAACCTACACAATATATACAATTAGATAATGTACCTTTATTTAATGGTTTATATATGATATATGAAGTTGAACATAAAATGTCTACTAATAATAGATTAGAAACATCTTTTAAGGCTTACCGTATTAATAAATATGTTATTCGTTTAGTAACAGATATTGCTTTAGATATATTTGGTATTGATACAGGTGTTAATAGTTCACAAAATGAAATTAATACTACTAATACAAATAATTCTAACGATACACTATTTTTACAAAGTAAAGTAAAAGAAAATTCAACTCAATTTGTTCAGAAAGCACAAGATATAGCTACTAAATTTAATATTAATCCAGATTGGTTAATGTTAGTTATTGATACTGAAACAGGTTTTAATGATAATGTAATTAGAGGTAGAGTAAATAATAATGTTGGTTTAACTCAATTATTACCGATTACAATTCAAGAATTAATTAACCAATATAAATTAAATATTTCAGTAGAAACATTAAGAAATAGAATTATAAATGCACCTTATGTAAATATTAATTCAAATGGTTTAGATAAAACTAAAGGTTTCTTTTATACAGGTAATCATGATAATAATGACCAATTAGATTATTTTTATATGTACTATAATATAGCTTCAATAAAAAACAGAAACATTAAAGATATTTATCCAAGTTTTTATCATATGAAAGCTTTTGGTTTTGAACCTTATGGGGTATATGTCAAATATCTTAAAAGTAATTCTTCTGATTCTGAATTTAGAAAAGATTCTTTATCTTATAATCCAGAAGTTTTAAAATATAATTCTGATGTTATTGGTAAAGAAGGTATTATTGAAAATATGATTCAATTCTTTAACAATAAAATGAAAAAAGAGTACAAGTATCCTATCGAAAATCTTGTTTCTTAATTTATGCCGTTATTTAATTTTCTTATTGAAGATAAAAAGATTATCACAAATCAAAATAATTCTGAAATATATAATTATTGTTCTTATTCAGATAATATATTTGAAAATGAAGTCAATATTATATATGGTTATGAAAAAGCTAAACAAATTTTAAATAAAAAAATAGATGTTTCTACATACAAAATAACTGATAACATATATTGGTTAGCTAAAAAAGATGAAAGTAGTAAATATTTTATTGATGGATTAAATTATATTACTGATAATATATATGATATACTAACAAAAAATATTCATATTAAAAAAATAGATATTTCTTTTGAAGAAGATTATTTTAGTAAATTAGATAATATTATTAAAGATGAAAGTATTATATATACAAATAATAAAATTGACTATTATCTTTATTTAGATAATATTATTTATATTTTTGATTTAAGGTATTTATATTATTTTGAAATGAATAAAGAAATATCATTATTATATAATAAACTCAATAAAGGTGTATATGATAAAACTAATGAAAAATATAATATATACAAGAGTTTATTTTATAAAGAAAATGATATTTTAAAATATATACCATTCTTTTTGAAAAAGCACTATTTATAATAAAAATATTATGGAAAATAATAAAATAACAAATAAAGTAGAAAAGTTTTTAAATAAAACTTCTAAAGAAGAAACAAAAGAAACTGTTAAAGTTATCAATAATAATGATGGTTTAATTGATTTGAATGAAGTAATAAACAAAACAGTTAAGAGTTCAGACGGTAGAACTTTATTACGTGAAGTTACAAATTACTAAAAAATACTATTTATAAATAAATAATATTTATAATGGAATATAAATCTAAATTTAAACATTTACTTGAATTTAATATTAAAGGTACTAAAGATTTATCTTTAAAAGAAATAGATGGTGATAACAATACGGATTCTACTGGTTTAGAATTACCAGATTTAGGTTTAGATGAACCTAATCAAAATAATGAATTACCTTCATTACCACCTACTAATAATGAAACACCTCCTGAAATGGAGAGTAATATTGATACAAATGAAAATCCTTTAAGCGGTGATGTTGATGTTTTAGGTTCTATTGCTAAAGTACATGCTCAAAAATTAGATAAAGTTTTAGATTTTATCAATGATTTAAATGATAAAATGAAAAATTTAGATAAAACAATTGAAACACAAACTGAAACAATATCCAAACAACAAGAAGAAATAAAAAAATTAAAACCTCCTACTCCATTAGAAAATTTATATAGAATGGTAGATATAACTGGTGGTAAAACAATAGACCAATATTGGAATAGTTATTCTCAAGATAAAGGTTTAGATAAAAGCTTTACTCCAGATGAAGAAGGTTTTTATAGTATAGATATTAAAGATATTAATACTAAATCTAGTACATCAGTTAAAGATTCTCTTTTTAATAATAAATAAAAATGTCAATTTTTAGAAGTTATATCAATAAACAATCTACATTAATAAACAGTAATGCTAGTACAAACACGACTAATAATTCATTAAATCCTATTATAGAAATAGGTTATGGTAATAGTAGTATGAGTTTTACAGGGACAACTGTACCTATAACAGCTACAACTTCTAGTAGATATATTTTTGATATTGATTTAACTCCTTTAAGAAATAAAATAAATTATTATGAATATAATTCATCTCTTTTTGAAAAACATACTTTAAATTTTACAAATGTTATTTCTTTTAGTAAAGATGAAATAATGTATGATTTTTTAGAAAATAAAAGAGCAAATGATATTACTTTAGTTTTATATAAACTAAATGAAAGTTTTATACAAGGTAATGGATATGATTATGTTTATAATACAAATACTGTAATTAATCAAAATCAATTAAATACAGCTTCTAATTGGATAAAAAGAGATAATACGAATAATTGGACAGAAGAAGGTTCTTTTACTACATTAGACCCATCTGATATTATTGATACACAATATATTGAATATGGTTATGAAGATTTAAATTTTGATGTTACAAACTATATTAATAGTGTTTTATTTAGTGGAACAACTCATTATGGTTTTGGGATATGTTTATCATCTAGTACTGAAACTTTAAAAAGTGAAAAGTATAATGTAATAACTTTTTATTCAAGAACAACTAATACTTTTTATAAACCTTATTTACAAAGTAAATATAATGATTTTGTTTATGAGAACAGGAATAAATTTTATTTAGATAATGTAAACACTTTATGTTTTAGTACATCTAAACCTTTAAACTCATCTCCTACCGTATCTATTAAAGATTATAATAATCTATCTTTTTCAAGTTTTACACCTATTAAAATAAGTAAGTTTTTATATAAAATAGATTTTTCCGTAAGTTCATCATCTTACCCTGATTTAGTTAATTTTTATGATGAATGGTCTTATAATAATAAAACTAGAATACAAGAATTTACTCTTTATGATAGTGAATCATTATATGAAATGGATAGTCATATAAATAATTATGAATTATGGTATGGTGTACATGGTATTAAAAACAATCAAACCATTTCAAATAGTACAGGTACTAAAAGAATAAATTTAAATATTAAACAATTAAAAGATTCAAGAATAACAAACGAACCTGAAATTTTTAATTTACAATATAGAGTTTACACAACACAAGGTAAGAATGAAATAGAAATCATTCCTTATACAAATATAAATAAAATTGAAAGTAATTATTACTTTGATATAGATTTTTCTTGGTTTATACCTCAATTCTATTATTTACAAATAAGAGTTGCCAATAATGATATAGAATATAAAAACAACCAATTAATAAAGTTTAGAATTGTGGAGAATTTTTAAAAAATATTTTTCTACTATTTATATAAAACTATTAACAATTTTAAACTACAATAGTATATTAAACAAATTAAATAATTTTAAACAAACAAAAACATTTTAACTTATGGGATTTCAATCAAAATCTAATGCCCCACAAAAAAACGTTCATTTTATCCAAATCAAATCTGAACAAGACGAAAACAAAGTAATTACTGGTAAATTTTTTCAAGTAACAACTAAAGACCCTGAAACTAACGGTTATAAAACCGAACTAATGAAATCAGGTGCTAATCCAAAACCATTTTTCGGTTATCTAATTAGAATAGATAGAAAATTAGATGCAACAATTAAGAAAAAAGATGGTACAATTATTTTAGACCCACATTTAGTATTTGTATTTAACGATGGTCCGAAAGACCCGAATGAATATCATTTAAAAATGCGTTGGACAACCGATAAAGGTCAAGTAGAAATTAATACTGGTACTTTATTAAATAGTTTAGCTGGTTGTAAGAAGTTTGGTTATTTTAAACTTTCAATTGTAGAAAGCGAAGATAAAGAAACTAACAAAAAAAGACACAATATCTATCTTAGAAATGATATTAACTTTAAAGGTGATGTAGCATCTTTCTATCCTCCAAAAGACGGTTCAGAAGATAAAACAAAAACCAGATGGATGTATGACTACAAAGATATTCCAGCTTTTTCTATTAAAGAAAATATTAAAGGTAAACTTAGAGATGTAGATAATAAGGAAGAACATCAAGAATTTTATTTAAATTTGATTGATAATCATATTCAACATAAAATTGATAAGTACTTGGAATCAATATCTGTAACAAAATCTGATGAATTTCCTTTAGATGTAGAAGACTATGAAGAAGATGATATTATTTCAGATGTAGAAGAAACGGAAACAAATGAAGTTTTAGAAGACGATGATTTACCGTTTTAATTAATTTTTATTATTAAGTTAACAAGCGTTATTGATATTTTCTTTAACGCTTGTTAATTATATTCATATTTTTATCAATATTAAATCCAAATTTATACACATGTCAAGAATTAAAGAAAAAGAAGAGAAAAAAAGTATTACAAAAAAAGTTTTTTCATTATCAGATTATAAAGAAAATAATGATTTAAACGAATCATCAAAAGACAAAGAAATGTCTTTTTATGAATTAAGTCCAGCTTTTAAAGAAGCTACTGGGTTGCCTGGTTTTGCAAAAGGTTATGTCCATGTTGTAAGGGGGTTTTCAGATACAGGTAAAAGTACAGCAGCATTTGAGGCAGCTGTAGCAGCACAAAAATGTGGTGATATTCCTGTGATTATGGATATGGAAAACAACTTAGATTGGAAACACTTAGAAAATATGGGTTTTGAGTATACTGAAATTGTTGACCCAGATACAGGTGAAGTAACAGGTTATGATGGTAATTTTATTTATGCTGATACATCTTATATTGTAAGACATATTTCTAAAAAAAGAGATAAAGCTGCGACAGAAGCAACAATTGAAGATAGTGCCAAGTTTATACATAAACTTTTAGACGACCAAGCATCAGGAAAACTACCATTTAATTTATGTTTTATTTATGATTCAGTTGGTGTACTTAATAGTATTCAAACTGTAAAATCATTAGATAATGAAACATCTAATAATAATCAATGGAACGCAGGTGCTTATGAATCATCTTTTAAAAGTATTTTAAATCAATTAATTCCAAATTCAAGAAAAGAAATTTCTGAATATATTAATACTTTAATTGTAGTAAATAGAGTTTGGGAGAAAAGTGTAGCTGGAAAACCTGTTATTGAAAATAAAGGTGGTAAATCTTTTTATTCAGCTTGTAGAACACTTATTCATTGTGGTGGTGTAATGTCTCATGGTATTAAGAAAATTAATGCTGTTAAGAATGGTAATACTGTTTTATTAGGTAATGTTACTAAATTATCAGTTGTTAAAAATCAATTAGGTGGTGGTTACGGAGGTATTTCACTAGAAGGTGATATTATTTCAACTCCACATGGTTATATTTCAAATACACCTGAAGCTATTAAAAAATACAAACAAGATTATTTAGAGTATTTTGCTAAATTATTAGGTGATAATGATTTTGAATTAAAAGAAGATATTAAATATACAAAAGAATTTTTAGATGAAGAAGGAAGTATTGAGTAGAACTGTTAAACCAATACCTAAATTAAATACACTACCATTAACCAATACTATAACTTTATTAGTTGATGGTAGTTATTTAATTAAAAAATCATTTTTAGGTGCTGATAGTTTAAACAATTCTCAAGGCACACATATTGGTGCATTATATTCATTTATAATGACAATTAGAAAAATTATAAAAGAAACTAATGCTAATAAATGTGTTGTATTTTTTGATGGTGATAATTCAGGTAAATATAGATATACTTTATATGAAGATTATAAAGCTAATAGAACAAGTAAAGATTGGTATAAAAAAATATCTCTTTCAGAAAAAGAAGTTTTAAATGAAGAGATAAAACAAAAATCACTTCTTTCCCAAAAAGTAAAAATTCAAAACTATTTAGAAAACTTGTATATTAGACAAATAGAATGTGAATATATAGAATCTGATGATTTAATAGCTCAATATTGTAAAAATTATCATAAAGAAGAAAAAATACACATATATACTAATGATAGAGATATGTGCCAATTAATAGAATATGATAATGTATCAATTTATTTAGCTAATCAGAAGAAACTTTTTAACAAAGATAATTATTTTTTGTTATTTAAACATTCTTATAAAAATCTTAAATTGATAAAAACTATTTGCGGTGATTCATCTGATAATATAAAAGGTATTAAAGGTTGTGGTGAAACTGTTTTATTAAAACATTTTCCTGAATTAAACGATAATACTACATACGATTTTTATTATATTATAAATAAAGCAAAAGAAATAAATGAAGAAAGAATTAAAAACAAACAAAAACCTTTAGCTTTTTTAGATAATATAGTAGATGGTATTTTTTCAGGTGATTTAAAAGTAAAATCAGCTATTAATCAATTTAAGATTTATGATGAAATCATTGACTTACTAAACCCAATATTAAACCATGAAGCAATACACGAATTAAAGATTATATCTGAATATCCATTGGATATTGAAAATAGGACAAGCAAACATTTACTTGAAATGATGAACCAAGATAGTTTTTTTGAAAATTATAAAGGTAGTCTATCAAGTTTTACCGAACCGTTTCATCCTTTAATTTTAAAGGAAAAACAACTTTATAAAGAAAACAATAATTAATTAAATTCAAATTTATATGGAAAATAATAAATCAGATTACATTTTTACTTTAAAAATCAATAATCATAATATTTCTCAAAGATGCTTCCCAGCTGATATTTTTAATCATGATGTTAGATATAATGTTGATATTAAAGATATTAGTAAAAATTTTATTCACAGATTACAAACTATTCTTAGTAAAAAAACTAATGAATTAACATTTTTTGATACTGAAGTAAAGGGTCTTTCTAAAAGAAAACCAGATTTTATAGTACCAGAAGATTTAACAGAAGCTTTCAGTTATTCATTATCTTATGATAATAATACAATTATTGAAAGAAAGTTTACAGTTAAAAACTTTAATATTAAATCAACATATAGTAATGAACTATATGAAGAAATTTTAAATATTACTAGAGATATTTCTGATAAGCTTTTAGCTGCTGATAAAAAACAACAAATCGAAGAATATTTATTAACAAATTATTATAATTATCAAATTTCTGATATTAGAGTAATGGAACCTTCTAAGAAAAAAGCTCTTTTACAAAAAGTAAATCATTTAATTTAATAAAACTAATTTTAAACAAAACTAAAACATTTTAAACAACTTTATGTCAACAAAGTATCTTAAACTTAAAGAAAACTATTTTTTAATCAAACAAGAAATAGAAAAAAAAGAAACGGTTTTAAAGAAACCAAATATTAACCATATTATTGTTATTGATTGCTCAGGTTCAATGTATTACGAACTTGAGTCAATCAGAAAGCAATTAAAAAATAAATTACCTAACTTAGTAAATATAAACGATACTGTTAGTATAATTTATTTTTCAGGTAAAAACCAATATGGTATTTTAAAAGAATCTGTAGAGATTAAATCTCCTCAACAATTAACAGATTTAAATAAAGCAATTGATAAATGGTTAGTCCCTATGGGATTAACAGGTTTTAAACAACCTTTAGAAGAAGTAAAATCTTTAATAGAAAGAATTAAATCTTCTAAAAATGATGGTTCTTTATTTAGTATGTTGTTTTTAACTGATGGATATGATAATCAATGGTCTGAAAAAGAAATATTAAATGTTATTTCTGATTTAGATAGAGATTTATCAAACGCTACTTTTGTAGAATATGGTAACTATTGTAATCATAATCTTTTAGTTAAAATGGCTGAAGGCTGTGGTGGTAAATTAATATATTCAGATAATTTTGATGAATATGATATTATTTTTGAGAAAGAAATTTCTTTAGAAAGTATCTACCCTAAAACATATGTTAAATTATCACATGTTTCTAATAGCGATATTTATTTCTCTTTTGATAATGTTACTAAAAATGTATTAACATTTACACCAAATCAAAATAATGAAATCGCTATTAATGATAATTTAGAATATATTTGTTATATTTCTAACACTAAACCTGAAAATTCTTCATTAATTGAAATAGGTGATACTAGAGATGATATAAATTATTCATTTTTATATCTTCTTTCAATGAAAATGAAGAGTAAAGAAATTTATTATCTTTTAGAAAACGAACTTAACGATTCTTATTTGTATAATATATACAAAAATTGTATAGGTAAACAAAAGTATAATAGTTTTCAAAATGATATTTTATCATGTTTAAGTGATAAATCATTAAGATATAGAACTGGTAGAAATTTAGATTTATCAGAATCAAAAGTTTCAGTATTAGATTTAATTTCATTTTTATCTGAGTATCGAATAATTACTCATAAAGATTATTTTAAATATAATAAAATTGGTAGAGCTAAAAAATCAGCTTCTTTAGTATTAAATCAAGATGATAAAAATCAAATTTTATCCTTACTTGAAGATAACTCTAATATAAGTTCTATTGAAAGTTTATTAGAAAGTATCAAAAGTAGTAAACCAAAAGATTTGACTTTTGAATATAAAGAATCTTTATATGAAAACAACTTTCCTTTTTTGAAAGATATTGTTTATAATACTGATAGAGCTAATTTATCGTTTAGAGTTAAATATGAAGGTCATGTAAATATTAAAGAAACGTTGCAAAATACTGATGAGTTCATTAAACTTTCAGAAAATAATGTTCCTTTTGATTTCCCAACTTTTATATATAGAACTTTTACTATTATTAAAGATGGTATTTTAAATATTAGTAAATTACCGATATTTGTACCTTCAGATATAGAAAGTGCTAATAAATTGTTTGATTATTTAAATGATAATAAAATTAAATATGAATTAGAAGTATTTAATGATGATTTTTTAAATGAATCATGTGTTGTTTTAATAGATTTAAATTCTTTACCAATTATCAAACGTTCAGATATTGCTGATATTAAAGCAGTTAATACTTTCACTAATTTTGCTAAATTACAAGTATTAAAAGCTAAACAAAAGGTATATAAATACTTTGAAAATGAACACTTCCCTAAAGTAAGTAAAGGTTTTATTGAATTTTACGGTGAAGAATGTACTAATATTTTAAAGAATTTAGGTTTAACAGAAAGTAATGGTTTTGCACCTAAGACTGTTAATGATGAAGTTTCTGATGTGTATATTGCAACTGAAATTAAATTATCAGCTAAAGGGTTAAGTTCTTTCCCTAAAGTTACAGATGTTATAACTAAATTCCAATCTGGAAAGAAAATGACTATTTCTGAAAGTTTAATGTATCCTCCAATTAAAGAATATCAAGATTTAGTTAATAGTGAATATTATTTAAATTCTCCTGATAAAGATAAGACTAATATTTTATCTAAATTCTTTAAAGAAAGAACAAAAGAAACTATTAATGAAACTAGATATGTTAACAGTTTAATTGCAAAGGATGTATTTTCTTTAGTATTATCTCAAACTTGGTTTGAAGAGTTTCAAGAAAATATTGATAATTCAAAAATGAGTATTACTTTAGATAATAATGTTTTTGAAATATCAGCTGCAATGAAAGAAGTTGAGGTTGCTATATAATTTAGCAACTTCAAACTTTATATATTAACAATTTTCAACTTGTATTGGTAGTATTTACATATTTATATTACCAATACTTTTAATCTATATAATAAAAATGTCAAATAATATAGTACTACCACCTTTAACAGAAGAGTTTCAAAGAAAACTTTTATACCATTTATTTTTTAATTCCACACATTTTACTAAGGATGTTATTACTGAATTAACTCCTCAACACTTCACTAAAGATTCTCATAAAGTAATTTATTCTTTGATAAAGAATTATTTTGAAACATATAATGTTTTTCCTAATATTTCTAATATTAAAGAAGAAATCAATACTAATTATGGTAATGAAATAGAAAAAGCTACATACAAAAATGAACTTTTAAACATCTTTAATTTAAAGAAAGAAAATAATGATGTTAAGTTTATTGAACAAAATCTTGTAAGATTTATTAAAATACAAATGGTTTCTAACTTTCAGGAAGAATTATCTGAAATGTTACAATCAGGTGATTTAAGTAAAATAGATATTATACAAGATATTTATAAAAAAATATCACATATTGGTGATAAAGAAGATTATGGTGTCAATGTATTTGATGCTGATAATAAAAATGTATTCTCTACTGTACAAAGAGACCCTATTCCAACAGGATTTAAAAATTTAGATAAAGTAATTACAGGTTTAGGTAAAGGTAAATTAGGATTGATATTAGCACCTCAAGGTGTTGGTAAAACTACTATTTTAACAGCTATGGCTACCAATGCTTATGAATCTGGTAAAAAAGTTTTACATGTTATTTTTGATGAAAATGAAGAATCTGAAATTAGAAGGTTAGCCTATGCTAAATGGAGTAAAGTTTCTATTAAAGAATTTTCTAAACAAAAAGAATTAATTGAAAAAAGAGTAGATGAATTTAAAAAGAAACATTTTAAAACTATATCTTTAGGGTATTATTGTATTAAAAGGTTTTGTAGTGATGGTATGACAGTTTCTAAATTAAAAAACTGGATTATTAAACACGAAGAAACTATGGGTATTAAATTTGAAATAATTTTTGTTGATTATTTAGATGAAATTGAACCTACTAAAAATAAAACAGGTGATATTTATAATGGACAAGTAGAAGTTGTAAAATCATTCCGTTCAATGTTAGTTGATTTAGATATTCCTGGTTGGAGTGCTATTCAAGCGAAAAAAGAATCTAATACTAAAGCTGTTTTAGATTTAAATGATGTAGGTGGTTCAGCTTCTCGTATTAAAAAAGCACAACTTATTGTAGGTATAGCAAGAGATAATGATATGAGAAAACAAGGTACTGCAACTTTTAATATATTAAAATCAAATATATCAGGTTCAGGTCATGTATTCCCTAATTCAACTTTTGATACTGAAACATTAAATATTGTTTTAAATAAACCTGAAGGCGGTTCTTGGGATATTAACGAAGATGAAGATGAAAGAGTAGACCAATATGTTTCTCAAGAAGAGAAAAAAGCCCTTTCTTCAAATAATATTGTTAAAGACGATATAGAAGAACTTATTCATGAAATAGATTTTAATTAAAAAATAAAATATGAAAGACATAAAATTTGATTTTAACGATATAACATTATTTCCTGATACTTTATCAGAAATAGAATCAAGAAAAGAATGTATATCATTATATAATGATGGTAATTTACCAATTATTTCATCACCAATGTATAGTATAATTCCTCATAATATTAACTATACAGACCTCTCTAAGACGTTGGAACTATTCAAACATAATAGTATAGTTCCAACTATTCCTAGAGGCATTACAGTACCTTTATGTTCAAAATACTTTACTTCTTTTTCATTACAAGAATTTAAAGAAAAGTTTTTATCTAAAAAAATAGATAATAACCCACATAAAGATAAACAACCATATAAAGTATTAATTGATATGGCAAATGGTCATATGAAATCTTTATTAGATGCTGTAATTGAATTTAGAAAATTATATAATAGAGATGAAATTTTACTTATGGTTGGAAATATTGCAAATCCAAATACATATAGAGAATTATCTCAAGCTGGAGCTGATTATATTAGAATAGGTATTGGTGGTGGATTTAATTGTTTAACATCTACTCAAACATCAGTACATTATCCTTTAGCTTCTTTAATTATTAGTTGTTACGAACAAAAGAAATTTTTATTTAATCCAGCTAAAATTGTTGTAGATGGTGGTATTAGAAATTATTCTGATATAATAAAATCCCTTAATTTAGGTGCGGATTATGTTATGTTAGGTAGTCTAATATCAAAATCATATGATTTACCTAAAGAAAATTATATTAAAATATTTAATAAATATTATAAGATTAATTCTTATTTAAGTAATTATATTTATTCTAAAACAAAAATTCCTTTATATAGAAAAACAGAAGGAATGTCAAGTAAATCAGTACAAAAACTATGGGGTAAAAAATTAACAACTTCAGAAGGAAATGTTACTTATCAAAAAGTAACTCATACAGTAAATAGTTTTGTTAATAATTTAAATGATTATTTAAAATCAGCTATGAGTTATAGTAATTGTAAAACCCTAGAAGAATTTATAGGTAATCAAAACTTTATTTTTATTACAGAAAACTCTTTTAAACGAATAAATAAATAATATGTTATATACTGATGGAATACATTTAATTACTGATGAAGTATCTATGAATGAATTACATGAATTCGCTGAAAGTATTGGTGTTAAAAGATGTTGGTTTCACAACCCTCGTGGAAAAAATAAACCACACTATGATTTAACAAAACCTGAATTAATTGAAAAAGCTATTGAAAATGGAGTAAAATTAGTTTCTTCTAAAGAAATAGTTTTAATATTAAAAGATAGACTATCTAAAAAAAACTTTAAATAAAAATATGTTAGAAATAAATAAAACACACTTAGATGATTGTTTAAATGTGTTAAAAACAACTGATGAAAATTCAATTGATTCATTAGTAACAGACCCACCATACGGTATATCATATCAAAATAATGAATGGGACAAATTATTACCTAATAAAGAAATTTGGTCTGAAACTTTAAGGATTTTAAAGCCAGGTGCTTTTGGTGCTGTATTTTCATCTGTTAGATTAATGCACAGATTAATGGTTGATATTGAAGATAGTGGTTTTATAATAAAAGATGTATTATTTTGGGCATACCTGAATGGTATGCCCAAAAATAGAGATATATCATTGGATATAGATAAAGAATTAAATATTGAAAGTAACATTATAGGTGAATATAAATACAAACAGGGGTATGTTAAAGGTGGTTCTGATACATATAAAGCTGATAGTAAATTAAAAAAAGAAGCTAATTCTGAATTAGGAAAGAAATATAAAGGTTCAGGGTTAGGATTAAAACCAGCATACGAACCTATAATATTGATACAAAAACCTATTGAGTGTGAGAACGTAGCACAAAATATTATAAAATATAGTACAGGTGTTTTAAATTTAGAAGAATGTAGAATACCTTATTTAAAAAATGAAAAAAAAGTAGGGCATAATCCTCACGATTTAGGTAGAGTTCCTTCTAATATTATTAGAATAGATGAGTTTGAAGATGATTTAGATAAATTCTTTTTAATACCTAAAGTTCGTCAAAAAGCTGATAAGTTTAATAATCACCCAACAATAAAACCTATTGAATTAATAGGACATTTAGTTAATCTAACAAGTTTTAAAAACCAAACAGTATTAGACCCATTTGCAGGTTCAGGCACAACAGGCGTAGCCTGTATAAATACAAATAGAAATTATATTATGATAGAAAAAGAAAAAGAATATTATGATATAATAAATAAAAGAATTGAACAAACTTTAACAAATAAATAATTTTTATGAATAAAAATCAATTTTTTCTAGCTGCTTTATTAGAATACCTTAAATTAGGTTATATTTATATTAATGATGAAATTTATATTGGTGATATTAAAGAAGCTAGAAAATCTCATAAACTTTCTTATAATCTTTTTAAAGAAAATTCTATTATAGAATTAGGTGATTTTATAGAACAATTTTATAAAAAACCTATACATAGATTTGAATTTTTAAGTAAAAATTCTATTATAGATAAAGATACAAATATTCATTATTATTTTACATTTTCATACGATATGAAAAATAATATCAATACTACAACTCTTAAAGAATTAGCTAAAGAAAAGATTTTAGATGATGTTGAAAATGACTTAGATTATGAATATCATAAGTATTTTGATTTTGATTGGTATGTTAAAGACCAACTTAAATATTTCGATTATAATGAATTAGATTATAAAGAAATAGAAGTTAAATGGTTTAATATTCTTGGTACAGATGTTTTTATTAGTGAAAATAAAGATGCTTTTCAAGAAGAAAAATTTATTGTTAGTAAAAATCAACTTAAACTATTTTAACAAACAATAAATTTAATAATATTATTAGTAATTTTAAACTAACTAAAATTCTAATGAAAAAACAAACGTTTTTTATAAAACCTACTAAAGAAACAATCCTTTCAGAATTAGATAAGTTCAAACAAGTCTTATCTAATTCTGTTGATAAAAATATTTTTAAAATAAATGAAGATTATAGTAAATATGATTTTTCTTCTTTAAAGAAGAATATTACTAAAAAAGTAGATAATTTATTAAAGGATTTTAATAAAATTCATATATGTACTAAATTTAATCATGACCAATCTATGTTTATTCATCATAATTGGAAGTTTTTTTCTAATAAGAAAGAATTACTTTCTTTTATAAAAAATAATATTATATTAGACTCTAATAATAATGAAATATCTTTTAAGGAATTTTGTAAAAGAAATAACTTAAATTCTAAATTAGAATATACTATTGAGGAAGAAAACAATGCTTATAAAATATTTTATAACAATTATGATTTTAATATTATGAATAATACTTATAATAATATAAGTAAAGATATTACAATTGAAGAATTTTATAATGAAGAATTTAAAACAAAGTTTCCACATATATCTTTTGATTTCTATTTAGAAGGATTAAGATTTTTAAATTAATTGTATAATGAATACAAGTCCTTATAATTTAGGTGATATTACAGCACCAACAAAAAAATATCATATGTTGACTTTTACTGGCAAACATATTAATCCTTTTGAAATTGAACCTGACGATATTGATATTATTGATATAGGTCAAGCTTTATCAAAGATTTGTCGTTTTGGTGGTCATATAAAACATTTTTATAGTGTTGCTCAACATAGTATTTATGTTTCACTTTTTTGTAATCCTGAACATGCTTTATATGGTTTACTACATGATGCAACAGAAGCATATTGTGGTGATGTAATTAGACCAATAAAATATAGAGATGAATTTAAATTTTATAGAGAAGCTGAAGATATTTTATTCAAAAAAGTATTACTTAAATTTGGTTTAGACCCAAATAAAGAAATTCCTGATGTTTGGAACATTGATAATAGTATTCTAATTAATGAAAAGAAAGCTCTTAGCAATACACCTGATTTTGAATGGGATGCTGCTTATAATTTTGAGCCTGTTAATGGTTTAAAAATAACAGAATTTCACTCACCAGAAATAGCATTTACTAATTTTATGTCAAGATTTAATGATTTAACAAAATAATTATTATGTATCTTATTGTAAAATATAAAGATAGCGCAATACCAATACCAGATACATTAAATTTAAAAAATTATAGAATGACACTACATTATAGTGATGGTAAAAGTGAAAACTTTTTTCCTGATATGAAAAATAATATTTGGGAAAGTGAAATAACTGATAAAATTTATAAATCTGGTGAGGGTGTTAATAATGTTGAACAAATATTATTAATTAAAATGAATAAATGAAAAAATTAGAGATTGAAATTTTTATTGATGATAAAGATGAATTTACATGCTTTCAATATTTAAAACAAATTTCTTTATTTGAAGATAAATTATCTATTAGAAAAACAGATATTCCTAATATATATCAATCATTTATTAATGGTGAACATATTTTAGTAATAGAAGTTGATAAACATTTAGATTGTTTTGAATTTGAAATTCATCATCGTGATTATTATCCTCATACAGACCAATATGAAATATCAGCTTATAATCTTATAACAAATGAAAGTGTTACTATTATTGATAGCTCTGATTTAGAAGATATTTTAAATATTGATATGAATGATTTAACAATAATAAATGTTTTCGATACTTTAGAAGGATTAGAAATAAAAGATAAAAAATTTTTACTATTAAAATATGAAAGATAATAAAATTAAATTTATTGGAATAAGTGGAAAAATTGGTTCAGGTAAAGATACCTCCGCTTTAGAATTAAGAACTATTATTAATAATCATTTTAAAAATGAGGTGATTAAACCTGAAATATATATTAGATATTTTGCAGATACTTTAAAAGAAATAACTTCTATTTTATCAGGTGTAGAAATAAACAAACTTTATACTCAAGAAGGTAAAAATATTTACGTAGATTCATTTGAAATGACAACAGGTGAGATGTTACAAAAATTAGGTACTGATGTAATGAGAAATCATTTTGATACTGATGTTTGGATAAAAGCATTATTAAATAATTATTATACATATCCAAAAAATACAATATTTATTTTACCTGATGTAAGGTTTGAAAATGAATATAATCTAGTAAATGAAAATGGTATTATGATTAGAATTAATGGAGACCCTGCATTAGTTAGAGCAAATTCTAATAGAGATTTAAATCACATATCTGAAACAGCATTGGATAACGCTGATTTTGAATATGTTATTAATAATAATGGTACTCTTACTGAATTAAGAGAAAAACTTGAACAAATTTTTTCTGAAATAAAAAGCGATTTAATATAAGTTATATAACTTTTAATAAATCAAAAACTTTATAACTAATACAATATGAAAACAGTAAATATTTTAATTCAAGCAAAAGAAAAATTTGAATCTATCGAAAAAATTAATGAATATCTTAATAATAATATAGATGAGGTTAATAAGTTTAATGAAACTAAAAAACAAATTAATCTTTTAACCAAAAAATATAAACGTAAATTAAAAGAATTAACTGATAAAATTTAATCTTTTATAAAGAAATATTTAATATTTATGTTAGAAATAAATAAAACATATCTTGGTGATTGTTTAGAAATAATGAAAGATATTGATAATAAATCAATAGATTTAATATTATGTGATTTGCCATATGGTACAACGCAATGTAAATGGGATGTGATAGTTCCTTTTGATAAACTTTGGCAACAATATGAAAGAATAATAAAAGATAATGGTGCGATTCTTCTTTTCGCCCAAACACCTTTTGATAAAGTTTTAGGTTGTTCAAATTTACCTTTACTTAGATATGAGTGGATATATGAAAAGGGAACGGCTACAGGTTCTTTAAATTCTAAAAAGATGCCAATGAAAGCACATGAAAATATTTTAGTATTTTATAAAAATCTTCCTACTTATAATCCTCAAAAAACATACAATCATAAACCTGTTAATAGTAATTTTAAAACAGCTGCGGTTTATAATAAATCACCGATTTATGGTAAAGTAAATAAAGATATTAAAGGTGGAGGCAATACTGATAGGTTACCAAGAAGCGTAATTAAATTTTCAACAGACACTCAAAAGAATAGAAAAAAAGAATTTAATTTCCCAACTCAAAAACCTGTCGCTTTATGTGAATATTTAATAAAAACATATTCTAATGAAGGGAATTTAGTTTTGGATAATTGTGCAGGTTCAGGAACAACTGGTATTGCTGCAATTAATACAAATAGAAATTATATTATGATTGAAAATAATGAAAATCATTTTAATTTAATAAATAAAAGAATCGAAGAAACTTTAACAAAATAAAAATAGTTTAATAGTAACAAAAAATTTAAATAATATGAAAAAAACTACATTAGAAAATTTAATAGAACTTAAAGAAAAACTACCTTCATTTCATAGTAGACGTAATTTTGTAAAATTACAAGAATTCAATTTATATATTAAATACCATACTTATCAACAGGACCAAAAACTTATTGATGAAAAATATAATCAATACCTTGATTGTTTAGAATATTATTTTAATGATGTTTTTAGTTTTTATAATCATAATTATGATAATGAAAAAATTTTTAATAGATACATTTATTGAGAATGAAACTTTTTTAGAAGAAAAAAAACATAAAGTAAAAAATGCTATTTCTGAAAAAGTAAAACCTTTAGAAGAAAATTTATCTGATTTAAATAAGTCTATTACAACAAATCAATCTGATTCAGAAGAAATAAAATCTTTTAAAGAAAAAGTTTCTTCTTTAGAAGAAAGGATTAAAAAATTAGAAAATAAAATTTCTATAAATGATTATTTAGGACCTAATCGTATTGGCGGTAAACCTTATCTCCCATATCCTTTACCTCAACCAACAATACCATACACACCAGTAACACCGTATTATATTATTTGTACTACTAGTACTGGCGAAATCAATAAAAAATAAAATTAATTTAGAATAAATTTATATATAAAAATGAATAAAATATCAGCAAGAATTATTGCAGACTCTTTAAATCCTATTGGTATTAGATTAACAACTATGGTTGTAGTCTTTCCTAGAATGATTTTAAGTGAATTTAATACTCATAGAGTGTTTTCAAGAAACTCAGCTTCTTCAAGAGCAATTCCATTTAATAAAATGATTAAACTTGTAAATGAAGAACCATTTATCCCTATATCTTTTATGAAAGAACATAAAGGTATGCAAGGAAATGAATATTTTACTGAAGAAAAAGATATTCAAGAATTAACAAAAAATTGGTTATTAGCTAGAGATAAAGCTGTAGAATCAGCAAAAATTTTATCAGAACAAGGATTAACAAAACAATTATGTAATAGAATTCTTGAACCTTTTATGTATCATACTGTAATTGTAACAGCAACAGAATGGAATAATTTCTTAAATTTAAGAATGGATTCTGGAGCTGAAATACATATACAAGAATTGGCAAGACAAATGTATACAGCTTTACAAGAATCTACACCAAAACAATTACAAGATAATGAATGGCATATTCCTTTTGGTGAAATGATGGATATTAACAGAATTAATGATACAGCATTAAAAATGTTAAGTACAGAAGAAGAAATGAGATTAAAAATTGCAACAGCAAGATGTGCAAGAGTATCATATTTGAATTTTGAAGGAAAAGATGATTATACAGCTGATTATATTTTACATGATACTTTAGCTTCATCAGGTCATTTTTCTCCTATGGAACATTGTGCTTTAGCAATAGATAGTGATGAATTAATATTAGAAAATGGAAATCTAAGAGGTTTTATACAATATAGAAAAACCTTTGAAAACGAAAACAGAACTCAAGAGGTAAAAATATAATATTTTTTAACAAAATCATATTTAAAAAAATATATTAAGTCTATTTAAAGGAACAAGCTTAACTTTGATATTAAATCATTGTTAAGCTTTTGTCATCTAAAATAAAAAATATTTATAACAAACAAAACAAATGCAAGTCAAAAAACGAAACGGACAACTAGAAGAATTACATTACGAAAAAATTAACAAAGTATTAAATTGGGCTGTTATGGATATATCTGACGTAAATAGTTCAGATGTAGCTATGAACGCTAAACTACAATTATATGATGGGATTTCAACAGACTCTATTCATGAGGTATTAATTAATTCAGCTGTAGAATTAATTTCAGAAGAAAATCCAAACTATCAATATGTTGCTTCTTCATTATTAAATTATCTTATCAGAAAAAGATTATTTAATTCACAAAATGATTTACCTTCATTATATGAATTAGTTAAGAAAAATATTAAACTAGGTTTTTATAACTCAGAATTTTTAGATTTATATACAGAAGAAGAATTTAATACTATCAACGGTTATATTAAACATGATAGAGATTATCTTTTAACTTATAGTGGATTACAACAAGTAATAGACAAATATTTAGTAAAGGATAGGTTTAATAATCAAATATTTGAAACACCACAATATATGTGGATATTAATTTCAATGTATTTATTTAAACATTATCCAAAAGACAAAAGATTAAAACAAGTTAAATCTTTTTATGATGATATTTCTAAATTAAAATTAAATTTATCTACACCAATATTGTCAGGCGTTAGAACACCTATGACGCAATTTAGTTCTTGTGTATTAGTTGAAGTAGGTGATAATTTAGATTCTATTTTTGCCTCCGTACAGGCTGTTGGTAAGTACACAGCAAGAAAAGCTGGTATAGGTCTTCATTTAGGAAACATTCGTGCATTAGGTGATAAAATTAGGAATGGTGAAGTAATTCATACAGGTGTAGTACCTTTTGCAAAAGTTTTTGAATCAACTGTTAAATCTTGTCAACAAGCAGGTTTAAGAGGAGGTGGTGCAACTACTTATTTCCCTATTTGGCATAAAGAAATTGAAAATATTGTAGTATTAAAAAATAATAGAGGAACAGAAGATAATAGAGTTAGAAAACTTGATTATGGTATACAAATTAATAAATTATTCTACAATAGGTTAATTAAAAAACAAAATATTACTTTATTTTCTCCTCATGATGTTCCTTCTTTAAAAGAAGCTTTTTATTCAGGAAATAATGAAGTTTTTGAAAAAATATATACTGAATTAGAGAATGACCCATCTATTTCAAAAAAGAGTATTCCTGCAACAGAATTATTTAATTCAATAGCAAAAGAAAGATTGGAAACAGGTCGTATTTACATTATGAATGTGGATAATGTAAATAATAATGGTTCTTTTAATGTACAAACTCGTATGTCGAATTTGTGTGCTGAAATCACGTTACCAACAAAACCTATCCAACATATTGATGACCCTGATGGTGAAATAGCTTTATGTGTACTTTCAAATATTAATTTAGCACATATTAAAGATTTTACTGATTTAAGAGAACTATGTCATAACACAGTAAGAGCTTTAGATAGTATTATAGATATTCAGGATTACCCAATTGAGGCTGCAAAGAAAATGTTAAAAAGAAGAAGTATTGGTGTTGGTGTAACTAATTTAGCATATTTTTTAGCTAAAAGAAATTTAAAATATGGTTCTGATGAAAGTTTAGTTTTATTAGATGAACTATTTGAACATTTTGCTTATTATTTAACAGAAGCTACAGTACAATTAGCAAAAGAATTTGGTAAATGTGAATATTTTGAAGAAAGTAAATATTCTAAAGGTTTATTAAATATTGATAGATATAATAAAAAAGTAGATTCTTTAACTCAAAATAGACCACTTTCTTTAGATTGGGATTCTTTAAGAAAAGATGTTTTAACTTACGGTGTAAGAAACTCTTGCATTTCAGCATTTCCACCAAATGAGTCCAGCTCGTTGGTGTCGAATTCTACTAATGGTATTGAACCTATTAGGTCATTAATTACCGCAAAGAAGTCTAAGCAAGGCGTTTTAAAAGTTGTCGCTCCTGAAAGTAATAAACTTAAAAACAAATATGAATTAGCTTTTGATATTAGTAATTCAGCAATAAATAAAACAGTTGCAGTAATACAGAAATATACAGACCAAGCAATATCAGTAAATCATTATTACTCACCAAAGAAATATGATAATGGAAATATTCCTATTTCTGTAATTATAAAAGATATATTAGAATTTTATAATTATGGTGGAAAATGTTTATATTATGCAAATACTGATAATAATAAAAACTCAGCTGAAAATGAAGTAAATAAAGAATTAGAATATATTGTTTCTAATGATGATACTTCTTGCGAAAGTGGTGCTTGTTCACTTTAAACAATCTTTTTAATAAAACATAAATCAACCATATAATAATATTTTGTATGGTTGATTTTTTTTAACAAAAAGATAAACTTTATATACTATTAAAAAATAAAAACCCTTTATAAAAAAAATATGTTTACAAAAATAATAAATTTCTTTAAAAGAAAACCTAAACAAGAAAATAAACCTACTAAAAAAACTAGTTATACTAGCAGTAGAATGATATCAGAAAGTAATTATTCATCTAATATAGATAATACTTATTCAGATATTACAGCGCAACATATCATATTTAATAATATGTTTAATTCTTCAAATGATTCTACTTCTGATTCAAGCGATAATTCATCAAGTAGTTATATTCCTGATTCTTGGTCTTCTTCTGATAGTTATTCTAGTTCAGATTCTTCATATTCAAGCGATAGTTCAAGTTGTGATTCATCAAGTTCTTCAGATTAATAATTATGATTTTATCATTTCCTTTACATCTTCATAAAAATGATAGGGTTTTACAAGAAATTAAAATTCATACTTATAAATTATATAAAAAGTATCAAAATATATTAAGACTAGTTATAAACCATATTTATAAAATAAATAATAGATTTGAGTTACATCTATCTGAAATAGATAAAAAACTTAGATTATCACTATTTATAGATAAAGATACTACTTTAAATTACATTCTTGATTTAACTAGTAAAACCTTTAATTATTCTTTATCTAATAAAGAAAATATTATAGTAGAATATACTTTCTCTTTAAAAGAGTTTTTTATTCATAGTAAATTATTATCAGAGTACAAAAAAATATAAAAAAATATGACAAATAATACAATTATTAATTTAAATAAAAATATTGATTTCTCAAAAGAACCTATTTTCTTTGGTGAAAAATTAAATATACAAAGATACGATAACCCTAAACATGGTGTATTTTTAAAATTTTTTAATGAACAGGTTTCAGCTTTTTGGAGACCTGAAGAAGTAACTATATCTAATGATAGGTTAGATTATGAAAAAATGGAAGACTTTGAGAAATTCATTTTTACAAAAAATCTAGGATATCAAATTCTTTTAGATTCAGTACAAAGTAGGGGTATCCATAATTTACTTGAGAATTGTTCTTCTCCAGAAGTTGAAGTTTTTTGTAAGAGTTGGGAGTTTTTTGAAACAATACATAGTTATTCATATACATATATTATTCAAAATATTTATCCTAATGCTAAGGAAATATTGGATAATATAATGCTTGATGAAGAAATCTTAAAAAGAACAACATCTGTTACAAAATATTATGATAGTTTAATTAATAATATTGGCGATGAAAGTTTAGAAGAATTAAAGAAAAAATTATATCTTACTTTAGTAAGTATTAATATTTTAGAAGGTATTAGATTTTATATTTCATTTGCTTGTTCTTTTTCTTTTGCTCAAAATAAGAAAATGGAAGGTAACGCTAAAATTATTTCTTTAATTGCTGGTGATGAAAATAAACATTTAGGTTTTACACAAAAATTAATTAATATATTAAAAACAGAAGAAAGCGAAGGTTTTGTTGAAATAGCAAAAGAATGTGAACCTTTAGTTGAACAAATGTTTAAAGATGCTGCTGAAGAAGAAATGAGATGGGCTGAATATTTATTTAAAGATGGTAAACATATGCTTGGTTTAAATAAAGATATTCTTGTTCAGTACATGAAGTTTTTAACAAATCAAAGAATGGCTGCTATTAAAAGTAAACCATGTTTTGAAAAAACTAAAAATCCTATTACTTGGATGAATCATTGGTTAGACAATAAATCTTTACAAGTAGCACCTCAAGAAACAGAAATTGAATCTTATGTAATATCTTCAACTAAAAATGATTTAGAAAGTATAGATTTTGATGGTTTTGATTTAGATTAATAATGGAAATATCAATTAAAACTAATAATATTACTTATTTTGAATCAAATAATGTTCATAATATTATTAAATGTTATTTTAGTAATCTTTATCTGATTTATGAATTAGAAATTCTTAAAGATAAGGATTACTTTTTAAGAATAAAATTTGAAGATTATGATTGTTTCCTTTCTATTAAAAGAAATTTATTAGAATATAGATATATTAGTATTAAAGATTTTAATATATTATCTATTGGTACATACTTAAAAAATCCTCAGCACACAAAATACGAAAAACTTATTAAATAATTCTTATGAAAGAAATAAAAAATCAAGAAGAAATAATCTCTTTATTAGAAAATAAAGAATCTTTTATGTTGTATTGTTCAACACAAACTTGCATGCCTTGCAAAATATTAAAACCTGAAATAGAAAGTAATTTATCAGAATTTAATGATAAAATGAATTATGTTTCTTTAGAAAACACAGAAGATTTACCAGCAAGATTTAATTTTAAATCTGTTCCTACAATTTTATTTTTTAGAGAAGGTCAATTAGTAAACAAAGGTACTGGTACTAAAGAATTAACTTTAGATTTTATTAAAAATAATTTACTTACTTTATAATGGAAAATTTAGTATTACGATATTTTGAATCTGAAGAATTTGTTGGGAATTGGGAACATATAAAACCTTTTAAATATTCTTCAAAAGAAGATTTCTTTTTACATATTATGTATCAACCTATAATTTTAAAAGAATTTAATTTATGGGATGAAACAGATTTAACTACATCTGAAAGAATAGAAGAAATACTTGACAATATAGAAGTTTTTACTTTAGAAGAATGGTTTTCACAAAATGAAATTAAACTATGATAAAAGTGAGGTTTAATTTAGCTAGAGGTAAAAATTATAAAAAATGGAAAATTGATTATGGTAATAATAATGTTACATATCATTCTATTGATGAAGTTTTTTTAATTATGAAAAATTGTTTTCTTAAAAATAATACTAAAATAGCTAATAAAATATTTAACGGTGCTAATAAAAATGTTTGTGCTTTTATCATATGTGAAAATATCGAAATAATATTAAAAACAGAATCTATCTTAGAAAAAAATGATTTAGAATTAAAATATAATCCTAAAGTAAATCCATATTGGGTTTTTAATGATGTTAATTATGATAATAAGACTATTAGTGAATTATATACAGTAAGTAACAAAATATATATTAAAAATTAACATCATATATAAAATAAATACTATTTATAAATAAATATTTAATAGAATGGAAAATACTTCCTTTAAAAATAAAAAATTAGTACAGGTTGATAATAATTTAAAAGAATATTTATTAAAAGAATTAATAAATACAGGTTTAATTCAAGAAGATTTTAACAAACCAACAGCTTATAAACCTTTACAGGATAAAGTTTCTAAAAATAGTGTTACTTATTTTAAAAATAAAATAGATAATGATGAACATATTGATGAACCCATTGTAGATATTAATAATAATATTTTAGATGGTCATCACAGAATGAAAGCCTTTAGTTTAGACCCTTTAATTTCACAAGTTAAAACATTAAAAATAATGTTAAGTGGTGAGGATGCTATTAAACTATTAAATAAAATTAAAGATAGATATGATTTCTTTTCTAAGGATGTAGAGTTTATTGAATATAATCCTTTTCATACTGAAAGAGAAGAAAGTATTTCACAAGAAGATATCACCAATTATAATACATCTAATTTAGGTATTGATAATTCACAATTTTATCAAAATTATAAACCTCAAGCACCAGCTGATTTTTTTGGTCAAGGTACAATGGATTCATTTTTTCCTGAAAACGATAATATTTATAATCAAGATACCAATCAACAAAATATAACTGACATAAACAATTTAACATCTTCAGATAGTAGTGAAATAATAGATTATGAAAATGATTACACAGTTTATTCAATGAAACCTATTGATAAAAATGATAGAACAGGTTTTGTTGTTTCATTGATTAATAATAATCATAAATTTGAATATACTTTATCTTTTGATAATTTAATTGAATTTGAAGATATGGCTTATTTAGATTTTTTAAAATATTTTGTTTCATTAAATGATGAGAATAATTTTTATAATAAATTTAAATCAGAAAACCCAACAGAAAGTTTAGCTTTACAAAAAACAGTTAATCATATTTGTAAAATAAATAATGTTGACGGTGTGAAAATTGGTGAAAAATTTATTTTTATTGTAAATTAATTCTAAAATACACTTAATAATTTTAACAATTGTCCAATAGATTATTTACTATTGGACAATTACTTTTTAATATAAATTTAAATATGAATAAATATAAAATTTTAGTATACAATCAAGATACTCATGGTGTTGGATTTTATCGGATGACACAACCAGCTTTACAATTAAATAAAGATTATTCAGATATTTTTGATATTGAAATAAATCCTTTAGCTGATGTTAATAATGATGATTATATTAAACAATTTTCTATGATATGGTGTCACAGAACAATAGTTGATTATAATAATATGGAATCATATATGAAAAAAATGAGGTCTTTTGGAATAAAAGTTGTATTAGATATAGATGATTATTGGTCTGTACCTGAAACCCACTATTTATATCATGACCTTAAAGCTAGTGGGTTAGCTAAAATGATTATTAATAATATTAAATTAGTTGATGCTGTTACTACAACAAACCCATATTTTGCTTCTTTAATTAGACCTTTTAATAAAAATGTTTTTGTTATTGAAAATGGTATCGATACTTCATTAGACCAATACAATGAAGAAAAAAATAATTCTAAATTTACTAGAATTGGTTATTTAGGTGGTTCTTCTCACTATGAAGATTTATCTTTATTAAAAGATGGTTTTGAAATAATGTTAAATGATTCTTCAATTGAAAATAAATATCAATTTAATTTGGTTGGTTGGGATTTAAGAGGTACAATGACTGAAAATAAAGTTAACGATGAATTATATAGAGAATTTGTTGAAGAAATGCAAAATGTATATAAAATTCAATATACAAGAGAATTAGCTAATCTTTTAGCTAAAGCTGGACAAGATTTATCAAGAATTAATAATTTTCCACAACCTTTAGTTGAAAAATATAATAATAAACTAGTTACTAGAACTCAAAGAGCAATTAAACCTACTGAAAGTATTTGGTATAAATATGAAAAAGATATTTTTACTTCAAATTATAAATTAATTAAAGATAAAAATTATTATGAATATTTAATGGAATTCAATCTAAATGATAGGTTTGGAAATGAATTAGAAGAACAACCATATGTAAGACATAAAACAGATGGTATTTATGAATTTGCTAAAAACTATAAACATATTGATGTTGCTTTAGCTCCTTTAAAAGTTACAGGTAAAGTAAAAAATGGTATTTTACTAATGAATGATAATAATAATTTTCAATTATGTAAATCTAATTTAAAAATATTAGAATCAGCTTTTTATAAAACACCTATCATTTGTTCAGAAATATCTACTTATACTTATGATAAGGATTTTCAACATGGTAAAAATATTTTATTTGTATCACCTGAAAGACAAGAAAAAGATTGGTATAAGAATATTAAAAGATTAATTAATAATCCTAATGAAAGAATAGACATGGGATTACTTGCTTATGAAACAGTAAAAGATAAGTATAATCTAAAAACATTAACTGAAAAAAGAAAAGATATTTATTTATCAATTCTAAAATAATAAAATATATTAAATTAATATGGAAGAAAATAACAATATAGATAGTTTTTTTGATTTATTAAAAAATCTACCTGAAAATATTAAAAATAAACTAGCCTCCACAATAATAAGTGGAGGTATAGCTTTAAGTAATGTTGAAAAGAATACTTTAAATGATTCTAATAAAACAGAAATTTCTCAAGCAATGGGTCTTGAACAAGGAAATTTTTTAGCTGATTTACTTGCAGGTAGAAAAACTAAAGCTTCTCAAGAATATGTTAAGAAATATTATGAAATTTTAAATAGAAGTGTTCTTTTAGAACAAAAACATCGTGATATAGAATCTAAAAAAGATGGTTTATATAATAGAATGGCTAATGCTTTTCTTGATGAAGGAAATGTCAATCAATATCAAAAATATAATTTTAGACAAAACGCTTCTCATGAAGAAAATAAAGAACTTTTAAATGAACAATTTAATAGACAATTATCAAATAATCCAAATTATAAATTCTTATTTAATGTACAACCTAAATTAGAAAGTTATTCACCTGATTATAGTAACCCTTCTTTAATAAGTCATAATTATAATGTTATTATAAATAATAATGCTGATATACAATATTTAAAATTCATCTATGCTTTGATTAATAGTATTTATGTATATGAAAATAAATCAAACAAAAATGATGTTTTAATTGAAATAAAACTTATTTCAGATAATGGATTTAATACTTTTGTAAAAAATATTATGACAGTTACAAGTCTTGATATTTTAATTAAATCAATTGTTAATGAAGGCGATAAAGAATATTCTTTTAATATGTACTCTCAAGAAAATATTCAATCTGAAAGAAAAATTATTTTAAAAGGTGATGTTATTTTTTAACAAAATATATTTCTAAAAGTATTATCTATATCAAACAAGACGATTGTAGTTCAGCAGGTAGAACGAAGGTCAGAAAACCTTGAGTCGACAGTTCAAGTCTGTCCTTTCGTTTGTTTGATATTTTAATTTTGGTGTTGTAGCTCAGTTGGTAGAGCGATTGACTGTTAATCAATTGGTCGTAGGTTCAATCCCTACCATCACCGCTTTATTTTAAAAATATAATCTTTCTTTAATATGAATTATTCTAAACATTTATTTATTTCTATTGGTACTGAAATTAACTTTGATTTTCATTCTATTTCTGATGAATATGAATTAAAATTAGTTAATGATTCTAAAAATAACAATGAATATGCTAGTTTAGTTTATTTAGGTGAATTTTCTGAATTAAAACAATTTACTTTAGGTTATGTAGATTCAACAACAAATGAATTTAAAAGTAGTACATTTAAAATAGATGATAAATATACAACAGAAAAAGAATTATTAACGATTTTAGTTAAATGTTTAAAACAATTTTATCAAAAATATCCTGTTTTAAACGGTTATATGTTATTTGATTATATAACTCCTTTTTTAATAAAAAGATTAATTGTTAATGGTTTTTTATTAAATGAATTACCAGCTCATTTAACAGATTATACAAAAAAGCCTTGGGAAAAAATAAACTTTTGTTTATATGATTTCTGGAAGTTTGGTAGTTATAATAAATCTGCAACAATGTATATTCTATGTAAACTATTTAATGTTGAATTTGATATACATAATATAAATAGTGAGACCTTTCTAAAAAGTTATTTTTCTTTAATTGAGAAAATCTTTAAGAAGAATACTATTTAAATAAAATATAAACAACGCAGGGTAGAGCAGTGGTCAGCTCGCAAGGCTCATAACCTTTGAGGTCGTTGGTTCGAATCCAATCCCTGCTACTAATTTAAATTAATTTTACTATTTATATAATATATATTTATGTACTCTATTAAAATAAGACTTTATTTAAATAAAAAACAACAAGAAAAATTAGAATCAATTTTTAATTCTTGTCGTTTTATTTATAATAAATGTCTTTCTTATAAAATAGATACATATAATAATGAAAAAAGAATTTTAAGTGAATTTGATTTAGTAAATTATTATGGGCAAGTTTTAAGAAAAGACCCTAATTATAGTTTTTTATTAAATACAAATTCTAAACTACATAATTCTACAATTCTTCATGTTAATTCATCATTTGTCAATTTTATTAAACATAATAAAGGTTTTCCTAAGTTTAAAAGTAAAAGAGAAAAAGAAAAAAGTTGTAAATTTCCTAATAAAGCTATTTCTGTTAACTTTTTATCAGAAGGAAAGTATTTAAATTTTATAACTGATTTTAATAGAGTAAGGTTTAGAACTTCAAAAAAATATTTAGAAATATTAAAATCTATTAAAAGAGATGATATACAAAACATAACTGTTACTAAGAAAAGAAGTGGTATTTATGAAGCTTCCATTTGTTTAAATAAATCAAAACCAAAGGGAAAAAAGTTAAAAGATACCAATTCTATTATAGGAATAGATTTAGGTGTTAAACAACTATTAACCCTTTCTGATAATACCTCCTTTCAAAATAAAAAGTTTTATAAGAAAGAGGATATTAAATTAAAGAAATTACAAAGAAAGCTTTCTAAAAGTATAAAGTGTTTTAAAGAGAGTAAAAATGAAGATAGTAAGTATTTTGGAAAAAATAAAGGTAAAAATTTAGAAAAGAACAGATTAAAAGTAGCAAGACTTAATGAAAAAATAACAAACCAAAAAGATACTTATATTCATGAAATAACTTCTAAAATTATAAACGAAAACCAAGTTATAATAATGGAAGATTTGAATGTACAAGGAATGTTAAAAAATCATAAACTTGCAAGGTCAATTCAAAATGTCTCTTTTTATGAAATAAAGAGGCAGTTAGAATATAAATCGTCTTTTTATGGAAGAGAATTAATCCTTGTAGATAGGTTTTTTCCATCAAGTAAGACTTGTTCTTGCTGCGGAAGTAAAAAGAAAGATTTAAAATTAAGTGACCGAGTATACAAATGTAATAACCCTTCATGCGGAGTAGAAATCGATAGAGATTTAAATGCAGCGATTAATATTCGCAACGAAGGAATAAAAATAAAAAATAACCTTCACTTAAATGTGAAGGTTATTAAAAAGAAAAGTAGGGGTCCGTTGCTCCGAACATAACGCTTGCGGACTATCCACTATCGGGGTTATAATTGCAATATATTATAATTAGATATGATAGGTTGAAACAAGAAAAATATAAAACGATGTCTCTCAGGTAACATTTAATATGCTCGGTTGGTCTAACGGTCATGACGACTCACTTTCTATGAGTAAATAAGAGTTCGATTCTCTTATCGAGTACAATAAAATACGGAGTATTGGTATAATGGTTATTACGCTTCACTGTCTATGAAGTAATACGAGTTCGATTCTCGTATACTCCGCCAAATTAAATTAATATATAATATGACAACAGAACAAGGAAAATTTTTTACAGTAAAAGTAAAATACGAAGAAACTACTGAAAAGGGTGGTACAAAATTAAAAACAGAATATAAAATTGTAAGAGCAGATTCTACAACAGAAGCTACCGAAAAGGTTTATAAATTATTCGATAACACAATGCTTATTTTTGAAGTTACTGATGTAAATTCAATGAAAGCTAATGAATATGTTAACTAAAAATAATTATTTTTTATGATTTCTATTAATTTAGAAGAAACTAAAAATCAAATAAAAGAACTTTTATTTAAAAAAGGAAATCTTTATTTTGAAAGTAAAGATACTGAAATAAATAAAACTTTTGATGAAGTATATGATATTAATTTATTTCATAATGGAAGTCAGTTTATTTTAACTTTTTTATATAAAAGTTTTTATATTGATGAAGATAGATTTTTCTTTTTTAAAACCCTTTCTTCAGATAAAGTATTTTTTAATCAAGATGAAAATCTTGATGATGTTATTAATAAAGCTATTGATAACCTAAATATGAATAAAATAAATAAAACAATCTTTAATAAAGAATATAGGTCTTTTTTAAAGAAAATTAAAGAATTATAAAAATATGTTTTTAGATGTAAGGGACCAAGATTATTTAGATAGTAAAGAAAAAAATTCTATTAAAGAAATCATGACAAGTATTATTAATAGAACTGAAAAAACTTTAGAAGAAAGTAGGAAAATATCTAATAAAGTACCAGGATTAAATGAAAATTTAAATGATATTGAAAAAATACTTTTAAAAATAAAAGAAAATTTACAAAAATTAAATTAAAATGGATAATACAGAACAACAAATAGAAGAATCAAAAGTAATAGTTACTTATGATGAAAATGGTTTTGCTACGATTCTTTTAAAAGAATTTAATGATATTAAAAATGTTAATATACCATCTTGTACAATTAAAGAAATTAAATTATTATCTAATGCTTTATCTGATACCGATAGTAAATATATTACTAAATTAATATATATTGAAAATAAATTAAAAGATATAGAAAAAGTAGTTAATAAACTACCAACCAAATCAAATTTTGATACATTATATAATAAAGTATCAAGAATTAATGATTATATTTATGAATTAAAAAATCCTAAAATAGAAGATAGTGAAGAAACTAAAAAGTTTTTAGCTGAACAAAAGGTTTTAAATGATAAAAAGAAAGAAGAATTATTAAAACAATTACTTGAAGATGAAATTAATGACAATGAGTATAATACAACAAATTATACAAATAAAAATACTCATAAAGTTCATATTAAAGATAATTGCATTATACATAAACATGATTTAGAATATACTAAAGATAATTTTTACAATGAAGCAACCAAGTTTCATGGTGAAGATATATTAAAAACAGTAGTTGATATGGATTATAGTTGGTATAAGAAAAAGTTTTCTATTATAAAAGAAGTTCCAATTATACATGAATATACTGATAATGCAATTTGTATTTTTTTAAAAGATTATTCTGATTTAAAAGATATTGAAGAACAAATAAAAGATAAAACAATAAAAGAAATTAAATTAATATAAATTATGGACATGCAACCTTTCATAGAAAGTACAACAGATAAATTAAATCTTATCTTAGAAAAAATTTCTTCTTTAGAAGAAAGAGTAAATAAAACATCTAACTTAGAAAATTTTCCAAAAGAAAATAAACTTACAAGTAAAGAGAATAATTCTTTAAATTTAAAATTTTTTAAAGATGGTACATTAAATATTGAAACAATTGATTTAATTGATTTGTATTATCAAAAAACGTATATTTCTTTGTATAGTTCAAGATTTTTAGATAAATTAATTTTTAATGATAAAGATAATTTTTTATTATTTTTAAGTGAAGTTAATTCAGATTTTATAAATAATCCTAGAAAACAAGAAAAATTAATTAAACTTGGTTATAATAATATAACTAGTGTACCTATTATTTTTTATCATAAATATTTAGGTAATGAAAAATTAAATATTTATTTAAAACAATATTCTGATATTAGTTTAATATCAGAAGAAATAAAAAATAAAGATATAAATGGTATATTTTTATATTAAAATTATGGCAATAACAAATGAAAAATTTGATACTGATGAAGAATATTATTCTTATATTAAAAATCAACCTTTAACAAAAGAAGATTTTAATACAATTAAAAATTCTATAATTAAAACAGAAACAAATTCTGATTATTTAATATCAAAATTAAATAATCTTGAAAATGAATTAAATTATAAAAGAATATCAACATCTATTAGAATAAACGAAAAAGAAGATTAATTTTTAAAATAAAAAATATGTTTTCAGAAGACTACGCATCCCCACCACAACCTTCAGCTGAAGTGAGATTACTAATTGATATTAGTAAATCTTTAAAAGAAATTCTTGCAATATTAAAAGAATCACAAAATTCTAATAATTATCAATATAATTTTAATAATAAAATACGTAAATGATTTCAATAGTAGTATCATCACATCTTTCAGATAATGAAGATGAACTTTTTAGAAAACATATTTTATCTACCGTAGGATTAAAACCTTCTATGGTAGATATTCACATCTATAAAAATTACAAACAGTATTCTTTATCAGAAATATATAATAAAGGATTAAAAGATTCTATCTTTGATAAAGTTATTTTTTGTCATAATGATATTATTTTTAATACTCAAAACTGGGGGAAAAGATTGTTATCTAATTTTGAAAATAATCCTAAATATGGTATATTAGGTCTTGCAGGTACAACTGATTTATCAGCTCAATCACAAGGTATGTGGTGGCATCACAGCGAAAGAATGATAGGTCAAGTATCTCATTCTCATAATGGCAGAACTACTGAAAGTAAATACTCTTCAAATTTTGGTGATACTATTTTAGATGTTGTATGTATTGATGGATTATTTATTGCTGTAGATAAAACTAAATTAAAAAAAGGTTTTAATCAAGAGTTTGAAGGGTTTCACTTTTATGATATTTCTTTTTGTTGTGATAATTTTTTAGAAGGTGTAAATATTGGTGTTATATTTAATATTAAATTAACACATAAATCTATTGGTATGGTAAATGATGAATGGCATGCTAATAGACAAAAATTTGTTTTTAATTATTGGAATGAATTATCTGAAAATAAGTTTACTTTAAAACCTGATATTCTTTTCACAAAAGAAGTTAAAGTAAATATAAAGAAAGCACCAAAGGTTGCAATTATTATACCAAATAAATCTAATAATAAAATATTATTTGATTGTATAAATTCTTTTATTCAAAATAATAAATATACAAACTATACTTTCTTTATTGCTGATACTGGTTCTAGTGAAGATGAACTTTCTGAAATTGAATCTTTTCTAAAAGAAAATAGTGTTCAATCAAAATTAATTAAGTACAATTATTATAATTACGCAAAGATTAATAATGATGTTGTTAAAAATCATGTTACAGATGAATATGAACTTCTATTGTTCTGCAATAACGATATAAAGCTTCTAAATAATGTTTTGGACCAAATGGTTCAAGAATATAATTCAAACCCTCACGTTGGTACTATTGGTGCAAGATTACACTATATCGATAATAGTATTCAACATTCAGGAATAGAATGTTTTTTAAGTAATAAAAATAAACAAGTATATTTAACCCATCATGGTTTAAGGTCTTATTATAATTATTATAATCAAAATACTAATGTAATAGGAAATACTGCTGCATTAATGATGATTAATAAAAAATTATTTAATACATTTAATATGTTTAATGAAGAATATAATGAATGTTTTGAAGATGTTGAACTTAATGTAAAATGTATTCTTTCTAAAAGAAGTAATATTTTTTTAAGTAACGCTGTTGCTTATCATTATGAATCTATAACAAGAAATCAAGATTTAAATAAAATAGAAAGACAAAATCAAGATTATCCAAAAATAATTAATTTTATTTTAACAAATTTTAATAAACTATCTACTTATATAAAACAAGTAAACTAAAATAATATGGAAGAAAATACTATACCAGAAGAAACATTACCAATGGCAGATTGTATCGATTGCGATGAATGTACATGTGGTAAAAAACCACAAGAAGAAAAAATAACAACTACACAAGAAGAATGTTTTTGTGGTAAAGCAAATTGTGATTGTGAATAATGAAGTTAGGTGTTTCTTATAATCTTTTTGATGGTGAAGAACTATTAGAAAAATCCATTCTCTCAATTCGAGAGAATGTTGATTATATATCAGTTGTTTTTCAGATGGTTTCTAATTTAGGTGATATTTGTAATCCTGAAATTAAAAATCAATTAATAGAACTTAAATCTAAAGGTTTAATTAATGATTTTTATTTATATATTCCTGATTTACATAATTCTCCACATTATAATGAAATTACAAAAAGAAATATTGGTTTAGACTTATCTAAATTAAATAATTGTACTCATCATATGTCAATGGATACTGATGAGTTTTATTTAGATAAAGAATTTAAGTTCTTAAAAGAAGAAATGATTACTAATGATTATGATTCATCTTGTTGTCAAATGCAAACTTATTATAAAGAACCAATATATCAAATTTTTCCTCCTGAAGAATATTATGTTTCTTTAATATTTAAAATAAGAGAAGGAATTAATTTTGAATTTAATACTTCTTTTCCAACACTAGTTGACCCAACAAGAAGAATGCTTCCTGAAAATTGTAGAATTTTTAATAGAGAAGAAATTCAAATGCACCATTTTTCTTATGTTAGAAATGATATTAGAAAGAAATTAAGTAATTCTTCAGCTATTTCTAATATAAAAAATAATATTGAGACAGTAATTAATCATTTTGAAAATTACATATATCCACAGAAAGCTTTATGGGGTGGTGTAGGTATAACGGAATATGAAATTAATAAAGTAGAAAATATATTTAATATATGAAAATAACAGATTTTTTTGATAAGATTTATTGTATAAATTTAGAACATAGAACTGATAGATGGGAACTTGCTTTAAAAGAATTTAAAAAAATTGGAATAGAAAACGATGTTTTTAGATTTAATGGTGTTTATAATAAAGAAAATGGTAATTTAGGTTGTACTCACAGTCACTATAATGTAATTAAACATGCTAAAGATAATAATTATGAAAGAATTTTAATTTTTGAGGATGATGTTTTATTTTTAGATGAAAATATTTCTTTAATTGAAAATATTTTAGAACAATTAAAAAATATTGAGTATGATATTTTTTATTTTGGTGCTACTGTTGACCCAAATGTTGGTTTCTTATATAAAGAAACTGAAAATATAGTCAGAACAAATTTTGCTTATGCTCTTCAATCATATTCTGTTACAAATAAAGTTTATGACTTCATTTTAAAAAATGCAATAAATTATGAAATAATGGATGTATTTTTAAATCAATTTTTAGTTCCTTTAAATAAAGCTTACATATCTAATCCAATGTTAACTATTCAACAATCTAATAATTTTTCAGATATTCAGAAGAATAATTCAGATTCTTATGAATGGATGATAGATTTTTTTAATAAAATTAAATTAAAATCAAATATTAACTAAAAATGACTTCTATAAATTTATGTGGTGGTTTAGGTAATCAGTTATTTCAGATAGCAACTTGTTATAATCATGCTGTATCAAACAATGGTACAGCTATTTTTGATTTAGATTCATGTTACACACCAAATCAAGGTAATACTTCTTCTAAATATAAAGATAATATTTTTTCAAGATTAAATATTGGTAAAATTACTAATATAGAAAATACTTATAATGAGATAAATCATTATTATAATGAAATTCCTTATAAAGAAAATCAAATTTTAAATGGATATTTTCAATCATATAAATATTTTAATAAAGAAGTAATTAACTATATATTTTTATTTACTGATGAATATATTATTAATGATTATATTAAACAGTATGAAAATTATTATTTATGTACAATTCATATAAGACGAGGTGATTATCTTTCATTTAATCATGTACATAATACATTAGATATCGAATATTATAAAGAGGCAATTTCTTTAATAAAAAATAATTATTCTGCTGTTAAATTCTTTATTATTAGTGATGATATCTCTTTTTGTAAAGAACATTTTTTTGAAGAAGAATATATTTATCCAGAATTTAATAATGAAGTGTTAGATTTTTTACTTATAAAAAATAGTCATTTAAATATTAATGCAAACTCAAGTTTTAGTTTATTTGCTTCTTATTTAAATAATTATAATAATATAAAAATATATCCTTCTAAATGGTTTCAAGATAATACACTAGAATACAAAGTAGAAGATAAAATAAATTTAGAAAATAAGAATAATATAATTATCACATGTTAATAGACTTAACTACATTAGTACAAAAATATAATTTAAAAATTAAAGGAATAATACATGTAGGTTCACATGAATTAGAAGAATTACCTAAATATAAAGAAAATAATGTTGATAATATTATTTGGATAGATGGTAATCCTGACTTAGTTAATAACGCTAGAAATAATTTTCCTGATGAAAAAATATTTCATTATCTAATATCTGATTCAGATGATAAAGAAGTTACATTTAATATCTCTAATAATGGACAATCAAGCTCTATATTAGAGATGGGAACTCATAAGAATTATTATCCTTCAATTCATTACATAGATACAAAAGTATTAAAAACTAATAAATTATCAAGTATAATTATTAATGAAAATATAGATATTAATTCATTTAATTTTTTAAACCTTGATATACAAGGGGTTGAATACGAAGCTTTAGTTGGTTTAGAGAAGTATATAGATAATATAGATTATATTTATACTGAAGTTAACTTTCAGGAAGTATATATCAATTGTAAAAAAGTTGAAGAAATAGATAATCTACTTAATAATTTTACAAGAGTCGAAACAGCTGATAGTGGAGCTGGCTGGGGAGATTCTTTCTATATTAGGAAATAAAATTTTATGAAAAAAAGAGTTTGTGTTGCCCATTATAATGAAGACTTAGATTGGTTAAAAAAGATTAATAATGATATAGATATTTTTGTATATCATAAAAAGGATAATAATCTTGATTATAATCAAAAAGTAATTTTAGATAAAAATAATTTTGAATTAAGAAATGTTGGTCGAGAATCACATACTTATTTAAAACATATTATTGATAATTATGATAATTTATGCAATATTGAATATTTTTCACAAGGCTATCCATATGAGTATGATTTTGTAAATATTATCAATAATGATAATGTATCAGAATATAAACAATATAGTAATTATCATTGTACTTTTTTTTCTAAAAACGGTTATATAACCGAACATATGAAAAACGAGAATTATCCTGATACAATTGATATATGGAATAATTTATTTAATTATCCACCACCAGAATTAACAACAATCATACCACATGCTTTTATTAAACTTAATAAAGAAACAATATTAATACATGATAAAAGTGTTTATATTAAATGTTTAGAATATTTTAAAGATAATGAAAAAAATAATTTATATGGATGGTCTTTTGAATATTTTTGGGCTTTACTTTTTAATGAACATCATATAATAAAACAAGATGTATAACTATATTATAGTAGGTTCAGGTTTTTTTGGTTCTATTTGTGCTAGAGAATTAACAGACAAAGGTTATAAATGTCTAGTTTTAGAAAAAAGAAATCATATTGGTGGAAATTGTTTTACTGAAAAAAAAGATAATATTCATATACATACTTACGGTCCACATATTTTTCATACATCTAATGAAAATGTATGGTCTTGGATAAATAAGTATGTTTCTTTTAACAATTTTACTTTAAGACCAGTTGCTAATTATAAAGGTGAAATATATTCTTTACCTTTTAATATGTTTACATTTTCAAAATTATGGAATATAACTAAACCCGAAGAAGCATTTGAAATAATTAAAAAACAAAGCCAATATATCGGTGAACCAACTAATTTAGAAGAACAAGCTATTAAATTAGTTGGTTCAGATGTTTATGAAAAACTAATAAAAGGTTATACAACTAAACAATGGAAAAAAGAACCTAAATACTTACCTAAAGAAATTATTAAAAGATTACCAGTAAGATTTACTTATGATAATAATTATTTTAATGATAAATATCAGGGTATTCCTATTGGTGGTTATACACAAATATTTGAAAAACTTTTAGAAGGAATTGAAGTTAGATTAAATATTGATTTTTTTGAAGATAAACAATATTGGTTAGAAAATACTGAAAAAATCATATATACTGGTCCAATTGATAAATTTTATAATTATAAATTTGGTTATTTAGAATATAAAACAACCAGATTTGAAACTTATAGAAAAGAAATTGATAATTATCAAGGTACTGCAATGATGAATTTTACTGATATTGAAACTAATTATACTAGAATAATAGAACATAAACATTTTGATTATATCAACAATGATATTACTTGGATAAGCTACGAATACCCTAATGAATATATTCCCAATAAAACTGAACCCTATTATCCTGTTAATGATTTAAATAATAATAGTTTATATAATAAATATTTTGAATTAAGTAAAAATGAAAAAAATATTTATTTTGGTGGAAGATTAGCTGAATATAAATACTATGACATGCACCAAGTTATAGAATCAGCTTTAAACTTTGTTACTAATTTATAAGAAAACTCAAATAAAAATACTATTTAATCATAAAGATTTTCCTTTATGATTTTTTTATATCTAATTAAAAATATTGATAATAGTACATACAAAATAGGTGTTTCTAAAAACCCTTCTCTTAGAATAAAGCAACTTCAAACAGGTAACGCTTCTAAATTAGAATTAATTCATAGTTTTAAAACTACTTTTCCTTATAAAATAGAATCTTCTTTACATAGGAAATATTCTTTACAAAATATTCATAATGAATGGTTTCAGATGTCTTCAATTGATATAGAAGATTTCTTAAATGAATGTAAAAGATTAGACAAAGTTTTTCATGTCTTAAATGAAAAAATTACTATTTAATTAAAAATATTTAAAGTGGATAGTAATACTAAAGATTTTTTAAAACAACTTAATGAAACAAAATCTTTTAAAAAGAAAATAGATTTATGTAATCAAAATTTACAAAAGTTAGGTGTAGGTTCTTCAAGAATTGTGTACGATTTAGGTGATAATAAGGTTTTAAAATTAGCAAAAAATGCTAAAGGTCTTGCTCAAAATTCAGTAGAATGGGATATGTATAAATATAGTGGTGAGATTGAATTATTAAATATTACATATGAATGTGCTGATGATGATAGTTACGTTATAGCTGAAAAGGCTAATAAAATTACTAAAAATAAATTTGTACAATTAACACATATTCCTAATATAAAAGATATATATGAATTAAGAGATGTACTAAATAATTGTCTTAGAGTATATTTTTATCCAAGAAATTCATATCCTAATTTAACAGATGAACAAGTTGCTTATTACAATGATTTATTAGAAAATAACGATTTTATTTCTTCTTTAGTTACTTTAATTAATGATTTTAGAATACAACTTAATGATTTATTAAGACCAGCTAATTTAGGTATAATAAATGAAAATGGAAAAGAAAAACTTGTAATAATAGATTATGGTTTTAATGATGATGTGGCTAGGAATAGTTATGGTTATAAAAACGTTGGTATGTATGAAAATTTAAATGAATCAAATATTGTCTCTGAGGTTTCTCTTTCTTTAATAAATGAAATTCCTAAAGGAAATACATTTCATGATAAATATACTCCTTCTTATTATAATGAATTAAAAAAAGATATACAAGCTAATGGAATTAAAGAACCGATTACATTAAAATATTATTATGAAACTAATACTTTAGAATTAGGTGAAGGTCATCATAGACTACAAATAGCAAATGAACTTAATTTAAAAACAATACCTGTTCAAATAAAAGTTATATATAAAGGAAAAATAAATACAACTTCTTTAAAATCTTTTGATAAAAATAAAATTTTTCAAGCACCAATAAAATTAGATATTGAAAAGTATGAGAAAAGAAATTATTTTCCAACATATATAAATCCCTCAGAAATAGGGTTAATACAAAATTTAAACGAAAATAAATATATGAATACAAATAAACAAAAACTAAGTCAACTGATAGAATCAGTTGTAAAAGAAGAACTAAAAAAAGTTCTTAAAGAACAGCAAGAAGAACAATTATCTTCTCAATTAGAAGATGATTTTCTTTCTTTAATAAGTAATTTAAATGAAGAATATGAATCTGAACTTGATTATAAAGATATTGCAGAAGATATTAAAATTATAAAAGAACCTAAACAAATTCTAAATTTTATATCAAAACATATCAAAGGTTCTTATAATTTAATTAAATCTTATATGTCAAAAGGAATGTCAGTTGCTTTAATTGCAAGTATTTTAGGTGGAACAATTCAATCATGCGCTGTTTCAGGTGGTTGCAAACAAAGAGGAAGTTTTTCTAATTTTCAAAAATCAAAACCAGGAAAAAAGATGTCTAATAAAAGACATACTAGACCTCAAGGTTGGTAATTTATTAACAAATTTATTAAAAAATTATAATATAGCTTCTAATAAACAGAAGCTATATTTTTTATGAATGAACAAAACGAATCAAACAAACTAAACGAAGAATTTGTAACCATACCAAAATCTTTAGAATTAAAATTTCCATCAGCTTTACATACTGTTGATATGACATTAATTTATAATCATTTTAATTGGAAAAAATTTAAGTTTGAAACTTATTTTCTTTTATGTAAAAAACATTCTGAATTAGATAAACCTTATTGGAGGTTTTCAGGTGGTTTTTATGATGTATATAAAGATAAAACTTTAGAAGAAACCGTTATAAGAGAATTTAAAGAAGAAACAGGTATTGATATTTCAGGTTGTGAAATTGAATATATTTCTTCTCACTTAATAGATGATGAAAGATATAAAAAATCTCAACATAAAATTGTAACCAGTTTTTATGGAATTGAATTATATGATAGAGAAATCTTTAATAAAGATTTAACTTTACAAGGTTTCGATGATGTTGCTTTAGTAAAATGGTTTGACTTAAATTCACCAGATATTGAAGAAATAATAAATCCAATACATTTAGATTTGTTTAATGATTTAAAAAGTATTTACGCAAGAAGATAATGAATAACGCACAATATAATAACCCAGTTAATTACAGAATTCAAGAATTAGTAAAGAATATTAATGATTCTGATATATATGGTATCTTTTCAGAAAGTGGTATTGGTTTAGGGCAAGCGTTCTTTAATTATAAAGATGCTTCTAAAACAATTTATTTTTCAGAAACACCATATTCTAAAGATTATAATATTTCTAAATATAATAATCATAACATGAGATTAGTTTCTCGTGAAGCAACTGAAAACACTATTAAAGTTCTTGAAGAACAATACAAAGATGAAGATAAAATAAACTTTTATTTATCAGCAAGTTTTCAAGTAGGTGAAGATTGTATTAATCATGGTTGGGTTTCTTTTAAATATAAAAATCAGTTATTTTCTTTTCATTTGAGTAGTCATTTTTTTAGTAAAATAACTTCTAATCATGAATTTACTTTAGCTATTTTAATATTAATTAATAATTATTGTCTTTATAAAAAAGAAAAATCAATATTTAATAATACTAATGTTGATAAAGTATTTAAAAACAATAAAGAAGTTGCATCTGTTGAAATGTTAACAGATTTATATGAAGCAAATCTTAATACATATTTATTTTTTAATCAAAATAATGAAAATGTTCAATATGAACAATATCTAAGAAGTTTATCAAATAAAGAATATTATGTTTTTAAAGGTTCATTTAATCCTTTACATAATGGTCATCTTGAAATGATAAATAC